TCATCCGATGTGCGATATTTCTATTCTTTTACAATTACAAAAGAGATATTTATTATAAAAAAATCGCCGCCCCTTTGAGGATGAACGTAGTTCATCCGATGTGCGATATTTCTATTCTTTTACAATTACAAAAGAGATATTTATTATAAAAAAATCGCCGGCCTCTTTGAGGATGAACGTAGTTCATCCGATGTGCGATATTTCTACTCTTTTACAATTGCAAAAAGAGAAATTAATATATTTTAATTCGACATTTTTAAATTTCAAAAATTTTTTTTTTATTTTTAAAATTTATTTTTTATTTCAAAAATTTTTTTTTTATTTTTAAAATTTTTTTTTTATTTTTAAATTTTTTTTTTTATTTTTAATTTTTTTTTTTATTTTTAATTTTTTTTATTTTTATAATTTATTTTTTATCAATCATTCTTTTCGACCAACTATATCGAAATAACTATGAAAAAAATCGCCGGCCTCTTTGAGGATGAACATAGTTCATCCGATGTGCGATATTTCTATTCTTTTACAATTGCAAAAAAGAGAAATTAAAATTTTTAAATTCGCCATTTTAAATTTCAAATTTTATTTTTTATTTTTTATTTCAAAATATGAATTTTAAATCTTATTTTTATCTCTATTATTCTTATCCACAATATATTAATGATATCCAAAATAAAAAATTTAATACGTCTATGGAAAAGGCCAGTAAAACTGGTCATATTGAAATAGTAAAAATTATGTTAGATAAAGGTGCGAATTCTTTTAATCTATCTATGAAAAATGCCAGTTATAATGGTTATATTGAAATAGTAAAACTTATGTTAGATAAAGGTGCCAATAATTTTAATCGGTCTATGAGAAATGCCAGTTCTAATGGTCATATTGAAATTGTTAAATTGTTAAAGAAATATAAAAAATAAATAATTTTCAAAATTGATTTTTATTTTATTTATTTTTAAATATGAATTTCAAATCTTATCTTTATCTATATTATTTTAATTCAATATATCTTAATGATATTCAAAATAAAAAATTTAATACGTCTATGAGATATGCCAGTTCAAATGGTCATATTGAAATTGTTCAACTTATGTTAGATCACGGTGTCAATGATTTCTATCTGTCTATGATATATGCCAGTGAAAATGGTCATATTGAAATTGTAAAACTTATGTTAGATCAATGTACAGAGAATTCTTTAAATTGGTCTATGATATATGCCTGTCAAAATGGTCATATTGAAATTATTCAACTTTTGTTAGATCACGGTGCGAATTCTTTTAATCAGTCTATGGAATATGCCATTTTATTTGGTCATATCAATATTGTTAAACTTATGTTAGATCACGGTGCCAATAATTTTAATTGGTCTATGGAATATGCCAGTTTAAATGGTTTTATTGATATCGTTCAACTTATGTTAGATCATGGTGCTGATAATTTTAATACGTCTATGGAAAAGGCCACTTTATTTGGTCATATTGAGATTGTTAAACTTATGTTAGATCACTGTGCAGATCGTCAATTGGATTTTAATAAGTCTATGGAATACGCCAGTTATAATGGTTTTATTGATATCGTTCAACTTATGTTAGATTATGGTGCTGATAATTTTAATCTGTCTATGGAAAAGGCCAGTTATTATGGTCATGTTGAAATTGTTCAACTTATGTTAGATCACGGTGCCAATTCTTTTAATGAGTCTATGGAAAATGCCAGTAAAAAAGGTCATATTGAAATTGTTGAATTGTTAAAGAAATATAAAAAATAAATAAAAAAAATTTATTTTACAATTACAAAAGAGATATTTATTATAAAAAAATCGCCGCCCCTTTGAGGATGAACTACGTTCATCCGATGTGCGATATTTCTATTCTTTTACAATTGCAAAAAAGAGAATTTAATATTTTTAAATTCGACATTTTTAAATTTCAAAAATTTTTTTTTATTTTTTAAATTAAATTTTTTTTTATTTTTTAAATTAAATTTTTTTTTTTTTTAAATTTTATTTTTCAAAATTGAAATTTTTATTTTTTATTTCTAAAAATGAAATTTAAATCTTATTCTTATCTCTATTATTATAAATCAGAATATCTTAATGATATTCAAAATAAAAAATTTAATCTGTCTATGATGGATGCCAGTTATAATGGTCATATTGAAATTGTAAAACTTATGTTAGATCATGGTGCCAACATATTTAATGAGTCTATGAGAAATGCCAGTTATAATGGTCATATTGAAATTGTTAAACTTATGTTAGATAAAGGTACTTCTTGTTTTAATCTGTCTATGGAATATGCCAGTTGGAATGGTCGTATTGAAATTGTTCAACTTATGTTAAATCGCGGTGCCAATTCTTTTAATATGTCTATGATATATGCCAGTAGAAATGGTCATATTGAAATTGTTCAACTTATGTTTGATCACGGTGCCAATGATTTTAATAAGTCTATGAATTATGCCAGTTTAAATGGTCATATTGAAATTGTTCAATTTATGTTAAATCACGGTGCAGATGATTTTAATTGGTCTATGGAAAATGCCAGTTCTAAAGGTCATATTGAAATTGTTCAACTTATGTTAGATCACGGTGCCAATGAATTTAATTCGTCTATGGAAAAGGCCAGTTCTAATGGTCATATTGAAATTGTTAAACTTTTGTTAGATCATGGTGCTAATGATTTTAATTCATCTATGGAAACTGCCAGTTTTGATGGTCATATTGAAATTGTTCAACTTATGTTAGATCACGGTGCCAATAAATTTAATTTGTCTATGGAAGAGGCCAGTTTATATGGTCATATTGAAATTGTTCAACTTATGTTAGATCACGGTGCCAATGAATTTAATTCGTCTATGAGAAATGCCAGTTATAATGGTCATATTGAAATTGTTGAATTGTTAAAGAAATATAAAAAATAAAATAAATTTATTTTACAATTACAAAAGAGATATTTATTATAAAAAAATCGCCGTCCCTCAAAGGGACGAAGTCCCGATGTGCGATATTTATATTCTTTTACAATTACAAAAAAGAGAAATTAATATTTTTTAATTCGACATTTTTAAATTTCAAAATTGATTTTTTATTTTTTTATTTTCTAAATATGAATTTCAAATCTTATCTTTATCTCTATTATTTTAATTCACAATATCTTAATGATATTCAAAATAAAAAATTTAATTGGTCTATGAGAATTGCCAGTTATAATGGTCATATTGAAATTGTTAATCTTTTAAATAAATATAAAAAAAATAAAAATAGAAAAAATAAATTTAATTTTTTAAATTTGATTTATTTTTTTCTATTTTTATTTTTTTTATTTCTATATTTTTATTTTTTATATTTATTTTTAAAATTATATGATCTTTTCCCATATCTCCTAATGAATAAAAGATATAATTATTTTCTATTTGTTTTATTCCTCCTATATAATCTGATACTCCAACTACTATATCTACACCCAATAATATTAACTTCTCTGATAAATTACTAAATTCTTTTACATATCTTTTTTTATAATTTATTGATACTATTGTTATATTTGATATATTCATCTTCATTATATTCAATATTGATGATATAAACATCATTGGATTATCCTTATCTATATAATTTATACCATAACTGTTATTCTTTACTCCCCATATCTTTGGATTAAATGATCCACAAATTATTGTACATTTGATATTATTGTTGTATGTTATACTCGCATAATTATCCATTTTTTGTAATGATAAACCTGCACCTATCGCTGTTATATCTTCTTTTTTTAAATTTGCTATTGTATCTAATAATCCCTTCTTTTGTAAATCTAATATATGATCTGAACATATATTTAATACCCTTATATTTAACTCCTTTTTTATCTCTTTAAATCTCTCATATAATATATATTTTATATTTGGTTTATATGGATATGTTTTATATTTCTCTTCTTTGTTTATTATCGGCTTTTTTATTGACCCATATACAAATAAAGAATCATTTAAATAATCTATTTCATCTGAATAATCTATTATGTTATTTAAATCCCATGAACCAAAAATACATATTGTACTCATATAATTTATTTTATAAAAATTTAAAAAATCTTATTTTATAAAAATTTAAAAAATCTTATTTTATATTATAAAATAATGTCTTTATATGAATTAGAGAAACGATTAGATGGACATGAAACCGCAATCATGTGGATCGGTATTATTGTTGCTGTTCTATTAGCTTTTAAACTATGTGATATGGCCGGCTTTGAAACTAACTTCAAACCCAATAACCGACCCGTTATTAACTTTCCCAGTTTCGGTAAATCCAACTGGACTACACGCAATCCTTATGATATGAAAGATCAATTAAGCCCGCAACAAGTTAGAGCTATTCAGTCTCGACGTGGTACTGTTATTAACTTCCCAAGCTGGAGAAATGTTTATTAAATTTCTAAAAAAATAAAATTATTTTTTTATATTATAAATGAGTAGAAGTCTTAATGAAATAAATAATTTGTTAGATAAACATACCATACATATTACTGTATTATATGTTTCTATTGTTTTTCTTATAGTTGTTGTTATTGTTTTAACTAAACGGTCTTTTAATATAATTGATGGATTTAACCCTAATGTTCTTCCATATAAAACTAATGGATTTGGTATGAACTTACAATCTTCAAGACCTGTTCCTTATCCATTAGAAAAAAGTATGAAACAACCCTGGAAATCTATTCTTAACCCTCCTATTGACTATCCTACTCCCCCTAAAAAATATGTTCCAGCTAATCTCTCATGGAACTCTAGAAATAAATTATAAATAAAAAAAATTTTAAATTTTAATAAATTCATTAACTAAATTATAATCATAATAACATTTTAATGTTTCATTCATTATATAAATTATAATCGCAATTGGTGAAAATACAGTTAATAATGTCAAAAATCCAATTGAAATAAATGTCTTTCCCATAATTAGAATAATATACTCCTCTTTATTTAACTCATTAATATCCTCATCTGTTAAATTACAATCTTTATTAAAACTAAAGAAGGTATTACAAATACCATATTCATAAATAATTAAAGATGCAATAATTAATCCGTATGCTAAATAATATTTCATAAAACGCATTTTAATTGTTTTATTATTTATTTTTTTTTATTTCAATTTTAACACTTAATATACTTCATATGTTAGTTTGTCTTTAAAATATACTGTAGAATATAATATTATCAAAAATATTGCAAATCCTATTTGTGGGTTTATAAATAAAGTTATATATGAACTTATTAATATAAGAATTATATATAAAAATAAATATTTTTTATATATTTTTTTTTCCATATTATATTTTAATTATCTAAAAAAAAAATAATATTTTTAAAAACAAATTGTTGGGGAATTACATAATCCAATTGTTGAACAATACTCCTCTGATGTATGTTTTAACATCTCCTCAAATATATTATCTAAATACTTATCCACTAAATTTAAACAAATTGTCGTTTCCTCTTTATTCGGTAATATATGACACATTATCGTTAATAATTCTTTAACTGTTTCTTGGTTATTTTCGTCTCTAACAAAATCTAATATTCCATTAAATAAAAATAAACAATTCTCACATATATTGTTTTCATCTTTATCTAATGGCAACTCTCCTCCAAGTATCAATGCTAATAATAAAATTGGATTCATTACTATTATTATTTTTTTATTTTTAATTAAAGTAATAATGACTAAAAAAGCATTATTAATCGGAATTAATTATTTTAATTCTGATTTAGAACTTAATGGATGTATTAATGATGTTGATAATATGGAAACTTTATTATCTGCAAAAGGTTATAGATGTATTAAATTAACCGATAACAAAAATAATATCAAATCAAGTTTGTATCCAAATAGAAAAAATATACTCAAATGGATTAACTGGTTCGTTAATAATACTAATGAAAAAACACAAATGTTTCTTCATTTTAGTGGTCACGGCTGCTATACTCGTGATAGAAATAATGATGAAAGGGATGGTAAAGATGAAACTATTATACCCGTTGATCTTATTTCTATCGTTGATGATGAAATTATTCAAATTTTGTCAAAAACTAATGGCACTATTCATTCTTTATTTGATTGCTGCCATTCTGGCACTATCCTTGATCTACGTTATAGATATGAAATTAATAGAGATATACCCTTCACTGATAAAAAATATAAAGAAACTAAAGGAAAAATTATATCTATTTCTGGTTGTAAAGATAAACAAACAAGCGCTGATGCTTGGTTTAGAAATATTAAAGAATATAGAGGCGCATTAACTTATTTTGTTCTTTTTGAATTACAAAAAGAGGATATTACCTATAAACAATTAATTAAAAATATACGATTTCATCTTTCTAAATCTAAATTAACTCAAATACCACAATTAAGTTCAAGCAAAAAAATAAACATAAATAAAAAAATTGAATTTTAATTTTATATTCGAATAAAATTGATTTTTTTTTTTATTAATATTTAAAAAATGTATTTTGATGTTAGTTGTACCAATGAAATTTATCATTTTCTTCAACACGGAAAAGAAGAAGATATTAATTCAATTGAAGGAATTGAATTAAATATAGATGGTTTATCTGAGTATTTGAAGGGATTGGAATATTTGCCTGATTATATGATTGAGATTGATTATAAATTTTATCATAATAAAAAAGATGATGTTTTAGAAAATGAATATAATGATTTTATTGATAATTTAGAAACTATTAATAATCCATTATCTAAATTTAAAAATTTAAAAGAAATCTATATTCCTCATACAGAAGAAACTGAAAATTTAGTTAATAATTTTGAATATCTTATTGATAGTGGTAAAAAATATACTATTATTCATACATCTGATCGTTATGATGGTGGAAATATTAGATTCTTTGATGGACACAATAATATTTATGAAAATGTTTCTCCATTTTCTGGAAGAGAAATTGAATATGATTTTGAAAGATTAGTTGAACATAGAGAAGAATCAAAAAATAAAATTAAAAAATTAGAAAATAAAATTGAAAATTTAGAAAAATATAAAAAAAAAATTGAAAAATATGAAAAAATTATTAAATTATTAAATCCAAAAGAATATTTTAATGTTTTATTTGAAATTAATAAATCTTAACAAATATTGGTATTCTAACAAATATTGGTATCTTAACAAATATTGGTATTCTAACAAATATTGTATTCACAATAATATAATGGAGTTCCTTTTGAAGTATATCCAATTATATAATCTTTATACAAATTAATTTCTTCTTTTTTATTTATTCTTTTTGTTATAACTCTTGGTTGTTGAATCAGAATTGGCTGTTGAATTGGGATTCTTGGTTGTAAAGCAATTTGTTGTTGTTGTTCATAATAAAAATTAGGATTAAAATGGGGAATTATATTCATATTTATTTCTTCTTTAACATATGTTCCTTGATTATTAGGCTGATACATTCTTCTATTTGAAATATCAACTGGGGTTGCTACAACTGCTGATGGGGGTTCAATATCTGATGTATTTGACGTAAATGTTGATACATTATCATTATCATAAGATTGATTTGAAGCTACAGATTTTATATCTTTTGGTGGTGGCAGTGGAGGTGGAGGGGAAGATGGTGCTGGTGGTAGTTCTGGTAGTTCTGGTGGTGGTTCTGATGGTGGTTCTGGTGGTGGTTCTGATGGTGGTTGAGGAGAAGATGATGTTGAACTTGATATATTGAATATGCTATCTGATAAATTATCAATTTCTTGTATAATAAAATTATCAAATGTTTTTATATCTCCAGATGTTTTTATACATCCAATTAATTCAACATTAATACTATTATCTTTTTTAAATTGTTTAAATTCTCCTAATTTTGTTTTTAATATATCTAAATTCTCTTTATTTATTTTATCACAAAACATCTTATAAAATGGATATTTATTTTTATTTCTAACAACTGAAATTGTTATATCCAAATTTTTATATGAACAATCACAATCAAAATTTAAATTTGTTGATATCTTTTTTAATCCTTCATTTGTTATTTCATTATTTTCATTATAATAGTTAATATTATTTTCATTATCATATAAATTGAATTCTGGATAATAAAAATATGATTTTCGACCTTCATTATCATTATCATTTCCTGCTGAGACTTTATATTTATCATTATAAATATAAAATGAATAAGGCTTTCCTATTTCCATTTCATCTATTTCTAAACCTTTTAATCCCAATTTAGTTGAAATAATATTTAATTTAATTATAGAATTAATATTATCTTTATCAACTTTATTCCAATGAATTAATGCTATATCTCTTTTTTTACATAAAACTAAAAGAATATTGAATAATACGCCAATATAATCGTCTAAACTATCACCTTCTTTATTTATTAAATCAATTATGTTTTCCTTGTTTGGTTTATTAACAACTTCATTTTCATTTGATATACTATTACCCATTTTAAGAATTCTTATTTTATAATAAGTTTATTTTAATAGAATATTTTTATCTGTCGAATACAGATAAAAATATTTATTCCGAATAAAAATTAAATTTAACTTTGTTAAATTTAATTTTATTTTATATATTAAAATAAATAATGGAATTTCCTAAATCAATAATTAAAGAACTACAAAAGAAATATAAAGATTCATCAATTAAAACATTGTCTAATTCAATTAAAAAAATACATTCTGAGTTATTTAAAACAGATAAATATAATTCTAATCTTCTTTATAAATATACAACTGTTATAAAATGGATAAAGAATAATATAGATAAACAATCTTCTCAAAAAAATTTATTAGCCGCTGTTTTGGCATTTATTAAAGCTGAACCTGATACACCTGATCAAATTATACAAAAATACCAAGAATATTTTAATACTTTTGCTAAAAAAGTTGAAACTGATAGAAAATATATTGAACCAACTAAAAAAGAAAAAGATAATTGGATACCTTATTCACAAATTAAAAAAAAATTTAATTCTCTAAAAAAAGAAATTAAAAATAAAAAAAATTTTAATTCCCCCGCAGATAAATCCCTATTCCAAAAATATTTGGTTCTTGCATTTTATTCTTTCTTACCCCCTCTAAGAGGGGAAGAATATTATAATACTGTTATTGTTAATAATTGCTCTGATGGATCATATGAAAATTTACTCAAATTAACAAAAAGAAATATATTAGATATAACTAATAAAAAATTAGTTTCTTATTATTATAAAACCGCAAATGTTTATGGATTAAGAATTATTGATATTCCTAAACAAGTTATAGATATAATTAAACAAAGCCAAATTATCAATGACTTTAATCATTTCTTATTCCCTAATCTAATCAGTGTTAGACCCGAACCTATGAGCCAACCGGCATTCACTGGTATGTTATTTAGAATATTTGATCCCAATAAAATTAGTACTTCTATGCTCAGAAAGATATATATATCTGATATACTTAAGAAAATGAAAGATCCAAAAAAAAGAAAAGAATTGGCATTTATTATGGGTCATAGTATCGATGCCCAAGAATTCACTTATTCCAGATTTAAAAAAATATAAAAAGTCCCAATAAATTGATTTTTTTTAATTAATTATTAAAAATCTTTAAAATGAACAAGTTTGATATTTCAATCATCATCATTAAGATCGCTATTGTTGTGTCCTTCTATATGGGGGCTAAGCAAATTGCTATCTCTGACAAAATGCCTCTGCTTGGAGATCTCATTGATTCTGAAATTTGTGAAAGAGACGGAGCTTTCTTTGAGGATAACAATAGTGTTTCACTTATTACGGATATTAGATGTCCCAATGATACTGAATTTAGAACAATCAGCTTCCCCTGCTATGATAGCTGCAAATATGAAAGATTTGAAGAAACTGATGATGTTTACAATAGTATCGTTATTTACACATTCTCCCCAAATAACTATAAAACAATTGCTGGAAGTATTCCAGATAAGAAGACTCAAATAAAGATCTTTGGAATTCTTTACATTATTGCTTCTATTATTGCTTCTATTGGACTTTACTTCTATCAAGACAAACCAACCCAAGAAGTTCCACAACCAAAGAAGAAGAAAAACACTCGCAGAAGTGTTGTTTAATTTTTTTTAAATAAAATTAAAATCAATTTAAAAGAAATAGAATAATATATATTGTACTCGTAGCTCAGTCGGTAGAGCAACGGTCTTATGAGCCGTAGGTCGCGGGTTCGAGTCCCGCCGAGTACACTAATTTTATTTTTTTTGTTAAAAATCGTTAAGATTTTTGTTAAAAATCGTTAAGATTTTTGTTAAAAATCGTTAAGATTTTTATATCTCTCTCTTCCATTTTTATCTTTTATTGTTAAATTAAAATTCATTTCTTTTTTTAATCTTTTATATATCGGCTCAGATTTAACAAAGAAATACTCAATATGATCTTTACATATTGGAACAACTAAACTTGTTGTTTTTACTACTATTATCTTACTATGTTTCAAACAATATGAACACTGTATCCCAATAAATTCCTCTGATCTATTTCTATTCAAATAGTTTATTATCTTATTTGATATATTCATTAATCTAAAGAAAAATATATTTTAATAAAAAAATAACCGAAGATATCAATATCTTCTCCACTCAACATAAAAATCTTTTAAATCAAAACAAGTTAATCTTCTAACTTCAACATTCATTTTTTTTGTATTCCTTTCGATTTTATCTTTACAATAGATATTAATATAATAATTCCCACCATAAGCAAATACATTATTCCTTGGTTCATAATCTTCATAATCAAAATTATTAAATAATATAATTTCGTGTTTCAATAATTCATAATATATATCATAATTTTCCAATTTTAATAAATATTTATATCTATATTTATCTTTATCCCCAAATTTAAATTTATTTACAATTTCAAAATTTTTAATTGTAAAGTAAATATTATATTTTGGATATTTATATACAAAACTTTTCTCATTCTTATATTCTTCTACTTCCCGAAAGTCGTAATATTCCATTTTCTCATTTTAATTAATAAATTTTTCATTTTTTAATGAAATAATAAAATAGATGGATTATATTATTATCTTACCGCATCAGTTATTTCCAATTTCATTTTACAAAGATTTAAAAATTAAAAATATTTATTTCTATCATCATAAATATTTTTATAATCCAAAATTTAATAAAAAAAAACTTTTACTTCATTTATTATCTTCTAATGATTATATTTCTCTTCTTAAAAAAAATAATTTTCATGTTAAAGAGGGAAATACTCTTCCAAAAAATAACATTTATCATATCTATAATCCAATCGAATATAAACTTATGAATGAATTTAAAAAATTAAAAAATATTACTTTCTATGATACTCCTATGTTTATTCTTCCTAATCATAAATTAAAAGATTTTAACTCTAATTCACAAATTGCTTTTTACACAAAAATGAGAAAAGAATATAATATTCTTCCTAATCATAAAAGATCATATGATAAAGATAACAGAGATCCATTACCCAAAAATATGCTTAATAAAATTCCCAATATTCCTAATCTTAAAATTAAATATAATAAAGAAGCAAATTATATAGATAATAAATTTAAATCCACCATTGGAAATACCAATAACTTTAATTTCCCAATTAATCGAAAACAAGCATTAATTTGGCTTAATGATTTTATCAAAAATAGACTCAAATATTTTGGACAATATCAAGATGCAATTGTTATAGAATATAATACTCTATTTCATTCTATACTAAGTCCCGCAATTAATATTGGTTTAATTACACCAATAGAAGTAATTAATGCAATAATTAAAACAAAAAGCCCCATTAACAGTAAAGAGGGATTTATTCGGCAAATACTTGGTTGGAGGGAATTCATGAGACTACAATATTGTCTTAACAGAAATGATATAATCAAATCCAATTTCTTTAACGCTAAAAAGAAATTAAATAAATCTTGGTATAATGGAACAACAGCCATTGAACCCCTTAATAAAATAATAATTAAAGGAATTGATACCGGATACTTACATCATATTGAAAGATTAATGATTGTTGCCAATATTATGACATTAGAAGGGATTAATCCAAAAGATATGAATAATTGGTTTATGGAATTTAGTGTTGATAGCTATGAATGGGTTATGATACCCAATGTTTATGGTATGGCCTCTTATGCTTACACCAAATTATCTACTAAACCATATATCTCAACATCTAATTATTATACTAAAATGACTATTTCTTTAGATGGGAAAAAACCAAAAAGAATTGAATATTGGGATAATTTATTCTGGAAATTTATTAAAAAACATAAAAATAAAATAAATAAAATTAATAGAATGAAACAATTTATTTATATGTTGGAAAAAAAATAAAAAATTATTTTTTATTTTTATAATAATAAAATATCTTATTTTATTATTATAAATTAATAGTAATGGCTACTTATAAGTTTAATAATGGTGTTAAAACCGAATTAGTCACTACTACTTCTGCTTCTTCCGGTTCAGGGAATAATGGACTGGATTTAACAATATCTACTGGTCAAGGTGATGGTGTTGGTAATGGTGGTAATATTAACATTGCTGCTGGTGAATCAACTGGAACTGGTGTTCAGGGTTCTATCACATTTGATGCTCTTGATTCAACAAATCCTATTCCTTTTAATGAAGCCGGTGATATAAATCTTATACCACAATTTGTTGCCACTTCTGTTATTGGGGCTTTAAACGAACTTAAAAATCCATTAGTTTTGCCTGTTGAACAAAATTCATATTCTCAATTAACTGATCTTAATTATAATGGAACTTCACTTCAAGATTTGCCCGGGTTTATTGATGTTTCAACCGGAAATTGGCTTATTAATTACTCTTTTGTTTTAACAACGAGTAGTCCCGGTGTATCTGGATTTATTGTTGTTCGTGATTCAAGTAATAATATTATTGAAAACAGTAAAACTTTTATTACTTCAAATAGTTCAACAAATAGATACCCCATTTCTAAACATTTTATTTACACAGAAGCCAATGTTTCAAATAATCTTAAATTAAGTTTTGCTCTTGATGGTGCAGGTACTGATGTTGCCATTGAAATGCAACCATTAGCCGGTTTTGACAATCCTGATCAAATCCCAGTTTTATGGGGAACTGAATTATCATCCACTTTTGATTCTTTTAATTACACAAATACAGATATTAATTATAATGGAACAACACCACAAGATGTTGGTTCCGGTACTATATCTTTAACCCCCGGTGATTGGTTTATTGGTTATAATCTTACTCTTACCACACCAACCACTATTGATACTGTCGCTGTTTTTGTTAGAGATACAAGCAATAATATAATCGGTGTCTCACAAACAATTATAACAAAAAATACAACATTAAACAGAATAAATGTATCTAAAACATTTATTCTCTCTGTTGGATCTAATACTGATTATAAATTGTCTTTTGTTCTTGATTCAACCGCCGATACTAATGTTGCTATTGAAATGGATATTCTTACCAACTTTACAGGCAATGATCAAGTTCCCAATCTTTGGGCTGTTGATATTTCCTCTTTTTCTGATTTTCAACAAACAGTTTATTCTACCACAACAGATGTTAATTATAATGGAACTAATATTGTTGATATAACCAGCACTATTCCTTTAAGCAGTGGTTATTGGATTGTTGGATATAGTATGGCTCTTAATGCCCCTATTAGTAATGATAGTCCAATTACTTTTGTTCGTGATTCAAGCGATAATATTATTGAATTGTCTAAATATTTTGTTTCCCCTATAAATAATTCCACAAGATATACTGTTTCTAAAAGTTTCTTCTTTTCTCAAAGAATGACATTAGAAGATATTAAATTAAGTTTTAGACTTAATCTAAATGCCGATACTACAACGGCCATTCAAATGACTGGTTTTTCTACCTCTAACCCTATTCAACAACCAGTTATTTGGGCTATTAGAGTTGGGGATTTAACTGGCACTTCCTTCTTAGACTTATTCGATACTCCAGAAAGTTATGTTGGAAAAACTAATCAAATTGTTGCCGTTAATACAACTGAAACTGGATTGAATTTTAGAAGTTTAATCGCCGGCACTGCCATATCAATTATTACAACCCCCGATGATTTCACTATTAACTCTGATGCTTTTAACTCTCTTAATAATGTCGGAGCCGGAACCGGTATAATCGGTATAGATAATGGTAATGAATTACAAATGAAAACTATTATTGCTAATAGCCCCCTAAGTTTAACTAATAATGCTAATGATATTACTCTTGATTCTGATGCATATAACTCTGTTAATAATATTGGATCCGGGGTTGGAACACTTGGTATAGATAATGGCAATGAATTACAAATAAAAACATTAAGCGCCGGAACTAATATTAGTTTAACTAATAACACCGATAATGTTGAAGTCGCTGTTTCACAAAATTATGTTTATGAAACTATTCATCTTTTTACAACAAGTGATTTAAATACTGCATATGATTGGCCTTTAATCACTGGTGGCGTTACCAGAGATATTAGTGGTGGAGATAATGATGTTATTACTAATAATGCTTCTTTTGGTTGGTGTACAGTTTATGCCGCAGAAGTTTATAAAATTGCTGTTATTACTAATGGAACTGAATTTAGTGATACTAGTACAAATACTCTTAATGTTAAATTATATAATAATAGTAATCAAACAACACCTGCTTATCAAACAGGAGCTTTAGGAGAATCCGATTTTACACGAACAATACCAAGTGGTGTTGGAGATAGTGGACAAGAATCAAGTTATTGGATATCCCCTGATATTACAACATTTTCTTTATTTGCAAATGACCTTTTATATGGTTCAGTTGATGTATCAGGTACTTTGGGTGGTGGCAGTGGGCCAGAAGGTTTATCTGTTCAAATTTATACAAGAAGATTAGTTTCAATTCCTTAATTTTAATTTTTTTTGGATAAAAATAAAAAAATTATTTTATATTAATAATGTCAAACAATGTATTTCGTATTGATACAATTAGTCCTTTAACTGGTTCTACTGTTGGCATTAATGGTGTTAATATAACTGGCACCTCTCCTGCAACTAATCAACTATTAACAACATCAAGTTCTACTTCTGCTGATTGGCAAACTGGTGTTTCTTCTTTAAGATCTGCTTCTAATACAATTAATGTATCTAATTCTAATCCCCCTTCTGTAAATGATATATTTATTACCTCTAATACAACATCTGCTTTTTGGCAATCAATTAGCTCTCAACTTAAAACACCAGTTAGAACTGCAACAACACAAAATGAAACCCTAACAGATGTTAGTGCCGGAAATACAATTGATGATATTGTTTTAGTTATTGGTGATAGAATTTTAATCAATTATCAAACAACAGAAACAGAAAATGGTATTTATACAGTTAATGCTAATGGTGTTGCACCCACAAGATCTAGTGATTTCGATACTGCATCTAATCAAGCAAATTCATTTGTTTTTGTTCAAGAGGGAACTATTAATAATGGAAAAGGTTTTGTTTGCAGAAATATAGATGGAAGTGATACTGTCGGTACAGATAATATTAATTTTGATATATTCGCCGATATTGGAACAACAAGTGTTTTTGTTAATAATATTGAAGGATTTCTAAATGCTTTAACAAATGGTATCCCTTACATTAAAATAGCCTCAGGAACTTTCACTATTACCGATAATACACCAATTACTATTAATAGTAATACAACTATTGAAGGATCCGGTTTCGATAATACAACAATCTTTGTTAATTTATCTGAAATACCAGATAGTCCCAATATTCTCTTTACTATTCAAGATAATTGCACTTTCAAAAATCTTGCATTCAGATTAGGTACAGCACCAACATCCTCTGTTGTACCTTCTGCAAATATGTTTTACATCAATTCGTCTAATTTTAAATCAATTAATGTTAAATATTATAATTTTAATGGATTAAGTGAAGAAATGGTTGGTTTATCTTTAGAAACAAGAACTTTAAGTCTTTTTACAATTGATAGCGCTAGTAATGTTCTATTCCAAAATTCACATTTTAATGATTGTTTTTTAAATACTCCTGCTTTAATCAGTATTGAAGGAACTTCATCAATTATTCAATTTAAATATTGTAAATTTGTAAATATTGATGGAAATGATCCTAATAATAGTAGTTGTATTTCAGTAGATAATACTGTTGATAATGTATTAATTTCTAATTGTTATTTTGATTCTAATGAAATTGGATTACAATTTGCTGAAAATACTTCTACTATAGTTAAAAATTGCTATTTTCGTGATAACTCCAGATCAATTCTTTCTCCAAATAATAGAAATTCAATTTATAACTCAAATACATTTATTAATAGTAGTTCAATTAATTCCTTTGCAAGTACAACAGTTCATAATTCTAATACTTATATTGAAGCTCCTTTGAATGGTGTTAGTATAGAATTAAGTAGCACTAATGCTGGTTTTATATTTAATAATAATATTTTACTTGACAATATTCAAGTAAGTTATAGTAATACTGGTACTAATTATACAACTGGTATTTTAAGTAATAATTATTACTCTGATAATATTAATACTTCTTCACCACTTAACTTAACAAATCCTTATAATTATAATCCAAATGTAGATGCATTAATTTTAACTATTAATAATATTTTTAATAGAATAATTAATTTCAATGATCTAATTGATGAAACAATAATAGGCAATGCCAGTTTAATTGATTTACAATCTGCAGATGGGTTTGTTTCACCAAAACTAACTTATCAAAATGTTAATACACCAAATACCGGTTCGATGATAACAAATGCTGGTCAAATTAATATTATTATAAATACTAGTATTATACCTGGTCTTGATTTATATATTGACTCATCTGAATATTCTACTGATCCAACAACCAGTACATTAATATTACCAAATTATAAAATATGTTTAGTTGATACTGGTAATTATGGATTTTTAGTATTTGAAGTTGATAATTAAATTTATTTTTATGGATTTGAAATTGATAATTAATTTATTTTTGTGGATTTAAAAAAATAAATAAATTTATTTTTGTGGATTTAAAAAAATAAATAAATTTATTTTTTTATATTAATGACAGATACAACGTATGTTGATGAAATTCAACCATTATCTGGTTCAACTTTTTCCTTCAATGGATTAACTGTAAATGATACTCCCCCTTCAACCAATCAAGTATTAGTTGCCGTAGACCCATCTAATGTTGAATGGCAAACCGGCACTTCTTCCTTACAAACAACTGGAAGTAATGTTAATTTTAATACAACACCAACACCATCTACTGGTGATATTTTATATGCCTCAAGTGCAACAACTGGTGATTGGACTGTTTTAGTTGAAAATAGTAAAGCAAATGTTAAAGTTGCTACAACAGAAGCTATAACAATTACCTCTATTAATACTGGTGATGTTATAGATGGTATTACTCTTGAAAATAATGATCGCGTTTTAGTTAAAGATAATACAACCGAAAATGGCATTTACACTGTAAATAATACAGGAGGTTTAACAAGAAGTTCTGATTTTGAACTCGGGCTATCTGTTAGTTATAATTTCATATTTGTTTCAGAGGGTAATACTAATAAAGACTGTGGTTATATATGTACAAATGTTAGTGGATCTGATACTGTTGGTTCTAATCTAACTTTCAAAATATTTAGTAATCCCCAAACAAATCTAACGGTTGCAAGTGCTTCTGCTCTTGAATTAGCCGTTAATTCTAGTTCTTCTAATAATATTACTGTTTTACCCGGAAATTATACTCTTTCCTCTACATTAAATTTATCTTCTAATATATCTATTAGTGGATCCAAACATTCTACAGTTATTAATGGAATATTTAACTTAGATGGTGTTGATAATATTAGTATTCAAGATATTGAATTTGGATTAACTACCTCTGATAATTCTATAATATTTGAATCTAATCCTGAAAATGTTTTGATTAAAGATTGTGTTTTTAATAGTACAGATGGAATATCTGTTCTAATTAACTCTGGATCTAATGTTAATATTGTTAATTGTATCTTTAATAACACTCATAGTAGAATATCTATTGATCAAACTAATGCCTCTTTTAACATTGATAACATTAACATTATTGATTGCAAATTTGATGGATTAAATGCAGGAAATTTCTCTATATCAATCGATGTATCCGCTAATATTAATATTGAAAATATAATTAAAATTGATGGATGTAGATTTACAAATATGACAGGTGGCGCAATTACTACATTTACTGGTTATATATATATCACTAATTCAACATTTACTAATGTAACCAACGCTGGTGGTGCTATTGTATCTGCTACTACTAATCTTATTCTTCAAAATTGCCAATTTAGATCATCAACCTCTTGTGATTTTGGTGATGCTTTTAGTAATATTAATGGAAATGTATTTATGAATCCATCTGGTTTTATATTAAATGCTAATTCAACTAAATCTATTATTTCGAGTAATTATTTTGATACTACAACAAGTGCTATTCTTATTACAAATTCAAATGCTAATGCTCTTATTAAAAATAATATATCATTTGCTCCATTTGAGATTCCAGCTTTTAATACACGTACAAAAGTATTGGCAAATAATAATCAAATAATAACAAGTCAAGGTTCTCCTAATGGATATGAAGATTATATTCTACTTGATACCAATTTAACTATTGGTTTACCTGATCTAAATTTTACATCTGCAACTCATACTGTTAATATATTTGCAACTGGATCTGGATCAAAAAATATACAACCTAATTCTCCCGGAACTTTAAATGATGGTATAACATCTTATACAAATATTAGTTTAAATCCAACAACAGGTGTTGTTGTTTTACAATGGAGTGGTCTTGTCTGGAATGTTTTAACTAATGAAAATGCTGTATTTACCTAATCATTTAAATTATTTTTTTTTTTGAACAAATATAGTAAATGACAACAAGAACTGATAATTTTGAATCATATAATGGTTCAAGTGTTAGCCTTTACAACGTTGCCATTGATAATACTGCACCAAATACAGATGAATTATTAACTGCAACTTCTACAAACTCTGCAGAATGGATAGAGGGAATTACTGATATTAAACTTAATTCAGGTTCTATATCTGTTAATAATAATACACCCAATGAAGATGTTCAAAATGTTTTAACTGCATCTTCCTCCACAACTGCAAATTGGAAAGCATTTTCCAATAATTTAAAAAATGCTGTTGTTGCCGCTACAACAGAAGCCATTACAATTGCCTCTATTAATGATGGAAATGTTATAGATGGTATTACTCTATCAACTGGTGATCGAATTCTTGTAAAAGATAATGGAAATAATGAAAATGGTATTTATGATGTTAATGCATCTGGTGGATTAACTAGAAGTTCTGATTTATTATCTGGTGTTTCTGCATATAATATTTATGTTTTTGTTTCAAGAGGAACCATAAATAAAAAAACTAAATTTTATTGTTCTAATATTCCAAGTAGTGATATTGTTGGTACAGATACATTAATCTTTCAAGTTTCAAACAGCGCTGGAAATACTGTTTTTGTTAATAATACTATTAATTTAAGAGAAGCAATTGATAATGGAGCTTCTCATATTAAATTAATTTCTGGGGATTATAACTTTGATTCATTGCCTGTATTACTTATTGCTTTATCTAATGAATCAAATATTCTTTTTGAAGGACTTGGAGATGTAAATGTTATTCAACCAGATAATAGTTCATTAACATCTCTTGTTCAAATTACTAATTGTTCAAATATTACATTTAGAAATATAAATTTTAATTTTGGTGGATCTGATAGATGTGTTCGTTTTTCTGGTAATGAAACAAATATTACTTTTGAAAACTGTAATTTCACTTCTTCATTAATAAATTTTAATAAAGTTTGTTTTGAAAAAACCGGAACAAGTCTTGTTGATGGAGTAAATATTATTAATTGTAATTTTGATTTACAAGGAACTAATGTAACCGCAATTAGTTTTAATGGAAATATTGGAACAGGTGTTTCTCAAAATATTTTAATTTCTAATTGTACTTTTTCAACAGCAACTTGTTTAAATCATATTATATCAAATGCCAATAATATGATTATTAAAGAGTGTATTTTTAACTCAACAACTGATGTTGCCATTAATATTGTTTCAAATAATAATACTTTTGGACAACAAACCATTATATCTGATTGTATATTTAACTCTATAACTAATAATCCAATTGAATTAACCGGAACAAGCTCTGATCCTGTTATTGTTTCTAATTGTATATTTGATTCTTGTCCTCCTATCCTGGCAAATAATAAATTAATTCTTAATAATTGCCATTTTAATAATCAACAAGTTAATGCATTACTTCTTAATAATGCTGAATCATCAAACTCAATTGTAACCAATAATATATTTAATACATTAACAGATAATTTTTCAATTGTAGTTGAAACAAATAATGATCATTGTATAATATCTGAAAATGCATTCCAACAAATGTTTTTTAGTAATGGCGAACCAACATATAATGCTTTTATTACATTCACTAATATGACAACTTCCGAAAATACAAGAATACTCAGAAATAATGCTTGTACTTCTTTATCCATAAATGATACTTCTCAAACAATTATTGGAAATTTTGATGTTCTTACTTTTGATCTTACTACAAGTGTTCAACCTCTTCTTGGATGCACACTTACTGATATTTCTTGGGGTTCTACAGGCCATATTTGTTCTTTTAAATATATTGGAGGATCAACAGGCTATACCATTGTACCAAATTCAAGAACAATTTCTCCAAATAATACTAATACTTCATGGACAAGAGTTGAGTTACTCTCAATTGATGAAACAATAACATTACAATGGACTGGTAATGCTTGGAAAGTATTTAATGTCGGAACCGGAACAATTGTTTAAATTAAAAATTATTTGTTTTAGAAAATAAAATAATTTTATTCTATTAAATAGAAAATAAATGTATAATTTTAATCAGTATAGAAATAATATAACAAATATTAAATGTATTAATTGTGGTGGTCATGGTCATTTTTATAAAAATTGTTTTGAACCTATTATTAGTTATGGAATTATCTGTTATAAAATAATTAACAATGAACCTAATTTCTTATTAATTCAAAGAAAACATAGTATTTCTTATATAGATTTTTTAAGAGGAAAACATAATAACTCTATTAATTTTATTGAAACCTTATTTTCTTCAATGACTTATGATGAAAAAAAAAAATTAATTGATTGTTCCTTTGATGAATTATGGAATGATTTATGGATTAATAAAAATCATAAATCTTTTAAATTCGAATATGAAACTGCTAAGAATAAATTTGAAATTATTACTAAGGGTTATATGTATGATGGATATTATATATCCATGAAAAATTTATTTAATAAATTTAAATCAAATAATATTGAATTAGAATGGGGATTTCCTAAGGGACGTCGGAATAAAAATGAATCTGATATTATAACCGCAAATAGAGAATTTAAAGAAGAAACAAATATAGATAAAAATAATTATATAATTCATAATAATAATTTAGTATATTCTGAAGAATTTCTTGGTTCTAATGGTATTTGTTATAAATATGTTTATTTTATTGCTCAAGCAAATAATATAGATGTTAATATTAATAATAATAATAAACACCAATTAAGTGAAATTGGGAATATTGGATGGTTCTCTTTTAAAGATGCCTGCAAATTGTTTAATAATAATAATAGAAGAATTAGTTTATTAACTAAAATTAATGATTACCTTGTTTAATTGAACACCTTGTTTAATTGAACACCTTGTTTGAATTTATATTATTTTTTTTTACATAAATAGAATAAATATGTTTTCAAAAATAGAAAGTAAAACTTTTGTTCAGGATTTGATTAGAAAAAAAGAATTTGCTCAATTTAAGAAAAAAGAACTTGATAAAGAAGAAATATGTGAAACAAATAGAGAAAAAGAAATATTAAATCAACAAATGATTATAAAAAATTATATCAATCCTCATAGTATTTATAAAAAATTATTAGTTATGTGGGGAACTGGTAGTGGTAAAAGTCTTGGGGGTGTTTTAATTGCCGAGAATTTTAGAAATCACATCAATAGAATTAGACAAAATACAAGTATGAAACCAAATATTTATATTATTAGTTCTGCGGAAGCCCATAATAATTTTAAAAAAGAATTATTTGGGGATTTTATTGAAGAATCATATATTTCTCCTGATGAAAAGAAAAAATTAAAAAATTTAGAAAAAAATAGTATATTAAGTAAAACAAATTATGATATCTATTCTAATTATAAAAATGAATTAGAAAAAAGATTATCAAATCCTGAATTTGGAGGGTATTATGAATTTATGGGTTATACCACATTTCAAAATAGAACACTTGGTGCTAAATTAAAATCTTCAACTGGATCCAATATTAAAGACGAAAAAGGCGAATATCGTCGAAAGAAAAATATTTCTAATATGGATAGAATGGATTATTCTGTTCTTATCTTTGACGAAGCTCACGAAATTGAAGGTGGCGATTGGGGGAAATCATTAGAATTAGTTATTTCAAAATCAAAAGGCCTTATTGTTATATTATTAACTGCAACTCCTATGATTGATAAACCCATTGAAATTGTTCAAATGCTTAATTTCCTCTTACCCGATAACAAAAAATTAAAAAAGATGGAATTATTTGAAAATGATATTAAGTTAAAACCTAATGCCGATAAAATTATTGGGGAAGCAAGTAAAGGATATGTTAGTTATTTTAGAGGATTTAATCCCAATACATTCCCAATGCGGGTTGATAAAGGAAAATTATTAAATGGATTTAAAGAGTTAAGATTAATTCCTTGTGTTATGGAAGATTATCAATTGAAAGAATATCAAAAAATATATAAAAAAGAAAATTATGATGTTAATGATTTACCTCCAATTGGGGGCTTAAAAAGTTTTTTAAATATGATTTTACCTACTCCTGATGGATATGGAATATATAAGAAAGATGAAATTAATACAATTTATAGAAATGTTGATCCTAAATGGTTAGAAAAAATGGGAATAGAAATAAAATATAATCAAACAAAAGATATAATTGTTTCTGGCTCCATCTTAAATTATAAAAATATTGGAAAATATAGCTCCAAATTTAAAAAATTAATTAGTAATCTATGGAATTCCTTAAATATTAATGGCGGTACTAATTTTATCTATAATGATCTTTTAAATGGTATTGGTATCAATTTAATTGAGGAAATACTTTTAGAAAATGGATTTGAAAAATATAATATTAATGAAAGTTCATATTATAACTCTATTACTTTTAGAAAAAATACTTTATGTGTATTCTGTAGAAAAACTGATCATAAAAAAAATAATCATACATTTAAACCCGCTAAATTTATCTCTTTAACTGGAGAATTAGAACATATTGAAAGAAATAAAGTTATCTCTTTAATCAATAATATAGATAATAAAGATGGAGCAATAATTAAAATTATTCTTGGTAGTGAAATTACAAGTCAAAGTATCGATTTAAAGAGAATTAGAGAAGTACATATAACAACATTTGAAAATAATATTTCTAAATTAAATCAAATTATTGGAAGAGGTATTCGTCATTGCTCTCATCTAGGATTACCAAAGAAAAAATGGATAGTTGATGTTTATCGTTATTGTAGTGTTTTACCTAATAATAAACCATCTAAAGAAACTGAAAAATATTTATTAGCAGAGAAAAAACAATTTGTAATTAAAAATATTGAAAGACAAATTAAAATAAATTCTTTTGATTGTTATCTTAATAAAATTTACAATATGTTAGATAATAAATATAATTATACTGAACAATGTGATTATACTAAATGTCATTATCATTGTTCTTATGAACCTAAAAATAAATTAGAAATAGATAAATCCACTTATGATTTATATTATTATGCAGAAGAAATTAAAAGAATTAAAAAAAGAATAATTAAATTATTTACCATTGATATTATCTGGAATTATTCCGATATTAAACATAAATTAATTAAACGTGATATTGATCTTATTGATGATAAATATATTTGGATGGCTCTTAATGAATTAATTGAAGATAAAACTATTGTTATTAATCAATATGGATACGAAGGATTTATTATCTATGTTGGCGAATATTATTTATTCCAACCTTTAAATAATCCAGATATTAACTTGGATCTTGTTCATAGATTATTGCCATTTAAAAATGAACAATCAAAAAGAATTAATTTAAGGAATTTTATTGAAACTGGCAAAGTTAAATCCGTCTTTAACATTAACGAAATTATAGATAAATTAAATAAAATAGATAATATACAAAATTTAGGAAAATTAGTTAGCAAATTACCCATTAAAGTACAAACTAAATTAATTGAAGATGTTTTAGAAATGATTATACAAAAACAATCTGTATCGTTCGCAAAAGATTTTATTAATTATTATAAACCATATCTATTAACAGAAGATCAATTGATTAATAGCAATTATACTACTATTAATACTCTATCTACTGATAGCAAAATATATGATAATAGTTATATTGGTCATATATTTGGAAAAAATATTAGATGTTATACAGAAAATGGATGGAGCCATTGTGAAAAAGATATTACTAAAACAAATAAAAAAGTTAAAGAAAATAATTTAGTTATTGGTATTATTGATAAGGATAAAAATAATAATATTGTATTTAAATTAAGACCACCTATTATGACATTTAAAGATATATTAGATAGAAGAAAAATTGCTAAAGGTTTTGTTTGTGAGAGTACAAGTAATAAAAAAAGTATTATTGAATATGCAAAAATGTTAGATATCATAAAAGATAATATTGTTGTTAAAGAATTATGTAAAGAAATTGAAGATGAACTAAGAAGAAGAGAAATTCGAGATAAAGGAAAAGTTAAATGGCTTTATGAAATCATTGATATTATTTAATCGTTTATTTTGATTTTTTTTTTAAATATGTTATAATGAAATATGAATAAAACTAAATTAGAAAAATTAAATAGTTTTTTAAATTATGACAGAATACAATTATTTATAAATTCATTTAATCATAGTTATAACAATAATATTTTAAAAATGAATTATAAATATTTTGGTAATATACAAAAAAGATTTGAACCAGAAGATTATATTAAATTAAGATACACAAATTATACACTTCCTGAAAAAATAAAATTAAAACAAATTAATAATAATGTTTATAATCTAACTGAACAGTTTAGATTTAACTTATTCTATAACCTGGAATTGGAATTGCCAGTTAATTTTGATTTAACAAAAAATATTATATTTAGCATTAAAAATAAAGAAAATATTATTTGTTCTATATCTTTATTTGGTTGTGATTTATTTTGTTTTCAAAAAAGAAATACATATAAAATAAAAAATAAAATAATTTTACCAATATATTTATTTGAATGTTTTGAAAAAAAATATATTGATATTAATGATTTTGATAATAATATATATTTAACTATTGAAAATATTAATTATTCTAATATTGAATTATATTGTTCCGCTATTGTTAATAATGATAGAAATATAAATAGAGATTATTGTGAATTTATTATGAATGAAAAAAATGATTTTTTAAATAATAATGCTTGGATTAATAATAATGAAAAATATAATTTTATTCATTCCTCTATTGATAATTCAAATAAATTTGTCATTGATTTCAATAATAATTATTTTACTCAATTATATTATTTCTCTTTGTTTTATGAGAATAACAGAAATATACCAGAAATAAAAGAATTTAATGTCGAAATAAATAAAAATACTATACCTTTTAACAGCAGCAAAATTTTATTAAATAATTCTAAGAATTTTCATGTGGTTTCTTTATTCCCTGATAGTTCCACCGATTTAATCAAGGATAAAAAAATTTTTGGAATTAATTTTGCAAATTATAATAATATAAAAAATAATATTACCTTAAAAAATAAATTAAAAGATAATATTTATTCTATTATCGGATTTATTACTTATAATATTATTGTTTATAAAGAAAAAAAGAATTTAATTATTTAATCTAATGTAACTAAATTCCCATATTCATCTAATTCATAATCATTTGTTTCTTTATCTATCGGTAAAAATTCTTCTGCTTCTTTATTAATACTTTGTAAAGCATAATATGCCGATTTATTTATATCTTCGTTATACTCTTTATGATCATTCCATTTTTCAATTGCATCTAATATTTCATCTAAAGTTTTAATATTACATTTTTTTAAATCAATATGACATCCTGAACTATTCTCTTCATATTTTATTTTTTTATCTATTATTATCTGTAATATACGCCTCATTACTATATTATCTATATCTTTAGTTTCCTCTAAAATCTTTGAACATTTGTCAAGCTTCTTCATTGAGTTTTAATTAAAAATGAAATTATTTTTAATTAAATTAAATTTACCTTATTTATATTAAATGCTTTTGAAGAAAACCCTTAGACGTTCTATTTTAATTCCTTCTTTTAATCTAAGTAATATTAATAATGAATTACTTCGTATTTTAAGAGGAGAAATACAAGAAAGAATTACATCAGATGGTTATATTGTTTCAATTAATCGTATTGTTTCAAAGTCTGTTGGAAAAACTATGGCCTCTTCTATTGATGGTAGTGTTAAATTTGATGTTAACTTTGAATGTGATATTCTTAATATTGAAGAGAATAATATTCTAATTGGATGTACAATCAATAATATTACACCAATCGGTATTTTTGCATCTTATAAAAATTATATTAATATCTTATTAATTAAAAAGAAATTGCCGGCTAATTTTGATACTTTCTTTAAAATTAATAATACAATTAATATTAAAATTGTTAAATTCACCTATGAATTAACTCAAAAGAGGATTAATTTAATCGGCGAAATTTATTTCTATAATTATATTGAACCTTTTGAAAATAGATATGTTAATCTTATTAAAGATGGAAATGAGGATAACTTTAACTTAGATGTTATTTACTCTGATTCAATTGATGATACTCCAAATAATTTAGAATTAGGATATGGAAAACAAATCCCCGATTTATTAACTTCTATTCTTAATATTGACAATGATATCTGGAATTATTATGTTAATTATACTAATCCTTTTAATCAATTAACGTCCAAAAAAGATTATAATATTTTTACTGAAATTTTCCATTTAATCGATAAAAAATTCTCAAATGTTTTTATTATAAATGAAACAGATGGATTACTTAATAAAATTAAAGAAATGAAATTGAAAACTAAGGGAAAATATGATTTAGTTATTGGAAATAATGGACAAGATTTTATTGATTTCTCTATTGATATTGAACATTTTTCAATGAAGGGCATTTTTAAAGATGTTTATGATGGACTTAACAAATTGGAAAAGAAAGGTACTTTTATCTTGAAGGTTTTCAATTTATATACTTATCCAATGGTACAATTAATTGATATTCTTAAAAAATTATTTGAAAAATCACATATATTTAAACCAGAAACATCTAATATGAATAATTCTGTTAGATATCTTATATTTGATGGGTTTATTGATATAGATAAAAATACACTCAATGGGTTTAATGATATTAGTAAATCAAAATATAAATACCCCAAATTATTATATCCCATTGAATTAATTAATCAATTGACAATTAACTGGGTTCTCGCTTCTAATATTAAAATCGCCGAAATTCAATTAAGAAAATTAAATGAAATTATTGATACTATCGAATTTTATAATTATAAGAAAAATAATGATACGCAATTTGTTAAAGAACAAAAAATAATTTCTGATGAATGGATAAAGAAATATAAATAAATAAAATTGTTTATTAAATTTAAAAAAAAATAAAATTAATTTTTTTATTTAATTAATTTTTTTTTAATCTGATAAATAATTTGTTTATTATATTTTTCTTCATTTATTAAAATATTGTTTAACTTTTCTAAACTGGCATATTTGATCAATTCAATTGACATTAACAAGAAATTGTTATATAACGAAGTTGTTAAACATCTATTAATATAAAATTGAGAAGGAGTTTTATATTTTGTTAATATCTTTAATCCCTCAATATAATTATGTTGATTAATATATACCAATATTTCATCTATTTGTTCTTGACTAAAATGATTTGTTTGAATTAATTCTTCTAATCTTTTATTATCTAAATTAGAAATTGAAATATAGATTGTATCCATCTTTTAAATAAAAAAAATAAAATTTCAATTTTTTTCAATTATGGTGAAGGCGATAATTGTATATAAGATATATATGGTGCAACCAGAAACATAAACCACCCTGCTCCAATTATCGCACTCCACATTGGTATCCACCATCCTTTTCTAATTGAACCTATCTTTGTTTCTTCTTCTGTTCTTGCATTGTAATAGATATATACACCAATTACAATTGTTAAAAGACTAATTAAACCTATTGCATATCTACCTTCTGATGCATTTAAAAATATATCTGTAACTGGATCATTCTCTTTATTATGCAAACAATAACTTTTAGCTAAAAATCCAAATAATATAAAAACAACTATATACATAATTGGAATTAATTCTAAACCCGGCATTTATATTTTAATTTTAGTAAATAAATTATAATTTATTTAAATCACCTAAATAATTATTTAAATCTTTTAACTTCTTATTTTCTGTAATTATATATCCCTTAAAATATGGATTTTGATGTTCTTTTCTTTTAATTAAACACCAGAAAATAAATGTTCCAATTAATACAAGTATAGTTATTGTTAAACCATGCCATCCAAATAATTTTTCATTATAATTATTTGGAAATTTATTTGAATAAATAACATAAAACCCAATAACAGATACAACTAAAATTAAATATGCTAAAATAAATTGCCAGGAAGTGAAAGTCTTATTTATATTTTGCCATTTTGTTAATTTTTTAGTTCTATCTCTACAACACAATTCATTTCTCATTAATAATAATCCAAAAACCAATGGCCAAGGTAAAGCCAAATATAATAATATAGCATCTCCAGTATCCATTTTATTATATATTATCTTTATTTTTGTTTATCTTATATATAGAATAACTAAACCCAATTAAGATAAATATATTTAATATTGTTATCCAAATTTCCACTTTATCAGAGTAAATAAAAATTAAAAGAGCAAATAATATTGCTGTACATAATAGATAATATATATACTCTGGTTCTTTGGTAATATTAGATAAATTAACATCTCTATTACCTCCACAATATGTGTTAATTAATTTTAAAACAAAGAATAGATAAATTATATTTATAATTGGTATCCAACCTATATTCATTTTATTCTATTTATTTATAAAAAAAAATTTATAATTGATATTCATTTAATATAAATAAGCAATATTATCAAGATAATACCAAATAGCATATATTCCTGCCAAAAAGGCTATAAATCCAACAATTAATATAATATAATCAAAAGGAGAACCAAAATCATTTTTTATATCTTTATCAAACATTATAAATAAAATTATAACTAAACAAATAATTCCAGTTAATATTGAACCACTAACTGTTTTCTTATAAGCTTCTATTTTACTTGATTCATCTGCAAAAAATCCTATTAAAAATAAGAAACAAACAGCAACTGTCCAATTGGCATAATAAAGAAATTTATTTTTTGATTAAATAATTTATTATTAAAATAATATAATTTATCTTTATTTTTATCTTTTATTTTATAAACATATTAAATATTATATTTTTTTGTTAATTTTCTTAATTCATATGGATCTCTTTCATCAATATCATCTAATCTTTTATTTCTTCTATATTGATATTCCATATTTTCTAAATTAGTTTGTTCATTTGATTTTTCATATATTTTATCTGGATATATCTTTCTAATTGTATCCCCTTCACTCATTGCTGTTAAATTATCTGCTCTTGCTAATCTGTTTGAATCAATAAATTTATCTGGATATCTTAATCTTTGTTCAACACTATATTGTTTCGCCGCGATACCAAATAATCCAATTACCATACCAACAATTAAAAGTATATGTACAGTTAATAGTGTCCAATGATAATCAGATCTAAAATGAAGAAGAAACCATATATTAGCTGCAATAAATATAATAGATAAAATTATAAATGATAAAGAAGTAAATAAGTTAAGCCATTTTCCATAAGGATTAATTGTTTCATATTCGAAATTTTTACATAAAAATAGATAAATTAATATAGGAAAAGTAAAGATAAATGTATTTATTATTGTTGTTTCCCAAAAGTTCATAATATTCTATTAAAATATAAAATTAAGTTAAACAAAGTTGCTTTTTATTTTTGATAGATAAAATATGTTTTTATTATATAAATATGTTTGGAGGAAAACGTCGATTAGGTCAAGGTAGAAGTAGTTATAATCCAATTTCAGATCGTGATATTGATAATAATAATAGAGTATATAATAGTGAAAATGACAAACTAAATATAAAAAAAATTTTAAAAAATATTGGGATTGGAATTATTATTTTATTAATTTTATTTGCCTTTGTTAGTTTATTTATCTTTAATAAAGAAGAAGATAAAATCCCCGAAGTTTGTGCAGATAGTAAAGGCAAATTATCAGGTAATGAATGGACTTTCACTTTTTGGGTTAAATCAAATAAAACTATAGGCACTGGGGAAAACTTAACAATTGCCCAAATTTGTGAAGGAACTGAAAAAGATCCCAAAGTTAATTTTGGTACTTGTATTAATTTCTCTATGGGGCTCAAAAAAGCCGGATGTGAAAATTGTTCTGGTATTTGTCTTCCCGTTTTAGATGATACTTTTATTGAACAAAATTGTGGTTATAATTTTGTTGAAAAAAATCAATGGTACTTTGTTGCCTGGAGCCAAAAAGGGGGCGAGAGAATAATTAAATACTCAACTAATGATTTTAATGGCCAAAAATATTTAACAGGAATTGGATATCAATGCAACGCCGTTTTATATAAAACAGGCGAACATTTTATACTAAATAACCACAATGACATATTCCAATTTAAAGATATTAATGTCTATAATCGGGCATTAAGTGAAGAAGAAATAATTAATGAGTATAATAAAGGGATTTAAAAAAAATCGCCCCCCTTTGAGGAGAAAAGGGAACGTAGTTCCCTTTTCTCCGATGCGCGAATTTATTTGTTTATCAAAAATAATTTTTAATTTTATTTTTTGGAACGGCGTCGCTTAGGAGATTTACTACGACCTTTCTTAGATTTACTACGACGTCTTTTAGGGGATTTACTACGACGTCTTTTAGGGGATTTACTATTACGGCGTTTCTTTTTTAGTTTTGAACCACCTCTTACTGGATTTCTTGAACGACCTGTTGGAGATACACCTGATGATTGTTGTTTAGCTGCAGATAATCCTGGACTTCCTTTACGCCCCTTACGTGCTTTTGGAGCAACAGATGACTTATATCTAACAGGAATATTTATTTCTTCCATATCCTTGATTAAAGCTTCTTCTTGTTCAGCTAATTTTCTCATTTCTTCTTCAACATTTGTTCCTGCCAATTCAAATGCTTTCTTTTTTAATTCTTCAGATATTTCAGGTGAAATATCTTCTGTATCTCTTCTTGTTGGTGCTTTATCTGTTAAATCAGATGTACCTTTTAATGCATTTCTTAAATCTTCAAACATTGCATTTGAATTTGTAATTTCTATTTTATTTCCGTCTCTATCTGTTGTTGTTGTATAATATTTTTTTTCATCTTCAACAAATTTTTCTGTTATTCTTACTGTTGTTTCTGGAGAAGCATCACAAATTGATCTTGCATATGTAACACTTCTATCTCTTCTATTTATTCTATCAAATTCACTTCCTCTTCTTTCTTCAAGCCAAGCTTGTCTTTTACCATCAACTGATTTATTTTTATTTACTTTTTCTAATTTCTTTTTTTTAATTGCATTAAATACAATTGCTAAATTACTTTGAGAATTCATTAGATAAATTTGATTATATATATCTATCTCATTTAACATATCATTGTCATCTCTTAATTTAGTTGCATCCATAATAATCCCATCTAATATCTCTTTAATCTCGTCTTTTGTTTTTTTTTGAGAAAGACCACTCATATTTTTCTTATTATTTTATACATATAAAATAATGTCAAAATCCCCACCAGATTTAAAAATTTTTAAAAAAAATAAAGAAGATGTTGCTTTTTTTTATGAAAACAATAAGAGATTTATACAAAATAAATTATTATTATCTATGTTTAATTATTTTGAAAGAGAATTTAATGTTTGTGATAGAGTTGATTATCTATATATTTATTTTAAATCAAAAACTAAAGATAATACTAAAATTACTAAAACTTTAATTGAAACAAGAGGAATAAAAGATAAAACTAAATTAACCCTAAAAGAAATTAATACAACTAAATCTCAATTAGATAAGAAAATAATAAAAGATAATAATAATTATATTAAAGAAAATAATAATTTATTTAAAAAAAAAATTAAAGAATGTACAAATGATAACAAAATAATTGTAATATATTTACATTTTGACGTAAATAAAAATACAGAAGATAGAAGTGGCAGTCATGCAAATATGATATTTATTCAACCCAATGTTAAATGTATTTATGTTATGGATCCATTAGGAAAGTTTTTAGAAGGAACAAAATTAATTAATGAAATTAAAGAGTTATTTAAAGGCACAAATATTGAAAATTATGAAATTATTCATAGTTCTGAAATTGTTGGCAATTACGCTCCTCAAGTAATTGGAGACATTGAAAATAAATTTAATGGATTTTGTTTTGTTTATAATTTATATTTAACTAAAACCTGGCTTGATCTAATTAAAGAAAATAATAATAATTCGGTTATTACTCTTAAAGAAGTATATAATAAATTATGTCGTAAAAAACCAGAAATAATAAGAGAAGATATGTTGAATTATTTAAAAGAATTATATGAAAAAGCAAATATATATTCTTTTCATTTAAATGTATTTAATACAGATAAATGTAAAAATAAAATAATTACTCTTTATAATTTAGATGAAAATACAAAATTAAATTTTAAATTCAAAAATAATAAATCTAATGAATTAAAATCTTTAATCCAATTAACAGATTATGATAAAATAAAAAAAGAAATATTAAATATTTATTGTATTAAATTTGATTCAAAAAAATTATATGTTTTTGATAAAGAAAAAGAAATTAAATCATATGATCTAATTGAAAATTATAATAGTTTTCAATTATATGATGGATTTATAAGATATAATAAAAAAACATTTATTATTAATAAAAATATTAAATATGATTATATAATTGTTTATTCTGAATTTATTTCTTTAATCCAAAAAAATATTGTTTTATTGTAAATGGAAGTAAATAAATATAAAAAGGTTGCCGATTATTATGAACAAAATTTAGGAGGTACTCAAATTAAATTAAAAAAAGCAGAATTTGATTACTTTATTAGAAAATATGATATATGTAATCTAAAAAGAAATGCATTAATTGAAAAAACAGAAGATGAAACTATTTTTAGATTATTATTAGATAATGAAATTAAAAAAATAGATAAATGTATAAATGAAAAAAAATTAATTATAATTTATTTAATAATTAAAAGATTTGATAGAAGTAGTCATGCAAATATAATTTTTGTTCAACCGAATAGAAAAATTATTAATATAATTGAACCATTAGGTACTCATTCTCTTGGACAAGAAATTAAAGATTATATGAAAGTATATTTTAAAAAAACAAAAGCGGCTGATTATGAAATAAAACATAGTGGGGAATTTAATAAATATGGGCCGCAATTAATTGGAAAAGTTGGGAATAAATTTAATGGATTTTGTTTTGTTTATAGTTTATTTATAACTGATGAATGGATTAAATGGATAAGAGATAATAAAAAAGAAAAAGAACCAACATTAGAGGAAATATATGAATATTTTGATGATCCCTCTTGTAGTGAAAATTGCGAAAAAGAATGTTCAACTGATGATGTATGTTCAAAGAGGAATATTAATATGTACAATATGATGCTTGAGTATTTAAAAGAATTATATGAAAAAATAAATTATTATTGTTATGCTTCTGCTAATTTTAATGAAATACTTAAAAAGGCAGGAGATAATCCCTCTGTTATTTATGGACTATATCGGAAAAAAGATGATAATTTTATTTTTAGAATAGAAATTAAAAAATATCCAATAAATGATTGGATATTAAAAATTGGGGATTTTAATATAAAATGGGGAAAAGATAAAGATAATAAAATAATAAAAATTGGGGACATAACAATTGAAAGAGATAGTAATCTCCGGCATTTTTATATTGATCCAAATAAATTAAGATATAAAGGAAATGATTATAAAATAAATTTTGGAATATTTTATTCTTTCTGTATTAATTCAAAATATATTAAAGAAATTAAAAAATTAATTCCAAATTAAAAAAAACAAAAAATATTATATTATAGAAGATGAGAATTATCACGTATGCATTAATATTTGGTACCGGATATTACTTAGGATATAGTAAATTCACTCCTTATAGTGATGAACCAATTATAACTATGAATGAAAATGGACTTAATATTCTAAATTATCCAATTGTTAAATTAGATGAAAATGGGGGCGTTAATATTATGGGGATTTTTGTTAAAAAATAAAATTTTTTATTTTTAACAATAAAATTTTTTATTTTTAACAATAAAATTTTTTATTTTTCTTTTTTTTTTAAATAAATATAATAAATGGCTTCGAGAATTGGTTTAAATACACGCGATAATAGAGTAAAACAAAAAACGGGTCTTTTTAGTAAATATTTAAATGAATATACAGAAGGATTAATACCTGGTGAAAATAGAACACCTGGAACTGGTGCTCCAATTAAACAAAGATCAATTATTGACACAAATAATTTATTTCCAACTATGCCTTTTCTAAGAAGGAAAAACCCATATAATGGATATAATTTTAAAAGAATAAGAAATGATAAACCACAACCAGAAGAACCTAAACCAAAAAAAACTGTTAAGATTAAAGAACCTGAACCAGAGCCAGAGGAGTATTATGAATCAGATGAGTATTATGAACCAGAGGAATATATTGAATATGAACCAAATCCTGAATATAAACCCAAACCAGAAACAATAAAGGATACATTATCAAGATATGGAGATAATGAAAGATATCAAGAAATAAATGATATTGATTTACAAGAAGAATTATTAAAAGCAACAATTAATTATTTTATTAAAAATTATAAAATTTGTGAATGTTCAAATAAAAATGATATTAATATCTATTTAGAAGAAGTAAATGAAGGTATAAGTTTTTCATCATCTACTTCTAATACATTAAATAATGATTTAAATTATTGTACAGATAATAATAAGATATTAATTGTTAATGTAAAAATATTTTTAAATAATGAATTTAATCATAATAATATTCTTTTTATTCAATCAAATAAAGATAAAATAAATGTTAATATTCTTGAACCTAATTCAAAATATATTTATTATGGTGTAATTAAGGATTATATTCAAGAAATTATACAGAGTTATACAAATAAATCAGTTAATACATTACATAGTGTTGAACAAACAAATGGGATTATTCAAAGTTATAAAGCAAATAGAGTAGGGTTTTACTTTATTTATATTCTATATTTAGTTGAAACTTGGCTTCAATGTTTAGATGAAAGTCCAGACTGTAATCTTGGCAATATTTACGATTTTGTTAATTCTTATAGCCCAGAAGAAATAAATAAAGATATGGGCAATTATTTACAATCAATGATTGATGAATTAAAAAATAATAATATTGAAACAAAAAATTATAACGTAATTTATGAAAAAGCATCAAATAATTCAAATACAGAATGGAACTCAAATGATATTTCTAACATAAAAGATAAAGAAATAATGATAAAAATAAGTAAATTAAATAAAATTTATAATAAACCTATAATTTATTTTAAAAATGAAAATATAAATATAAAAATAAATATTATTATAATTAAGAATAAAGATGAATATAAATTGAAATTTGTTAAATATAAAGATGATAAAATAATTAAAAAAGGAAAAAGTGAATTATATAATAAAATATCTTTATATAAAAATACAATTAAAATTTATAAACCAATTGGCAAAAATCTTAAAATAAAAGATTACTTTAACAATGAATTATTTGATTCTATTCATTATAGACCAAATAGTATTTCAAGTATTTATTATAATTAATAAAATAGAATAAATATTTTAATTTTTTTTTGTTAAGTATATAAATGACAGATATTAAATATCGTTATATTGCTGATTTTTATACAGAAACAAGTAATATGAAATTACAAAAAATAATATATGAAAAAATGATAAATTATTTTATTCAAGAATATAAAATATGTGATTTAATGTATAAAATTAGTATAACTTCTAATAAAAAAAGAGATAAAATTAAAGAAATATCCCCAGAAAAATTGGATAATAATATAATAAAAAAAATTAAAGATTGTATTAAAGCAAATAAAATTATTTTAATCAAATTAAGTTTAAAAACTTTGGAAGGTAAATCAGATGGTTCAAATTCAAAACATTCAAATATGCTTTTTATTAGATCAAATAAAATTAGTATTATAGAACCAAGTAATTCTAAAATAGATAATTCTTTACTTAAAGAGACAATTAAAAAAATTTTTAATTTTGATAATTTTGAAATTGAATATAGTTGTGATTATATTGAACATGGACCTCAAAAAATAGGTCATATTAAAGATTATCATGGATTTTGTTTTGTTTATACTCTTTACATTACAGAAGAATGGCTTAAAAATCCAAATAAAACATTAGAACAAATATATAAACAAATATGTGATGATGAAAAATGTTTAAATAGAAATATTAATATTTTTAATACAATGATTAAATATTTAAAAAGATTATATGAAAAAATAGATTATTATTGTTATTCAAGTGAAAAATATTCAATTAAAGATAATTATCCAAAAGATAAAGAAATTATATTATACGGTTTTTATCCATCTTTTCCTTCTGATCCGGTTAAAAATGAATATAATATTGAAATTAAATTAGAAGATAATATATTTCGAGAAAAAGATTTATTTTTATTTTCTATTAATGATTATAAATTTATAATTGAATATAAATCAAAAAATTATTATTTTATTATTTATAATAAAAATGAAGAATATAAAATAAAATATAAAGATAAATATATTTATTTAATAGATAAAAATAACATTGAATATAGAAGTGCAGATAAAATTAAATTAGATTTTGATACATTTCATTCTATAAAAGTTAATACAAAATATATAAATTATATAAAAAAAATAAAAAAAGAATAAATTTTTTTTATCAAAATAAAATAGGAAGAGAAATATGGGTGCAACACAAAGTACTGGGGATTTTAATAAAATTCCTGATATTGCTCTAACTGAGGAAGAGATATTAGGATCTCGTTCCTATCATTCAGAAATGAATAACGATTTATCTTTAGATAATATCCAAATTGCTAGTATTAAAGATAATAATAGATCTAAATACAAAAAACGAACACAAAGATTAAAAAATAAACATATTAAGAAACCTAAGAAATTATGTAAGGGATTAACTAAAAGCCAAAGAAATTGTTCGAACAGATTAACAAACAAAGATATCCAAGGATATTGCCCAGACCATATAGATCAATATGTTAATCCAACTCGGGAATTAGTTAAAGATATAATTAAAAAAATAAACACTTCCCCATTGTCAATGGAGGAGGTTTTATATCAGGAAATATCTAAATTGACTCCCAATTATTAATTTGAGATTTATAAATTAACTCTTCAACTAATGATTGAATTTATCTAAATTGAAGTCCATTCATTAGTTGAAGATTTTTTAATTAATTCTTCTAAGAAATATTTAATTACAATATTGCTTTCTTTACTTAAGAACAGTTTAAGGGTTTCTTTATTATTAAGATTATAAGTAATCAATATTTTTTTATTAGATTCATTTGCCCAAATATATTTATAGATATCAAAATCTTTATCACCGTTAGCAATATAATCAATATCATACACGGAATTTACATTATCAATTCCATCATTTTTTAACATACAAATAGCTTTAACAAACCATAATTTATCTGTTTTAGTTTCAAATTGATATCTCCAATTAGGGTTATAACTAATATAATTTTTTTGAAATAAATACATAAGATAAGTATATCTTTGTTTAATATCAAATTTTTTATATTCATAAATCATATTTCTAATATATCTGCAATTAATAACCTCATTATTATCTTCAATAAATTTAATAAATTTATTAAAATCATGAATTCTACTTAATTCATCTAATTTCTTAATTGCTTTTTTAATAGAATTACAATAATATTTATAATAATGATTAATACTAATACCAATAATAATTGAAAGATTAATTAGAATAAAATCGATAAAGTTCATTTTTGTTTTGTTAGAATTAATTAAATTTAATTTCAATTTTTTATATTAATTATTTATATAAAGTATAAAAATGCATTTAGCAATAATCGGATTAGTTTTTGTTTTAGCTCTTCTTATGTGTATGGATTGTTTAATTATTGATGATTCAAGCAATGATTTTGAAGTTGATAATGATTATGAGGGATTTAAAGATGGATTACAACGGGGATCTGTCTTTTTTCCTTCCCGGGGAAGTCGTTCAGGCGGCACCAGCCGTTCAGGCAGAAGTGGTCGTTCCCCAGGTACTCGTCGTTCCCCAGGCACTCGCCGTTCCCCAGGCACATATAAGAGAGGATATAAACGGCCTTTATACCGCCGAGGTCGTTATAACCCCTATTGGTGGGGATATGCCCCTCTTTACTGGGGTAATAATTATAATTACACGGATTATGACTATATTGATAATGATTTGGGTGCTAATGATGTTGGCTATTGCACTCCCCCTATTAATATTTCAATTGGACAAAAATCTTTATCAGCAGGAGAGGCCAATCTTCAAATGGCTGATGGTTCTTGGTCTATGTCTTTCAATGCCGATTTTGGTACAAGTGTAAGTCCCTCTATTATTGTATCAAAAGGAATGAGCCCTCAAGTTATATATCATCCAAATAAACAAACATTACGTTTTAGATTAAGAACACGATTTGGATTGAACTTCTCAACTGTTTTACCAGTTCAAGGTGGAGTCAATAGTTATACTTGGAGAGTATCAGGTAATCGTAGTCGTGTTTATCTTAATGGTAATCTTGTATCAAATAGAACAATTATTGGTATTCCTTATGTTGATGCTGATACCCCTATGGTTATCAATAGTGCTGGGGTTGCTAATATTAGAGATTTTAAATTATGTCAAATTTAAATTAAAGGTAATTTATTTTTTTTAATTTAAATGTTTATTACATTTAACAAAGCAAATAAACTTTTAAAAAATATAGAAAAATATTTAAAAGATAATGTTTATAGTTCTGATTCAATAAATATACCTAATACATTTATTATTAAACAGAATAACATAATTACTAATGAAAATAAAGATAAATTTACAGAGGATTTAGTTTCAAAACAAAAAATGTATATCAATCAATATAATGATTATTTTAATATGATTGAAGATTATTATAAGTTGAAACAAATATTGTTTAAAGAAAATTTAGATAATAATATAAGTACTATTTTATATAAATTAAATATATTACAAAGAAAAAAAATATATTTAGAGAGAAAAGATAATATAAATAAACATAATTATAATAATTATTTATTAGATTCTAATATTGTTGATAATATCAACGATGATATTAATAATGAAGAATATAAATCAAATAGAAATATTCTTATATTTGATGATCAATTTATTGAAAAAGAGTTAAAAGAAGTTAAAAAAGAGATTAATAGATTAGAAGATGAAAAAGAATTAGTTAATTCTAAAAAAAAGATAAATGTTAATTTTAGTGAATTTACAAATTATACATTGGGTTTAACTGAATAAATTTGATTATATGGGGCTAATTATATCCCCTACCGTAAGGTTAAAATGAGAAATCATGAATAATAATTATTTCAATTTTTGATAATCAAAATTATAAAATATTAAAGAAATTTATGATTTTATTTCTTTATATTATCTTTCTTTTAAAAATCATATAGTTTGTTAATTGTAAGAAAGATAATACTTATTGTTATTTGTTGATTTATTTAATTGTTATCACGATTATCAAAAATTGAAATAAATTTATTTTTTTTTTAATTAAAAATGACAAGTTATTTCGTTAAAGAACAAAAAATTCATCAACTAATTTTATTAGAACAAATAGATCATACAATCGAAAATACAAATATAAATGATATATCAGATGAAGTTAAGAAAGCAAAAAAAGTACAATATCATGGAACTGTTAATATTTCAGATAAATTTTGTATAAACAATCAAATAGAAGAATTAATTTTAGTTAATGAAAAAAATAAAGAATATAATATTGATAAATTAATTAATCTTTATCAAATATATCATTTATCTTTATCTCAATTTAATAATCCCCCAAATTTATTTCATAATTTTAATAATTTAACTTCTTTATCATTAAGTCATTCTAAATTAACAGAAATACCAAATTCAATTTTTCAATTAAAAGATTTGCAATTATTAGGGTTATCTAATAATAATATAACAAAGATCCCAATTGAATTAAAAAAATTTAAAAAATTAAAAGAATTATTTTTACAATATAATCAAATAAATATATTTCCAGAATGGATGATAAATTATTCAAAAAAATTAATTTATCTAATGATTCAAAATAATAATATTAAATATTTTCCATCAGAATTAATCTATAGTATTACATGTAATAATATGTATATTTGTATAAGTAATCAATTATTTATAGATAAAAATATTATAGATAATAAAAAATATTATAAAATAAATAATTGTAAAAAATATTTTTATATGAAATATTATAATTTAGAAAATAATATTAATAATTTATCTGATAAATGTATCAAATGTAATAAAATATATCCATATATGTATCGTGTAAGTTTTATTGGATTTAAATACACTCCTGAATTTACATTAGCAACACAGATATTTAATTCAAAAAAACAATATTTATGGCAAGAATATGTTTATATGTGCCGTAAATGTAAAGAAAAAAATAAAATAACTGAATTTGTTTATTAAAATATTTTATTCTGAATAAATATTTTAAACTAATCCATCTAAAACGGGTCTATTAACATATCTTTTATTAAAGAATGGATATCTATAAAAAGATCTACGGAAGAATGGCCGGTGGATATAGTCTTCTGGTTTGACTATATAATTTCTATATGTATCAAATCCAGATAAACAACAGATAAGTGTAAATATAACAATAAGAGTAATAATAGGAACAATCATTAATTTAAAAAAATAAAATAATTTTTTGTTAAAAAATAAAATAATTTTTTGTTAAAAAATAAAATAATTTTTTGTTAAAAAATAAAATAAATTATTTTCCTATTAATTTTTTAAATTTATAAATTATTTTATCTTTATTAAAATAATTCAATTTCTTATCAATCATTTCAGTCATTTCATCTGTTAATTCTTCATTATCTTTAATCTCATAAATATTAATAACTTTTTCATTCTCATTATTTGATGGGATTGGAATTAAAAACCCGAAACTTTCATCAATTTCAATTTTAGGTTTTTCATAATTTTTTTCATAAATAATTTTTGCATTTTCAAGAGCAAATTTAAATAATAAATTATTTTGAGTAAGAATAGCACCTTTAATCATTAGATAAAAACAGTCCGCACCATTTTCAACTAATTTCTTAATTAAATTGAGTGGATTTTCATTAGCAGTTATATGCATAATGGCAACTCTATTTAAATCAAAATGTTTATAAAAAGTATTTAATAATCCTCCAGCTTCAAATGTTCCAATAATTTTATAATCATTAATATCTATTGTATTAGAAGTATTTGTTAAAATTTTTTCATAATATTCAAATTTAATTGGTTTTTTTACAAATGCAATTTTAATAAAAAGGGTTATTTTATCAAATGTATTATTGATTCTACTATAATAGTATTCAAAATTTCTTTGATTATCGAAATACATTGTATAAAAAATTATTTCATATAAACAATCAAAATCAAGTTCTTTATTATATTTTTTTTCAAATATTTTAGTTAAATTAAATATTTTAAATTTATTTGAACAGAAAAATGTTTGTTTGATATCATTATCTTTAATATGTTTTACAACACAACCATATTCTTCTTTAAAATAGAAAATATAGCAGTAATCCTTAAACATTTTCGAATTAAAATTGAATATTTAATTTAAATTAATAATATTATTCAATTTTAATTTAAAAAAATGCTTACTCTATCAAGAAGAGGCTATATTTTTAATCCCCCAGAAGAGTTTTCGCCCACTTTATTAAAAGAAATATGTAAGGATTTGACAGTATCCCCGAAAGAGAATGGTTTTAACTCACCAACTTCTTTTAGATTATATTTTAAATCTAAAAAAGGCGAATATATATTTCCTCGATATTACGGGTTTAAAAAATTCGGAAAACCCGAGAAAGAATTATTTACTATTGGTAAAGATATTGATGTCAAGTTTAAAGGAGAATTGCGGCCATTACAAGTAGAAGCCAGTAAGAAAGTTATAGAGGCATTTAATCATTCAGGTGGGGGAATTTTGAGTCTTCAAACTGGGCATGGGAAAACCATTACGGCTTTATATTGTGTTAGTAGATTGAAGTTAAAAACACTTGTTATTGTTAATAGAGTGGAATTAGTTCATCAATGGATGAGAGAAATTAATAAATTCTTAAGTAAGGAGGATGGAAAAGAAATAAAGGTTTCAAAAATTCAGGGAAGAAAAAGGGATTTTTCTGGGGATATTGTTGTGTCTATGATTAATACTATATCAATGGGGGGATTTAAACCCCATCAATTTAATTGTTTTGATCTTTTAATTGTTGATGAATGCCATTCTGTTGCCAGTCAAGTGTTTAGTTCCTGTCTTCCTTTAATTAGAACACCTTATACATTGGGATTAAGTGCAACCCCAGATAGAAAAGATGGATTAATGAAGATAATTGAATGGTATATGGGTGATATTGTTTATAAGAGTACCCAACAAATTCAAACAACTCATGATGTTGAAGTTAAGATAATTAAATATAAACCACCAAGTCCTTATAATGTTGAATTATATGCTTATAATGGAAAACCAAATATGTCGGGTATGTTAAATCGTATGGCGGGACATAAAGAAAGAAATGATATATTAATTAATCTGATTAAAGATGCATTAAGGGATGAAAAGAGGGAAATATTGGTTCTTAGTGATAGGAAAACTCAATTAAAAGAATTGAATAAAGCAATTGGGGATGAAAGCGGTCTTTTAACAGGTGATTTAAAAAGATCCCAACAAGAAGAAAGTAAAAAAAAGAGGGTTATATTGGGAACATATCAAATCTGTGGAACTGGATTTGATTTACCCAAGTTAAATACATTGATCTTGGCAACACCAAGAGGAAATATTGTTCAAATGATTGGCCGAATTTTAAGAAAAGATCACGATATATGTCCAATGGTTTATGATATTTGGGATAATTTCAGTTTATACAAATATATGGGAACAAAAAGAGAAAAATATTATGAAAAAACAAAAAAAATGGAAATAGAATATTTAGATTATAATAAATATCTTCCCGATAATGACAAATGATTATTCAAAATATGGAATTGTTTCAATAATTAATTGAAAATATTTTATTTTTTGAATTTTTCTAAAATATATTTTTTTCTCTTTATATTCGTCTTCTAACGCATAACTATCTATTTTTTTTTCTATATATTCTAGTTGAGTATTCACTAATTTCAAAATAGCTTTATGTAAATCATTTATATCTGCAATTGGATTATTTGTACCACCTATTTGTTCTCTTTGTTTTTTTAACCTAGCAAGTACCCTTTGTAAATATTGTTCTTTTGTTTCTTTTACTGCACCTTCTGGTACTGTTTTACTCTTTTCTTCTTTTCTCGATTGAACAGCTGGGTCATTTTCTGGATTATAATATTGGGGTTTATAATCTGTTCCTTTAACTCTGGATACTTCTTTCAATTTTTTTAGTTCTTCTTCTAATTGTTCTTTGGTTTTATTTGTTTCATCTTTTTCATTAACAGGATTTTTTGATCTTTTTCCAATATCCTTTTGAATTCCTTTTTTTTCTCGTTCTGTTGCTAATTTTTCTGCTTGTTGTTTATTATAATCTTCTATACGTCTTTTCTCAGTTTCCAAAATTGAAACATTTCTTGTTGCTTCTGAAACTAATTCAATTTGGTCGTCTAAGATAAGGTTTAAAATTTCAATATAATTTTTAATATTTTTGTTATCTTTAGAAGTATTTAATTTATCATAATTATTATCAAATATTTCTCTTAATTTTGAATCAAATATATTTTTATAATAAATTATTATATTAAATAATTTTCTTTTTGAATAAAAATCATTTATAATTTTTTTATTTTCACTATTTATAAATTCATTTAATAATTTAATATTATCTAATTTTTTATTATATTCTTTAATTTGATCATAAATTTTATATTTGTTAATTATATCTTTTGTTGTATTTTCAATATTATTAAAATATTCTAAATATTGATCAGATAATTGATCTTTATATTTATCTAATAATAAACTTAAAACACCATCATTATAATCTCCATTACAAATAATACTATTAAAGTATTTAACATCATAAAGAACAATATTAGATAGAAATGTATTAACACGATTATTATCATAATATTCTTTATCTTCATCATAGTTTTGAATATTATCAATTAAATTATCTAAAATTTCAACAAATAATAATCTCAAATTCTTTCTATATTCAAATTCATTTTCAACATCAAAGAATCGCCCCATATCATTTTCAACAAATATTTTGTTTAATTTATCTGTTTTTTCTTGTAATTCTCTTTGTTCATTTGTAAATTTTTCATTTAACATCCGGGCAAATGTTAATTTTTCTTTTAAACAAGAATTTAATAAATAGAATAACATAATAAATTCCAATTTATTCATTGAAATAGCTATATTATTTGATATTTCAGTTTTACCTAAATTCATATTTTCAACATCTTTATTAGTTTCACATTTACAATCAACTATTTTAATTTCATTATTTTTTATTTTTTTTATAAAATCTTCTCTTCTTTGGATTCTTTTATTAAAATTATTAATTAATGTTAAACGTTTTTTACCTCTATGATCTTTATTATTTCTTTTTTTAATTTGGACTTCATGATGTTCAATATTTTTTTTATATTTTTTTATTTTTTTTTCTATTTCTTCAATTGTAAAAGTTTTAAAATCAGTTTCTGGTTGAGTTAAACATTTCTGAACAAGTGTTTTATTTACTGTTATTTTCTGTAAAATAATAGTTATATCTTCTCCACTAAATTCTCTTTTTTTAATTATCTCTTCTAATTTTTTAACTAATGACATATTTATTCTATTAAAATAAAAAATTAAAAGTAACGAAGTTAAACTTATTCCAAAATAAGATTTTTAATTAAATTTATTTTTATTTCTTTATAAATAGATGGAAAAACCTTATACCAATGCTGATATTTATAGTGATGTAGTTAGTATGTTAAATGAAGTCCAATACCCAACAGATGAAGTTAAGAAACTATTAAAAGCCGCTGAATATCCTTATTATATGAATAAAAACGCAACTAATAGTCCAGCTATTGAAGCCCTTGAAAGATATTTTTATCCTAAATATCAATTATTATTTCATAATTGCGATACATTATTTAAGATATTTATTCTAAAACGCCGAAAAGTAGAATTAGATTTGCTTCAGAATATATTAACCCTTGAAAATGCCATTGAAAAAGGTTTAATGACCCCTGATAAAGCCGCAATTACATTTGGATTACAAAATGCCCGAAAATATTTCCCTAAGGAAGTAATGAAAGAAGTAGAAACTAATATGAATGATCCACATAAACTTAAAAATTATATTAAAAAGGCAAAGAAGATACAATCTGATTCCAATTAAAAAAGTTTGTTAATTTTTTTATAAATAAAAAAATTGATTTTTTTTTATTTTATATTTAAAATGAAATATATTTATATTTTAGTTTCTTTGATTTTAATTTTTAATTTAATTTCTTTAATCATTTATTATAATTTTCCAACAGATAAATTTAATTGTTTTATAATAAATAATGAATTCACAACAATTCCAAGTTGTTTAAGGACTTGTGGGTTTGAAGTTAAAGAATGTGTAAATAGAACATTAATTTTTGAAACAAAAACAACATATCCAGACATTTCTTATTCAGTTAAAGATATAATTATTTTAATATTTTCATCTATACTTTTAATAATAATTTGTTTCGCGGAAAATTGAATTTTTTTTAATTATATCAAAAGCAAAAACAAATCAGGAGAAGGATTTTGTTCCTTGTTTATTATTTCTATTGCGAAGTAAGTAATATTGAGATGGAATTGGCATTTGCCAATCATTGGTATATTAAGTATGATATGACTTCTAACTCAACAGAATATATCAAAATAGATAAAACATACAACAGTTATATGCCCTATTGGGATACAATTGACTGTTATGAATATATTGACGAGTATTTAATTGAAGAAACAACAAATGAATGCACAAACAGAGATGTATATGGGCTTTTTAATCCAAGTAAATCCTCTAAAACTCTTAAGGAAATTCCCTATTATATTGGCGATATTTACATGAATGTTTTCACTTGGATTATTATTGGAATTCTAATTCTAATTTTAATTGGTATGTTTGCATACAATTGTTTGAATTAATTTCTTTTTAAATTTAATTTTTTTTTTAATTTAAAATGCTTAGTTTATTTTTTGGATTAGGTTCAATAAGTTTGGGATTATTTTTCATGATACCCCATTTAGTTAATGAATGGTATGTTCCTTACAATTGGGAAAGATATAAAAAAATAATAAATTTAGTATTATCTTGGAGTTTTCTTGCCCCAATAATTGGTGGATTATTAGGAATAATTTTTGATAATCTAAATTATATATTTATTTATTTGGGTTTTTATTTAGGAATTAATTTTATTGGAATGAAATTACTCTATTGATTATTAAGAATAGCATCAATAATTGGATTCTTTTCTTTATCATTCGCGTTATTTTTTAATAATCTTTCTTTTACACCTTTAATTTTCATCATTTCTTTTCCAATTTTAATAATTTGATTTTCAAATATTGGTTCTTCATCTATGCTTTTATAAATTTTATAAAGTTCATAATTATTTATTAATGGATCATTAATAATTTTTATTAAACCATTTTTATAAAGATCTATTTTAAAATCAGGAATTTCTGAACTAATAATATCCTCTATAGAAATTATATATTCAAATGTAGATTTATATCCCATTGAACAAGATTTTAGAAGCAAACTATAACCTTTTTTTAAGTCTTTTTCAATTCCTTTGCCTTTTATAAACATTTGTGCCATATTCAACATTGCTTGGGGACAATTTAACTCAATAGCTTTATAATAATATTCAATAGCCTTTTCATATCTTTCTTCATCTTTAGCATCATCTAATTTTTGATTCATATATAAAATTCCAATACAAGTAAATCCAAACCCAAGACCCTTTTCCCCAGCTTCATTATAATATTTAAATGCTTTATTATAATTAGGTTTAATATACCTGTCATCCATGTAATAATCGCCAATCTTAACTAATGCATCTAAACTTCCTTTATTTTTTGCAATTTCTATTAATGTTCTATGTTCAGATCTATTTTCTTGATTCAAAATTGCTCTAAAAACTAAAACATTTTTATTTGTCTTATCCAAATAAGATAAACAATCTTCTATTTTAAAAGATAATGGCTCTATAAAATTTAATCTATAATTAATTAATTCTTTTGTTTTTTCCGGAGTTTTTTTACCAAGAAACTCCAAAAAAAGTTTTTCTAAATTCTGTTTTTCCCAATTATGAATTATTTCTCTAACTCTATCAATAAAATCCATTTTTAAATATAATTTATTTTTTTTTCAATTCTTTAATAAAAAAAAATCATTTAAATTAAATATGACAATATACTGCCCAATATGTGGATTGCCAACTAATAATCAACGTTTAACAACTAAATTTATTACTAAATTAAAACAATCTAAACCCGCCTGGCAAGGTTATTATCAATATACTCTTAATAATATGGGCGATTCTTGGAGATCCCCCATCCAAAATTTCAATGATAAAACCAATTGGCTTAATCAAATACAAAGAAAAAATGGATATATTATCCACACTTATTGTTTAAATCTTGTTAATTCAAAAGGGTTAGATATTAATATCTATTACTCTTCTGGAGATGATCTTTATCAATATAGAGGAAATAGTCAATTCAATTGGATTAAACTTTGGGAAAATCCCAATTTACTTAATTTACTCTATTACCCCCTTAATAATGAAAATTCCCGATTAAGAATAAATAATCTTTTGAATTAAAGTTTTATTTTCTTTTTATATAGTAAGACATTGTTTTCAACTTTGAGAATTTGTGTAATTAATTTTTTTTTTGTAAAATTAGATTAAATGAATGAAATAAAAACAAATTATAAATATGCCAAAGAAACATTAAAAGAATATAATAAAGAAGAATTTGCTAAGATAATGAAATATAATTTTAGATTAACTGAACAGAGGAATTATATTTATTCTTTTGATGATTTTTGTTTATATTATAAAGTCGATAAATATAATATTATTTCTGTTATTAATGCTTACACAAATAGTATTGGCGACTATCAAGATATAAATAATTATATTTCTTATTTATTAAATGGAAATGATATAATTAGATATGATAATTATATTTATAGTAATCGATTTATGATTTATGGTTTTATTTTATCTATATTAACTTCCAATATAAGAATAAAATCAGATATAAAAATATTATATAAAGGTATTAAAAAATTTGAACATTCTGAATTATATCCTTATGATAAAGAAATTAAAAAATCCGAACTAAATATCGAAGATAAAAAAGATTTAACTAATATTAAAACAAATATAGAACTATTATATGATAAATATAAAGATAATGAAGAATTAATTAATTGTTTTAAAAAATTAAATACAGATATTTTAAAACAATTTATATTAAAACATTATCTTGATTTTCTTAATAAAAATATTAAAGAAGAATTTGATTGTAAAGATATTAATTCAGATTTAAGATATTTAAATAAAAATAATAATAATAAAAATATACAAAATTATTTTGGATTTAATGGAATTGAAAAATATATAACAAATAAAACTAATAAATATTATGAAATGAAAAAATATTTTGATTTAAGAATGATTAATAATATATTTAATAATACAAAGTTATGGAGTACAACATATAATACAGAAATTAAAAATAATACTGCAATTAAGTTCTTAAATAATGATAGAGAAAATAAGGCACAAGATCTTTCACAGAATAAAAATATATTATTTAAAATTAATTTAACTGAAGATTGTTTTGGTTTAATTATTAATAAAGAAGATTTTGAATTTGGTGCTGCCGTTGATGAAGAAGAAATATTATTACCACCAAATAATGAATTTAAAGTTAAAAATATTGATAAATCTAAAATTAAAATAAATGGTAATATGAAAATCCCATATGTTGAAATAGAATTAGATATTATAAGTAAAAAAAAAATAACAGATATGAAATATATTCATTGTTTTAGAGAAATTGTTAATAATTTACATCTTAATATAGAATTAACTGATGAACAATTTAATTGTATTAATGAATATTTTAAAGAATTGTATATGTCTTAATTAAATATAATATTTTTTTAAAAATAAATATGAATTATTTACATCTATTACCTTATTTAAAATATTGGGTAGGATTTGGGGCAATTAGTGGAGGAATTATTTCGGGGATTGATAAAATTTGGGAAATCGCAGAAGAACCAACTCCTGTTTATAAAAATCCCAAAATTGAAAAACCAATTCAGGCCGTTTATCATTTAACAAGAGTTGCGGGTAGTTCAGGATTTGGAACCAGTATATCCGGATTAACTGCCCTAACCGCTCCTGTTTCAATTCCCGCTTATATTTATTATAAATATTCAACTGAAAAAGAAATTAAATAATTGCATATAAATTTCATATATAAATAGATATTCAATATTTAATTGATATATAGATATTATATCTTTTAATAATTCTTTATTTTTTTCATCTAAAATTAAGATACAATTTAAATTAGTTTTTGATAATTCTTCTAATTCTAATGGGGATTTTAATTTTTCAAATAATTCAATTACATTATCATTAATTATTTTTTTATTTATTTCTTTTCTTTGTCTTTTTTCTTTTTCAATTAATTCAAAAATAATTTCGTTTAATCCCATTAAATTTATATTCTTCTTTTAATTTTTGTAAATATTTAATATATATATTTCTTCTTTATTCATTACTTTAAACCAAAAAATTTTTTTTATTTTTTTAAATTAATGGCTTCAATAGATTTTGATAGAGATATAATCCCTCTTATAATCGATAAAACATGTGAAAATAAAGATTTATTAAAAAAAATATTTGGAAACAATATCAAAATATAGCAAAAGAAATTGGTATAACAACTAATGAATTAAATAAATATATAACAAATTATACTTATAATTCAGAAGGATTTAATAGAACATTAGAATTAAAATTTGCTAAAATTTATAATACAAATGTATCTGAAAAAATTGGTGAATTAATTATAAAATTATCAAAAATTTATCCAGAAAATGAAATAAAAGAAATGATTGATAATTGGTGGGAAACATTAGATATTAATTAAAGAACCAACCTTTATCACAAACAGATAATAATATTTGTTTAATTTCATATTCATTTTTTTTATCAAATGTTATTGTTAATTTATCTTTATTTTTTGTGAAATAAATATTAAATTCTGTTCTTTTTAATTTATCTATAACATTTGATGAAATTATATTAAAATTATCGATATCTTTTAAAGTGCAAGACGGCATTTTTTATATTTTAAATTAAAAAAATTCAATTTTTTAGAATAAAAGAATTTAATTATTCTAATTCCTCAAATAAAGAAAAATCAAAATAGATTTCATCTATAAAATTTACATTTATTAAGTTTAATTCTGAAATTAATTTATCTAAAAATATTTTTTCATCTTTATTTAAAATAACAAGATAATTTAAATTTGTTTTTGATAAAACTTTTAATTGTATTGATTTTATTATTTTGTTAATAAAAAATTCAACAAAATTTAAATTTATTAATACATTTGAGTTAATATCTATTTGTTCTTTTAATTTTATTAAATTTGTAATTTTATATTTAATAATTTTTTTAATTGATTCTTTAGATATATTATATACATAATTATTTATTTTATTTTCTTCTTCAATTAAATCCAAAAAATCTTTTTCAAGAGATGATATTGTTTCCAATATAAAATCTGGTGTATCATTAATACTTTTTATGTTTCCTAATATAAAAACTCCGAGTGTTTCTTTATTTGATAGACTATCTCTCATTACTTTATCTAAAAAAAAAATTATTAAAATTTTTTATTCTAAAAAGTTTATTGAAGTAGGGACATAGGGTTTCTTCCTACATCGACCATACTACGGAGATAGGCGATTTGTTTATCATCATAAACCGTTGAAGCAACCATTACACCAGTATTAGCGTCTTCTGTAACAGTGGGTTTAGGACGGACATTCGATCCCTCACTTACACTCCAACGAGTTCGGGGCATTGTTCGCCAGATGTCATGGCGTTTTCCATCAAGATCATACATTGTTGATTGAACCTGTTGTCCAATTGAATTATATTGTAAATTCTCTTTCTTTTCATCGGCTAAAGCACCTCCTGGGCGTTCAGATAGATATAATTGAGCTACTTGTTCATCTGTACGGGCGCCCTTACAAACTGTAACATTAGCGAACTCAGCGTTATGTTGGTCTCCATCACTGAAACGAAGTGGGCCGGGATTTAGTTCAACAGGTGTGTTGGGGTTATAGAATACAAGTTTTCCATCCTCATAAATAGACATAACTGATTCATCTTGAGACCATACAATGTGTCGCCATTCGTTTTCTTTTAATCCAAGATCATGAGGGCAATATGTTGTTAAATTCTTAGAATAATATTTGCCCGTTCCTGGATGGCTCGTCTTATAAGTGAAAGCAATACAAGGATCGCCATTGGGATTACGACGGAATACAATTGAAGGAGAACCGTTCTGACTAATATTTCCTTTACGCATAAGGGCAAATGAACTGGTAACCTTTAGAGTTCGGAATTTAACCCAAAAGGCAACAGTCCATTTAGGCCAATCATAGAATTTATCGGCGGATTTGGGGAATGCTAATGAATGGGGAGGAATACTACGCCATCTTTGACATCCTGACATATTGGCCGGTGGGGGAATGTTCTTTGGGGCGCTTTCTACATAATTGGAAAATACTGGAACTGCTCCAAAACCCTCAAATCCGTTCTTACATATTAAATATCCAGCTCTTACTCCTAATACTACTAAAATTAAAGATAGGAGCACTAATGATACTTTTGCACATTCAGTAACTATTTTTTGTTGTTCATTTGACATATTACTCTTAATTTTAAATTAGAAAATAAAAAAAAATTAAATTTTTTTGATTAACAAATAATTTTTTATTCCAAAATAAAATATAAGATATGCTTTTAAATTATACTGTTGAAATTCAAGAAGGTTATCAAAAGGATCTTAATAAAATTGCCAAATTTATTCAGAAGGTTTATGATAGTAAGCGGGGATTAACCGTTCTTTACAATAATAAATTACGATTTAAAAGAGTTCCTTTAAATAGTCCGGCGAATTTTCACGTTAAAATAACATCAAATGATGATATTAAAAGAATATGTGGATTTCATTTAATGTCTTGCGCCGATATGGTTACTAATATCATCTATTTGAATTATGATAGATGGTGGTATGGTAGTCCCACATTCTTTCATGGTCTTAAACCAAAAGATAAGAAAAAACAATTAGAACTATATAGAATATATTTAGTAAATCATGAAACTGGACATCAATTGGGATTTGACCACCCACCATCAAGTTATTCTATTGGGGCTGATAAACCTTGTAGTTTCATGGCACAACAAACTATTAATTTACATGGGGGATTAGCTAATCCTTATCCTATGGTTAGTGATAAAAAATATAATCGATACAAGAGGTTTTAAATACCGATTGACCAAGAGGTTTTAAATACCGATTGACCAAGAGGTTTTAAATACCGATTGACCAAGAGGTTTTAAATACCGATTGACCAAGAGGTTTTAAATACCGATTGACTAATTTAATTTTTTTTAAATAAATAGAGTAAATGGAAAATATATTATATGAAATAAAAGATAAAATAGCAAATAATGAAACATTAGATGATATTATTAACTTAGTTTTTGAATTAAATAGAGAAGAATCAAAAAAATTTTATTCTTATGAATGTATAGATATATTAAATCTTGGGATTCAAAAAAAAAGATTAGATTTTGTTAAATGGTATCTAAATAATCAAGAAATACTTAATTATTATAATAGTAAAATTAATACAGAAATTAAAATTCAAGTCGAAGATAAATATATTTTAGAATTAAAAAGTACAGATAAAAATATATATCATTTTTATTTTAATTATCCTCTTTTACAAGCAACAAAAGTTAAAGATAATAATAAAATAATTAAATTTTTATTAAAAAAAGGGTTTAACCAATATATCATGTTCAAATTTGGAAGTTTAAATATATTCTTTGGTGATTTTATTCTCAATAATAAAGAATATCTTAAATTATTATACTCAAATAATTCTTTTTGGAATAATAATAATTTTTATAATAATTATATTTTGGACAAATATGAAAAACAAGAAAAATTAGATGTAAATAATCCAGATTTATTAAAAAAGAATAATGTTTATCAAACTGTATCTTTAACTCCTAAACAAATTAAAGAAATTAAAGAAATTAAAAAGGATTTGCTTATTAATCTTTTTATGACTGCAAGAGTGGATACTATACCAACATTATTAGATAGATTTAATATAAATGATGATCTTGCTAATTTATTTATTGAAACTAATAATTTTATGGTAATTGAATATTTATTAAATGCCAATTTAAACAGTAATAAATCTTTTACTTCCTTTAATTTGAAATGGTATCAAAGTTTATATGAAAAATATAGTTATTTAGCAAAGAATAATTTAATTGATTGCTACACCGAATCAAATAAATATAAAACATCAATTCCATATATAATTGAAAATACTTATATTGACACAGTTAAAGATTTTTGTAAAGTATATGATATTGATTATTATAACGTGATTTGGGCATTTCATTTATACTTTACAAGATTTGAGAGATTTAAGCTTAGCGAAAAATTTAAGCTTGTAGAAGAAGATATATATGGAAGTGATATAATTAATTTTTATAAAAATTACGAAATACAAAATACAAAAACTAATTATCAAAATAGATATATAATAGCTGCATTTATTATATCTGTTGTTGTTACAAATTCTAGATTATCTGAAACAGTTAATGTTATATATCCTGAAACTGATATGAGTAATAAAGAATATGTAAATAAATATAAATATTTAAAAAATAAAAATTTAAATGATAAATATGGTTTTATTGATGAAATAATAGATAATGACAATACTTTATTCTTCGATATTATTAATTATTCTGATAATGATAATAAAATAAATTTTTATTATAATAGATTAAAAAATAAAAAAAAAATTAATATTTATGGAATAAAAAATAAAATATATAATAAATTTAAAGATAATAAAAATATAACTAATTGTTTAAAAAGATTAGATTATCTATTAATGGACAATATTATATCTGTTGATTTTAATGAATTAGAATTAATAAATTTATTAGATAATAAAAACCATACTTGTGAAGAAATTCATAAAATATTAATTCATAAAATAGGAAATATAATTGATTTTAATCAAGAAATAGAATATAATATAAATAATGATTTAGTTTTTGCTAAAGAATTAGATACAAGTGATGATAAATTAGAAAAAGGAACACATGCAATTAATATTAATGGAGATTATATTGTTTCTTTTGAAAAACCAAAAGATAAATCATATATTAATCTATTAAGAGATATAACAACTGATTTACATACAAAAATATATTTAAAAAAAAATGAATACAATGGAATAAAAAAATATTTTGATTTTATTTAAAATATTTAATTTTTTTGTATAAATAAATTAAATATGGATGAATATAAACAAAAGATTAAAAAATTGTTAGTTAATAACTCTAAATGGAAAGAAGAAAATTGGAGAAATAAAAAAATAGAAAAGGATACAGAGAGACAAATAGATACGTTATTATATCAAATTGGAAGAATAAAAAAATTAGATGATTTTTTTAGTTATGAAAATATAGATATATTAACTTTAGCCATTCAAAAGAAAAGAATTAAATTTTTAAAAAAATATTTTCAATTAATTAAAGACACAAAAAAAAAATTAAAAGAAAAAAATTTAATTTCTGATTATTATAAATCAAAATCATCTGATTTTAAAAGATTTGAGAGATCTTTTAAATCTTATAAACCTTTTGAATTATTTAAATTTTATGATAATAAACCATATAATCAAAGTATTGATTATATAGATTTTAAATTAATTAAAGGTGATTACTCTTTAATTATGAATCATCCATTGATTCAAGCAGTTAAAGTAAGAAATAATCACGAAATTATAAAATTATTACTCAAAAATGGTTTTTCAATTGATGTTATATTTCGTTTTGAATTAGATGACAGAAAATATACATATGAATTATGGCATTTTTGTTTATTTTATGATGAAAATATTCGTTCTTTATTTAATATTAAAAATAAATATAAAATTATAAAAGGAGATATTCCTGATTTTATTAAACAGAAACAAAAAGATATAAGTGATATATATAAAGAAGATTTAATAGATAGATTTATAGATAATGCTTATATTGATGTTTTATTTGGAAGAAATCAAAATTTACATAGTGTCATGTTATTAAATTATAATTTGTTAAAAGATGTAATTTATTCATTATATTCAGATAGTTTATTTGATAAAGATGAAAATAGATTTGAAATATCAGAAAATAATAAAAAGAGATTAATTAGAATGATTTATGTAAATGGAGATCCAGATGCTATTAGATTAATATTCCGCAATGAAAAAGATAAAAATTATTTATTAGATTTTGATTTAATATCTATATTAGATAAAACAAATAATGATATAGGGATTAATTATCTGTTAAAAGAAACAAATAAAACAAATAAAACAAATAAATTATGTACAAATTTTGCATATGATTATTATAATAAATTATATGAAATTGTAAAAGATTACCACATAAATGTTATTGATAAAGAAGAATGTTATAAGGAAATGATAAAATTAAAAGTATCTGGTTCTGGATTTAATCAAAGATATCGTTCAATGTCAGACACATCAAATACATCATTTAGCCCAGATGATACTAAAAATTCTCTTGAAGTTAATAGAAATTCATTTTCTAGTTCAAATGCACAGAAATATAGAGAACAATATATTCCAGATAATGATTCAACTAATTTATCTGAATATAATTATGACTTAGAACCTATGTAATTTTATTTTTTTTATCTATTTAAAATAAATAATGAGTATTCAAGTTAGAGATATTACTGACAGCCAAAAAAACGAGATAATTGGTGTAAATTTAGATAATACCACAAAAGTTATTAATTTCCCAAAAGATAAATACGATTGGTTATTATTTAATAATGATGGAAGTGTTGGTTTAGTTTTAGATAAAAATAATAAAAATTCTTTAACACAAGCACTTGGTGGAAGTGGCGGTGTAGTTAAAAATTTAGATCGCGATGGTGAAAAATTAGCTACTTTATTGAAAAAAGGCTCTACTTCATTAACTGGTGATTTATTATATTTTTCTAAAAAAGGAGAAGACGAGTTAGATAACTTATTTGGAGAAGTTAAAAGTACAGTTGAATTTAGTTTAATTAAAATATTGGTTGATAACAAGCCACATTCTTATTTACTTCAAAAATTAGTTGAACAAAATTGTAAAAATCAACAAAAAAATTTAGATGAAATTTATAGATTATTTTTATCTAAATTTATGAATGATAATAGAGATATATATAAATATTTAGTATTGGATTCTGATTGTAATATAAGAAATATAAATAATTATAATGAATTTTTAAAATTGTATTCTCAATTATTAGAACAAAAAATAAAAGAAAAAAATTCAAATAATGATTATATTATAAAAGTAAATAATGTTCGTGATTATATTCGTAATTTAAATTTAGCATTAAAAAATAAAATTTTTGATATGAATACACCAATATTATTTAATGGAGATAAAAAAAAATTTAATAATCAAAGAAAAACAATACTTGAATCAAAAACTAAAAAAGCTATTGAAACTTTAATTGAAGCTTTAGATAAACGTTCAGATTTAAGAAATGCTGAAGGTAAAACACAAAGTAATATAATTCAAGGAATTTATAATAAATTTTAAAAAAATTAATTTAATTTTTTTATTCAAATAATTCGTCAATATCATCAATACCAACCCCAAATTTATCTTCATCAATAACAACATCAAAAGCATTGGTTCCGCCCTTAATTGGTAATCCAAACATAATTCTAGAACTAACACTTTCAACTGGGTCTTCTAATTCATTTAATGCCGCTAATTTAAATTGTTCTGTATTCTGTTCGAATGTTGCCTTAGATAATGGACTAACATCCGCCAATTTATTAAATCCGTGTCTATTAACCGGAACCAATTTGCCCATATAAGTCATATTATCAACTAACAGAGCAATGTGATGGTAATTAATATAGATACCATTAAAGGTGAAAACGTCCCGGATTTCATTAAGCAAAACATTACGAGCCGCTCCAATCCCGAATATTTTATATACTTCATTAATATCTGTACTTGTTGTAAATTTAATATTAACTTCTGGATGTTTTAATACTTCAATCAAATTAGATCCATCTGTATCTAATACATATTCTGTTCTTTCTTTAATCATTTGTTCATCTTCATCGAAATATTTTTTATTTTTTTCCTCCCTCACTTGTACAGAATTTAATCCCTCTAAACCTCGCAATACGAAATTATAGAGTAAATTATCTTTCTCCTTAATCATATTTTCATATGTCAATTTATTTAACTCTCCCTTTAACCTAATTAGTAAAATCAAATTCTTGGCGTTATCAATAGAATATATAACAAAGTAATTCGGGTTTGCCGATATCTTATTATAAATCTCCTTCATCTGAATTTGATTATATAAAATCTTTGTTCTATTCAATTTAATTCTTAAAACAATTTTAGAAATATTAGTTGGAACCTTCACTCCAACCATAAATTTAAAGAATTGGTCAATCATTTTTTGGTCTTCCTTAAATTCCGTTTTCTTTACGTTCGGATCAAAATTAATACTCAATTCATCAACAAAATTAATTAATTTTGTTTTAATTAATTCATTCTTAATCTTATATGCCAATTTTTTATCTGTTGGATCATTCAAATAGATACTTAACTTAGGATTTTTTGGATTAGATGAAATATTCAATAATTCCTTCAAACGAGGCACACCTGCAGTTACATTACTCTTTGAATTAACACCACTAAAATGGAATGTATTTAATGTTAATTGTGTTGATGGTTCTCCCATAGATTGAGCCCCAATTGTTCCAACCATTGTTCCTGGATCAATAATAGCATCAAAATACTTACTCTTAATCAATGAGATTAATTGATCAAACCCATTTTTATTTAACTTATACTCAAAAATAATTCTCTTTGAAGCCAATACACTTCTTAATAACATATTGAAATATTGATTATTATGTTTAAACTCCTTATTAATATTTTTATTATTCATATTTACAAATAACTTTGGTAAATAATCAGTAAGATCTTTAACAGATTTAATAATATAATCAACATCTTTAATTGTTTCATCCGTTTTTGTTGAATTAATAATATTAATAATCATTCTATTAATATTCAATGGCAGATAGAATTTATCTGTTATTTCTCTATTAGAATTAATAAACATATTAATAACATTTAATCTATCTTCTTTAATCTTTTCATATTCTTCATTGATCAATTTTTTATCTCCTTTAACTTTCTTTAACTCACTAGAAGTTAATTCATATTTATTACTCATAACATCATTTGACATTAAGATATGTTCAATTCTTTGTAATTCGATTTTAACTGGATCAATACCATCTTCTCCATACTTAAACTGAATAATCTTTCCGGCAGCATTTCTAACTGTTCCATCGTATTTAATCATATTATCCTCTAAATCTTTAACCATTTGACGACTAATATAACCTGAATCGGCCGTTTTAATTGCCGTATCAATAATACCTTCTCTTCCACCCATCATATGATGATAAAATTCAGTTGGATCAAGTCCCTTAAGAAAACTGTGTTCAACGAAACCACGTGCCTTGGGATTAAAATCAAATCGCTGATAATAAGGCATACTTCTCTGTCTCCCATAATTTTGTTTAATTCGAGCCCTATTCACATTTTGTTGTCCAACACAGCCCATAATCTGTCCAATATTTAAATTCTCTCCTTTAGATCCGGATCCCATTGAACTCATAATTAAAAGATTGTTTGTTGTTGGATCTAAAACATCAATTGCTTCACTTGCAACAGATAATGTAATTCCATTTAATATTTCTGTTGCAGTTATTTCAAAACCTTCTTCAATTGTTAAACCAATCGGGGGAATATATAAATTATTATCAATATCATCAACCAATTTATAAATTTTACTAATACCCTCAATAATTTTTTTATCCATTTTTTCAACTAAATCTTTTTCTGGATAAATATCTCCTAATCCAATTGTCATTCCGCGACTTTCTAAATAACTATTTGTATATTGCTGGATCATCCATAAGAAATGACCGGCTTCTTCAATACCGAAATCATTAACAATTGTATGAACAAATCCACCTTGTTTCTTAGCACCTAATACTGATTTATCAATAGCACCTTGTGTGATAACACCATTCTTAATAACAATTCTGGAATTTTTAAGATAATCATTGCCTTCAACTGTATTTTCATCCACATCAGACCTTGAACTATCATATAAATTATTAAACTTACAAATATTTACTTTTGGAATAATAGTATTTAATACATCTCTTCCGTTATTACCATCTATCTTTTCCCCCTGATACTCAGGATTTAATGCTAACATATTTAATAAACGCTTCTTATTGATTTCTGTTTGATTTAATGTCATTAAATATGAACCCACTAATGAATCTTGAACAATACCCATAATCGGGCCATTTGTTTGAGGTGTAATTAACTGGGAAAGAGGATTTGTTAGATGGAAAATCTCAAAGGCATTTGCCGATGATTGGGGAAAATGAACATTCATTTCGTCTCCATCAAAATCGGCATTAAATGGTGTTGTAATTGATAAATTAATACGAAATGTTTTGTCTTTAACAATTTTTGCTTTTAGCGCCATCATACTCATCTTGATTAGTGTCGGCTGTCGATTGAAAAGTCCAATGTCGCCATCAATAACCTGTCTTACTACCTTATCTCCCACTTTTAATACAATATCCTCTTTAATCATTTCAATAATTCTCGTTTGATTATCTCTAATTAATTTAAATGCTCTTGGATATGTATCTGTAAAAGCATTATAGATATAACTATATAACTTTTCTTTATTAAAATTATTTACCACTTCTTCAACTGTTGAAATTTTCGCAATATCAAATGGAACTCCAAATTCATAAATCTTTAATGTTGGATCTGGTGTAATAACTGTACGAGCTGAATGATTTGCCCTTTTGGCCATCAAATTTCTACGCAATCTACCCACTTTTCCATTTAATCTCGAAGAAATGCCTTTTAATTGACGATTTGTTCTTGTTATAATAATTGAACTCGTTTTACCACTTGTTAATGTCATTAATGCTTGGATATACATAGTCAATTGAGAAATATACTTGATTAGTTCATTATTATTAATCTCCTTTTGCTTCATTTTACTTAATTTACTCTTTAATAGGTTATCAGTTCTAATAATTGTAACATAATATGTTGTAATATCATTTTCTCTTCTCTCATTACCATCAATACTTGTTGGTCTCGCAATTGGTTCAAGAATTGGCAAAACCGTAATTAACATATATTCTGGACGATTTGTACTGCTAAAACCTAATATTTCTGCATCCTTTGGGGATACTCTTCTAAATAACTCTAATACCATACTCGGCATTAATGGGTCTTTTTTACTTTCATTGCCTTTATAATAATAGATAAAATCACATCCTGTTTTACGATGATTTGGTTGAATACTCTTACAATATGGACATTCACTTAACTTCTTATTTTTTGCTTCTCTTAATCTAAGTTTTTTAGGTTTTTCTTTTAAATTTTTAATTTCTTTTTCACTTAACAAGATTTTTGAACAATTAAAACAAATACTTTCTAATAATTGTTTAATAACGTCCAAGAATAATGGATGGAATACTGGACTTGCTAATCTATAATAACCTGGATGTCCAATACAGTTCTTAGAGTTTAACTCACATGTTGCACATACACCGTCATAGTCAATAATACCCATTCTTAAATCAAATAAACCATTCTCAACCACTTTTCCACCATTAATTGTATTGTCTGTTTTAACTTCAACAACACTACTCTTAATTATATCTTCTGGTGATCTAATATTAAAACTAATATTATTTGGCTGTTTCAATTCAATTAAGTTCAACATTTGAAAGTTTATACTCTTTTATTATTAAATAAATAATATTTAATTCAATTTTATGAATATAAAATAAATTTTATGAATATAAAATAAATTGATTTTTATTTATAATAAAAAAAAATGACTTTACTTGGAAGTATAATTATTGATTATATATCTTTTGATGATATTCAAATTAATTCTTCTATAGAAAACAAAAGAATAAATAATGCAATTATTGAAGTTATAACTTCTTATCCTTTATTTGAAAATACCTCAATCAATTTTGATTTATTTGAAGGAATAATTGATGATTGTTTTTACTTAGAAGAATTTAATATTTCTATATTTATTTCTATTTCTGATGAAAAATATGTTAATTTAAAAAAAATAATTTTTGATTCTATTTATGAAAAAATTATTGAGGAATAAATATGGACAAAGTCCATATTTATTTTTTATCAATATGGACTTTGTCCATATTTATTTTTTATCAATATGGACAAAGTCCATATTTATTTTTTATCAATATGGACTTTGTCCATATTTATTTTTTATCAATATGGACAAAGTCCATATTTATTTTTTATCAATATGGACTTTGTCCATATTTATTTTTTATCAATATGGACTTTGTCCATATTTATTTTTTATCAATATGGACAAAGTCCATATTTATTTTTTTTTATTGATCAGTTAATAATTTAACTCTAAATTTTTCTGGATATGAACTATTCATAAATACATTTATAATTTGATTTTCTTTTAATACCTCAGGTTCATAAGCAACTGTATAGATATTATTAACTCTATATTGATATATAATTCTATTTGATACAGTTATAAACTGTCTTGCTTCTAATGGAAACTTATATTTGCCTATACTATAAAATGGTTCAACATGTCCAATAAACATCCAACGAGTTAATGGTCTGCTTTTTTTTGTTGTATATCCCTCTTTTACCATTGATAAATCCTGTTTTGTTTGGGGATAAATTGTTTTTGGCATTTCATTATATTGTTCTTTATATGTTTTAATATGATCATATGATCTATTTGGAGATGTATTATTAAATCCTTCATTTAACCAATTCTGATTATCACTTCTAATATCCCCACAATTATTTAAACCCATACAAGTTAAACTTCTTGGGTTATCCATTCGACCATAATAAGTCGGATTTCCCCAAAAGGCATTTTTATTATTATCTATATTCTGTCTTACACCCGCCCCTGATGTTGTACCATTCGGTACTGTATTATATTGTTTTTTCCATTGTGGAGTATTATAGAAAGTAAAATAATAACTACTCGACATTATATTAATTGGGGAAATAAAAAATAAATCCCAAAGCGATTTTATCTCCCAGTTTCAATTTAAAGGAATTAATAGATAATTATATCCATTTTCAATTTAAAGGGGCGGGCAGGGAAAGGGCATTCTGCCCTCCGCTTGAACTTGTGATTTAAATCAAAGTCTTTTTGAGTTAATTTAACGATCTATTTAAAAAATTTTATAATTTTTTTTAAATTTCATTGCCCAAGATAATTTATAAAAAAAAAATAATTTATAAATTAATTATTTTAAAAATTCTAATTTAACATTATCATTATCTATACTTGATATATTAAAACAATATTTTGGCAATTGTTTTATTAATTTTAATTCTTTTCCAATACTTCCTAATATTAAACCAAATGGTTCTAATTTATGTGTAAAACTTCTATCTATTGATTGGTTCATTGACATTATCTTTAAATTATTAAATTGTTTCATATTACTTGGTTCTATATGACTCCAAAATGTATAATTATTATCTAATACACATAAATATGTTTCTGGATAAAAAAGATTTATATACATTGAATAAAAATTTATTTTAGTTAAAACATTTGGAACTGTTGTATCTCTTATTAAAAATATTTCTTCTGTATTATTTGTTTTAAAATTTTTTATATCTTTAAATACATAATTTGATATAACTTTATATCTATATAATTTAACCATTATATATAATATACAATGGGTTCTTTTATTTCAAAGAATAAACCAATTGGATATTATTCATCTTTTAATAAAGATATAGCCGTTTATCAAAAGAAACAAAATAATAATAAATGGCTTGTTTATTCTGATGATGGAAATTTTGTTTTTGAAATTAAAAAAAAATTTGATATTCAAAAAGATTTGTTTTATGGTTGTAAACTATTTAAAAATATTTAATTCTAAAATCAATTAAATTGATTTTTTTATTTTAATTCTAAAAAGTTAATTTTTTAATTCTAAAAAGTTAATTTTTTAATTCTAAAAAGTTAATTTTTTAATTCTAAAAAATTGAATTAAAAAGAAATTATTTCTAAAACAAAAGAAATGAACACTTCTAGTATCAAAGCGTTTAGCATTTATTAATTATGCCATTAATTTGGCAAGAAGAAGTAGTCTTGGATGGAAACATGGTGCAGTTGTTGTTAAAAATGGTGAAATAATTGGTGAAGGAACTAATTATGGATATACTTCTCCATTGAGAGGACATTACAGTCTTCATGCTGAAGTAGATGCCATTTTTAATGCAGTTAAGAGAGTTAAAGATAAAAGAAAATTAAGAGGAGCCGATTTATATGTTGTAAATTGGTTTAAATTCACAAATAGCAAAGCAGAAAAATTAAGATGTTCCAAACCTTGTGATAACTGTAAAAGAGTTATTGAAATGTATGGAATAAGAAATGTGTATTATAGCACAGAGGAATTAACTGAAAGAATGAGATTTAAATAATAATTATTTTTTTTTAAAGATAAGGGAGTTAATTTGACTTTGTCAAATTAACGTGTTTCCCCCAAAAAAATTGAAATTTTAATTAAATAATAACAAAAGATGATTGAAACATTCCAGGATTATTTAATTGTATATTTGTGTGTATTTTGTGTTTTTGTATTGAGTTATTGTTATTTTAATATTAATCAATTACATAATTGTACTCAAAATGAATATAATAGACAATTTGCAAGTGGTTGTATTGGAGCATTTATATTGATTTATTGTTGTTTCAGTTCCATTTTAATTCCATCTGTTATTTATATTGTTTATCTATCTAATTAAAATATAAAATAAAAAAGCAACTTTATTAAAATTGATTTTTTTTTAATTAATTTATAAAAATGAATTTTGATTTATTATCTACTGCTTGTTCAATGTTAATTGAAAATATTAAATTACATCCAGTTAAATTAAACTTAATATTTAATGAAGATATTGATTATGAAGATATTAAAGAAGAATATTTAGATAATTATAGTTATGAAGATATAATTGATTTTGATTGGGATACCTTAGTTAAAAATAAAAACTATACTAAACTCTATATGTATAGTTTAAAAACAGGAAATGATGATACACGAGGTGGCGGTTGTTATGATCTTAAATTTACAAAAGAAGATTTTATATGGGAAAAAGAAAATAAAAATGGAATTACTTTAAGAGATGTTGTTGAAGGTTGTTATAGATTAAAAGGTTCCAAATATGATTATTGGTATGAAATGTTTGATGGTATGCTTAATGAAACTAAAAAAGAAAAAAAATTAAAAAATTATTATTATAAATATTTAAATAAATCATTTACTCTTAAATATAGGGTTGATTTTAGTTATGGTTCTTAATTTATTTATTCTATTAAAATTGATTTTTTTTATTTAATTTAAAAAAATCCAATGGAAACAATTTCGTCTTTTTGGTTTAACCCAGATAATGAGCAATTTTGGTTCAAACAAAGCAATGATCAAGATAATTATATCTATAATAATTATTATCAATTATTAAATGAAACAAAAGATGATAATATTGAAGAATATACATTAGAAAAAGTTATATTATTTGATCAATTTAGTCGTCATATATATAGGAATAATCCTGATAAATATAAATCTTATCAAAAATATGCTATTGTTCATTCGATGTATTTACTTAATAATAAATCCCAATTAGATAAATTAGCACCGAAACAACGTGTATTTATTCTCTTGCCATTTCGCCATACATTTTTAGAAAGTATGATTAAATACTCTATATTAAAAGTTAAAGAATGGATGAAAGATAATAATTCTAGTTATTATAAAAGATTTTTAGTTGCCTCTTATAATTCTCTTGGAAAAGTTATTAACAAGAAATATGAATTCGGAAAATTTAATTATTTAAAAAATATAGAATATAAATCTGATTTAATCTTAGAAAATAATAAAAAATTAAAAAATTTTAATGTTTTTCGTGATACAAATATTCCAAAGAAATTCTTAGAAAACGTAAAAGATATTAATTGTAAAAATATTTGTATCTCTTTATCTGGTGGAGTTGATTCAGTTATTTGTTTAATCTTATTCAAATATTTAACAGATAAAAATATATTTGCCGTTCATATCGATTATAATCAAAGAAATGAATCAATATATGAAGCAAAATTTGTTCAACATTTATGTAATGAAAATAATATTCCTCTTTTAATCAGAAACATATATGAAATTAAAAAAACAAAAGAGAATAGAACAATATATGAAGATATAACCAAAAATATTAGATTTGATCTATATTATTCAGCATTTGATAAATTTAAAGTTAAAACTGAAAAAGATTTTATTAATACAGTAAATTTTAATTTATATTATTCGGCATTTGATAAATTAAAAGTCGAAGCTGAAAAAGATCGTATTATTGTATTGGGACATCATAATGATGATGCTTTTGAAAATATTTTAAATAATATGAAAAAAAATATAAATAATAATAATCTTAGAGGATTTTTGAAATTAAAAGAAATAAATAATGTTAAAATATTGCGGCCTTTATTCAATGTATCTAAATCTGAAATATTTGATTTTGCCCATTCTATTGGGGTTTCTTATTTAAAGGATATAACCAGAGTAGAAACAGAAAGAGGAAATATTAGAAATAATATCGCCCCTATATTAGGAAATAAATATATAGAAGGAATTATGAATTTCGCCGATGAACATAAAGAAATGTATGAAACTATTATTAATAATTTGGCAAAACCATTTTTAGATAAAATGGAATGGGGAAATTCAACAATTAAATTACCGGAATTCAAAGATATTACCTCTTATATCTTCTGGAAATATGTTATTTATAGTATCTGTTTTAAAATTGACCATTTTCCACCAAGTAATAGAAGTATTTTAGCATTTATAGAAAAGATTAAAGTAAGTAAAACAAATAATATTAAACGGTTTTATTTTAAAAGTGATTTAGTTTTTGAAGGGGATTGTTTCTCATTTTAATTTGATAATATAATCCCTGCAAATGTACCTGCAAAAATAAATATTATTCCATAACCTAAATAAACAGTTAAAGATAAAATAATTGAATTTGAATAATCTATATTATAATGAACATAGATTGTTATTGCTATAATATAAATTATAAATATTAATGTTATTAGACTTAATATATTTTCTCTTTTTATAACCGGCGAATTTTTTTCATAATATCCAATCTCTTTGTCAATTTCTTCTTTTTTTTTATATAATTTTGATATTCCTGATATATTTTCTTTTTTATATCTTTCAATTTTATTTTTTATATCTTTTATATTTTCTAAATTTTTATTATAATGTTTTGTTTCTATATCTTTTTTTTGTAATTCTGAATAATTATACCAAAAATAAATTAGAGTTAAAAAAGTCAATGGAAATATTGAATCATTTGCTTTCAATAATATATTATTTTCTTTATATCCTAATTCCATTATATTTTATTAACTATAAAAAAATAATTATTTTTTTAATAAATATAAAGATGTATAAATTTTCACCTAAGAAACATCAATCGTTGGTGGATAGAATTAATGAAGATCCAAAGGGATTGTTAAATCCTTATAATGAATATAAGATTATGTTTCATTCTGTTCTTGAATCAACACATTATTATGATTATATTTCTATCTTAAAAATGTTAAAAGAAACAACAGATGAATATAAACAAACTATTTATTCAGAAATAAAGAGAAGATGTATTAGTATTTGTAGCATTAATTGTTCTGATATTGAAATTTTTGATGATGATTTTATTAAAAGATATGTTCTTTCAGAAGATAAAGAACTTATTAAAGAAATATTTAAACACACATTTCCTGAAAATAAAGATGTTTTACATAGAATTTGGAGAATTTATCCAGAAACAGAAGAATATATTAAATCTATGATGAGAGAAGAATATAAATCTAAACAAAGATTACAAAAAAAATATTTCCCTAAATGGGAAAGTCTAATTGGTGGATTTAATCCACGAACACAGAATATGATAATTAAAAAGATTGAAGAAACTCCTATTCGAGAAACTGATGATGGTTGTCTTATGTTTAATTTTATTGATCAATCTATTTATAAATTAGATCTTGGAAAAATTTATAAACATTTCTATGAAATTCATAATAATGTTCCTAAAGAAAGTATGTTTGATTATAGTTCTCAAGAGTCAAAAAGATTTGTTAAGGTTAGTGAAAAATTAAGACATATAGCCAAATCTGTTCTTTATGAAAACGAAGATCCATATTTATTTGAAGCATTTGGTTTGCTTGATAGAATTATATATAAAAATGAATATAATGAATATCAATCTGATATTTCATATTATTTAAAGAATATGAAATGTTTTCATATAAATATTTAGATTGAATTATCCCAAAGATTATTAATACATTGGCGATTATTGTTGTATGGACTATTAGATGAATTAACTTCACAGGGGCGTCCTAAATTTACTCTCCATCTTATCATTGGTGGGGCAAATCCTAATACATCAATAACATCTCCATTTTTTACTTTATATGTTTGTTTAACATAATAATATCTGTCTCCTACTACAACACGATAAATATAAACACCATTATATTGGGACTTAATATCAATATATTCTAATGGATATTTAACAACTTCTTCGGCGGGGTTTAATCGATGGGGTCTATAACCCATTCCGGCACCAAATGGCGCCATTACAAATCCAATTGTTTTCCAATTTGATGAACTATTTGATAATGGATATCCCATATTGGCGGGCACTGGTGCTTGATATATATTTCTATGTGGTCTTAATCCTCTCTGTAAATAGTTCCCGACTTTTGCTAAAAAATTTGACATTTTATTAATTTATAAATAGATTATTATTGTAAAAAATAAAAAACTTTTTTATTTTTATTGAATAAAAAAAATTAATCACAATAATATGATTTTAATGCTTTTTCACATACATTATTAAAATATCTGTTGATTGTTATATTATATATTGCTCCTGGTTCGCAATCAACAAGTCTTTTGTCTTTAAAATAACATTCATCATATTTACCCCAAACATAACCACATCTATATCTATCTGTACTTGTATTAAAAATAATATCTACTTCTCTTACCTCAACATCAATCCAATTATATTCATTATCACAAGCTTTTCCATTAAAAATAAGATAGATATAATAACCTAAAGCAAACATTGCAATTGCAATCATAGCAATACATATAATTAAAACTTTGGTTGTAATTTCTTCTTCTTCTTTTTTAAAACTCATTTTATTTTTATTAAAAAAAAAATATCAATTTTTATTGAATTAAAATTAATATAATTTATCTATATCATAAACAAACAATGTCCAAAAAAATCGTATCAGAACGTCTCGAATTAACTAAAGCAATTAATAATTTAAGCAAATGCCAAACATCATTTGCCGAAGCAGTAAAAACAATTGAAGCATTAAATGAAGAAACATTAACACAATTAGACTTGGCTATAAATGATAAAAAAAATGAATTAGATAAATTAACTGGATATTTTGATATAGAAAAGAAAAATTTACAAATTGCTTTGGATCAGGAAATTAAACAATATGGATATGATAAAGCAGTTGAAATTGTTGGAGCGCAAGATCAAACTGTTATCGATAATGAAATATTAGAACAATTACAAGCATCGAGTGAAGCAAATACTGATGCGATTAAAGAGGCTGTTAAAGAAGAAAGTGATAAGGGTAAGATTGCTTTGGCGAGTTTAAAGAAACATATGGAGTTGGAGAGTAAAGCAACAATGGCCGATTTAAATGCACAGGTTAAACAGAAGGAAGCAGAATGTAAAAATCTATATGAAACGATTAATACATTGAAGGAAGAGATAAGGGAACAGAGGCAATTGACTAAACAGGTTGCTGAGGCGTCGAGCAAATCTCAAATTAGTCAAGTTATTGGGAAACAGTAAATATTTTTCTTAAAAAAATTAGAATCTTTTTATTTTTTTTATCGGGTTTGGTAAGTTAAGAATGAACCACCTGTTCCTTTTGGTACAACAGTTAATGATGACGGTGGTGGAGTACTATCATCTGATGACATGCTACTATTTCTTGATCGTGGAGGCGGTGGTGGCGGTGGTGGAGTACTATCATCTGACGACACACTACTACTTCTTGATGGTGGTGCTGCCAGTCCTCTTCCTTGTGAAAGTAATTCTGGAACAAGATCTATAAAATTATCTTTTTTTTTAACTTCCACTAAACTATCACTTGTAATTGTTTCCGTTAATTTTTTATCACCAAAAACTATTTTATTTGTTTTTTTATCAATTTTATCAAAATTCTTACTATTAATTATTTCTCTTAATTTATCAAAATCAAAATAATTTATTAAATATATATATAATAATTGATAAATAATAAAAACAAATCCTTTAAATGATATTTTACTTAATTTATTATAGTTTTCTTTTATTGTATCAAAATAATCTTTCTCATCTTTATACTTAATTATAATCGAACTTTGAGCAAAATCTTCAGGACTATCAAGCTCATCATTAAATTCAATATAATTAAACTCATTTTCATCAGCAAATGATTTAAATATACTAAGTAAAAATTCAACTAAATATTTATAAGCATTTTCATCTTTTAATTTACAAATAATATTTTTAAAGAACCAATAAGGAAAATTAAAACTAATAAATACTAATATTAACATAAATGGATACATTTTTTTTTCAAAATCATTATCCTCAGAATTTGTATTAAAATATTCAACATATTTTTCAATAGGATTTTTTTCAAATAATTCATTAAGTTCATTAATATCAGGATAATTATAAATACACAATAAAATAATAAATTTATTTTGTACATTTAATTCTCCTTTAGCTAAAAGAGTAAAAATATTATCAGTATTATCTTCAATTGTAAATATATGTTTCATAAGTTTTTTACAATTTTTTTTTAATTTATCACTACTACGGGATACATTTTCTGTATCCAACACGTTTAATTTAGCATTAACGTCTTCTTTATATGTTCTTGTTCTTGTTAAATCAGAAATATGGGTTTCTACATCTGCTTCAGAATTATCTCCTCTACTTTTTACTAATTTATCAGCATCAGTAGTTTTCATTCCTGTTAATACTAAAATATCAATTAATGATTCTTCTACCTCATTAATTAATTTTTCTATTTTCTGTGATAATTTATTTTTTGGTGAATTTCCTATTCCAAGTATTGGCATTATATTTATATAATATAATATTTTAAAATATTATATTAAAATAAACTTCTATCAATAGCCCCTGTCATTACATTAAATGGCCCCCTTTGTCCTATACGCATACCCGCCGGATATGGAACATCAATTCTATAATCACTTCTTTGATTACATGATAAACCCTCAAATCCATTTTTACAACTACAGTAGATTACAAATAGAGCAATTAATAATAAAACAATATTTATAATCATTTATAAAATAAATGAATAAAAAATAATCTTTGATTATTTTTATTTTTATAATAATTATTTTTACAATAAATGTTTATAATATTCTTCTAATTCTTCAAATGATTTCTTAGTTCCTCCTTCATATGGATAAGCATATTTATTATCAATTAAGTATTTATTAATATTCTCTTTTTCAAGATAAATATTTGCTAAAATCCGGCCATATTTATCTTCACCAACACATTCTAATTTAATTATTTTATTTAAAATTTTATCTTCTAAAATTCCTTTAACATAATATCCGCATTTTTTTTCATTTTCATTTTTTGTTCTTAATTCCGGTGTATCAATTCCCATTAATCTAATACTAAATTTATAATAATCCCCATTAAATTTAAAAACAACTCTAATTGTATCGCCATCATAAACACCTACTACCTTTGCATTATATTCTCTATCCTTAAAAGACCATTTTGGTGTTTCAATTGTTTGACTTTCTAAATTATTAAAACAATCAGATGATACTGATTTACTCTTTTTTCTTCTAAAACAATTCTTAAAAAACTCAAACATTTTAATTTATAAATTTAAAAAAAATCAATTTTAATTGGGGGACATTCTGTCCAGGGGATCAACAAAGTTGATCCCCGATACACGTACCCCCCTTGAGGCCTTCGGCAAAGGGTTATTCAACTAATATTAACCCTTGAAAATTTCAACGAAGTTAAACTTAATTAAAGAATTTATAATCTAACAAAGTTTCTGCAGTTGCTCTTTTTTCGGGTTCATAAACAAATATAGAATTAAATATCTCCATTAATTCATCTATTAATTCATTTCCAATATTATAATCATATTCTAATATATTTTCAATGTTTCTATCTTTAACAAATGTGGGGCGATTTCTAAGTAATCCTGCTCTATGGAAATACTCGTTTGATTTATCTCCCTTCTTTTGGAGATAACGGGGCATTTTTCCTATCATTGATTCAATCAAACATAGATGAATATGATCTAAACTGTTATCATTAAATTCTGTTTCACTGTCGCTATCGCTATCGCTGTCGCTATCGCTGTCGCTGTCGCTATCGCTATCGCTGTCGCTATCGCTATCGCTTTCACTTTCACTGCCAGAACTATATTCAGTATTAAGACTTGAATTTCTAGAATTATTGGGTGTTTCTAATTTATAGATAACTTCATTAAGATAAGAATGCGGGTCAAATAAGTAATCCCCAGTTATAATTTCAAATAGAATACAACCAAATGACCAAATATCAACAGATGATGTTAAATCAGCTTCAATTATATTTTCTGGTGATTGATATTCTAATGTTCCAACAGCAGTTAAATCTTCTTCAAATAAACAGGCTGTTCCAAAATCACAAATTTTAACATCAATTCCATCTTTATTTATTTTAACTAATATATTCTCTAATTTTAAATCAGTATGAATTAAACCAGAATTATATATATGTTGGAGACCTAATAAAGTTTGTTTTCCTATATTTTTAACCAAATCAATTGGCATACCATTTTCATATTTTTCTTCTAATAAATCCAATAAATTGAAATGCATATCCGGCATAATAAACGCTGGAATATTTTCATCTATAACTTTAATTAAATTTATTATATTATCGTGTTTTTCCATTCTATGCAAAATACTAATCTCATCTTTTGTATGTTTTGGGCTTTTTTCTTTTGCTATTTTCATTGCATATTGCTCTTTATCTGGAGATTCAACGAGCCAACAATTTGAAAAATGACCTTTTCCTAATTTTTTCAATAACGTATAATCATTAATTTTATCTCCAATCTTCATATATAAATTATTTTAATCAAGTATATTTTTTTTTTTAGATTAAACGAAAAAAATTATATTTAATTTAATAATGAATAATATTTTACCATATATTGAATATGAGAAAGATGAAAATATATCCATTCAATCCAAAGATTATTTTTATCTTTATTACTTCAATAATAAATATGAAACAAAAGATCCAATAATTTTATCTGGATTTTATAATTGCAAAGAATTAATTAATTATTTTTCAATTAAAAAAAAAATAAAGGATTATCATTTTAAAATATTGGCATATAATTCAAAAAAATTATATATATTCGAAAAAAATATTAGATATATTCAAAATAATATAGAATTAATTAAAACATTGGGGCATATTTCTTTGATTAAAGGAAATATAGATCTATATAATTTGTTAGATATAAATTATTATGGATATTCAAATTTAGTTGAGATAAATTATATTATACAATATGCATTAAATAACGATATAGAATTATTAGAAAAATATTTAATTATTTATAAAAAAGTTATAGATAAATATAAATTATTTGATACACCAAATGTTTTACAAGTAAATAAATTAATTTATTTTATAATTGAACATAAGGGTAAAGAGGAAATTATTTTAACAATAATTAAATTTATATTTGAAAACAATTATATAATTTTATCTTTAAATGATAAAATACAATATATGGCGATTGCAAATGACAATAATTATGAAAATGTTATACAATATTTGTTAAAAATATGAGTTAAACATATTTTTTTCTAAATTATATCGATCTAATATTTCTTTATCTGTAAGGGGATTTTGTGATTTATTTATATTTTTAATTTTGAATAAACCTCCAAATCTATGGAATTTCATTTTATCAAATGAGCTTGTATCAATTGGGGTTGGATTATTACTTATTGCTAATTTGGTTCCGTTTTCATAAATAGTTTGAGTATTACCATCTTTACTCCAAGCGAAGAAATTCCATTTATTTTTATCTACATAGTAAAGATTGGGACAGAATGATTTATTTACTGAATCATCAAAATAATAACAATGACCCCAGCATAGACTATCTCTATTATCATCATATATAATTCTATTATTACCTTTACTAAATATTGTATGTTTCTTTGTACATACCGGCAAGCATCCCATATAATCACAGCATTTTCTTTTCATTTTTCTTGATTTTGGCTTACATAAACCATCTGGATTTTTTACTCTTATCCAAAATGAAACACTCCATTTATCGTTTGAATATGGTTCATCTAATTCACTTGGTTCATCTAATTCACTTGGTTCATCTAATTCACTTGGTTCATCTAATTCACTTGGTTCATCTAATTCACTTGGTTCATCTAATTCACTTGATGAACTTCTAAATAAATTAATAGTTTCATCAATTCCATAAATTAAAGTATAAATTCCTAAACCAATAACTGTTAAAGCTATTATTAAAATAATAATTCCCATATAGTTTAATATGTTAAAAATTATTTCAATAATTATATTAAATGAGTACAGCAACCTGGTTAGATAAAGAAACACCATATGATATCAAAAAGGTTGTAATAAGATCAAAAGATAGAAATAAAAATTTTAAAAATCCAAATAAATTTACATATCAATTTATAGCTCCAATTAAAAATGTTTTATTTGTTAAAATGGTTCGTTCTGATATACCGGCAACAAACTTAACTATAACCCAATATAACAATGGTTTTGTTCTATCTGAAGATAACGTTGATTATCCAATTGAAATTCCCCCTGGGGACTATGATACAGATAAATTAATCTGTACATTAGTTCAATTATTGAATTCCCAAGGCGCCACAAATGCTTATTCAGTTCAGATACAAAATGGAAAATTATTAATTCAAGGACAGGCCGAAGATCCAGTTCAATTCCAATTGAAATTTGCACCCCCGGTGCAATATGCTGATGAATATGTCTATTCAAATGGCCAAACTAATACAGAAGTAATATTAAATCAAAGTTCCCGCACTATTATGGGATTTTGTATAGAGGATTATACTTCAAGTCCTAATGCTATTGACCCCACTATATATGAAATATTAAGTCCCAATAAAATTGATGTATTGGGCGATAGAAATGTATATATATACGTGAAAACTGATGGGGGACATGAATTTAATCTAATTGATTCAGTTAATCAAAGCATAAATGATTGTTTCGCTGAAATACCATTAAGCGCCCCTAGAAATACAGTTGTTTATTCTAAAAATGAAATAAATGAAAGAAAAGTATTCCACACTCCTCTTAAAAAATTAGAAAGAGTTAGTATTGAATTGAGAACCTGCGATTATAGAAGATTATATGATACTTGTGGAATTGATTGGGGCATGACACTTATATTCGGCATTGGATTATAAATATTTATGTTTTAAAATTGATTTTTTTTTAATTAAATTATTAAAATGGATTTTACATCGTATTCTTATCTTTTTTATAATAAAAATAATAAAATAATTAAAGCGATTAAAGATAAAAATTATAAAAAAATAATTAATATTGCTTATCTAAATAAATATTATAAATTTTTTGAATATTATCTTGAAAAAGAAAATGAAGATTATAAAATTTTAATAATAGAAAATTTAATTAATAATAAAAAAATAAAAGATAATTATATTAAAAAATTAATTGATATTAATTCTATTAATATTAGAAGAATTAATTATACTTTATTTGAAAATAATAGAATTGAATTAGCAAAATATTATATAAAATTAATTGATTTTGAAAATTGCCAACAATTTGATATTATTGATATTTTATTAAATTTAATTAATATTAATGAGTTTGATTTATTTAATTATATAATTACTAAATATAATAAAGAATTAAATGTTGTTAATACATTATCACTTTTTTATAAACCTAAATATTTTAATTTAGATCAATTAAAATTTATATATGAAAAATTTAATATAGATTTTCTTTATAATCTTATAAAAAATAATAACACCTGTTATATGAATATTATTAATATTGAATTTCTAGAATTAATTTTACCAGACGAACAATATTTTACAAATATAACTTATGATTATAGAGAATTTATTATTAGTTTAATATATTGGCATAATTATGAAATTACGAAATATTTATTAAATAAATTTAAAAATTTTCAATATATAAATAATTTATTCTTATCAGCAATTAAGAAAGGTGATAAAGATATTGTTAAATTATTATTAGATTATGATATAGATGAATATATTAAAGCAATTAATATTGCCAAAGAAAAAGGTAATAAAGAAATAATAGAATTAATTACTAATCATATTAATAATTAAATTTTATTTTTTTTCTAAATTAATGAAAAAAAATTATAATGAAAATAAAATTTACCAATATTCAGATGTAATTAGAATTAAATATTCTAAATCAGAATTGGACAATATGAGTAAAACGGATTTAATCCATTTATTATATGAAAATTCAAAAGCATTTTCATATTTTAATGAAGATTCAAGATTACATTTCTCTGAAATAAAAGAAATGAATATTTATAAAATAAAAAATAAAATAAAAAAAAAATATTTTTCAAATAAAGAAAGAAGTAAATTATTAAAAGAATTTATAAATGTTATAAGTTTTTTTAGAAATTCATATTCTTATATAAATGATTACAATACTTATTCAGATAATAACACAGTCGATAGTGTTAATTCCATCTATCTGGCTTTTAAATACTGTGGAAAAAAAATAAGAAAAAAAAAAATAAAAAAAATGGATAGAATGAAATTAATAAATAAATTATTAACAATATCTTGGGGAATGTCGTTTTTAACTGAGGGGGCGATTTTTGAACTAAATGATGAATATCTTAACTCTTTATCTAATAGGGAATTAATCAGATATTTAGAACATTATAATAGTAATAAAATGCGGGCTAAAGTTTTAGATTATATAGATATTATTATTAATTTCCTCTATGAGAATAGATATTAAAATTCATCTGTTGAATATCCCTCATACTCATCTATATTCGGATAACTTATATCTGAATTATTATATCTTCTATCAATATCATCTTCATCTTCATCTTCACTATTATCATATTTAAACCAAGAATAAGCAAGAGTAAATAATGTAATAGTACCTAAAATAAGAGGAATATATAAATACCATTGCCAATATAATTCGAATTCACCATTACCCCATCCAAATGGTTTATATTCTTTAATATCAGCGCCATTTTCTCCTTTAATCGGCATAGTGTAATAAACAATAAAGAAAACTAAACAGATAATAAATATGATTAAAGAAATATAAAACATTTTGTTATATTTATAATTATTTCTATTTTTTTTATCTTCGTTTTTAATCATTTTATATCCTCCAATAATAACAAGAAAAATTATCGCATAGAATATAATACTACCAAATCCCCCTCTTCCACCTAAGAAAGAGGCCAATGAAGCTCCAGTTGCCTTTGAAGTATTAGAGGCTTGTGTTTTAGCAATTGCTTTTGTTATATTAGAAGTTGCACAATCCATATTTAAATCACCGGATTGATTAAAAATAAAATTTTTACTATCCTCAACACGAACATTACCAGCAATAATATTTTCTGATTCTTGTCTTCCACAATCATTAGATATTTTATTCATTATTTTATCTCTAATTACTTGATCACTATCTGTTGCAGATATACCAAAACCAGCTAAAGCATCTGCTGTATTCTCTGCTAATGTTTCTGTTATAGCATCAACTAAAACTTGAAAAGAATTTTCTTGACTTAACATACATGCTTGTGTATAACTACATCCATCACAATTCTTAAATATTACATCTCCTTCAATTTTATTTTTACATATTTGGGTTGCTCCAATATTCTTAATTTGTGTTTCAAATTGTTTTTCTATTGTTTGTGTGGCTCTACTTGCGGATGCCCCCATTTTATATTCTATTCTATTATTTTATTTTTTATTTATCCCAATAATTTCGTATTAAAGTTAATTTATTCTATAACACTACATAGACTATGTTTTCGCGATGAGTTGTTTTCATTTAGAATATGAAACGGGAGAAATCATAAGAGAAGAAAGAGAAATAATAGACAAAAAAATAATTGTAAAAAAATATATTAAGTGTGATAAATGTTTTCAATATTCTTTTAGAGTTTATGAGTATAATACAATTAGTCAAGCTATTCATAAACACTTTCAATGTATTAAGTTTGTTAATTTTTGATTTTTATCCATATATATTTTTTGTCAGATGAAAATTATGAGTCAGATTTTTTTTTTTTATTTTTTATTAAGAAAAATCCTCCTCCGAATAATACAACAAGTAAAATTAATAACATAACCCAATTATTTCCATCCCATATACTTTCAATATTAATATCTTCGTTAATTCCCCCATCAGGTGTGCTGTCTCCTCCATTTATAACTCCACTACAAGCTTGTCTAATTAATACATCATTAACTTTTCCATTATCTGCATCTAAATATATATCCCCAATTGAACAATCAATATCTTGAATTGTACAAGAATTATCTATTTGAGCCTGTGTTTTATATGCTTTTGGATTACGGGCACAGGGTTTATAAACACAATGAACTGGACCGATTGTATCTATTCCGTCATATTGATTTGCCGGTAATAAACAAGCACATTCCTCTTTATCCCAGTTTTGAGGTTTTGAACAATAGTTAATCATAAAAGCATCAGATTGGGGAGTATTGGCACACATTTCGGGGCCACATGATTGTGGTCTTTTTGAACCATCAATTTGCCCAGTTATACATTTCATTCTGTTTTCTTCACTAACATTACTCCAATCATCTTTCACACATCTTGTTACATATCTTCGACTTTTAACTGTATCACCTATACAAAATTTCTTTTTTCTGTCTTTTATTTCATCCCATTCAATTTTACTATATCCATCATATTTATAATACTTTGGACATTTTTTTGTTGCTTTTATTTGAGAACAAAATCCTCTTAAATTATTCCCAAGACGGCTTCTTGATTTTACTATTTTACCATCTTTATCTGGCCCCACATAATATTTAGCTTCTGGATACTTACAAGACATTTATAGTTTAATAAAATATTTTTATCTAAAAAAAATGAAAAATTATTTAAATAAAACAAAAAAAAAGAATGAACTACGGCAATCTTATTACTTTTGATCTAATTAAAAGACAAGAAGAACAAGAACATACACAAAATGTTATTAATATTTTATATCAAAATTATGTAAATTTGTATAACGCAAATAATTTCCTATTTAAACAAAATATTAGATTAATCTGTCAATTATATAAAATTGATTATGATTATTGCCATATTAAATTATTTATTGAACAAAATTCAGAATATAAAAAAATAAATGTAAAGCAAAAAATTGTTCAAATAAATATTGTTTCAATTGGCATTCGATTAATGAAAGAAATGAAATGAAAAAAATTAAATCATATATTGGGTAATAATTTAGTTATTGTTTTTAACCAATTATTATAATAATTATTTTTATGTATATTCGATAAATCTTCTAAATAATTTGGTGGGTATATTGTTCCTACCATTGCCCCTTCTATTGGATTTTCAATTTCATGACTATAATACAATTTATAAAATGCCTTTTGTAATGGATTAATTCCCTCTAATAATTGGGCATCTTCTAATATTTTTTTATTTTCTTCATTGGCAACTGTATGTGCATTTATCCATGCCTTACGATAATTCCCAGTTTTAATTAATGTATAAATTCCAATTGTATAACATACATTTGTATTACTATTATCTGAATCAAGTTTAGCATATTTAACTATATCATCTGGTCTAAAATTATTTGCCCCATAAACCGCAATTGCCGGTGCCCTATATAAATAATTTTTATCTATATTTTCATTTACATATTTTTTATTATTAATTAAAGAATGTAATGAATCAATTAAAGGTTTTGGATTTGAATTGTTTATAAAATATCCATAAATACATCCCAATTTTCTTTCATTCATTTAGTATAAAATTAAATTAATTTTAATTTTAATTTTTAAATTAAAATTGAATAGAAAGTTTATATTAAATACAAAATGAATAACTTAATCTATTCTGATTCTTATATAACATTACCAACTCTTTATAAATTAAATACAAATGGAAAAACTATGAAATGGAAAATTCATATTGATTTAAATAAAGGAGAAACAGAAATTAAGAAATCATATTTAAAAAATAAATTAGATAAAAATTGGTTTGCCAGTATTATTACTGAATGGGGACTTAATGAAAAAGGTAGTAAAATACAAAGGGCAATTGTTGATATAACAGAGGGTAAAAATATTGGAAAAAAGAATGAAACTAATGTTTTAAAACAAGCAATAAGCGAAATGTTAAGTATTTGGAAAGGGCAACAAAAAAAGAAAGATTATGTAATGGAGTTAGATAAAACAAATGAAAAAGTGGTTAAACCAATGTTGCTTCATAAATATGTAGATAATATTAAAAAATTGGATTTTGATAAAGATAAAATATTTATTCAACCCAAGTTAGATGGAGTTAGAATGATGACGATGTGGAATGGGAATAAATTAGAGTTTATGTCTCGTTCTGGTGAATTATTCTATTATTTAAATCATATTAGAAATCCAATAGAAAATAATAGTTATATGAAAAAAAATAAAAATATTCATCTGGATGGGGAATTATATTCTACTGAGGTTGATTTTGAAAAAATTACTGGTGTATGTAGAAAAAGTAAAAATTTAAATAAAATTCAAATGGATGAACAAAAATATGTTAAATATTATGTATATGATTTATATGATGAAAATTCCCCAAATTTGTCATTCATTGAAAGATATAAATTATTAAAAACTATTGTTAATAATATTAATACCAAAAATATTGTTTTGGTTCCAACTTATTCTGTTGATTCAAATGAAACTGTTATGACATATCACAAGGATTTTGTTAATAAAAAAAATGAAGGTTCTGTTATTAGAACCGGAAGTAGTGTTTATAAATCCGGAAAGAGGAGTTATGGGGCACTTAAGTTAAAAGATTTTGAAAGTGATGAATTTGAAATTGTGGGTTTCGAGGATGGGAAAGGAAAAGAGAAAGGATTAATTAAATTTATATTGAAAACTAAAGGGGGCAAAGAGTTTGGAGCCCGTCCTAAAATGGATAGTGATGTTAGAGCAGAAATGTTTAAAAAGGGCAAAGAATATATTGGAAAAATGGCAACTGTTATGTTCTTTGGTTATACCAAAAATGGGATTCCGAGATTTCCTGTTTTTATTACTTTTAGAGATTATGAATAATTTTTCGTTTTTTTAATTAGATTAAAATTTTCTTTATAATTTAGATTAATGGATTTAAACAAATATCTAAATGACCTTGAATTAGAAATAGATATTACAGATCTAACTCCCAAGTTATTAAAAAAAAATTATAAAAAATTGGCTTTAAAATATCATCCAGATAAAAATAACAATGGTGATGATACTAAATTTAAAGAAATAACAGAGGCATTTACGCAATTATCACAATATCTTAAAGATGAACATACCATATTTGATAATCTTGTTATGGATGATGAACCTTTTGATGAATTAGATGAATATATCTATCAAGTTTTTAATAATACTGCAAATGATATCCAAAATATTTTTGATAATATGTTAAATAAAGTTGGGGTTATTTTCACAGATAATAATAACCCATTTGATAATCTAATGGGAACGATGTTTGTTCCTTCAATTGAAAATGCAGAAACAAACATTTCCTCTTCACAACCAATTGATACTTCTTATTTAGATGTTAATTTGAAAATTAATTTTGATTTATATGATGTTTTCTGGAATAATAAAAAGAGAATAACAGTTAAAACTAAACATGACAATGATTTTATTACAACTAAACACGAAATTAATTGTATTGATAGACATATTGTTCTAAAAGGTGCTGGGGATTGTGAAGACGGATATAGGGGCGATTTAATTATTGAAACTAATGTTAGAATACCAGAAGGATATAAAATAGACGGTAATGATATAATTATCAATTATAAAGTTTCATTAAGTGAATTCTTGTTTAAGAAAACAATTAAATTAGAATATATTGAACAAAATATTGAAATTCAAAGAGATTTACAGATTAATGATAATAATATTATCTATTTAAACAAAACAATAGAGGTATTAAATGGTCAAGGACTTTTAATCAATAATACCAGTCCTGAAAGAGGAGATTTAATTATTGATTTAGATATAATTATGAATAGTGAAAATTGTAAAGAAAATCAAATATTATTGGAAAAAGAATTTCCTCCTTTACTTAGAGGAATTTAAAATAAAAAATTGATTTTTTTTTAATTAAAAAATAAAATGAATTGTTATTTAGTTATTCTTTGGGAGGAAAATAGAATTCCTATGGCTTATAATATGATTTCATATGAAAATGTAAATCAAGTTAAGGCTCAAATGAATATAAATGAGAATTATCAATCAATTGATAATAATGAGCATTATTTCTCTTATGAAATTTCAAATGAAATTTTATCAAAATATTTTGATGATACAGAAGAAAATACACAAAAAAAAATTATTTTCCATATTTTCGATGGAAGTAGTACTATTCACGAAATTATTTGTGCTTTAGAATATTATACTGAAATTAATGAAGAAGAAAATATTTTAAGATAAAATTAATTTTTTTTTTATATAAATACTTATTTCTAAAATGGATTTTATTCAAGATAATAATTTTAGTTCTATTCCTTGTGAAGATTATTATATAAAAAATTTAAAAATAAATTTAAGTAAATATATAATTTATAATAAAAAAATATATTATAAATTATCTCCTGGTTATTATTTTCATTCATTTAATATTTTAAAAATTAAAGGTTTGAATAAAGGAAAAGTTGGATTTATGATAGATGAAAATACAATAATATTTATAACCAATGATTTAAATAATAAAAGATTAAAACAAGATACTTTTAGATTACAAACTGAATCATTATATTTATTTATTGAAACAGATGAATTAATAACAAAAAATATTTATTTTACAATTCAATTTAAATATTATACTGGATATAATATAGAAAAAATTAATAAAAAAAAATTTAAATTAGATAATATAATTAATTATTCAAATAAAATTATATTTTCTGTATCTAATTATAAAAATAATATTTATTATTTTCAAAATATAAAATTAAAATTTCATAAAATAAAAGATTTAACTTTTTCTTATAAAAAACAAATTAAATCATACCATATTAGATGGGATGCATTTATCTTATATAAAACAGAAAATATTGATGAATATTTTATAACTTTATTAAATTATGCTGGTAATCGTGTTTTTATTGGAATTGAAACTGATTATACAAATATAAAATTAGAAATTAATTATAAACCAATGTTAGAAAATAATAAACCAAATTTAAAAAAATTAAGAAATAGAAATAAATATATTTTTACATTTAAAAAATATTGTTATTATTTTTATTATAATAAAAAAATTGAAAAAGATAATAAAGATTTAATTGCCTATTATCCTCTATCAATTGATATAATTGATTATATTAAACTTTTATATAAAAAATAATTTATTTTTTTACCAATCACAACCATTATAATATCGGCTGTAAGATAATTCCTTCTTATTAACTTTAGAATATTGTGGATTATGTATCTGTACCTTTGTTGTGGCGTTTTTAACCCAATTCATATAACCTACTTGGAACATTAAGTTTTTCATTATTCTTTTTTCTAATTGTTCTAATACATAACTATTCATTAAACTAAAATTCCGTTTAATATCACCTGTTTGACACATATCACAAGATATATCGTTATATACCAACATCATAAACATTTTAGTTGGTTTATATGGTTGGGGAACAATGGGGATTTTATATTTTTCTTTAATTATTGCGGCTATTTGATATCTAACAAAATTAACATTTTTTTCTGAGAAAAATGCCCTTGATAATGGAGTACTCTCCAAATGCATTAAATCACTATAACTATCAATATCAACTGGTTCGGCCGTTTTTGAACATCCACTTGCTTGGGCTTGTCCAGTGGGATCTAATGCGGGACTATATACAGTTTCTCCATATTTGGGATTTCTATTGTTCCAAGCACCATAGGGCAATCCAGTTGCCGGATTTAATGAGGGCTGATAATCTCCAGATGGATGTACAACGTAATTTTTATTTTTTAAATGTTTATTCGCTAATCTATCTTGTTTAAACTTCATTTGTTCAAAAGCAACAGAAGCATTCATTGGTTGAGACAATTCTTTCATTTTTTTGGCTTCTCTATATGTTGAAGGCAAACCATTATTATATGATTTACCGTAATCTCTGAAATATCTTGAAGTCATTTAATCTATGGTTATAATTTTTATTTTCATATAAATCTATAAAAGAATCTAATATACCACTCTTAGGATATTCACGCAAAGATAATATAATTTTATTGTTAAATAATTTTTCTCTAATAAAATTAATTAAATACCGCTTTTCATTTATAAATAAATAATTTATATCTAAAACAATTATAGTATTTTTATATATTTTATTTTTATTAAAAAATTCTTTTCTATCTTTAAATTCAATTAAATTATAATAATTTAAATATAAATAATCTTTTACACTTATATTTTTAAATAATTTTTATATAATAATTTATCATATTTACAATATTCATAATAAATTATTATTTTTACTTTTCCTAAAACATTATTTTTTTTTAATATTTCTATTATTCTTGTTGTTTTTCCTGTTCCTCTTTTACCTTGTATTAAAGCTATCATTTCCTATTCAAAATAAAAAAAAAATTAATTTTAATCTCTAATAGCATCAAGAGCCTTTTGATAATTATTTCTCAGTTTCTCCAGTCTCTTATATGCCTCATTAAGAGTAATTGGTTCGATGTCATCACTTAAACTAATTACAATACTGTGATAATCCATTTCACAATCCTGTTGTTTCTGCATATAATCAGATGAATTAGAACCAAATTGCTTTTTAACTTCATCTAAATAGAGATCTTTCAACACTCTAACCTCGGCATCGAGGAGATCATAAGTTTCGTTTGTAATTTGTGTTTCGGCCATTTTGATTTAGATTTAATTAATTTTTTTTTCAATTTTTATTGAGAAGATTCATTTAACTAAATTATAAAATTCTCTAAGAACATTATAAGTCATATGATCACATAAAATAGAATGAATTTTCATTTCTCTTTCTAATAATTTATTTTTATCAATTATTTCTCCTGTTATAGTTTTATATAACCACAAAATATCATTTAATTTTACACAATAATCAAAATATAATTTATTAACTAACCAAAGAATAATTACATAATCTAATACAATATCAATTTCCTCTTTAATTTTATCATCTAATGGATGAAGAATTAAATAATAATGAAAAATAACATCAGATAAATATGTATATCTACGATTATATACTTTTTTAAAAAATCCTATTGATATTTGTTTAAATGTTAAATATACATTGTCCATTAATTTTATTTAAAAAATTAAATTTATAATAGATTTAAAAAAATAAATTTATTATAAATTATCTAAATGGCGCATCTTACAGTTTATACAGACGGTAGTTGTTTAAATAATGGAAAAGAATTTGCGGTTGCTGGTATTGGTATTTATTTCTTTGGTTATCCTGATTTAAATATAAGCGAACCATTAACTTGTGATAAAAAAACAAATATTAGAGCAGAATTATATGCCATTATAAGGGCAATTGAAATTGTTAATGAGAAAAAAGATAAATTTATTGGGGTTAAAAGTGTTTTAATTAAAACAGATAGTGAATTTTCTCATAACTGTATGGAACATTGGATAGATAAATGGAAACATAATAATTGGAAAAAAAGTAATAACGATAATATTAATAATAAAGATTTAATTATAAAGTTAGATAAAGTTATGAATACATCTGAATTACCAATTTATTCTAAATATGTTAGAGGTCATCAAAAAGAACCTAAAGATAAAACTACTATGGAATGGTATGATTGGTTTGGTAATAAACAAGCCGATATATTAGCAACAAATGCAAGCAATTCTCAATAAACTTCGTTTATCAAAAATTAAAATAGATAAACTTCGTTTATCAATATCATTTATTTATCAAAAATTAAAATAGATAAACTTCGTTTATCAATATCATTTATTTATCAAAAATTAAAATAGATAAACTTCGTTTATCAATATCATTTATTTATCAAAAATTAAAATAGATAAACTTCGTTTATCTATTTTAATTTTTTTATACATCTAAATTATAGTAATGGCAAGATCTAAGAATAGTCGTAGTCGTAGCAAGTCTAAAAGACGAGGAAGTAAAGGTAAAAAACAGGGAGCTAAAAGAGGTACCAAAAAACGAACTAAATCTGCAAAAGGTTCATCTAAAGCTATTAGATCAATTATGAGCAATTCACCATATGATAGTTTAGGAGTACGTAGTGGAAAAGGTTTAAATAATCAATCAACTGCACCTACATTAAATAAACTTGAATTATTTGGATCTTATAAACCTATGAACCCAATGAGTACTTATGCAGCCGATGGCAAATATCCTTTTGCACCTGGAAGTAATGCAAGTGGATTTTTATCAAAAGATAATTCTTTAAAACAATTCGATAATAAATTTGATGATCCTCTTATGGAAATATTTTTAAATATTAATAAACAAACCAATATTTTAACAGATAGTCAATTATCCGGAGATAAAACTAATCTTAATGTACAAGATACATATACTCCAGTATTAACTAATGAATATCCTTATATGAAAGACGCACCTGCTACTACGGCACCTACTGCTACGGCACCTGCTGCTAAATCTGGAGGTGCATTAAACGCCATATTTGGAGGATCATCTAACATGACTTACAGTTTAGAAAATAAAACAATTGATGCACCAAAACGTGTAACCCTTGATGATATTACTTATCGTGTTGATGTTAATAGTCAAGGTGAAGCCGATTATATTCGTAATCGACCATTAATGATTGTTCATGACGAAAAGGGTATTAATAAAGATCAACAATACTTAATTGCTCATAAGAATTATTAAATTTTTCTATTAAAAACTTATATTTTTTATATAATTTATTTGGTAATTTAAAAACTTTATCAGCATTTTTTTCAAAAATAATATTTTTTTTTTTTATTATAAAATAATTTTTATTATAAAATAATAAAATATATACTAAAATAATTTCTATTTCATACTCATCCTCTATTTTATTTATTATATCAAATATTTCTTTTTCCTTAAATAAATTTGAATTAAATAATATTAAATTATTTTTAAGTAAATAAAATTTTAAATTATTATTTAGATTATCTGTATTTATATAATCTAATCTAAATTGACCATTATTATTTAATTTTGCAACATAATTAATTCCTTCTATAAAATTATTATTTATTGATTTTATTAATAATTCTTTTGTATTAATAACATCATCTAAATATTTAACTAAATAAGAACCATCATATTTATCTATTTGATCAAATATTACATTATCTGTAAAACTAATATTAAATTTTGTTAATTTTTCAAATTCACATCTTTTAATCTCTTGATTTATTAATCTAATATCAAAATAATCAATTATAAATTTATTTATTTTATTAAAATTCTTCAAAATAAATTTATTTTTTTCTTCTAAACTTAATTCGCACTTTATATTATGTTTGTTTAAATATTTAATATAATCAATTATGTATTCTTCATATATTTTATTATTAATATATTCAATTGATTTTTTTAATCTATTATTATCAATTAATGAATTATCAAATTTAATATTTAATTTTAAAATATTAAATATTAAATCTGTATTAATATAATCATTATTTAAATAATCATTAAAATAATTAGAAATATATACTTCTTTATTGAATTCAATAAAAATAGGACTAATTATTTTAATTAAATAATCACTAAAATAATCTATTCGTGTTATTATATTATTAAGAGCATTATCAATATCTTTTTCATCAACTTTATTTTTTTTAATTAAATCAAATACAATTCTAATATCTTTATTTAAAAATAATTTTTGTAATTTTTCAAAATTTTTATTTGTAATATATTCAAGAATACTATAATTACTTATTTGAGTAAATATTATTTTTAATTTATCTTCTGTACAATTAATTATATAATATTCTAAATATTCATATTTATATATATTTTCAGTATTACATATATTTTTAAAATTATATTTATACTCTATTCTTTTAAAAGAATAGATTTTACTATCTATAATTTTATTATCAATAATAAAATTATAAATATTAATTGAATTATTTTTAAATATTAATTCAAAATAATCAGTCTTAAATAAATCAAGATTAAAATATTTCAATATTTTTTTAAATACATATAAATTATCATTTATACAACAATTTTTAATTGAATTATTAATATCTGTTAAATATTGAAAATTATAATTTCGGATATTTATTGTATTAATTAATTCTTTAAATAATTTATTATTATTTCTAATGTAAATAGAACAAATATCAATTAAAGGAGGAACCGACTTTGGAGGTTCCGATTTAGGAAGTTCCGACTTTGGAGGTTCCGATTTAGGAAGTTCCGACTTTGGAGGTTCCGATTTAGGAAGTTCCGACTTTGGAGGTTCCGATTTAGGAAGTTCCGACTTTGGAGATTCCGACATTTTTAATTAATTTAAAAAAAAAAATAATTTTAAATTCACATACGTGAATTTTAAAACATAAATTCACATACGTGAATTTATTCACTATCAGTTAAAACATAATCTTCATCATTTTTATCATCAAATAAATCAAAACCTTCTTCTTCAATAATATCCTCTATAATTTGAACTAAATTATTTTGTTTATTTTTTTGATTAAAAATAAATTCTAAATTTTCATATTCTAATGGTTGATTATTATGGAATTTTAATCCACAATCAAAATAATTTTTATTTGTGCTTAAATCATTACAAAATAATTTATTATCAAATGATTTTGCCATTATCTTTGTATATTTTAACATAGAACAGATAATTAAATCAAAGTCATCACATTTCTCACATAATCTATGTAATCCATTCATTGCATATTTATAATTTATTGATCTTTCCGAATTATAATTCAATATTATTGGAAGAAATATAAATCCCTTATTATAAATTGCTGAACCAATTGAAATAAATTTATTATTTGCTTTACTATTATATCCATATTTATCTAATACTTCTTTAATTATTTCAGAAGGAATATTAAAATTGCCTATTATTTCTAATTTAACTGTACAAGGAACAACAATTGCATATTTTTCTGGTAAGTAAGAATATAATTCATCTAATATTCCATTGAATAAAATAACATTCTGTTTTGTATTTAATTCATTTAACTGATCAATATTTTTACTATAGAATAAAAATTTCATATTTATTTAGAAAACAAAAATAAATTTAAATAAAAACCAATTATATATTAATGTCTAAACCATATGTTCCACCCACACCATCATCCAGTCGGCCTCCTGTACCCAGTCGGCCTCCTGCATTGCCTGCTCCACCTAGTGAAAATTCAGAAAATGCTAAAGAATGTTTTGGATGGTTAGATAAAGAGAATAGAAATATTGATTGTAAGCAATTTAAATTTGGTAATCAAAAAGAAATATTAGTATGTAAAACAGTTGAATCAATAGATAATGTTATTCTTGATCAACAATTATCAATTGAAGATAAGAAAAGAATATTTAAATGTTTAAAAAAAGTTTGTGGATCGTCAAAAATTTTTCTTAAAAAAACAAAAGGAAATATATTCCCATTTATAAGTTTATTTTATATTCTTAATTCCTTTGTTGATTGTAATACAAAAGAATGTGGAGATTTAGATAAATTATTTTTATATATGTTAAAATTAATTAATGCAGACGATATTACATATGTAAATTCTGATTATTTTAAATATAATAAAAAGTTAAGAGATATTTATTCTAATTATTATTTGAATAAATATGTTAAAAAAGAAGATAGAGGAAAATTTATTGATTTTAATAAAGATATAACTCCTGATGAAAAATTACAAATAAATGATGATTTAATGAATTACTTTTTAAGAACAAAAAATGTTGAAATGTTTAATAAATTTTATGGAAAAACAGGATTTAAAATTGATGATAGAACAATAAAATTTGTTTTAGATATAAATGAAAAATCAATTTTAGATAAATTTAAAGATAATAATGTATATATTAATTTCGTATTAGATGATGATAAAATGAAAGATTATAAAGATAATAGTAATATATATAATTATTATTTCTATATTGATGAAAATAGATTAAATGATAAACAATTAAAAAAATTAAATGAATTAAAAAAAAAATATAAAAATAAATAAATTTTAAAATAAAATAATTATTTTATTTTTTTTCAAATATTAAAACATTCCATAGATAACTATATTCTTTCTCAACTGTTGTCATATCCGGAATATTTTTCTTTTTATTTTTTTTCCATTTAGGATAAATCTGTTTAAATTCATATTCTTCATAAACATTGAAATTATTTTTCATTTTATCTTTCAAATAATCAAAATTAACCAAGTATTCATTATTATAATTCCCAATACTTTCAACATAAACAGATATCTGTTGTCCAAAATTAGCCAATTTATTTGTTTCATATTCTTTCCTTAATCCAAATATTGTTTTATTATTCTTTTTGATTTCATAAATTTCGCCCTTATTAGTTTTAGATAACAAATCAATAACTCTATTTCCATCCATTGCACTTATAACAATAAATGATCCCTTTTCAGTATTTTCCTCTAAATTTTTAATTAACATTTCAATATAACTTTCGCTACTCATAAAGAAGTGAATAGCGAAATTAATCATAATAACATCGAATTTAACCGGTTTAACTAATTCTTTAACAACTTTATTCCATTCAACAACGGCCAAATCATATACTCCACTATAAACATTTCCAACTTTAGATCCATCATTCTTAAATACAGTTAAACGTTTATTTCCTTCTTTAATTGCTTCTTCATCAACATCAAGAGCTACAATATTTTTAATTTTATTATCTGACCATCTGATTAAATCCCCGAAACGACCAGCCCCAATTTCTAAAAGCCAATCTGCATCCTCGGCAAAACTTTTATATGTAAGACTTTTAATGTAAGTATGGAATTTTCTCATTGCAAAAATATTGCTCTTCTTTCCACTATCTGTAAAGAATGATGATTTTTCTTTTCCTGTAATGATTTTCTTTGAAACGGGATTTATAATTGCATATAAATTACTCTCTGCAGTTTTCCAATTATTGCCGAAATTATTCTTCAAATTCTTATATGCCCTTGTTTTATCTTCTCTAATTTTAACAAATTCCCAAACCGGTTTGTTATTTTTAATAGAGGTTAATACTAATTCAATTATAATATCATCCTCTATTCCGTATTCTTTAATCTGTTTTTCAGTAAATCCTAAATCATATGCTTGAGTAAGATCCTTTGGTTTAAAGAGAATTGGATAATAATTACTATCTTTATCAATATCCGGAAACATCATCGAAAAGTCTTCCGGGAGTTTAATATTCAATTGTTTCATTAATCCACCTGTAATTCCAACATATAATTCCCAAGGAGTTTTTGATCCCAAATTGTTTTTAACAAGGAAATCTGTACTTGTCATACTTGGATCCTTCCATTTAAATGTATTTTTATTAAAATATGATTCTTTCATTGGTGTTAAAATAATTCCATCAATATCATAAGAATATTTAGAAGATAATACTTTATCATTTAAATCATAAATATCTAATGGTTGTTTAGAGAAATAGAATTTCTTCATTTCATAAGTCTTTTTATCTCCCTTAACTTCTTTTAATAAATTTAATCTTTTTTCTAAAGGCAGTTTAATTGTTGATTTATTATTATAAGCCAATATATCAAATGATAAAAACTTTCCATTATTAATAAATTCCCCATCTAAAATAGTTCCTTTTGGCATATTTAAATCAGGCGCCTGTAATACTTGATCTGCAGTTGTTATGTAATATACAAATCCTTTTAAATCCTTGTATAATAATCTTCTTTCTCCATCGGCTTTTTCAGTTGCAGCATAATTATTAATCTCTATATCGCCAATATTATATTTCAAAAATGTTATTGGATTATTAAATAATCTTTGTGAATTGATTAAATTTTTAATCTCATTTAACTTATCATCGTCATTATGTTGAACAGTATTTTCAATAAATAAATTCTCTAAATCTTTAATAACATCCGTTTTCTTTTTACCAATATATTCTATCTCAATTTCGTATGAAGTAGGTTGTTCTGATTCAATATTATTTGTTATATGCTTTAATCCAATACCACCTGCATCAATATCCTTCTGAACTACCTTACTTAAATCATAACGCCAATTTCCAATAGTAATTGAATCACGATCTTTATACCTAATTAGATGGAATTTTTCACCTTTTGTATCTGATTTTGTTTTTTTTGTTTCTCTTGAAATACTTAGTCTCATATTAATATTTGGCATATCAAATTTAACTAATCTTTTCTTACTTTCATATATCATTTCTTTTGTAATTAAATTCTTTGTTATTCTTAAATTCTCACTAATAAAAGTTAATGTTTTTTCATTAGTCTTTTTACCAATTAATTTATCTTTAAACGCTTCGAAATATTGTTTAGATACACTTGATACAAATTTATCTACATTTGTCGGATCGTAATTTGTATTCCCATATTTAAAAATCTGGGTTTTTGTATATGTGCCAATTCTTACTTCAAACTCAAGTGGCTCATTAACAAAATAATATTTATTTAATAGATCTTTAATTTTAATCAGATAACTATCAATAAGATCACCCATATTTTAATTTAATTTAATTTTAAATTTTAATTCAATTTTAAAAAAAAATAATTTTAATTTGAATATTTTTCAATATAAGAAGATATAATACTAGTATTGAGAGCAGTTTGGTTTTTAAGATATTGATTTTTTAATTTAAAGATAAAGTCATTATAGTTAATCTTTTTACTATCAATAGATAAAATATTAACAAATATATCTTTAACACTTTTATAAATTGTATGATTATTTATATCACTTTCATGTACCCATGACAAACTATTTATTTCATAATATGATGAATCCATTAAATCAATTTTTTTTAAATTTTCTGGTAATTGTTTAAATTGTTTTTCTTTTATTATTTTTAATCTTTTCTTAAATTCATTTTGAATAAAACTTGTTCCATAATAAGGAATAAAATAAATATATCTTTTATTTCTTTTTAAAACAATATTCGTTGGTTTAAAATTAATTAAACCAAGCGTTTCTTCGAACAATTCTCTTTCCGCACATTTAAGAATTGTTTCATTTTCATTCTTTGCACCACCAAGCATATTATACTTTCCAATGTTCTGTCTGATTTTGAAATTTTCTTCGCATAATAAAAAATAACACTGGTTATTTATTATTTTATATGGTACAATACGTGCCTTTGTTGATTTAGGGTATTTTTTATTGATTTTTAGTATGTCAATTTCATGATTTGTCAAAAATTTTGACATACTCATTTTATATAAACAAATAAAATTTAATATAAATTTAACTTTGTTGAATTTTGATATAAAATTTAATTATTATTTATAAATTAAATGAATATATTTATAAATAATGATAATGTTAAAAAAATTTATGAAGATTTATTAGATAATTATCCAATCAATAATAAAATATTGCCTATTATTGTTAAATTAATGAAAGAAGTATGGAATAGAAATAAAGATTATATATATTCAAATAATTATGAAATAGAAGATATATTAGATAGTTTAATGTCTTTATCTTATAAATTATGTATAAAATATTTAGAAAATAAAAAAAATAAACCAATTATAAAAGAAGAAGAACCAATTATTCAATTACCTGATATGTCGGTTACTAAAACATATACATTTCATATTGATAGTCGAAATAGAAATATAAAAGATTGGAAATATCCAAATCGATATAGATTTAATTTTGTTTCAAATGGATTAGATAATGATAGTCGTAGTTTAATTAACGAGGCATTTAAATTAACAAATATTATTGAAATAAAATTATTGAGTGCAACGTTTAATTCTTTTGAATTATTACAAACTAATACTGAAGAGAATCCATATATATTTATTGATTTAGATGAAATTAATGGAGATACATATACATCTGTTCCAAATGGTCATAGGGTTTTTGGAAGAATGAGAAATGTTGAAACCCGAACTATTGCTAATCGATATATTCAGTTAGATACAGAGAGTTGTATTAAACAATATAATCACGATCAACCATTGGATAGTATGGCAACAATTACTATTAATCTTCTTAATCTGGGGGGCGAATTATTTAACTTTGGAAATGATGGAATATCAATTATATCTGGTATTGGTAATCCGGCAGTTATAACAACTGATGGAGCTCACGGTCTTAATGATGGAGATAGAGTTTATATTAATGAGTTTAGTTGTTCAGACAATGATACAGAGGTAAATAATCCAATTGGTTTTATTGTTTCTAACACAACTCCTAATACTTTTGAAATTGATGTTAATTTATCTGTTCAAGGAACAGGGGGTTATGTTGTTATTGGAAAATTACAACATAGTTTAACTTTCTGTTTTACTATTGTTCCTTCTGTTATTGCCAATATTAGAGGAAAAAAATTAGTTCCTCTTAATTAAAAAATAATATTTTTTAAGAATTAATTTTGTTAATCAATGCACATAAAATATGTAAATATCTAAAAATATTTTCAATTGTTTCTTTTGTTATTCCACCCTTATTAAAGAGATTTTTAAAATGACTAACCTTCATTGCACCTTCGCCATTTTCCTTTGTATCTAAATCCTCTATAACTTCTGTATATTCAAAATTTAAAAAGAAATCCACGTTTTTATTTATAATATGTTCTCTATATGGATAAACATATTTACTAAAATCATTTATTAATTTACCTCTATTTGTTATTTTACACCATTTAATACCCGTTGATAAATTACCAATATCTTGTTCTTCTGGAAATAAATCCTCTAATTTATCGACAAATTCTTCTAATTTATCAACAAATTTTGAAACATAATCAATATCCGTCATATTTATTTTAATTTATTACATTCTTTTTAATAGAAAAAACGAATAAAAAAAAAATTATTTTTTTTTTCATTAAACTTAATTTTTATTCGGATTAAAATATTCTATTAAATTAATGAATTATTTTTGGTAAATAAATTAATTGTTGGTATATTATCTATTATTCTAAGTATTGTTATAGTTTTTCATCATTATTGTGTTCATATTGATGATCCTGATAAATCATTAATAGAAAAAATAATTCAAATAGATGATATAAATAATCACGAAACTTTCGCTTTAATGTTTTTAGCATTTGGAATTGGGATTATTTATGCAAATTAACTAAAATAATAATCCCTACACTTGTTAAATTTATCTTCATTCACTTTTGTTGTTATTATTTTTTTAAATGTTTTTCCATTTAATCGACTAATAATAAAATTAACAGAGAAAATACCACAATCACCATCGTATTTAATCTGGAATGGAGTTTTATTTATTTTTCTTTCTATTATATAATCAAATTTAGTTTGGCAATATAAACATAATTTTTTCATATACTCATCGACACTTTTAATTGGTTTTTTTCCTAAACTATCAAAATATTCAACAGATCCCGTTTTATCCTTTGGATTTAATTCCATAAAGAAAGAAACCCAATGTTGCCCCGGTCTATTACTTGGATCAGTATTAAATACTATCCCATATTTTATCTTTCCTTTTTTAACTAAATTTTCTATATATTGACCATTTAATGGCGTTTTAATCTTCTGGAAATCAGATGGTAATGCGCCAAAGAATTTAAATTCCTTATATTTTTTCTCATATTGCTCCATTATTTCATTAATATCGAAATTACTTAACCAAGTAAATTTACCATCTGGTTTTTTTGGACGGAAATATTCTTTTACATATGAATTATTCATTGTTTTTTCTGCATAACATTTCTCATCCTTACCTGAACATTCATTTTTTAATGCCTCTTTTATTGATTCCCATAGTTTATCCTTCTTTTGATTCAAATTTATCTTCTGTCCCTTATGCTTGTTTAAATAATTCGCCATTCTTTTTAAAGCAGGTAAATCATAACAAGTTTTAACTACTTCGTAAGGCGAATTAACTTTATTTGGAGCACATTTATTGTTCATTTACCTTAATTTAAATAAATAAAAAATAAATCATTTATGATTTATTTTTTATGGCATAAATCATTTATGATTTATTTTTTATGGCATAAATCATTTATGATTTTTATTTAAAATCAAATTAATATAATAAATTAAGTAAAATGGAAGATTTTATTGACTATGAAAATGAAATTGATATTTATCAAATTTCTTACGAACAATTAAAAGATTTTGTTGATACAGAAGTAATTGATAAATATTTAAGAAATTGTATTTATAATCCTAAATTTAATCCAGATGAAAATGAATCATTTGAGAATAGACGTTATCAACTTTATAAGAATTATGCTAATCTAATTGATTATGCAATAAATGGTAATTTTGCTTATTTGGCAAATAATATTCTTAAATTTATTCCGGATGATAAAGTTAAATATGAATTTATTAGAAATTGTGCAACTGATGAACAATTTGATTTTATCTTTAAACTCTTTAATTTAGGTAAAGACATTGATCATCGTGCTTGTATTAATATTAATGTATTTAATAATGTTAAAACATTATATGAGTTAAATAACTCTGTTCTTATTAGAGATGATATATATAAGACTCGTAAGGTAGATATATTTACTTTTATTATGAAGAATTTGAAATTACGTTTCTCTAATATGCCTAATACAATTCAAGATGATGAAGTTGTTATTGGTAAATTCGAATATTTTGACATTGTTGATCATATTATTCTATACAATTTATATCCAATTAATAATGAATTAATTAAATTATTAAAGAATAAAAAATGGTATCAATTAGTTAAACAACTACTTAACTCTGGACAGATTAAAGATCCGTATGGTAAAATAAATTATATTATTACAAATAATCTTGATTTTGTATGGAATCAAATGCAAAAACCTAAATCCTATACAAATGAACAAGGTCTTACTGTTATAGAAAATGGATTTAGAGTTAAAAGTGGATTTATAGATGAAAATGATGAATATTGGGATGATATGATGAAATTAAGTTTAACATGGTTCTGTATGGATTATATTATTCTAAATAAGAAACTAAAAGAGGAAAATGTTAATGGATATGTTAATAAATTAGTTAATAAATTAGGATTTAGTGGTAATATTAGTAAATTGGCTTATTACTTTGGAAAATATGACAATATTGAATCCAAGAGTGATATTCTTCGTAAATTAAAATTATGGCATCCAAAAGAATATGATGAATTACAAAGAATGATGACTTTCAATTACGGCCAATCCGGATTAAAATCCACGGCTTGGAAAGAAAGTGTTAGTAGCAATCCGTTTTTTACAGCTAAAAATAAACAAGAAAAAAATCCTGAATGGTTAGCAGGATTTTTAAAATCACAAGGGAAACAACTCGATCCAGAAAAACAAAAGGCTTTATATGCAAAATATCCAATGGCTGATACTTTCCCTGAAAAGGAATTAGAGAAAATATATGTTCAGATTAAAAAAGAAGAATTAGAGTATAAAACTTTGGATATTAATGGCAATGAAGTATTGAATGGCAATGAAGTATTGAATGGCAATGAAGTATTGAATGGCAATGAAGTAGATAAAGATTATGAAAAAATTTAAATTTATTTTTCTAAATATTTTTTTTTTATTTACCAAAAAAATAAATTAAGAAGATAAAATTAAATTTTATCTGCTGCGCTTCATAATAAATTATTTTATTTATCAAAAAAACAAAAAAAACATACTTCGTATGTTTTTTTGTTTTTATTTATCAAAAAAACAAAAAAAACATACTTCGTATGTTTTTTTGTTTTTTATTTACCAAAAAATAATTTATTATTTCGCTGCGCTTCATAATAAATTATTTTATTTATCAAAAAAACAAAAAAAACATACTTCGTATGTTTTTTTGTTTTTTTTTATTCAATAATAGTATAAGTGAAAATGGCATCTTCTCTTTTCAAATTATCATACGTCAATATGGTTAATAAAAGCCCACTTGTTCGTAAAATGAACACACCGGCTATGAAGTTTGTTGAAACTCTTGAAAAGATCCAAGGTGTTAATAAAGTATTATATGGAAGTTTAACTTCTGTTAATACTCTAATTAATACGCTATCTGATAGCGATTTTGAAATATCCAGCATTAAAAAAATGCATAGCACAAATTGGGAAATTTGTGAAGATCTCTTTAAGAATTATTATCTAATCTGTGCTGATTTAGTTAATGTTCTTAGTGATGAAATTGATTCAATGTCTGAAGTTGATCGAATGAAACAAATTCTTGAAAACAAATACAGAATGACAATCAAAAATCCTCTTATTCTTAAACAACAAATTTATGAAAACAAAGATTACAAAAACATTGTTCGTAAATTGCTTGATTCCCAGCATAAATTCAAAGCCCTTAATATGAAACGTATGCAATGTACTACTCAATTAACAACTAATTTACAAAGTCTTCTTCAATTACAGAAAGGATTATCAAAAGCAAGTCTTCATAATCCCCTTTCTCAATATGATATGACCCATAATATGGAACATACTAAACGTATTATTGCGAATATTCGTGATTATATTGCTCTATTCGAGAAAGCAATTTCTGAATTTGAATCAAAAGATAAATATGCTGAAACTCTTCGTAAGAATATTCATGATATTGAATCTGCTTATCGTAAAGCTAATAGTTCTGATCCTAATTTCTATATTACTTACAGTGGTATTTACAATAATGAAGATTTATACTATGCTTCTAAAAAGATTGCTAATGCCCTTAACTTAGAGATTAGTAATCTTAAACGTCAAATAAGTGATGTAGAAGACAAAGAAAAATATGTTAATTCACATAAGAGCCAACTACTTATTCAGAACAATCCCCGTGTTCTTGGTTTAGCTGCTGAACAAACTAATGTTAGAAATATGATTAAACAACAGTTAAAAGATACTGGCACAATTGTTACTGAAATCAGTGAATGTATTTCAAATGACAATGAAGATTTAGAATTCTGTGTCAATCATCTTAAAGCTGTACAAGAACCAGATCTTAAAAAGATCCAAAACCATATTCAATACATTAAGGCACAACAAAATACAATGAAAAATCAAAATAATTACTCTAAACTTCTTATGCTTCTCTATAATGCTATGGACAAAGCAATTAAGAAAGAAAAAATGACTGAATTGGATAGACAAAGTGTTATCCAAAGAAAAGCAATGGCCGATGCTATTGCTCGTCAAATTCAGGCTACTCAAGAACTTAACAAACATAGTGAATCATTACAAACTCTTCAAGCATTCTATAAAAAATCATTAGAAAAAGGAACAAGTTCTAACAACAGAGAATTACAGAAAGCAATTAACCGTTTAGCAGAAACACAACAAGAAAATATGAATATTGCTAATAGCATGCGCAAACTAACTGATAACTATGTTAAGAAATCTACTCAAACTCGTATGAATTATGAAGCCGGAGTTGATAGAGAGGAAATACGTGAAGATATTCGTAAAAATCTTGGCAGTCCCCGTAATTTCCAAATGCAGATGGATGCTGATTTTAGTCAAAGAAATAATCCTGTTAATAAAGATCCTGACACTGGTCGATGGGGTGATGCTAAACAATGGAAATCAATTGGAACAGATATTGGTGATCAGTTAAATGATCCACGTCCTAATAATTTAGGAAGATACAAAGATATTAATGATAATATTCAGTTTAAAGGAGATGTTTATGGATATAAAACAAACCCAGCGAGTAATAATTTAATTGGTCTTGAACTTAAGGATAATAAACCAGTTGCTAATTCAAGACCAGCCGATAAATCAAAAACATCTTCTCAAGCAGGTGGTTCAAAAGATATGTATGATATTTCTAAATTGGCAACAAGTATTCGTAATAGTCTAAACATTAAAGGAGGTGCTAAGGAACTTGATAGCCATCTTAAACTTTTATTAAAAACAGTTAAAGATGATATTCATTCTGGAGGATCTAAAAATAAATCAAAGAAACAATCAGGTGGTGCTGGTGTATTAACTCTTATTAGTCAAAATTATAGTATTCGTCAATATATGTCTGTTGTTGATGAAGAACTTAGAATGTTAAAGAATAAAATGTTTAACCAAATTCCTGCTGGCCCCGGTGCTATTGTTCAGCAAGTAAAGATTGAATTATTTATTAATTCTAAACGTGAAGATTTGGTTAAATCTAAATTAGCAGAATTTAGTTCTACTGATGATAATAGTAATTTCAAAAAAATAACAAATCATATTCAACAACAATATTTAATGAATGCTTTGTATTCTAATATTGGGGCTTATCAAAGTATTTACAATGAATTAGATAGTATTATTGGCGGGTTTAAACTCCAAAATAGTATTGTTCGATTAGTTTATTCTAAAGTTATGCGTAAAGTTGAAAAAAGCGATGAAGAGAGTAGTGATTACAAACAATTAACAACAGTAAATGAAAAATTCGGTGATGCCATAACTATCCTACTTCAACAAGTAATGAAAGTTAATCATCTTTGCCGATATGATAAAATTGATGTTCCTAAAATTCTTAAAGAAACACAGAACGAAAATAACAAAGATGTTAAAGATGCATTAAGCGGTGCTGATAAATGTTCAACTGCTATTGGATATATTAATGGATTAGTTATTAATCTTGTTAGAGCAACTGATTCTTTATTAGCTAAGATGGATGAAGTTCAGGAACGTGCAGTTGTTATGGAAGTTCGTAAGAAACTCCAATATAAGAACTTAACTTCTCCTGTTTCTCAAAGATTATTGTACGGAAAAGTTTTAGAAATGGGCAATGCAATTCAGAATGAACTTAAAGTTTATACCGCTGAAGTTATGAAAATGGCTTATGCCATTTACAACAATGTTGTTGATAGTAAATTAACAAATGTTGATGGAAATAATTTTGCCGAAATTCAAAATACACTTAATTATGTTTGTTATAATAATAATAATGGAAAAGCCGAAGGTCGTCTTATTGAATTAATTGATGAGTTAAATAAAGTTCATGAAGATGTAGCAAAAGATAATAAAAACATTCTTGATAAACTTCAAGAAAATCAAAAATCAACAAAACTTGACAGTGCATCAATTCTTACAATGAATATTCTTATTCAAAAACGAACTAAATCGTTAGAAAAAATTGGAATTGTTCTTGAAGGTATTGAAAATTGTCTTGTTAAACAACGTTTTGCCCTTGAAGATCTTGCAGGTATTAATATCAAACATACTCTATTTGTTACCCAAGAAGTTAATAAGATGATGATTGTTCTATTTGCAACTGGTTATGAAATCAAAGAAAAGATTATTAAACTTAATACCTATGCTCGACTTATGCAGGAACAACAAGAAGGACGTAATGTACCAAGCACTTATAGTGAATTGACCACTTGGGTTAATCGTGTTGCCGGAAATACTGTAACTGTTTGGGCACAAGTTAAAGAACAATTGGATAGTTTAGTATTAGCTGGAGATAATAACAAACTTAAAACTGTTATTAAAGTTAAACAATCAGGGGGCGCTGCTTCTACGGGCGCCGATTATGCTTTAATTACTCAGGCAAATACAATTATTAATGATAAGATTACTGAACTCAAAAGAGTTATTCTTAGTGATACTCGCAATATTACAAATATGTTTAATGAGCATCTTGATAAAACATTATCAACTCGTCTTATTGATGAAGTTCTTAAATATCCGAATATTAAGGGACAACCTCTACCCACAAATCATCTATTACTTATGGCCGATACTTTATATAATGGCATTCAGAATGGTCTTCTTACTGATGAAGGAAAAGAATATGATATTGATGATTATATTACACACCTTAAAGGTATTCAAAGCTCTAATTTAGTTGGTGGAAGTGATTATGCTTCTCCTGGATTAACTTATGAAACAACTGATCAAAAAACTCAATACTTGACATCAGGATTTAATAAAAATCCACTTAATAATGTAGCATCATTAAAACTTAACAAAAAAGTACAATCATCTGCTATTGTATCTAAAGCAAAACCCATCCTTGTTAGATTACTTGCTGTAAATGTTAGTGCCCTTTTAAGTGAGTTAGTTCGTATTTATTCTGAATGTCTTCAGGTTAAAGCACTTAACCTACGCAAAGAAACAGCAAATAATAATAAGGAATCAAATGTTAGAAATCGTTTTATATGTGAACAAGCATGCAAGAAATATATTCAAGAAGCAAACAATTTACTTGGTAAAGCTATTAATTCTCAGAATAAGATTGGTGATGCCTATAAGAAAACAAATTGGATTGCTTCTTTAAGATATAAAGATGTTAATGAAATCAGTAACTGCATTGATAGTATTTGTAAGGATTTAACTGATGTACTTAATGAAGCTGCATCAGCAGTTTCAGATGATAAAACTAAATGCTATAGTGGTGTATTATCTTCTTTAACTGATATTAAGAAAAAGATTCAATTACTTAAAGATGTTAGTGATTTTGATACATTAATAAAAAATGCAAAAGAATGCAATGAAAGCTTGAAAGCCCAACAAAAAGAAATGGCAAAACTAATTGCAAGTAATGCTGAGAATGTTTATAATATATATAAAGAACTAAGTGAAGCTGATGGTTGTGACAAACTTGTTCAGAAAGTTAATATTCATCAAAGTGTTCAATATGAAAATGTTAATAAACAAAACTTAGATATTAATACAACTCTAATTGTTAAAGAATTAACAAAAATACTTGGAAGCATTGTAAATGAAAAAGATAATGAATATAATGGAATTAATCACAATATTAAGGTTAAGATTACACAAAAAAATAAAGATGAATATAATGTTAAATTCAATAAAACATTAGTTTCCTTAATTCGATCATCTGGTTCAACAATTGGCGGAATTTCCAATTACTCTGTTTATAATTTACTATTAAATACAGAAAAAATGATTGGAGTTTGTGGAGAAAACTATGTTAAAGGATTATCAGCAAAACAACAAGAAGCTGCAAATGCTAATACTCGAGCCGCAATTGATACTACTAAAGCCGCAACTGATGCTACTAAAGCCGCAACTGCTTCTACTAAAGCTGCTACACCTAAACCTGCTGCACCACCTACTGCTCAATCTGCACCACCTACTGCTCAATCTGCACCACCTACTGCTCAATCTGCACCACCTACTGCTCAATCTGCACCACCTACTGCTCAATCTGCTGCTTCATCTGTATCTACTTCACCTGCTCAACCTGCTGCTTCATCTGTATCTACTTCACCTGCTCAACCTGCTGCTTCATCTGTATCTACTTCACCTGCTCAACCTGATTCTGAACCTAAACCTGTGGATAGTGATGATGAAGATGATTCTGAACCTGGGGATAGTGATGATGAAGATGATTCTTAATAAAAAAAAATAATTTAAATTTCAAAGAAATAATAAAGAAATAATAATTTATTAAACATTTTTTTTTCTTTATCAATTTCATTTTTAATTTCTTCTAAATTTTTATTTTCAATTAATTTATTTTCAATAAAATAATCTTTAATTTCATATTCTAATTCATTAATTAAATTTTTTATTTTTTCTATTTTATTATATTGTTCTTTATTCTTAGGAATAACTTTATTAAAATTTTCAATTAATTGTATTAATTCCATATTCAATTTATTATTTAAAAAAAAAATTAAAAATAAAACTAACCGTTTATTTTTTTACAAAAATAAACTTATTCATTATTCTTTCGCATAAAAGCAATTTGAATAAATCCTAAATCCCCAATATCTGATTCAATAACCATTGGCATATAATTAGATAAATATATTTTAATATTAGTTGAATTTGCGATACACTTAGAAAACTTATCAAAATCTTTAATTGAGTATTTTCCACTTATTTTATCAATCTCTTCATTTGTAAATTTATCAATCTCTGGTTCATTTTTAATAAACACCATAAAATCGGTTCTTTCTTCTATTTTTGTTTGTTTTGAAATACTTTCTTTTTCAAATTTTAATTGTAATTGCTTATTCTCTTTTGTAATTTCAACAATTTCATCTATATTTTTTGAATCCCTACATAGTTTTTGGAAATAAACACTTGGCAATTTTATAATAACAGAATAATTATCCACATTAACAAAATTCTTTTTATCATAATTCAAATTTATTTGTGTTAGTTTATAATCATTTGTTATTCCAACTGTTGAATCAAAGTAAGATACATTAATATAATCTTTTATTGATTTTTTTTCAACAACCAATCGTAAAACATTTTTATTATTAATTGATTTTAATATATCATATAGATTTGTTATTTTTATTCCAACAATTGTTCCTTTCTTTAAATTATAATTATATTTTTCAAAATTCTCTGCAAATAATTCCAAATTAATAACAATTGAGTTTGTTTTATTTACTTCTCTAATTAATAATTTTTCTTTATCAAAATTAAAAGCAACATTTGTTAATGTTCCTTTTAATGTTTCCAATAAAGTTTTAATTGGAGAGCATTGATTTGTTTCAATTTCAAATGCAAAATCACTCATAATTTAATAGTTAATTAACTTTTAATTTATTATAGATAATATAGTCATTAATTGATTTAAATAATATTTTACATTCCTGTTCAGCTATATTTTTATATTTATTATATTCATATTCATTATTAATTTTATTTTTATTATTTATATTATATAAAGTATTATAACAAATATATTTTTTAAATTTTGTAAATATATTTTCTAATTTTTTAATAAATATTTCATTTGGAATTTCTTTTGTTATTTCATTTATTTTTTTCTTCAACTCATTAAATTTATTTTCTATATTTTTATTTCCTTCTATATTTGTTATACATTCTTCATATTGATCATATATATCATTATCATTATTTAAATTTATCTTGTTAATATTTAATTTACCAAAATTTATTTCATTATTATTATTTTTTTTATTATCTTTTTTATATATTTCTAGTAATAATAATAATTTATTATCTTTACCTGGCAATTCAATTTTATTTGGTTCTAATATGCCATTAGTAAAAATATATCGAGATTGATTTATAGATAATAGATAATTATATAATTCTGAACTATTTATTAAATCATCAAATTTATTTTTTCTATCAAATTCATATAATTTTCCATTATTATTAATTATAACAACATAATCCCCATTATCGCCATCTAATTTAATTTCATTATTTTGTTTTGATTTAATATCTAAAATAGTTAAAGGATTTTTAATTGAATAAATAAATTTTTTTTTATTTTCTTTTGTTTCCTCAATTTCTTTTTCTATTTTTTTAATTTCAAAATCTAAATTTTGTCTATTTTTGAATAAAAACCCAGGCATTCCAATTAATTCACTCTTTTTATTATATAATTTCTTATATAAACTATTTATATTTTCATCTAAATTAAGACTTTCATTTATCTTTAACTCATTTATTTGTATTGTATTTGGGAATTTAGATGGGATTATAATTTTTTTACAATCAGAATAATTGTCTAAATTATTTATTTCTTTACTATAGATTAATTTATTATTTAAAAACTGTTCAATTGAAATATTATTATAATCTTTATTAATTACTCTTGTTGTATTTGTTTTATTTTTTAAATTATTATTTATTATTGCCATTTTTTTCAATGAAATATATTCTGCATTTTTAATTATATTATAATATTTATTACTTTGAATTTTATTATATTCATTTAAAAATTCTTTAAATTCATCAGATTTTTTAAATTTTTCATTATCTTTTGCTTCTTCAATAAATTTATTGGTTTCATCATTAACTGTTAATAAAATTTTAGGAATAACTAAGATAGCTGTTTCATATTTATCAAGTAAATAATTATTTATTGATATATCTGAAAACTGTTTTGTTATTGTATCTTTACCAATATATAGAAGTATAAATGATAAATACCAATTATACAATAATCGTTGATATGCAATCAATCTATTATTTGGATTTGATATGAAGAGTATTAATTGTTTTTGTAAATCAATACTTTTACAGATATAATCTGTTATTTCTTTATTGGCTGTATAATCAATAAGAATATTATTAATATTTTCTATTGTTTCAATAATGTTATTCATACTTATTTTATATTTCAATAAAAAATAAAAGAATATAATAAGTATAATGAATACTACAAAATGGGGGGCTTCATTTTGGGAAACCTTACATTTTGTATCTTTTGGATATCCAGTAAATCCAGATAAAAATAAACAAGACCAATATAAAAACTTTTATTTATCTGTTCAACATATATTACCTTGTATTAATTGTAGAAATTCTTATAGTGTATTTATTAAAATATTGCCAATTGATAATTATCTTAATTCAAGACATAATTTAACTTTGTGGGTTTATCTGATTCATAATTTAGTTAATCAAAAATTAGGTGTAAGGAATTATCCATCTTTTGAACAAGTTAAAGATAAATATGAACAATATAGAGCCAAATAAAAATTTATTTTTATTTGACCAATATAAAATTTATTTTATTTTTATTTGACCAATATAAAATTTATTTTATTTTTATTTGACCAATATAAAATTGCGTTAATTAATTAAATTTATTTTGTTTTTATTAAATTAAATGGATAATAAATCTAATGGGGAAAGTAAGCCATTAATTGATAATGAATTACTAAAAAAAGTGAGTAATGATAATAAAGATGAAGTTAAAAAAGAAGAAGGGAGTACTGGTTTAATTAAATTTTTATCTGAAAATAAATTTCTTGTTATTATAATAGTTATTGCAATAATTATAACTCTTATTGTTGTTTTAATTATAAAAAATAATAACAATAATGAAGAGGAATATAAACAAATGTTATTACATCAACAACAAATGCGGCCTCAACCAGTTCAGCAGCCTCAACCTGTTCAGCAGCCCCAACCTGTTCAGCAGCCCCAACCTGTTCAGCAGCCCCAACCTGTAAAGCAACATGTTCAATTTCAAGAACCAGAAATTATTGAAGACAATAATAATGACAATGACAATGGATTATTAGAACCAGAATTACCAGAAGAATTAGATGATTTAGAATATAATGATATGAATGATGATAATGTATCAGATAGATTATTAGATATTGAAAATATATAAAAAAAATTTTGAAAATATATAAAATATTTTCTATCTTAATATAATAAATATGAATGCATCAAAAAATCTATATAACAATACTCCCGTTAACGAATTAAATGCGATAAACGATTTTCAATTTCTTAAATCAGGAGAAGGATATGATATTCAATTTACCAATCCTAAATTTTCAGGAAAGAACGGATTAGTATTATTCTATGCAGATTGGTGTCCCCATTGTCAAGATATGGTTCAAGATGTAGTATCAGTTGCTGAAAGAACACAAAACTTATACCCAATTGGAGCAATTAATGTAGCTGATAAAGAAAATAGTATTCTTGGTGAATACTTTAATATTACTGGTTATCCTACAATTAAATATTTAGATTATGGTCAGTTCAAAGATTATACAAATGGACGAGATGCCGAAAGTTTATTAAATTTCATTTGTGCCGAGAGTGGATTATGTAATCTTTTACCAAATCCAAATAATATCCAAACTCCAGAATAAAAAAAAATAATTAATTATTTTTTTTAATAATTAAACTAATCTTCTTCGTCTTCCCATATAGTTTCACTGAAAAACTGTGCATCATCATTTTGATTGATTTCTTCATCTAATGACATATCATTGAAAGTTTGATCATATTCTTGATTATATTCAACTTTCTCATTCATAATTTCTTCCTTTTCTACTTCCTCTTGTAAAATTTCGATTTGTTGTTCAAGTGCCACATTTCCAAAGTTTTTAACTAATTTTTCTTCTGGAGTCATTTTAAGATATTGTTCAAAATTCTTTCTTGCTTGTAATTCTAAATCTGATTCTATTTTATTGAATAATTCGGTACTAACATCTAATAATAATGCCGTTTTATTCATTTTTTCAATAAATAGAGAAGTATATTTAATACTTAGTTTAGTTTTTGCAATAAATAAAATTAAATCAATAAATATATTTAATAAAATATTTATTTTTTCTTCATAATTTATTTTTTTTGTATATTTGATATCATTATATTTTGTTATACTATATTTTTCTCTTGGTAAAACGGATTTAAAATCATTTTTATCTCTATCATTTATAAATTCACAAAGATAGTTTAGACTTGGAGATTTATAACATTTAGTTAATTCGCCGTGATGTAATATTTGATAATGTTTTTGTAATTCAATTATTGTATTTATTATAATATTAATTCTATTTATAAATTTACTTTTTGTAAATTTTTTCATTTTTATTTCTAATTCTTTGTCTTTAAACATTTTTTTTATTTTTGTTTCATATTCTAATACTTCAAATGGAGTTTTACCATATTTAGTTATTACTTCTGGATTTATTTTTAACTCTTTTTTAATTTTTTCTAATTTACTATAATCTATTTTATTGTTTAAACCAGATGGCATATCTGGAAATTCTATTTCTTTATTTTTCTCTAATTTTCCTTTAATCTGTCTTTTTTCTAATAATTTAATTACTGTTTTTAACTCAGATTTATTCGGATTACAACTGAATGTATGTTCCTTAAATTCAATTGTTTTTTCTTCACCACACCATTGTTTTAATATTTCTTCTGCATTTTGCATTTCATTATACTCTATAACTTTTTCATATAACTCTCTATTGCCCTTTTTAGATAATTTAGATTTAACCAATTTTCCATTTATTTTATCTTTCTTGAATTCATTAATTGTTATTGCATTTACTCCATTTGGTAAATCATATTCCTCAGAAGTTATAGAGTAATTTAAATTATAATTTTCTTTCATTAATTTTAATTCTTTCTTTAATTTTTTTTCATTTATATCTATGTCTTTTTTATTTTTACATAATCTAACTGTATTCCATTCTATTTCTGATCCATCTTTATTATATGTTGCTTCATTATACATGAAATATTGTCCAATTGGTGTTAATGGTTTTAATGGGTTAGATGGATAATATATCATATTTGTAAATCTGGGAACTCCCTGTAATGCTACTTTTTCAAGTAAATTATTTAATGTTTTATTTCTCGAAATATCAATTGGTTTGTCATTTTTAATTAGATATAAACGATAACGGAAAATATTATTTAAATAATTAATAACTTCATTGGGATTTTTATTTATATAATTTTTAACAAATGGATCTTTATCTTTTGCTAATGAAAATAATTTTGTTAAATCATCATTATATTTCTTAACAATTAATCTAAATCTACTCTTATCTATCACATCATCATCTGATAATATCTTTTTATATGAACGTTTAATCCCAGCTACAAATTTGCTTTTAACTGCATTAGCAACTAAGAAATTATAGAATTTGGAATTTCTTGTTTTTATAACTTTAAATATTTCTAATATAAATTTTCCTGCGACATCTATGTTCTCTGATTTTTCAAATATCGTTGGATCTTGATTCCATAATTTATATTTCTTTTTAACCAATTTAGATAAAATAACTGCATATAGTTCTATATACATATATAACTCTTTTTGCATTTTCATTTCATCCGTTTTTAATTCCTTACTCTCTATTGATTTATATGCCTGTTCTAAAAATGGATATACTATATCCGTTAGTTTAAAGGGATTTTCTTTGTTTTGAATACCTAATCCAATAACAACATTCTTTGCTAATTCCTGTAATTTTAGATAATTATCATCAATATTATCTATTTTATTTCCCTTAACAAGATAACCATTTTCATCAAATTCTATTTGTTCTTCATTTTCGGCGTCTTTTGTTTTTCTTCCGCAATATTTACATTTATAAATAGTTCCATCCTTAACATAATATTCTTTTTCTAATTTTTCTTCTAAATTACTCTTTTTATATTCATCATTAGTTGCTAATAATTGGTTTAATATTATCTCATGATTACAACCTAAATTGAATCCACAATTTGTACAGAATATAAATTGTGTTTCTTTATCTGGTTTATCTATAAAGTTCTTTAATAAATCAGAGAAATAATTTAATTTATCTTCTATTACAACTGTAAAATCATATTTTTTTCTGATTTCAAAATGGGGGCATTTACTTTTTTCTATATCTTTTTTATTTTTTTCTAATTTATTTATATATTTATTTATTATTTCTAATTCTTTATCTGTTAAATATTCAGTTATATCGGCATTTTTTTTAATCATTTGTTTATTAATTTCATCTAATCGTTTCTTACTCAATTGTAATTGAATTACCATTCGATATAATCGTAATTTCATCTTTATCTTTGTTGCAATTTCTTTTAAATACTCATTAAATTGATATATAACACTTCTATATACACTTTTATCTATTAATTGATTTAACTGAGTTTTGTCATTGTTTAGATATAAATAATAAGGCAAACCCCCATATTGTTTATTCAAAAATATTTGTCTTCCAATTGCGGTATCTGATAGAGTATCAAATCTATTATAAATCCCATATATTTTCTCTAACTCCTTTGGAAGAAATATTTTAAACATTGTTTCTCTTTCTTTAATCAAATTATCTGGTATAAATTCCTTTATAGTTGGATAATTATATTGTTTTTCTGCTTGTTCAAGAGTATAATTAAATGAACCATTATTTTCATAAAAATTTTCAATTACATTTATAACATTAAATATTTCTATTGTTTTTTCAACAAAATCATTACCTTTCGGTTTAATCAATGTGTTCATTGTTTTATAGGGAATTTCGGGACTGTATAATTTCATAATAATATCAGATGATGTTTCCATTAATAAATCTTCTTTAAATACTTTCTGAAAATCAATAAGAAATCCTTCTAATGCAATTATTTCATTTTCCAATACACTTCTATCATAATCTGTTGTTTTCAAAAGGGCATTTCTTATTCCCATACGACTAATAGATGAAGTTATAGTTATATCTTTATTTTCTTTATTTTCATAGGGTTTCATTGCATTGGTTAAAATATTGATTTCATATTGATTGTGTATTTTTTTTTGAAATTGTTGGATTGATTGCAATTTAATATCTGGACAATCTTTTTCATCCCCAACCAGATAATAATCATCAATTATTGGAATAATCCAATTTTTTTTCATTAAATAATTAATTGTTTCATTATTGTTTGTTGATAATAGCCGTTTAATTTCATTACTCTTACTTAAATTATCTAATAATTTATTAAATATTGAAACTAAATAAGAACTTTCTAAAATACCTTCACTATTAAGGGTTTTTCTTCGGGTTTCGGGATCCAAACTTAAAATATCAATTGTATTCTCTTTTGCTTTAATTATAAATATTGGCTTCGAATCAATTGATTTTCCTCCCTTCATTTTCTTTATATTTACCATATTTACTCTATTTCAATAATTTAATTTTACCTTAAAAAAAAAATTATTTATAAATAAAAGTTTTTTTATATCCATAAAATATTTTTTATATCCATAAAATATTTTTTATATCCATAAAATATTTTTTATATCCATAAAATAATGAATTCTGATTTACAAAAAGAATTTATTATAAACTCAATTGTTAATAAAGTTGAGTCCCAACATAAAGATAATATTAGAGATAAATTATTTAATTATTCTATTCCTCAATTATATGATTTAATTAAAAAAATAAAAAATTTTAATTCTAATGAAATTGTTATTCTTATAAATAATAATTATATTCAAAATATTTAAATACTTCTATCCATTTAATAGATGATAATTTATTTATTTTTTTATATGAAATATTTAGTTTTAAGATTTCTGAATATAATTCTTCATATTCATATACTTCATCAACATCTCGAGGCGGATTAATTAATAAATTATTTAAATAATAAAAATCACAACATAATAAAATTTCTAATATATTTCTTTTTTTTATTATTGTAATTTCATTTGTATAATGAATTTTCCGCCATGGATAATCTTCAGCCTCGTACAAACAATCAATAGAATGGTTAGTAATTTCTCCTTTTTTATTTAACAATGTTGAACGTTTTCCATCATAAATATCTCTAATTTCTATTATTTGTTTTGCTAAAAAACTTACTTCATATTGATTTTCTTTACTCCAATCAATAAATTTTGGAACATAAATAGAAAGATAACAATACTCTTTAAATTTCATTGTATTTTTAGAATTAAAAAAAAAAATCAATTGGGGGAAGGGGCATTCTGTTCAGGGAATCAACAAAGTTGATTCCCGTTAGACGTAAACCCCTAAACCTACGGTTTATATTAAAAAAATAAATTGTTATATTCTTCTCAATAAACGGCCTTCGGCTTTTCACCAAGCAGACTTTTATAGATAATTATATCTATAACTGGCCTTTAAATTGATATAGATATAATTATCTATAACCAGGCTTAACTAAGTATAGATGTAATTATCTATAACAAGTGCGGCGATTTTTAATAGATATATTTATCTGTAACCGGTCTTTAAATTGATATAGATATATTTATCTGTAAATTCCTTTAAATTGATATAGATATAATTATCTATAACCGGGTTTAACTAAGTATAGATATAATTATTAAAATCGCTGCCCTTGAACTTGTGATTTTTATTTTTTTATAATTTATTTTTTTATTTTTATAAAAATATTTTAAATTTAAAAAAATTATTTATTATTGTAAAAAAAAATTAAAATAAAAAAATTTTAAATTTCATTCTTCAAGATAAATTACGGCGGAGCCCCAGGGGTTTAAAGGAGTAAATATGGGCTTCGCCCATATTTACGTCTAACGGGAATCAACAAAGTTGATTCCCTGAACAGGATGTTCCCTTCCCGATGTGTGAGTATAACAATTTATTCTTCCAATATTAGCCGAAGGCCAAGGAGGGTTCAAAAGGGAACTACGTTCCCTTTAGTAGTATAGATGTCGTTTAACATCCCCATATAGCCATTTTTCAAAACCCCCTTTTGTCATACTTTGTGGGCAGAATGGATCCCATGATTTTATTTTATTACGTTCTTCCATTAAATCCCCATATGCTTCTTGTGATGATTTAAACATTCTGTCATCAAATTCAGGGGCACTATTATGAACTTCAAAAGGAATTGTTGTATCATCAGTTAGAGGATTATTACGAATAGCATCTCCAACAAATCCTTCACATGATGTATTACCATATTCTGGATATAATGAACTCTTTTCAGATGAACCAGATCCACAAGTTGGAGGAGTTCTCATTGAATCTGAATACTGAGATACTTTGTTAAATGCCGAATATGTTTCTGTATATGTATCTTTAATTGAATAAGTTAATCCCATAACAATTAGAGGAATAAATATGGCATTTACTGATATACCAAATACGGCCAATATTAAGAAAACTAATACAGATAAACGAACCATAGAATTTAATGCTCTATTAGGGGGCATATCTTGTGTAGGTATTAATTCCATTATTCTATCTTGTTTCCAAAGGATTTGACAATCATCAACCCAAAAAGGGTCGTCAGATCCCCCATTCGGGTCATTAGAACTTCCGTATCCTTCAGTAGAATTATACTTCTTTTCAATATCGCCATCTAATTCCTTCTTTAACTTATCTAAATCAAGTAAGCTTTCTTCGAAACGTTCATTATTTATATTTATCTTATTCTGTTCTTGGAACATACTTGAATTTCCAATCATTCCATCTGATGGATTTGGATTATTAATATCGGCCATGCGATTATTGTAATTATCGCAAGAAACCTTATATATGTTAAAGAATGGTTTATTATCCCCACATTTTGTTGTAAATGGGGCTTTTTCTTTTTTCTTAATGTTATATGGAACTGGGTTATGTTTCCAATTATAAGATTGATCCATATCTCTTTAATTTAATAAGATAAAAATAACTTTGTTTATTTTATAGATGGAAACTTTATCAAAAATATTAGGAGGTTTATTTCTTTTTCTTATTTTAGGTATAGTAATTATAGGAATTATTCCTTTACTTATTTTAGGATTAATTATAGTTGCTGCAATAACTGTTTTAGTTGGAATATTATATGGAATTGATTATTTATTTAATTCAAATAATGATGAAGAAAAACCTGAAACAGATGATGAAATAATAATTAATAATGTTGCCGATGTATTTAATTCTAATGAATATGATATAACTTTTAATGTTAAAGGAAAAATGGATGAACCTGATTCAGGAATTATGTTGGTTAGTAATGATATGAAATATACTTATTCTAATGTATTCCCCAATGTTAAAATAAATAATGGAACCGTTAAGTTTGTTTTTACAAAAGATGAAGGGAATACTATAATAGAAAAAGAACGTTCCATATCAGAAAATGATTGGTCTCATGTTAGACTACTTAAAAGAAATAATAAATTAAGAGTTTTAGTTAATCGTACAGAAATATATACTCATAGACTTCCAGATTATACTATACCTGGTTCTTTCTTACGGATTAAAGGAGATAATATTAAAGATATTAAAATTTAAAAAAAAAAAATTTATTTAAAATATAAATGGAAGATTATAAAAAAGAAGAAGAACAATTATTATCTTGGAAATATAAATTAATTCCTGTTGTATTTATTACATTAATACTTGTAGGATTATTTGCATTTGGATATTATATCTATAATTATAGAGAAGAAGGGGATTTTAGACTTATATTTATGGTAAAAGGAAATTATATAAATAATGAAGATGGATATGTTCTAAGATATAATAAAACAAATACACCATATCCTACGATTGCAATTGATAATGGATTATTAAGATATGTAATTAATACAAATCTAAAAAAATATGAAGAAAAACAATTCCCAATATCAGAAAATAAATGGTCAAAAATAACAATTCAAAAAATTGGGGATAAAATTGAATTTTATATTAATAGCGAAAAGAAACATAGTTATTCAATAGAAAATTCAATTTTCTATATACCAAAAAAAAGAGATTTAAATATTTCTAACTTAGATAAAACAATTAAAGATATTAAAATTCAAAAACTTTAAATTTACTTATCTTATCCGAAAGTAAATAAATTTACTTTCTAAATGGGTTTTCTTTTTTATCCATAAATTCTTTAACCTTGTCCATATCCATATCGGGCATACCTCCCATTAAATCGCCCATGCCTGTATCCTTCATCATTCCCATTAAATCGCCCATTCCTTTCATCATTTCATCGTTATCATTGTTATTCATAATATTATCAAATAGACTTTCCGCAGTTGATTGGATTTCATCTTCATCAATATTACCCTGTTCATATTTGTCTGTTAAATTACTATGAACTGTTTTGAACAATTCCATAATCTTTTTATGATTTATTTGTCCTGGTTTTAAATACTGTTTCTTCTTTTCAAATTCCCCAAAAACATCATCAACAATTGTATTAATTGTTTCATTCTCTTGTCCAACTAACTCATTAACCTTGGATTTAAACATTTTTTTACGTACCTCTCTTTCATTTTTCATTGCATTTACCATTAAACGATTTTTATCTGATACTTCAAAATAACCAATTAATTTTTCACTTAATTGTACCATTTGATTTAAATAGGTAAAGATAATATTACGTGTTCCATCATTCATATCATCCAAATCCCATAATTTATAAAAATCAATTTCACAATTATATAAAACATTAACTGGACCATCATAGTCCGTTCTTTTACCCATTTCAAAAATTTCGAAATTTCTTAATTCTAATTGTTCTTTAATCGCTTTTATATTGTTAAAATATTGGAGAATGTATTTAACTGATGCACTCTTAGAACGGAAATCATTTATTTTCACATATTTAGAATAATCTTCTTCTTTAATATCAACAAATAATTCTTTAAATTCATTAACAATATATTCATCAACAATATCCGGAAATGCAGTTGCCATTTTATCCACTAATTCGAAAAAGAATTTATAGAAATACTTAACAGTATTCCGAACATCCTCCAATGTTTTTTTTTCTTTATTTAAAGCTTCTTTAACTTTAAGTTGTTCTTTTCTTTTTTGAGCCTTTAATTTTTGCTGAGTACTCATATAGATAAAAAATAAAATAATATTTAATTAAAAAATTTATTTTATATTCATAAAATTGAATTAAATTTAACTTAATTTATAAAACTAATAAGAGTATTTTTTAACTTGAAAATGGAAGTTAAAATGCCAAATGTCGATTTATCTGTAATTAATTCTTTAAGAAGAACAATATTAGTTGATTTAGATATTTATGCAATTGGAAATGTTAAAATTATAGAAAAAAATACTCCATATGATAGGGATTTGATTTCTCATAGAACGGAATTAATTCCTGTTATTGAAACTAATGAAATTAAGGAGGGGCTTAAATTCTCTGCAAGTATGAAAGCCGATAAAGATAGTAATTATTTATTAAGTGATCATCTTAAAGTAGAGGGGAGTGGCAATTCCCCATTCTTAAAGGATTTATTAATTGTTCAATTAAGAACTGGAATTAATACACAAGAATCAATTAAATTAACTGGAGAAATTGTTAGAGGTACAATGAAAGATAATGCTAAATTTCAATGTGTAACTGTTGCGGGGATTAAAGATAATAATACTCTAACTTTTACTCCAAGGGGGCAAATTAGTGGTAAAGAAATTCTTAAAAGAGGAATTAACAAATTATTAAGCAGAGTTAAAGGTTTTAAAGAAAATATTGAAGATAAAACTAATAATAAAGTTCAAATCGAAGAAACTGGTGAATTGCATACAATTATTATTGATAATGAAGATGATACTTTAGGCAATATGATTCAAAATATGTTAATGCCACATTACGAATTTGTTTCTTATAATAGAATTCATCCTGCTGAATATAAAATTATTATAAAGATTAAAACTAATGAACCTGTTAAAGCTTTGTATAAAGCTTGTGATTTAATTGAAAAAGAGATTAAAAAAATAAATTTTACTATGAAATAGTAAAATTTATTTTTGGTTAATAAAATTAAATTATAGAGGATTTTTGCTACACAAAAATCCTCGTAGTTAAACCAACAAAGTTGGTTTAACTTACTATGAAGTGAGCTTGCGAAGGGGATTTACGAAGTAAATCCACGTTGTTAGTAAAATTTATTTTTATGTAAAAAAAATTGATTTTTTTTTAATTAATTTTAAAATGAATTTCAAGAACTACTCTTATCTTTATCTCAAAAATTATTCAAACATCGAAACAAAAGAAAAAGCAAATGAGATTCTTGAAGCAATCAAGAATGCAAGAAATTCAGCTTGTTTGTTAGTAAAGGCAATCAAAAGTAATGATTATTATCTGGCTAAAAATATTATTTATTCCAAACCAAATCCAGAATTACTTCTAAATGTGAAATTTGATTATCGTTTTGAAGTTATTTCTGATTTACAATCAGACGATCAAGTAAGTTTATTCGAAATTGCTTGTACATATATTTGTAAGGATAAAAGAATAACTTATATGATTCTCAAATATCTTATTGATAATTGTGAAATTGATTTGAATGCAAAAATTGATAATTATGAAACAATTTTATATTGTTTCGCAGGTGATTCCCCTGATTTTTTCAAATATCTAATTGAAAAAGGAGCTGATATTAATGTAAAAACTGGACGTAATTTTGAAAAGAAACTTCCTTTTCCTAATTCAAATGGTTCAACAATTTTACATAAAATTGCTAAGAATTGTTATGAATCTGAAAGTGAAGATTATCAAATGCAAAACTATTTCAACAATTTCGAATATCTAATAGAATTGGGCATTGATATTGATGTTCGGAATCAAAAAGGCCAAACACCTTTGTATCTTGCTGCATCTAAAAGTATATCAATTTGTTCTATTCTAATTAAGAATGGAGCAAATGTGAATAATATTGATATTTTTGGAGATACTTCTCTTTCTAATGCAGCAACAAATGGTAAATATCATATTGCTAAATTACTAATTGATAACGGAGCAATTAGTAATGTTTGAACATTAACAAGTGCATGTTTGAAGAAAAATTGATAGAAATATTAATTTAATCTCTTATGTTAATGATACATCAATTTATGATGATATGTGGCCAGATCCAGAATTTGATAATATTGTAAAACAAAAAATCCAAAAATGTAAAAAATATTTACTTCATTGTGGTTTCAAAGAACAAAAAAAAATAAGAGGTAAATTTCTTATTTATTAATAAATATTTTTTTCTTTTAAATAATCATATATTTCTTTAGAATAACATTGATTTTTAATTGATTTTATAAATTCAATATCTGGTTCATATGATTCAAAATGTTTTTTTAATTCATTTAATTTCCCAAGAATAATACATGAATAAACAATAAAATTATTTATTCCTAAATCTTTTATCTGTTGTTCAACTAATGATTTTGCAAAATTTATTATTTTTTCTTTATATAATTCTTCTTTTACATTTATATTATAATAATAAAGATAACAATATCTAGTAAATTTCATTCTTTAATTATTTATTAATTTAATTATCAATTTTTAATAAGTTCATATTTATAACCATTTTCGTATCCTTCTAAAGCAAAACTATAAATATAAAGACCTTTATATATTGGTCTTTTCTCTATTTTATTCTGTTTATCATAATAATAAATATAAAACAAATCTTTACAGCATTTTATTTCATCCTCATAAATAAAAAGATTTATATTTGGATAATATTTTTTAGGAATATAATAATTCATTTTTTTATTAAAAAAAATTAAATTTAATAAACATAAAATTAACAAAATTAATTTTTAATTTTATTGATCAAATCTAAGAGTTGTCCCAAATATCATTGGATTATTAGAACCTGCCCCATTTTGTATAGTTTCTAAAACCAATCTGGAATCACCTGATGGCAATGAATTTAATGGGAAAGTATAAACACCAGATGCCGTTATAGTAGGTATAGAGGTTAATACTGCTCCACCTTCTTCTCTTACTTGAATATCGAAGTTAATGTCATCAACTTCGGCATTGAAGGTTAAGCTTCCATTGGTAAATCCGGAGTATTCAGAATTATCCCAAGCAAAATATGAAACTTCGGTTAATATAACCATATCTATAATTATTTCAACAGTAGATAAAACAAATGCTATCTGTCCAGTACCAGATGTTCCGCCGGCAGTTTGTTGGAAACTTAATGTTGTTCCATATAAAATAGGATCTACACTTCCGGTATTGTCATTACTAACTCTTAATGCCAAGTTGGCATCAGATCCGGGATTAGCTACAGAGAAAGTATATGAACCAGTACCAGAGGTTGTTATTGAACCCAAAGACGCCGAATTTGTTAAATCAAATAGTTCAATAGTTGCCTCTTGATCCCCTATTTCGGCATAAAAAGTTATCCGGCCACTATTGTAAGTATTATACTCTGAATTGTCCCAAGAGAAATACCCAACTTCTATTGGAGTTCCTGATAATACATAAATAGGAACCGCATTAGAGTTAAATGCTATACGACCAGGAGTACTCGTTCCTCCACCAGTACTAGAAATAGTTAATGTATCGGCATTCTGAACTATATTAATATTTGAACCGGCCTCAATTGTTCGGAATTCTAATAAAGATCCAGTTTTTTGTTTGAATACTTCGTTTTCGCCCCCAACATTAACCCCATCTGTAATATCGCCACCACCTCCACCACCAATAGCACCCGATCCACAAATGGTTACTTGATAATTGCCGTCATAATTGGGGCCAGTTTTATGCAATTCAAGATCCATATTGGCATCCCATCTTAATTCTAAAACCTCAAATGTTCCGTCCCCTGGAGTACTACTTAATGTATTTATACTGGGCAATGAAGCCGCATCGTTCTTGGTTATACTGAATACGGCACTGGGTCCATTTGGAACCAAATTACGAACCATAATAACAAATGAATCATAATCCTCTGATAATACTAAACTATAATCCGTATTAATTAGGGTTACATTTATTATTTTATTTAAAGCCGCTAATATATCTGTTATACTTAATCCACTGTCCTCAATAACTGTCGCATTTGTATCCGCCCATATTGCTATATTACCTATAACTGTAGGGGGAATGCCCGTTACTGTTCCTTCTCCACCACCCCCGTCGTCTCGGATCATTTTAATTGGATCTATATTTATTCTTAAACAAGGATCCCTGTCGTTAAACCAAAGACTACAAGCCAATGTTGAACCCTCACGAATAAATATCTTACTACTACGCACATTCGGCTTGAAATCTTGTGCCCTAATAAGTAAAGATGGGTTTGTTATTTTAACTACCTTATAAACACCATTTTCCACTGGATCATCCTGATTTGTTAATACTACACGATCAAATACATTTAAAGCAACTCCATCTATAACAGGTGGGCCGGATGGAATAGATAATGTACCTAAACTAAATGTCCCGGCTACATTCACATCACTCGCTACACGGGCATCCTTTAGTTCAACAATTAAATCCTCTGTTAATTGGTCATATGTTGTTCCTCTTCCAAAAATTGAAACTGAATCAGTTGGCAAGTATAATGTTGATCCAAAAATTGAACTTGCCATTTTATTTTAATAGAATAAATAAAATCAACTTTGTTGATTTTATTTATTTATTCCGAATAAAAATTAAGTTTAACAAAGTTAAACTTAATTTTATATTTTAATAGAATATTTTAATATAAAAAAATAACAAAATCAACAAAGTTGATTTTATTTATTAAATTAAATTATTTATTAAACTAAAAACTAATGAAAATGAAATTCTTTTTCTATTATTTTCTCTATAATTAGTTAAGAATAATGAGTGATATTGTTCTCTTTTTTCATTTAAAAATTTATTAAATTTATTAACTAATTCTATTTGTTTATTTTCATCTATTTTTGGTTCAATAACTAAAATCATATAAGAACGAAAAGATAAATTATCTGTTTTATCTATATACTGGGAAATATCAGAAAAATTAGAATAATATTTAGCATTTATTTTTGTTTTATCATCAATACATTTAACTAAAATATTTGTTTTATATTCTGATTTTTCATTTTCTTTTGTTAATCTCGATATTTTTATATTTGGATTATTAACTAAATCATATAATTCTTTTCCTATTATATAAGAATTAATTATAATATTTTTTTCATTTGGATAGATAAAAGTATTAATATTTATTTCTTTATCTTTATTTATTTCAAATTGAAAAGAACATATAGTATAATCAGTATCTTCAAATATACTTTCTTCAAATATATTTAATCTTATTATTGAATATTTATCTAAAAATTCTTTTCGTAAATTAATATCATTTTTTATAATTGAACAGAAGAAATTAAGTGGTATAATTAATATACCTCCTTTACATTTACAATTAATAATTTGTTTTATAAAACATTTATATAAATCATTTTGATTATATTTATCATATATTTCTTTATTATTTGATTTATTTCTTGCTAAATATGGGGGATTTGTTAAAATAAATTTTTCACTATAATTTGGAGGATTTAATAATGTATCTCTTTTAATCACTTCTTTATTTTGTGGATCAATATCGTATAATTCTAAATTATAATTTTTATTTTCTAAAAAGTTAATTAAATCACAATTTCCAGCAAATGGTTCAATAATATTATCTATATCATCTGGAATATTAAATCCTTTTAATATTTTTTTATAATTTGTTGTATAAAATTGTCCATATTGTTTCTTAAAAGTATTCATATATATAAAAAAAAATATTTTATTTAAATTTATTCAAATCTGAATTGGGGATTCCAATTTAATGTGAAAGTAGATAGAGAAGCAGGGAAATCGCCAGTGCTATCAGCATAGAATACAACAAATATAGTTCCAAAGATTGCAAATACCCGAACATTCATTTTATGGAATATTCCTGAAAAAGGTGTTGGGTGGGCTTTAAATACATTTAAGAAATTATTACCAAGAGAATAAGGAATATCATTTGTTGTGAAATATCCCATTAATCCATTGGCAGATGTTAGAGCACTTGTACCTAATGTTGCTTCGAGATTAAGTGTAATAGTATTATTAACAGTATGATATTCTGAATTATCAATACTAACAAAATCAAGATTACCAAATGGGAAAGTTGTAACAGTAAATGGCTGAACTAATGATAAGTTTTCTCCTTCAATCGTTCCATCAACTATTAAATCATTTGCAACTGTTAAATTAGCCGTAATTATTGTATTGCCATCTATGTATACATTGCCTTCTAAATTAGTATCGCTTTCTACTTTAAAATTACCTTCAATCTCTCCATCGCCTTTTACTTCTAAATTACCATCAATATTGGCATTTGATATATAAATATTAACAACAGTTGTATTTCCATTTACATCAAGATTTCCAGTTAAGGATGTATCTCCATTTACATCAAGATTTCCAGTTAAGGATGTATCTCCATTTACATCAAGATTTCCAGTTAAGGATGTATTTCCATTAACTGATAATTCTCCTCCAACAGATACATCATTTGTAACTGTTAAATTATCAATTGTTATTTCAGACATAACAATCGGACATTCAAATGTAATTTTACTTGCATTTAAACAATCAATACGATCTGTTTTAAGTCTTTTACTGGCTTGGACTGTTATTCCTTTAAATATACTATTTGCAAGTCTTAAACCTGACATTATATACTCTAATTTAATAAAAAAAATAAACATAAAAAAATAATTTTACTATTCCGCAAATTTACTTCGTAAATTCGCTTCATTGAGTGTTAAACCAACAAAGTTGGTTTAACTACGGGGATTTTTGCGTAGCAAAAATCCCCTATAAATTATTTTTTAAATAAAAAATAATTTTACTATTCCGCAAATTTACTTCGTAAATTCGCTTCGTTGAGTGTTAAACCAACAAAGTTGGTTTAACTACGGGGATTTTTGCGTAGCAAAAATCCCCTATAAATTATTTTTTTCTTGTATTAATATATAAATATGAGTTTATATAAAACTATAAAGAATTATAGAAAAGTAGACTATATTTATTTAGACGAGTTTGATTCCAACGGTAAATCCAATAGAATCAATTTAGACAGCGAAGATAATGACATCTCTACTCCTGTTTCTACTGCTATGACCAATGAAATCAATAGCATTTTCCCCGAATTTAAGAATTTAGGATTAACCCGCCCCTACTGGTTTAATCGTAATACTGACCTTCATTTTACAAAAGACTGTACAGTTGATATTGTATTTATGGATGAAGGTGCCGGTTATCGTAATTCATTTGGATATTATGTTTATGATTCAACAGTTGGTTTAGAAAGCAACAGAGATATTAACGAACATGTTGTTATGTTTCCAAATGCCTCTCGCTCTGGTGGAGGAGGAACAATGAACGCTGGTGATACTGTCCGTTTAGCTTCTGAATATACTACTTCTGTTAATAATGGAAAAACATATGTTAATGCTACGAGTTTCACTTTCAAGAAAGGCCAATCACTTGGTCTTTTCATTGTTGCTAATGGTTGGAATGGCAATGGGGTTCATACTCGTAAAGATCGTTACTATTCAACATCTGAGTTAAATCCCGAATATTTTGAACAAGATGAAGATAAAACTCTTGCTTATCACGCAATTAATGTTCAATCTGAACTTGATCCCAGTATTGTTTATATGGGATGGGAAGATTTAAAACGTTATGGCAAAGGTTGGGTTGATCACGATTTCAATGATTTAGTTCTTTGTATTAAATTAAGCGATCCCACTGCTGTTATGCAATCCAGTATTAATCATAAGAATAATATTCCCCGTTTTGGAACTGTTATTTCCGAAGACAGAAAGGATAATCACATTGATAGTGATTTTAATGATCTTAACTTTGAATATGATATTGTTGAATATGGTGATGAAAACAATATTAATGGTGTTGATATTAAGATTATGCTTAAACATCGTGGTGCCGCTCTTGATCACAATCTTGAACTACAATTGCCCGGTTTAGAAAATGTTTTAGAAATGAATGTTAAACGCCAGACTTATGAAGATGGTGTTTTATCCTCTGTTTCTGATGAAGACATCTTTGATAATACAAGCAATCGTATTCTTATTGTTGAAAGTGATAAAACTTTTATGCCCCCTAATTCAAATGTTGGTTCCGGAACTTACACTAATACTCGAGGTGATTGGGAAAATGACCTTGTTGAACCCCGTTGTGTTCGTGTTAAACTAACTTTCGATGGCCCAGTTTCTCGTGGAACTATTCCTCTTCTTGATCCCCCTTACATTGTTCGATTAATTGTAAAGAAAGGATCTAAAACAAGCCACGTAATTAAATCTAATGTTGAATATGATACTCTTGCCGGTTCTAAAGCCAAAAATGCTGGTATTGATAAGATTAAAAAGATACATATTATAGATGGATGGGTTGATTTCCCTGTTCCTAAAGAAAAGAAACATCTCGATATCTGTTATCCCTTCTTCCATGAATATGTTAAAAATCCCATTAGATATCGTAATTGGTTCTTAACTTATCGTCCTAATACCGTTAGAGGCGCTATTACTCGCCCCAAAATAACTTGGGATTCTTCATTTGATTCTTAAATCAAAATAAAAAATAAAAAAATTTTTTTTTATTTTTTATTTTAATAATTAAAAAAAATTTTTTTTTATTTTTTATTTTATTTTCTATATCTAATATTAAATTTAAAATCAAAATCAAAACCACCAGAATTATTAACTCCGCCAAATCCTGCTTTAATTATTAATGAATTAGGAGTAATTTGATTCAATACAATATTATTTAATGGAGTAAAACTTGAAAAAATTTCTGTTGATCCCAATACTGTATTATTATTAGAACTAGAATTTGGAACTCCTGATATATTTAAACTAGCAATCTCATCTCCATTTGGTACTTGTGAGAATGTTTTAAAACTTCCTTCTAAATTAAGATATATATCCCCATTTAATTCGTAATAAGTACTGTTTGAAATTGAAAAATTAGTAACACTACTATTTGTTGAAGAAACAGTTGCTGTATATGTTTTAACTCCTGTTAAATTCTCTGTTTCAATTGGACATTCAAATTTAATCTTACCCGCTGTTAAACAATCAATACGATCTGTTTTTAATCTTTTTTGAGCTTGGACTGTTATTCCTTTAAATACGCCATTTGCTAAGTTTAAACCTGACATATATATTTTATATTAAAAAAAAAATTAAATTTTTTTTTTTAACAAAATATTATTTATTTCTATATCTAATATTAAATTTTAAATTATATCCAGTACCAACTGGCAAATTAACTGCTCCATTTTGTAAAATAAATTCTGTATTATTTCCTGAAACTGAAATTGTTATATTAAAATTATATAATTGCGAACCTGAATCAAGTACTCCAATATCAACTATTCGTGTATTACCTAAACTAAATGGAATTGAATCTGTTGTAAATCTTAAAATTAAAAGATTGTTTGCAATACTTGATGTTAAATCAAATGATGATTCAAAATTAACAAATGCATCACCATTTAATTCATAATATGTTGTATTTAATATAGATAAATTATCAATTGATGTACTAATATTTGGAACTGTTAAACTACTTATTATATTATAATCTTTTCGACCTGTTAAATTATCTCCTTCAATATCACCATTAAATTCTGCTGGACATTCAAATTTAATCTTACCTGCCGTTAAACAATCAATACGATCTGTTTTTACTCTTTTTTGGGCTTGGACTGTTATTCCTCTAAATATACCATTTGCTAAGTTTAAACCTGACATATATATTTTATATTAAAAAAAAAAAATCAACTAAAGTTAATTTAATTATTCTTTTGATTTAATTTCATCATAAGATGGAGGATTGTCATTCAGTTCTTCATTGCCATTCAGTTCTTCATTGCCATTCAGTTCTTCATTGCCATTCAGTTCTTCATTGCCATTCAGTTCTTCATTGCCATTCAGTTCTTCATTGCCTCCCAGAATAGTTCCATTTAATTCCTCTTTTTCGGGGGCTGATGGTTCTGTCATAGTTTGTTTAGGTTCTTGTTGAATTCTATTATATTCTTTCCAAATCTTTTTATTTTTTTTATAAACTATAATATAAATACCATATTCTTCTGTTGTATTGATTAAATTATAACCACAAAAATATTTTTTATATGTTATTTCATCATTATTTTCATCATATTGAATTAAATTAAGATATTTGCTTAATCCATTACCAATATTTAATGATGTATGATCTTTGTAAGGACAGCAATTAATATTACCTCTTGTTGTACCTCTAGTAATCAAATTAAAGCTAATAATATCTCTAAATCTATCAATTTCAAAGATATCAATTAATTCTTGTTTCTTAATTAATTCTTTTGTTTTTCGTTTATATTCATCATCCATAATTATTCTTTTTTCTTCATCTGTAAATTCCCGGCAATTTTCATCAATTAATTTTTGAATTTTCTTTTGTTTTTCTTTTTTTTGTTGTTCTAACATTTTTCTTCCTTCTTCTTTATAAATTTCAATTTGTTTCTTATTTCTTTCTAATAATTCTTTAACTTCTTTTTCATGGTTTTTAATAATTTCATTTCTTTCTTCTTCTTGTTTATTAGAAGTAAATAGTCCAGATAGGAAATTCATTATTACTCAAAGAATTGATTTTAATTTTAATTAAAATAAAATCAATTTTTTATAACAAATGAAACTGAAGATTATATCAGATATTCATTTAGAATTTATAAAAGATTATAAAAAAATTATAGATGAATTATTTAATAAAACTCATAAAGAAACAATATTAGGATTATTGGGTGATATTTGTAGATTAGATACAACAGAAAATATAGAAAAATATAAATATCTATTAAAAACTGTATCAGATAAATATTATAATGTTCTAATTATAACTGGTAATCACGAATATTATGGATCTTTTATACATGATATAGATAAATTAATTAATAATATCTGTTCAGAATTTACTAATGTTCATTTTATTAATAATAAAATAGCACAAATAGGTAATTATAATATATTAGGTTGTACTTTATGGTCTGAATTAGATAAAAAAAATGAATTTTTAATTATTTCATCCATTAATGATTTCAAATATATTAATGTTGAAATACCTGATGAAAGATTTGATTATATCGAAGGAACTGATTGTGGAGTATATACTAATTCTAAATTAACTTTTGATTTTTATAATAAATTACATAAAAAAGATTTAACTTGGATAGAAAATAATATTGATCCTAATAAAAAAAATATTATTCTTACTCATCATGCTCCTTTGATATATCATACTCAAGATAAAAAATATTATAATAGTCCAACTAAAAGTGTTTTTTGTACAGATTTAACAAATCTAATTAAGAATGAAAATATTGTTATCTGGGGATTTGGACACACCCATTATCAATGTGAATTTTATGCTTACAATACACTTGTTATGTCAAATCCAATTGGATATCCAGATGAATATAAGAAAATTAATAAAATAAAAACAATTAGTTTGGGTTAAAAAATATTTATTTTTTAATTTTTTTTTTAACTTTTTTATTTTTTTTATTTTTTTTTATTTTATTTAATTCTTTTTTATTTTTTATTTTCATTTCATTTAATTCCTCTTTATATTTATTTTTTATTTCATTTAATTCCTCTTTATATTTATCTTTTATTTCATTTAATTCCTGCTTATAGATAGAACAGATATGAGCGATTTTATCTTCACTTATACTATTAAATAACAAAATAAAAAGTTATTTTTTAATTCAAAAAAGTTATTTTTTTATTCAAAAAAATGAATTAAAAACAAATTAATAACTTATATTAACCTTAAAATGAATCTTGATGATGATTATAAAGATCAGTTAGACAATCTATCTGGTATTCATAATCAAGATCTTATACAACTCAATGTTTCTCAAAACTTAAAAGATAAATATATTTTACTTGTGTTCTATCCTGGTGATTTCACCTTTGTTTGTCCAACTGAATTGAATGCATTTAGTGATGCTTATGGTGATTTTGTTAATCTTAATACGGAAGTACTCTTTGTCAGTACTGATAGCAAGCATGTTCATCTTGCTTGGTCGAAAGTGCCTCGTGCCCGTGGTGGCATTGAAGGTATTAGAGGATATATGATTGAAGATCTTGGAGGTGTTCTATCAAACGCCTTTGATGTGTATAATTATAATAGCAAAACTGCTATGCGGGCTACTATTCTTCTCGATAAAAACTTAGATGTAAAACATAAACAAATAAATGCCGATCCTATCGGCCGGAATGTAGATGAAACCTTGCGTACTATTAAGGCTCTTCAAGCTTATGAGAAATCCGGATTAGTTTGTCCGGCAAATTGGAATAAGGGTGATAGAGGAATTAATACTGACCCGACTAAGGCACGTAGTTATTTCTCTCGTACTTACAAAAAACCGGTTGTTGCCGAAACAGAGTAAGATAAAAAAAAATAATTTATTATTTTTTTTTTTGAAAATAATAAATTAATTTTAACTTTGTAAAAATTTATCTAAGTTAGACAAATCTTTATTAAATCTTTTTTTTAATATATTAACTCTTTTTGTAAAATTAATTAATAATTCTTGGTTCTTAAAGAATTCATTTTTTTTAATATTATTTTCTTTTATCATTAAATCAATTTTATCTAAACATTCAATACCAATATAATCTAATCTTTTTAAACAAATTAAGAAAACTATATTATAATAATCATTTTTAGATACATTAGGACATAATTTAATAAATTCTTCAAATTTTTCTATAGAATAAAGACCAGATTTCATTCCAATTTTATAAAAATAGTCAAATATAATTTCTTGATTCAAATTATTACAGAATATATTCCCAAATTTTTCAATTAATTCAAACATTTTATCTGTATCATCTTCGCGAATGATTTCATTATAGATAATAGCAATTAAATAATCGTATTTACTTATATTTGGGCATATTTTATGAAATATTTGATATGTTTCATTTGTTCTGAATTTACCAATATATATTTCTAATGCCTTATTATAAAAATCATTACATATATTTTTAAATATTAAATAATCATCAAATATATTTTTATATCTATTTAATATTTTTATAAATTCTTCTTTATTATTTACTTTTTTTAATTCTTTAATCAAATATTTATTTAATCTCTCTGTTGAATCTTTATCTAAAGTATTTGTTTTCTTTGATTTACTGTAAAAATCATTTCCTTCTAATATTGATTTGGCAATATCTTTTGCAACAATATCTTTTAAATCAAATAGAGTATTCATTTAAAATAAAGATATAAAAATATTTAACATTAATGGATTGGTTAGTTGTTAGTCATTTTCTTAAATCCCCTGAAATTGCCGCTGAATGGCATTCATTTATGCCATTATTCCCTCTTTTACTTCATAATTTAATTGTTGTAAATATTCCATCTGATTGTTCTGTTTATAATGTTGGTGGTATTTGGGCTTATTTAATCATTGCTCATTTATCTGTATTTGGGTATAATATTTGGCATTATTCTAAACATAATGGATTTAATAAACCGGTTTTAATCAAATCGCTTTTAATCACACTTAATTTTAATGCTTGGGTTTTAATCAGAGCAAAACCATTCAAATGTTTATTTGATTTCAATCCTATTGTTGCCACTTTATATATCATCAAATTTAACTTATTCCTCTTATGGTTTTCCAAATATATTTGTAAAAAAATAAAAGAAAATAATGGAAATCAATTTTAGATAAAATTGAAAAAAAATAAATTAAATTAAAAAATGAATTTTAAAAAGTATTGTTATTCATATTACTATGATAGTGAAATATATAAATACTTATTAAAATTTAATGATATTCCATCATTTCATTATTGTTTTATTAGACATATTAAATCAATTGAAGATTTTGATAAAAAAATGGAAGAGGCATCAAAATCATATAATTCAACTTTAATTGATTTATGTTATTTAAAATCAAGAAATCATATTACAATTTATGGAATTAAAAAGATAAAAAATACAAGACACATTGAATTAATTAATTGGGGACAATTAATTAATAGTTGTTTAATAAGTAATAATTATGAAATTATGAAATTTCTTTATAATAATAAATATATAAAACCGTGTCCAACAAGATATATTGATTTTTCTACTTATTATTATAGAAACTTAAATTATATAATTTATTAAAAAAATATAATAATGCTCATAATAATATAATATTAAATAATGATATAGATAAAAATTTTCAATTAATAATTGAAAAATATTATAATTAATTTATTTTTTTAAAATATTTCTAGAATTAAAATATTCTAATATTTTTTTATTTTCTGTTAATTTTGCTCTTTGAATTGCTGTTGAGTTATCTTCACAAATACTATTATAAGTTATAATTTTAAATTCTTTATTTTCAAATAATTCAATTGCAAAATCAACAGAATGATTATTTATGATCATATCAATAAATAATAAATATTTATTATATATTATTCTTTTATTTCCTTTAAAATTATAAAATAAATATTTTAAATTTTCTGTTTTATTTTTTTTAAAATATAAATTATTTTTAAAAAAATTTTCTAATAAACAATTAATATATATATTACCAAAAAATATATTTTCATTTTTAACTAAGAAATCATCATTATTATAATAACCTTTATTATTTAAAAATTTAATTATTTCTAAATCATTTGTTTCTGCTAATACATGAAAATTTAAATTATTTTTTATAATTTCATTTTCATGCCAATATATTTCTTTTTTTTGAAAATAAAAACTATAAAAATAAATTTTACTAAACATTTTAAAATAATAAAAAATTAAAATCAATTTTAAAATGTTTTAAAATTTTCCACTTCTCAATACATCAAGAGCTTTTAATACATATTCATCTGATGAACCATTGAGCGGTGTCCAATCATCTGGATAAGGATCGCTTTGTACTTGACTAATAAATGAATTCAATTGTGCGCTATTAGTAGAGAAGGTATTATAAGCCAAAGACATCATCATACTAACTCTTCTATTCTTAGATTTCATCATTTCTTGGTGATAGAATACGCCATTATCTAATTGTTCTTCTTCTGTGTGTTGTAAATCTCTTTGTGCCTTATTCAAACAGAACCAACGAGATGCAATTTCTTTTTCTGTTTCATTCATGGAATCATATGTTCTATCATTAACAGCTGCCATCATTTCCATCCAAGCTTGTTTATAATCTTCATAAACTTCAGAATGGAATTCATATTTATGCCGCCCATCCAATGTTGTTTCCGTTATAGTAGTTGTATCTATCTTGATTATAATACTTAATCCTTCACTATCAAATCCAGTTCCTATATTGCCACTTACATTTGTTGATTCACTATTCTGGGCTTCTGGATCGGGGAAATGTACATATTCGGGATGATGACCGTAGTTAAATGCGTGTATGGCTATTTGGGTTTCTATTAATCTTCTTAAATCTTCATAATTATTCTTACATTCTTTTGTATTCATCCAGATTTCAAATAATCGCCCATCTGGACTCCATAAACTCCATATTTTTTCAGATAATTTCAATATTGCTTTCTTTATTTTTTTAACTGCACGATTTAATTGTTTCTGTGTATTAGCTTTCACTTTTGTTATAATAACAAGCAAATCATTTGAATTTTGATCACCAAGATCATTAAATAATTTTTCTATTTTATTTTCTAATTCTTCTATTTGTATATGTAATTTATTTTGTCCAGATAATAATTCATTTAATTTTGCTAATACATCTTCCATAAATTCTTGTGGAGTTGGATCAACCGATAATAAATTATTCTCAAACCAATCAATTAAAGTATCAATTGCATTCTGTATTATTGTTGTATTATCTAATTCCGCAATTAAATCCTTTAATTCATCTATACGGGATTGTGTTTGTTCTTGTTCATAAGAAATTGAATCCACTTTATTAGATAAATTAGTTATTTCTGTATTTGTATCGGCAACTTCATTATTCAATTCCACTATTTCGGCTTTAACTGAATCAATTGCTTCTAATATTTCTGTATCCCGGGCACTATCTGTTAATAAACATATTTTTTCTTTAATCTCTCTTAATTCTTTATTAACATCAATAAATTGATTATTAATCTTTTTCCAAATCCAATTAAATTTTCTTCGAATGAAATTCTTAATCTTGAAGAATTGAGAATTTCCCAATTTTTTCATAATTCTTTGAGAGAATTTCTTAAATTTATTATTTATTGTTTTTCTTAAATTATTTATCATATTTCTCATTTTTGTTCTTAAATTATTTATTTTTGTTTTTAATTGATTTAATTTATTCTGTGTTTGAGCACTAAAAGCCGCCAAGTTTGCCAACAATGCATCTAACTTAGCATCCATGGCAGCAAGTGCGGCGTCTTGTTCTTCATTATCATCTATTAAATTATTAAAATAATCAAAAACTAAAGAGAATTGTTCATCTATATAATCATAATCTGGTTCTAATTCTTCCAATGCCGGTATTATAATTTCATTTATATTGTTTTCTATTAATGTATTTGTTTCTTTTAATATATCATCCCCGAGAACTTCAAGCCCCTCATAAAATGTTTCTTTATCTAAAACATCCAAATCCTCAAATCCAGTTTTTAATTCCTCTATTTCGGTTTTAATATCTGTTATATCCCCAGATAGATTATTTATTTCATCCCCATTAGATATAATTAATGCCTTAATCTCATCTAATTGTGTCCCAATTTCCTCTGTTTCTTCTTCTACATTTAACTCTAATGAATTTATAAGTTCCTTTATTTCAGCAAAATCCTGAGGATATGTATCTATTTTTGTTATAATTTCATTTACTTTTTCCTCTAATCCAGTAATATCACAAGTACAAGATGTTCCTCCACCACCCCCAGATGAGCTTCCGCCATTACATTTACAATTTTTAAGAGAACGTAAATCCTTTTTAATATCATCTAAAACTGAACCAATACCATTTAATTCACGACTTAATGTATCATTAAATTTATACAATAATTCTGTATTCAAAGATACCTGTTCATCAATATCAACAATAGAAGTTAATATTTCTGTATTTGTTTTATTATTTTCATTAATCATAGATATAATTTGATCTAATTTAACATCTAAAATATCTTCTAAAAATGCCTTTATCTTACCTAAATCAATATTTAATTCTACAATTGAATTATTTAAAGCAGTTAGATCAATAGATAATTCCCCAATTTCAGATATAATTGTTGTAGTATCTACTTTAATTTTTTCAACTAATGGTTTAATTACAATCAATTGATCTCCATTTAAAGCCAATTGATCTCTAACGTTATTAATCTGTATAATAATATTCTCATATCCAGTTTGAATTGAATCTAATTTATTATTTATTTCTGTATTATCATTTTCTAATCCATCCAATTTATTTGTAATATCTTTATTTGTAGGTTCAGTAATTTCCGGGGGATTAGTTAGAACAATAAAATCCTGGCTTTTATATTCCGGAATAACATCAAATTTATAAATAACGTTTTGATAATCAATGTATTTGGTTGTTGTACCATATAAAGTTAAATCCGCCCCTCCAGATGAATAATAACCATATGGCAAATTAACAGATGCTAAATCCCCATTTTCATCGCTTGTTCTTTCTTGAACTAAATAAACTCGGGGATTGTTTTCAAATAAATAACTCTTTTCCATATCTGTTGAAACGAAAAATCCACTACTATATGTTTGACTTACTATTTTATATTCACCATCTTTAAATCCTTTTAAATCATCTGTTATATAAACTAAATCGCCTTCACTAATCCTTGTAAATTCCGGATATAATAATAAAACAACACGAGTGTTATGATTTGCAACTGGACCAGTATCCCTTGTAATTGCTATATTATCTGTAAAATATCGAGTTAATACATTAGGGATTGGATTGCCCAATTCATCAACTATTTTATCTTGTGTAGAATATAAAAACTTTAATGGAATTGATCCCGTACTTGAAAAAGAAGCCGGATCAATAGTTGTATCTATTAAATTAAGCGCAGATCGGGAATTACGTTTAATATCAACAGAAGCATTTATAACTTCTAAATCGTAGAAAGAAACATCGTTCTTAATTGATGAATCTTGGGGATAAAAAGAAATTCCGAAATAGTTGTCTATTGTTTTAATCTTTGTTGCTTCTATTGGTGTTCGTTGCACTTCCAATGAAGTACTATTTGTACAGAGGAAATTAAACATTCTTAATGCCGTTGAATCTAAATGGTGATATGAACCTGGTGGGCCCTGTAAAAGACAGTTATAGAGGGTAATAGTTGATAACTCTCGGAAATCAAAATCACTACGAACTGTTTGATTTTGAAGAATATCTACTCCAGATAATAATAATTTACCATTGTCATTAACGGGGGCGTCTTCATTGTATTTATATCCGTCCTTACGATAAGCACTCCCATTGCCGTTTAATATAATTGTACTTCTGTTATTTGATTCCGGCTCATTTAACCTATTACGCTCAAAAAGATTAAGAACAAATGCCCCATTGGCCTGTACCTTAAAATGACAATCCTCGAATTGAACCGTTATCTTATTATCGGCGATTAAAGTTTTTATACTTAATTCCTCTTTAAATATATAGAAATAATCATTAATCTTTTCTATCTTTGCTTGGTCATTTATATCTGTTGCTAAATCGTTGAAATCCCAAGCAACTGTTAAAGTATCATTCACATTAACTACATCTGGCGTTTTTAATAAAGTGTAATCTGAACCATTAATTGCCGATATATAATGGACTTCATCATTCAATAGAATAAAATGATTAATATGAACACCATTTGGACTATCAACTGTTAAAATGTTATTATTTATATTTGTTATTGTTAAAACTGCAAATGGCGTTATTATTTCTATCATATTTATTATATTAGAGTAAATTTAATTTTTTTGTAAATTATTATTTTGATTTAAAATATTGATTTATTAATCTCATATAAAATCCAAAATCTAAAACAGAAATTAAAACATATTTATCTATTTTTTTATTTTTAAAAATATTATAAGATATTCTTATGTGTTTTCGCATTGTTTTATTAATTTTATTAAAATCTATATTAAAATTTTCAAACCTTTTTAATTTTAATGGTATTCCATTTTTTTTAAAATTTTTTGTTTGTGTTTTAACTAAATCCATTAACATTTTTTCATATTCTTTATAATAATATGGAACCTCTATTAAATACTCTTGAAAATGTTTATAATCTACAATATCTTTCTCAAAATCTACTTTAGGTAAATCTTGTTCGTAATGCTTTAAATAACAGGTTTCAATATCATTAAAATCTAAAATACCATTCTCCATAAATTCAAATTTATTTTTTTGTACATTACAATTTTTCATTAATTTATTTTTTTTTGGTAAAAGAGTATAATAAATAGTATTATATCTTTGTCCTTTGTTATTAATAAAATATCTTTGATATTCATTTTTTTTTAAATATAAGTCTCTTGCTATCATAAATGCACTTTCAAATCCAGTATTTAACCCAGTTCCAGTAAAATAATGAGTTGAATAACTTGCATCCCCAACTAAATAATATTTACCTTTATTTATTTCTTTATATACTGTTTTAACTTCATTAATATCTAATGGAAAAACATTATGAGATATCATTGTTTTCTTTGGATCTCCTTTAAACCGGAATACTTTAAATAAATATTTAAGATAATCATAAGGCAATTTGCCTTTTTTATAATTATTATATTCCTCTTTTTGTAATGCAATTGCTATTGTATAATATCCTTCTCTACTTCTAAAAACGCGAATTCTTGGTTGATAAGAATGAAATATTCGTAAATTATTTAAATTATTATTTATATCTATTTTTTTATTCATAATATCACAACAAAAAGAGAATGTAGCAGTATAATAACCTTTAAATAATTGAATTGGTTTTTCTTTAAATACTTCTTTTCTAACTTGACTATGGGCACCATCTGCACCAATTAATACATCATATTTAATCCCATTTGCTTCTTTTTTGTTAATATCAATATTAAGATCTTTAATATATTTAATATGTGATTTAATATTATTTTTTAATTCTTTTTCTAAATCCATAATTTTCATTGTAGGAGATAAATATTCAATAAATACATCATTAAATAGATAATATTTATTTGTATTACATATACCTAAACCATCTGCAGCAATTCTTCTCCTATAACATATTTTTTTATCTAACTTATTTCTAATTTTAGAAGGAATTAATGTATAATAAAAAATTGGATCTACTCCAACTATTTGTTTTCTAATATATTCTTTTCTTTTTTCAAGAATAGTTATATTTTTAAATCCTAATTGTTTTAATATTATTGCCTGTAATAAACCAACAGGCCCCGCACCAATTATAACAATTTTCATTTATATATTTTATAAAATAATAATAAATTTACTTCATTGTTTTTAATTTTATATTTATTCCAAATATAAAGTAATATGAAAACAATAGAGGTTCAGAATTTAAACGACAGTGGCGTCGGTTCATTGCGTGAAGCATTAAGAGATACAGAACCCAGGATCATATTATTTAATGTAGGTGGTATAATCAAATTGGAAAGCCGATTAAACATTGTCGATAATGACTGTGTTGTTCTCGGTCAAACAGCTTTAGATAGTGGTATTAGTATTTACGGTCATAGTTTAAATATTCAGGCCAATAATGTTAGAGTTGAATATCTCAGATTTAGAGGAAAAAAAGAACTTGGTAGTTCTTCTGATTGTATAACAATTAATAACAGCAATAATGTTGTAATTAAAAACTGTTCGATGTGTTGGTCTAATGATGAATTAATTTCTGTAACTGATAGTAATGATGTTTCTATTACTCGATGTATTATTGCTGAACCATTAAATTATGAAAATCATGGATATGGTTCTTTATTTAGTAATAGAACTGAAACAAAAAGTAAATATGAAATTAAAGAAAATTTATATAGCACTTGTTTGTCCAGAACACCAAGAGTTAGTGGAAATGTTTTCATAGATTTTAGAAAAAATATAATTTATAATTGTGGAATACCAGGTTATTCCGCTGAAGACCCCCTTGTTGAACTCAACTTAATTAACAATTATTATAAACATGGCAAATTAACACAAGATACTGCACATATATGGCGTTTTACTTCTCCTAATGGAGGAACTGTTTATTTAAATGGCAATTCTATTGAGGGTCATGGTTATAGTGATGAAGATAACTTTTTATTAATTAGACAACCAGAAAATGGTATTGTATCTGAAGTTCCATTAGGTTGTGCAGAAGATGATTCAAATATTTGGGTTGGCAATAATTGGGCTCTTAAAGATAAAGTTGGGCATTATGAATTGTTAGAAGATAAATTAGATACTATTGGTTGCAATCGACCCAAATATGATGAAACTGATCTTAGAATTATTTGCAATTTTAAAAAAAATATTGGGGATATTATAGATGATAATAATCCATTAGATGAATTATATAATGTTTAATTTATTTCAATCCCATTTAATTGTATTTTTTTAATTAAATCAATAAATTCATTTATTCTTTTAAATAAATAATCTTGAAATAATATATCAGAATTTATTGAATCTATTAATAATACTTTTTCATAATCCATTTTATTTGTTATTTTATCTATTTTATTATCTATTTCTTTCATTTTAACTTTTAATTCTTCTTTATTTCCTCCTTTTTCTCTTAATCTATCAATAGAATCTTTTTCAATTATTAACATATTTAATTCATACATTTTTTCTTCATTAATATTGTTTATTTTTTTATATTCTTTTAAATATTCTTCTTTATCAACATAATTAATAGATTTTATATAATCTTCTAATCTCACTTTTAACTGATTATATAACCATTTATTAATATTATCATTATTTAAATTAATTAAATAATTTACTAAATATTTATTTTTAAGTATTTCATTTCCAGTTGTATTATCATTGATTTTAATATCTTTAAAGAAATCAGTTATATTTTTATTAACTTTACATTCATTTTTTTCTAATAATTTATTTATATTTTCATATCTTTTTTGTTCTTGTAAACTTGATAAAGAATATGAAGAATATAATGATATAGAACTTAAATATTTTTTTAATACTCTTGGAATTAAACTATCACATATAAAACTTTTTTTATTTTCTAAAGCGTTATTATTATTAATTAATAATTTAATTAAATCTCCAATCGCATAGTGATCATCACATGTAATCATACTAATAATAATAAATTGTGATATTAATTCTTTATTTGTTATTTTTTTAAATAAATCTAAATATTTTTTTATTATTGTATTAATTTTTTTAAAATATTCTTCACAGATTTCTTTCTTTTTTTCCATATTTTTGTGAATTTCTAGATTTTCATTTTTTAATTTTATATATTCTGTTTCCATTTTTTTATTTAATTCATCTAAATATTTAATTAATTTATCATCAATATTATTTTTTGTAATAATATCATATTCTCCACCTGGTTTTTTACCATCACCTGTTAAATATTCCATTATTGGTTTTATGGTTATATCTTTTAATGATGAAATTTTTGACATTTATTATACAATAAAAAAAAAAATAATCTAATTTATTAACAAATTAGTCATAAATTTGTAAATCCATTTTTTTAATAATAAATAAGCTTTCACCATTAATTAAGAATGCATTACCATTAGCCCCTTCTCTTCTACTTTCGACTTCAATTAAATCCCCAACATTTAATACTTCAATTGTTGAAAAATAGTTAGATGAATTATTATGGCCAGAAACTCCACGAATATAGGCAGTTCGACCTGATCCATTAATATCAACTCCATTTTTTTTGAATCTAACAATATTATTAAATCTTTGTGTTCCTGCAAATATTGCTAAATTAACACTTAATTCATATATTCCATCTTTTAATATTTCTATTTCGGTTGGGCTATTTAAATTATAAGTTGAGTTATCAATTATATCTGTTATATCCCAATCTATTTCTATTCCAGGTGCAGAATTTATATTTATATTAGTTGTTGTTCTTAACTTAATTATTTCGGGAATCAAAAATTCCCGAGTTGTTGATTTCAATGACCCCCCATTTGATACAACCAATGATGAAGTACTTTCCTCTATATTTAATGTGCTAATTAATCCCACATTTGTGTTATCACGGGATAGAGTAATATTAGAACCACTTCCTGTTGCACCCGCGCTTGCCAATAATTCCCAATTGGTGCTTGTATCGGGATTTTCATTGGAGTTATTAGCAATAGCCACATAAGCTGAACCATTATATTCCACTACTTGATTGGGAACATAGGCCGTTCCAAATACAAATTGACCTGCCCAAGTTAAATCTCCATCTGCTCCAGCTGGGCCAGTATCACCTGTATCGCCTTTAATCCCCTCTATTTTAAACATAATTAAACTACTGGCATCTTTAACTGTTTTTAAACTGGTTGTTGTGCCCGTTTGAAGTTTTGCCTGCATTTTAATTTTGTCTCCAGTAATTAGAGGTAATATAGCCCAAGAACATCCCGTATTATATCCCTCTAATACTTCTCTGTTATACATATAACTTAATGAACCGGGGATTTCTACATTGTTTAATAATAACCTCATAGCACTCTGAGATCGAGTACTTCCTGATGTTATATATGTTGAAACACGACCAAGAATAATATATGTTGCATCCGTTAAAACTTCTACCTCGGAATCATTTATTACGTGATTGTATGTATCAAAATCTATACTTCTTTGAGATGTTAAATTAATATCTAAAAAGGTGTTCGCCGGAGTTAAAATTAAATCACCAATATTATCAAATGCATCAAAATATTTACTATTGTTTCCAGGAGGTGGTAAGAGTGAATCAACATAAAATTTATTAGCCGCATCAAATGGATCTGTACAGGTTTCCATATCAATAATCTTATTGTTATTGATACTTATGTCTGTATTGGCATCCGGCTCAATGGAATCAACATATAATGTGTTTAAAACTCTCAAATCTAATTCTTGATGTTCCATTAATTTAATAAAATATTTTTATCTGTCTTAGATAAAAATATTTATTCCGAATAAAAAATAACAAATTCAAAAAAATTAAATTTATATTTTAATAAAAAAATTAAAATTATTGAATAACATCATAACCATTATTATCTAATCTATAGATGGAATTATCATCATAATAAACATCAATATATGCTTTATCTAAATCGCCAATATCTCCTTGATAAATTCCATCTCGTTCATCCATTTGTAAAGAGTAAATTATTTGTTTCAATAATCCACAATGTCTAAAACGTACACTATATAAATTATGAAAATCTTGATGATATCCTAACCATTCAGATAATTCACTTCCTTTCTCATAATTTAAATTATATACATGTCCTCCTACATTTAATTCTACTTTTGTAATTTTTTTATAATTTAAAGTTGTTCTATGATAATTATTAAAATGAATATTAAGACTTTTAAAATCTTCAAATGTAAAACATTTATAATAATTTCCCATATATTTATATCTAATTAAATATAAATATAAATAATTATTATCATAACCATTATATATATTTTTACCATAATATTCATTTTTAAATGTTCTTAATATATTAATCTTTGGGGTTGTAAAATCATATGCCGCGAAACCGGCACAAACAATAGAAGTTGGTACAATAAATCTTTGCATTTTATTTTATTTAATAAATATTTCAATTTTGGGGGAACCTTTGGTTCCCCCCTAACCCCCTCCTTAGCTTCGCTAAAAAATTTTTAACTTAATTGCCCCCTATAATAATCTTTAACTTTTTCTATCATTTCGGCACTAAATTCCGTTAATTTGCCTTCTAAAGTCGCCCCTTTAACTCCCAATTCATTAACAAAAACAGTAGGATCAAATACTTTAACATTATTATCTTTTCCATACTTAAGAACTGCTTGAATTAATTCATTGCGGGGCTTATTAATTGAACCATCATCTAATGGAATATTCATATGAGATTGGAGCATTAATTTCTTATCACCAAGTAAAGAGGAAATAGTATGTAAATTGGCGATTACTTCATCTGGAGTTTCCTTTTTAATTACTTTTCTCTTTCTTATTTTCGGAGTATCGTTAATATTGTGATTATATTTCATAATATTGACATAATATTTGCCGTCTATTATTATGTTCTTAACAGATGAAATTTCAATAATAACAACCTCGGCATTTTTGAAATTATCTTTAACATAATTAGTTTGGGATTTGCATTTTATTTTATTATGAATAACCAAATGATTTAATTCATCTGGTAATTCAATTTCGTTTTTTAGATAACGGATATATTGAATAATTTCATTTGTCGAATGAGTATGCACAAATCCTGTACAAAACTTTTTACATTCACAAGGAGGATATTCAATCTTATCAGATAAAATTGATTTAATCGGGTTCTGAATTCGGCATGAACCTATTGAAAAGATTTTCATCTTATTTTAATAGAATAAAAAATTGAAATTATTTATTATATAAATAAAATGTCTGATCTTGTTTCAATCGAAGATATTATTAAAAACCCAATTAATGTTTTAAGAGAGAATAAATATGAATGTAGAGATGATAATTGTATTCAAAAATATATATCTATTATTCAAGATGGTATTAATTATAATGTATGTTTAAACTGTTTGCAAGATAAAGAATATATTGAAAAAAAAATTGGATATCTTTGTACAGACAAAGTATTTAAACCAATGCATGAGTGTTTTTATGAAATTAATTCTAAAAAATAATTTTTTTTTATTTTATTGAAATATAATAGAGATAAATGTTAAAAATCGCCGGTGTAGTCGGCAAAGGCGAAGTTGGCTCTGCTATATGTGCTCTATATAAACCTGAAAATCTTCGGGTTAAAGATCCTAAATTAAAACTTGACGATGACTTTTCTGATATTGATGTTCTTCATCTTTGTTTTCCTCTTATTACTACTGCCCATTTCGTTTTGCTTGCAGTTAAAATGATAGAGGAACATAAACCTAAACTAACTATTATTCACAGCACACTAATCCCCGGAACAACAGAGGAAATATATAAAAAAACAAATGCCCCCGTTGTTCATTCCCCCATTCGTGGTATTCATCCCCATTTACATAAATCTCTCTTTACATTTGTTAAATATATTGGTGGAGATAATGAAGAAGCCGCCGATATGGCAGTTGCCCATTTAACTGAGATGGGATTAAAACCCCGAAAACTTAAAAACTCCCGTTCAACCGAAGTTGCCAAGATTTTAAGCACCACTCAATACGGAATTCAATTATCCACCGCACAAGAAATGAAATATATATGTGATTCTTATTCTGTTGATTATAATGAAGTTATTAATGATATTAATGAAACCTATAATGATGGATATATCGCATTAGGGAAACCCCAATTTAAACGTTCTGTTCTTATTCCAATGAGCGAATTTGAAAACAATGAAGTTAAAAATGGCGTTCCCGTTGTTGGGGGACATTGTGTTTCCGAAAATCTTAAATTACTCGAAGATGATCTCGGTGATGAATTCAAAAAATATAAATCCCTTGATTTACTCAAAAAATTCAGTAAATTTCAGTAAAATTGATCTATAGATTTAATTCTTGCAACTGGTATTTCTGGATACATATCTAATACTCTTCTTGCAAGACCACTTTTTCCTAGATACATTCCATTTATAATAATTACTGTTTTGGGTTTTTCTACATATTTTTTCTTTTTTTTTAATTTAACATATTTATCAATTATTTCATTAATCTTTTTATTATTTGTTTTTTTATAAAATTTTATTAAAGTTTCATTAGTAATTTTAATTATTTCTTTATATTTTATTAATATTTCAATCATTTTTATTTTATTAATATTTCCAATTTTTATTATTTTTTTTATTTTATTATTCTGTTCATTTTCTATATATTTTTTTAATAAGAAACAATTATAATAATTTAAATAAAAATAATTTTTAAAACAAATGTTATTCATTAAAACTAATAGATAACTTAATTTTAAAATAATCTATTTTCAATATATAATTTATCAAATAACATAGAGTATTCTACACACTCACTATCATTTTTATTTCTTTTATTTTTTAATTCTATATATCTGTCATAATCTTTCCCTAATTTTTTCTTTAATTCATTTCTATAATTTAAAATACCTTTTAAAAAATTGTTTATTAATGCCTTTGCATAAACTCCTTTAATTAAATATTCATCTATATCTTTATATTCTTTTTTAACTTCATCTGATACTTTTAACATATTATCTTGAAATTCTTCAAAACTATCATCGCATTTTTTATTTTCTCTAAATATCCATTCTTCAAGAATAAATAATTGCCAAACTACGCATAAACCTGTTTCATTTACATTTGATAACTCATAAAATCCTTCAATCATTTGAAATGTAGCAAAACTTTCATCATTAAAAGTGGGACAATAAATACTTATTTCTTCTTCTAAATCTAAATATTCATTTAAAAAATCTTCTAAATCTTCTTTAATTTCAATATGAAAATTATTTATTAATAATATTGTTTTACAATCAAAATTATAATATGCTAAAATTGCATGAAGTTTTGCGTTATCAAATAAATCATCTTTAAGATCTGCTACAGATATAAAAAAGGCAATATCTTTTACATTATTTTTTTTACAATCATTAATTATATTTTTAAGATTTTTATTATATAAAATATTTTTCTTTGCTATAAAATAATTTTTTTTTTTATTTATTTCTAATTTTTCTTTATTTGAATTTATTGAATAATATATAGCATTTGTATTTTTAATAGTTTCACCAATAAAATAAAATTTATCTCCAATTTCATTACTTATTTTATTATATTTTTCTTCTATTTTATAAGATAATCTATCTTTATCTTCTTTTTTATATTGTTCATAATCTTTATCAGATGTATAAATTACTATATTCCATGGAATAAAACAAATATTTGCTTTTTTTTTATTATTTAAATATTTAATATAACTATAAATTATTCTTTCATCTCTCGGAATATTATCATACCATTCAATAATTGAATTAAAGGTTTCCATTAATTTAATCAATTAAATTTTTTATAATTAGATTAAGATAATGAAAGCAACTTTAATCAGATATATAGATGAAAATATTTCAGATATAAATATTTATTGTCAAAATAAAAAAACTTTTTCAATTGAAAAAAAAAAATTTAAAAATAATTATAAAATAAAAAATTATAAAAAAATAAATTTAAAAAGAATAGTTAATCATGATCCATATTATATAATAGCTGAGAATTTGCCAGTTGATGAGGTTAATATTATCTTATTGGATTTATCACTGAATAGAGGAATATATAGAGCAACTGGGTTTATAAGTATTTACATAATTCACTCTATTGACGAAGTAAGGCCGTTTTTGGATTGTGATATTCTATGGTTAAGGGGCGATTATCCAATATTTGATCTATTCCTAAATGAAACAACGGCTAAAGAGAAATATATATACACGGCCAGATTAAATTATCATATACCCGAATATCCAATTGGACAAATAGAATTGCGATTTGATTATTCTGATATTTGTGTTTATTATGATGATATAGAAAATACTAAGTATATACAAAAAAGAGGATTTAATCAGTTAAAACAATTTGTTAAACCGGTTAATTATCGTACATTCTATAATATGGGGCTTCCAAGGGTTTATGATATCTGTTTTATTGCGAGTAAAGCCCCCGTTAAAAGAATAGATATATTCAAAAAGATAGTTAAATTAATGCCGGATACTTGGTTTATAACTGCGGGATTTGTTGATAAAGAATTAGAATTAAATAATGTTAAAAATCTGGGAAAGATAAATAAAGAACAATTAAATATTCTTTATAATATAAGTAAAATACAGATTGTATGCAGTGATAGAGATTCAAATCCAAGAGTTATACAGGAGGGGAAACAATGCGGAACTTATATTGTTTGTGGATCTCATTTAAATGCCGGCAAATCCCAAGCAGATTTGGTTATAGATTTTAATAATTTAGAAAAAGAAATAAAAAAAATTAGGAAAATCTTTGATTTTCCATAGTTAAACCAACTTCGTTGGTTTAACACTTTATGGAGCGTAGCGGAATAATATTTAATTTTTTGGGAAACAAAATAGGAAAATCGAAGATTTTCCATAGTTAAACCAACGAAGTTGGTTTAACACTTTATGGAGCGTAGCGGAATAATATTTAATTTTTTGGGAAACAAAATAAATTTATTATTCTAATATTTTTATAATTTTTATTTTATAAGTTTTATTTTTATTTTTTTTTTAATAATTTAAAATTAATAATGAATATTGAAGAAATAATTAAATTAATATCCTCTATTCCTGATAGAAAAAATATAAATATAAACATTAATTTTAATATTGAGGAAACTTCTAGGAATTCTATTTCAACTCCCCAATTAAAAATTGAAGAAGCCCCTACTTTAACGAAATCAAAGGAAGTTAAGGTTCCCTTAATTCCCAAATATAACTATGATTACAATAAAGAAATAGATGATAAATTATCGCCCAAGTTATTAGAACATATAAAAGACACAATTAATAACGATATTAGAATAGTTATATCGAGTACTCAATGGGCATCTTATGGAGGATCGGCCACAAATGCTTATAATTTAACAAAGTTTTATAGGAAACTTGGGATAAGAGTTGCCTGTATTTTCCATGAGGCCAATAAGAAGATAGAGGAAAATAATGTTAATCTTGATCCGGATGGAATTGGGGGAGTTTTCAACTTGCCCCGCATTGGTCATCGCCAAAGTATTCCTAAGAGTTTGAAGCCCGAAATAGAGGAAAATAAAGCAAAGATTATTGAATATCTTGGGGGCGAACCCAATTTCGGATTGGCAAAGAATTACATTAGTCCCAAGGAATGGAAATCATTTTTCCCGGATATGACAGTTGTTTATCTTGTATCTGGTAGTCCCCATATGACACTCGCCAGTAAAGATGGACTTAGTTATAGAAAAATAATGGATACTAAAGATTATCATAGATACTTAGATGCCCCCGAAGTTAAAAGAGAAACGGCGTCATGTGAAGTAGCCGATTTTATTACAACAAACTCTTTAAATGCCGAACAATTAAGTTTGGATGTTTTTGAAGAAGAAAAGAGTAAATTAACGCCATATTTGGATACATCATTTGCCTCTGTAATTAATGGCGAAATTATAAAGATTGATAACCGGAAATTTGATTTAGTTTATATTAGTTCTCGATGCGATAGAAAAATAAAGAACGCCGAATTTTGTTCTAAAATATTTGGATCCCCGGAATTGGCCGGTTATTCCAAATTAGTTATAGGGGATGGCGCAGAAGAGTATTTCCCTGGTATTCCCAATATTACTTATATGGCGTCTCAGGCAAATAATGTTATAATTAAATATCTTTGTAATAGTCGGTTATTATTGAATACCAGTTTTTATGACGCCAGTCCCAATACAATTAGAGAGGCCATTAGTTGTGGTTGTAATGTTTTAACCAGCAAGAATGTTGGATATTGGGAAACATTTAATCCTCTATTCATTTGTGAAGATGTCTATGAAATTGATGAATGGGTCGAAAAAATAAAGAATATATTATCAATTAAAGAGTCAATATCTAATTATTCCGATTTTGCTAAAAAGAATTTCGAAAATATATCACTTAAATTCATCTATAATTATTCTTATAAATTACATACAAATAAAAAGAAAGTTTATTCAGAACATGAAACATTAGATATGTTAATTGGGGGTTATTCAATTTCCCGATTAACTGATAGTGAATATAAATTAATATCAGGGGGCGATGGTAAAGATCAAGAATACAATGCCGATTTATCAAGGAAACTAAAAGAAATTGTTCAAATGGATCCAATTGATAAAGAAAAAAATAAACTATTAATTGGAACACTCAATGTTTATGGAAATAATATATTTGGATTATTAGAAGATAGATGGATTAGTCATATAACACGCTATAATAAATTATTAAATTCATCTGTTTATGGGTCTTCATTTGTTTCTCGACCAGATCAAATAGATGGATTAATGACAAATGATTATTTCAATAAATGGAAAAAAGTTTGGAATGATAAAAATATTGTTTATGTTCATTGGACTGATAAACCCCAGAAATTATTTGGGAATTGTAATACAATAAAATATGTTATATGCCCCAAAACAAATGCTTACGGGGATTTTGATAGATTATTAGAGGAAATTACTAAATGTGATACCCGGGATTTGATTCTAATGTCTTGTGGGGCAACTGCAACTGTTCTTGCTTACGAATTGGCGATTAAAGGATACACTGCAATGGATATAGGCGTATTGCCCTCTTTATATAATAAAATGGTTAGAATTAATGCTAATTAAAAAAAAATATATTAAATTAATAATGAAAGATTGTTCATATACAGAAATAAGTAAAATACGAATTGATAATTATTGTGATGAATTAAAAAAATTAAATTGTGATATTGATCCTGATATGGGGGGAAGAGTAATATCAAATATAATAATGGATAGACAATTACTCTCTGAAGATAAAGAAAAATTAACTAAATGTTTAATTGATAAAGGTGCTAATGTTAATTATTTTGATTACTTATTAGTAAATTCATTAATAATAATGGTATTAGATAAAAAAGAAATTAATTACAATATTCTTGATTTATTATTAGAAAAACAAATAAAGATTGGTAATATATCTTTACCAGAAGCAAATCCACTTGGTATGGAACTTAAAAAAGATGAAAAAGGAATATTACATTTTGTTAATGGAACAACAATAGAAGATGCATTATATTATAATTATCAAAATAATTATAATTTAATTGTATTAAATTTGCTTAAATGGTATAAAGAAATGTATGATATGTTAATTAATACAGAATTTAAATATTTATTATTTGATTTATCTGATTTAAAGAATAATGAAAAAAATCCATTAACAATTGGAAAATTAATTGATAAAACAGAATTACTTTTAAATAAAAATATTAATTATGATACAGCAAAATTTGCAATTACTTGTGGATATGAAAGTAATATACCAAAAGATTGTTATCCAAATTTAGAGATTAAAAATAATAATGAATATACACCGTTAATGTTAGCGAGTAAAAATAATAAAGATATTGTTAAACTATTACTTGATAATGGTGCACAAATAAATGAAACAAATTTTAATGAGGAAACGCCATTAATAATTGCTACATACAAATGTAATTATGATGTTGTTGAACTATTACTTGATAATGGTGCAGATATAAATAAAACAGGTAATAATAAAGATACACCATTAATGATAGCAATTGGTGAAAATAATTATGATGTTGTTGAACTATTACTTGAGAAAGGTGCAGATATAAATAAAACAGGTTATAAGGGAGATACACCATTATCGGTGGCAATAAATATAGGCAATGATGACATTGTTAAACTATTACTCGATAATGGTGCAGATTTAGATATTGCAGATAATAATGGAAATACACCATTATCGGTGGCAATAAATAAAGGCTATGATGATATTGTTAAATTAATTAAAAATAAAAAAAAAGAAAAATTTAATTAATTTTATTTAAAATAAAATCTGAAACATCCAAAGCGTCTTTTATCATATTTTTATCTAATTTTCCTTCTATTATTTCATTAACGAAGTTAATATCCCCCGAATTATGGAATGCTGATGGTTTAACACTGAATAACTCATTATCATTATAATCCCTTATTTTATTTTTTTTAAAATCCCCGATTATTGTATTTTCCTCTGTTATTATATGCAATAATCTTGTTTCGGTTGTACTTCCCAAAACAATATTAATAGTTGCAATAACCCCACTTGGATATTTTATTATTAAATGTTGAGTACTATTTATATCTTTATCTTTATTAAAAACACAAAGATCCAAATTATTTAACTTTGGATTTTCAATATCTCCCGCGGTTTTATAAATATAACCCCCATTATATCGATAAACACAATCCAAATCACAATCAGAGCAATTTAATGCGGGTGGCTCCTTAGAAAATGTTTTATCGGAATAGAATGATTTACCTTCTATTGGTTTCTCGCCAAGTAGCCAATTAATTATATCTATATCGTGACAAGATTTGGTTATTAAGATACCCCCTGAATTTGCTTTAAGTCGGTGCCATCTCCTTTGATAAGCGGCTGAATGCGATTTATTGAGTACTAACTGCAGATTGATTGACAAAATTTTATTTTTTTTAATTAATTTTTTTAAACATAAAAAGAACGATGTATAACGAAGAACAAACGGAACATAAACTTTGCTGGTTGATAGTTGAAGTAATCTGTTGATTTTAATTACTTCTGGTTTTGTTATTGCAACTGGCTTTTCAACACAAAAATTTTTATTAGCCTGTAAAAGTTTCTTTACAAACTGATAATGAAGATAATCTGGAACACAAATAAAGAAAAAGTCAATATCATTTATATATTTGTTAATTGATGAAGTTAAAATAATAGTATCATTGTCTTTGAAATATTTTTCTTTAAACGAAAGAAGTCTTTTTTTATCTAAATCACAAAGAAGAGTAATAGAGTTAGTTAATAGTCTAACATAGGCTGTAGCCCTATGGCCACAACCTATTATTCCGAACTTCATTATTTAATATATTTAATTATTTCTAATTTAAATTTATTAATTTACTTTGTAAATTTTAATGGATACTTTACCAATTGAGTTAAAATTAGATATAATAAAATATCTCGATAATAAAACAAGTATTTTAATTTCAGAAAATAATAAAGAATATAAAAATTTATTTAAAAAATATTATCCAGAAAAAATAAAAAAAAATTATTTATTATCTTTTAATACATTTGGATTAAATTATTATAGATAATAAAAATTTATTTAAAAAATATTATTTTTCATTATTCTATAATTTAAATTTATTTTTTTAATTCTTTTATCTTTATAAATTGGTTTTCCATTAAAATATTTTTTATATAAAACTAAATTAATATCATCCCAAGATTTTTTATCTTTTATTTCTTCTAAAATATTAAATAGAAATTTAATTAAATCTTTTTTTGTATATTTTTTATATTTAAAAATATATATTTCTGCATAACTTTGAAGCATTAAATATCCATTTTTTTCTTTAATTAGAACAAAATAATGATTAAAGTATTCATTATATCCAATTGAATTAAGTTCAAATAATATAATATAATTATTATCTAACTTTTTTATTAAATTATTTATTTCATTTATATTTTTTATTTTTTTAAATTTATTTTTAAAAATTAAATTATTTTGTTTATTACCATCAGTATAATATTTTGATGTAAGTGTATAGAAAACAAAACTAATATAATCTACACAACCACCTTTATAATTATCAATAAATTTATCTTTAAACATTTTCCAATATTTTGTATTTTTTACTTGATTAATTAATTCATCAGATAATATACATTTTTTATAAAAATTCATAAAAGATTTTTTTCCAAATATTTTTAATATTTCTTTACTCTCCATATATTAATAATTTTTTTTATATAAAATTAAATTAATATGGATGAAAAAGTGAATTCTATTTATGAGAAAATGTTAAAAGATAGAGGAAATTATTCTAAGTTAAAAAAGGATTATAATAAAAAATTAAGTTCTTTATTAAAACAATTGCCTAGGTATGAATATAATGAATTATTAACGAATTTTAATTTTATGGTTGATTTTATTGATGGAAAACCAAATAAACCATCAGTACAAATAACTGATTCAATTTTTAATAAATATAGAATTAGAAATTGGGCGGATTTTATTAATTATTTTATTTTTGATTTTTATATGAGCACTTCCGGAGCTTATAATTTAAATAATTACCTCTTTAACTTAGAGCATGATTATAGAAATATTAGTAAAAAATATACAGTTCTTGAAAGATATTTTTATATTTTAATTGCTGTTATTCTAACTAAATTATGTTATATTAATGTTGGTCATAATAAAATTGTTTTATATCGCGGAATAACATTAAAAGAAAATAAATTTAAAAAAGTATTCCAGAAGAAAGGCAAGTTTAGTAATAGTCGTTTCACTTCAACATCTCTTTCGCCTTTTATTGGAGCCAATTTCCATGGAAGTAAAGATGATTGTTGTTTTCTTATATTAAAGGCCAATAAAGATATTCCTTTTATACCAATATCAAGTGGTAGATTTAAAGAGGAATTAGAGATATTATTGCCGCCATATTTAGATTATGAAGTTATAAATTATAATAATAAAATATCTAATATATCAATAAAAGATAAATTAATTGATATTAATAAAAATAATAATTATAGTTTTACATATTTAGTTGTGTCATTGAAAAAACTAATTGATGTTATATCATTTAATATGGGAACTTTTACGATTGAAAATAATTATGTTATAAATGTTTATGATAAACAAAATAATGCATATCCAATAGATAATATAAATACAAATATTCCAAATTCATTAAAGAATGAAGATTTTATTAGTTATGAAAAATTAAATGAAATTAAAAATTTAGTTTATAATTTAGAAAATTTATTTACATAAAATAAATGACTGCTATATTTAAAAAATTAAAAGAATTAATTGATGAAAAAGATTATGATCAAGCAATTCAATTTTTACAGCTTTGTCAAAATAAAATAAATGAAAAGATAACTATATCAAATATTAATAATAATAATAATAATTTTATGAATTATGATTTTAATAAAGCAAAAGAAATATTAATATTAGAAAAAGAAATACCTTTTGATAAATTTAAAAAATTTATTGAGATTTTTAATTACAACGTTGATGGTGAAGATATAATATTTTATCTTATAACCAAATATCACAATAAAGAAATTGGATATAAAGTTAAAGATATTGAAAAAAAAATAAAATATTTGGTTGATGAAAAAAATATAGATATTAATAAAAATTATGAAAATTTTCCTGCATTATATTATGCAATTTTAACCAATAATTGGGAACTCATTAACATAATAATTTCAAATGGTGCTAATTTATTAATAAAAATTGATGATGATATATATTTTTATTATGATTTTATTAAACATATGAATGAGTATTATGATGAAAAAGAATTTGATGATCCAACAAAAATAAAAATTAATGATGATATAGTTGAAAAACTTAAAATTTGTAAAGATTTTCTTATAGAAAGAAATGAAGTTGATACATTTGTAAATTTATTTGGTTAAAATATAAAATTCAGAATAAATAGAATCAACAAAGTTAAACTTAATTTTTATTCTATTAAAATATAAAATAAAAAGCAACTCTGTTGCTTTTTATTTTTATTCGGAATAAATAAATAAATTCAACTTCGTTGAATTTATTTATTCTATTAAAATTGAAATGAAAAAATAAATAAATAAAAATGGAGCCAATTACAGGAAAATTGGAAATTTATTATCTTGAATATGATTTTAATATTAAAACTGAAATAAAACAACAATATTCTGGATATAGTACTGATATTTCTTTTTATACCGCTGATTCAGAAATAATTGATTATTTAACAAAAATTGAATGTTATAAAGTTAATATTGAATTAGATGGAAAATATAGAGATAAATTAGTTTCAGGGGATATTAGTATAATTTATGAAGACATATTAAAGCGTTGGGATAATGAGATGTCTAATTTTAAGTATGCAAATTATAACGATGATTATACAAAAAATAAATATTATATTAGTTTTGATGATGTTATGAAATTTCATCATAATATCAAATAAATTGATTTTTTTATAATATAAAAAGGGATTCATAATCTTATGGAAGATTTTGTAATTTGGAAAAAAGAACATCGAGATAATATTGCAATTGTGAAAGAAATTGCAAGAACAAGTATTCATTCTGATGAATTTTCAAAAAAAATAAAAGAAAAAGGTATTAATTTACAATTAAGTAGAATTTTCATTTGGTATGAAAATTATTATTATTATGATCCAAAACATGAAAATGATACTATAATTGAAATAGATGAAGAAGATGAAATAGATGAAATAAATATAATAGATATTGGATATTGTAATTGTATGAATGCAATTTGGGAAGGAATAGCAATGGCAGAAATGAATTTAATGTGGTATGAAGAGGAAATTAGAAATTATGAATCAAATTCAAAATTTGATTAATATAAAAAATTTTTTTTATATGTATTCAATTAATAATCTTGTTGAGGTTGCATCAGTTAATAGAGTATCAGTGCCAAGATCTCTTAATGCCGTTATTTCGATAACATCCCCGGCAGTGAAATTTTCAATAAGATTAATACTGGCCGTTGTTGATCGATGAGTTGTTGAACGAACATATAGATTACACCGGCCATTATTTATTTCTATATTATTCTTTTTAACATATGCTTGTGCCGTTGATCTTAATTGGCTTCCACTTTGTTTAACAGTTATTTCTAATGTGATTTTATATGTTCCATCAGCCAATAGAGTAATAAAGCTTGTACCCGATGAAAAAGCATATAAAGCGTCTTGTCTTGGTATAGTATCCCAGGTTAAATTAGCCCCACTTGTTATATCTATATCTGTTGTACTGGTTAAGGCGATTAAACAATTATTTTTCTGGAAGGGCAAATCAGTTGTTATTTCGGTATTCCCCACAGTGAAAAGATTGTCCCCATTACCCGTTATAGTTAAAGGCGGATCAGTTCCCGCGTCATTATTAATTGAAATGCCCCCAACTAATCCGCTTAAAACAATATTGGGACCAGCTTCATATACATCTTGAAGCGTAGGGGTGGGGCCGAGTACAGGTATATCCTCTATAAATTTCCAAATATTATTTGTTGAATCAACATATGTATATTCTCTTATCTTATTTGGTTGTAAAGAATGAATTAAATTATTTGTATTATCATAAATAAAAATACTGCTTGTACTTAATGAATTATTTATAATAGTAATTGCCCATCCCTCGGGTACAGAGGGTAATATTAATTCATTTGATGGGTCTGTTGTTAATATATGAATATATTTATGACTAAATTCATCTAAAACCTGTGTCCCAGTTAATGTTAAATACTGTAATTGTTCATTATTTCTCTTTGAATATGTTGAACGAGAAACATATATGTCGCCAAAACCATATATATTTGGATTAGTCCCGGCATTAACATATAAATCCCCTTGTAAATTTTGAGAATACATATAATCTAAAATGAGAAATTACTTTATTTATTCCAAATAAAAAAATAATTTATTTTTTCATATAAATAAAAATAAAAAAAATTAATTAATTAAAGATTTTCCCAATTTTCTTTTTTATCATCAGAAGATGTGTATGAAACCATATCTTTAATCATTTTTTTATCATTAGAAGATTTAATACTATCAATAATATGAAATTCTTCAATACTTTTAATATTATGTGAATTAGAATGTAAATATTTATAAGCAATATAATAAGTAATTGCAGTGAAATTATTTAAATTGGCAATTGAATGATGATAATTTTTAATATTAGTCTTAATTCTTTGATACATAGAACAATTTTTATATTTTTGACATCTCAAATAAAAGACATCAAAAACAATATTTTTATAATTATTAGTTTTAATAAAATATTTATTACCATCAAAATCAGAAACATAATAATATTTATATTCTTCATCATCAATTGGATTATGAATATCTTTCATAATTTGAATAAATTTCTCTGGACATTCATCAATAAATTTAGTAATGTCTTCTGTTTTATAGTTTTTATTAAAATATTCAGATGGAATAACATCCATCTCATAAAAACATTTCGGAATCTCTTCGTTATTCATTCTTTTTTCTTTGAATTTAAAATTAATTAATTTTTTTTTCAATTTCGAAGGGAACAACGTTCAGGGGATACGCAAAGCGTATCCCGTTAGACGTAAACCCTCCTTGGCCTTCGGCTTATATTGTAAGAAACAATATAAGCCGAAGGCCTCAAGGGGGACAGAATGTCCCCAAATTGAACTTTTTTTTAATTAATTCACAAACCAAATCGAAATGTCTATTTCTTACGAATTTGTTGGTCTTACTCAAAACATTTATGTTAATAACTCTGGTAAGAAATTACCAAGTGATGTTATTGTAGATGGTAAAGCAATTAAAGTGCGAGGAAATATTAATATTAAGGAAAAAGATGAAATTCAATATTGCTTTTTAGACAACAATATTAATTTTAAACAGGAAAAAAATATTTTAACTAAATTAAAAGAAATTGGTTATGATATTATTAATATTCGAAACAGTACAACAATTTATCTTAAATTTAAATATGATAATCTGGATTTTATTCCAATGTTAATTAAAATTGCTAATAAACATAGAAGTTTAGAATACAGTAATAAAAGTATAGGATACATTATATTATATAATTATGGTGAAGTATATGGACAATCTATTTACTATGATTTCAAAAATAAAGATAAATTTGTTTATATTGATTATAGATATAAGAATTTAATTGATGAATTAATTGAAGAATATAATAAACCTGAAGAAAAAGAAAATATTACTATTACAAAAGAAATGAGATTATTTAAGCTTGATAAGATTGATCCAAAATATTGTAACAATAAATCAACTGATAATATTTTAACTGTTAAAAGAAGATTTTATTATGGTCGTAATCCTGTTTGGTCTAATAATTTTGAATTTTACTCTGATATGACTAATGAAGAGTTAAAGAAGGAATTAATTAATTGGTTTGGTAGTGAATTTAGTGTTAAATGTAAAAAAGATACAATTAAATCATTTACATTCAAGGGAATTGATAAAAATTATTATGAATATAATGATATTAAATATTATTGTTTCGATGAAGATGAGAAATATTATTATATTTTAGATAAATATTATGAAAAAGTTAAAGAATTTAAAAAAGAAAAAAATTTTAATGAGAATTGGGAAACTGTTTAATTAATTGTTTTATTTTTTATTATATAATCAATATATTTTTTTTTATCTATTTCATTTAATATATATTTGAATTTAATATATAAAATTATAAGATCAATAGAAAAATTATTTTTTTGATTTATATAATCAATATATGTAAATTTATTTATATATTGATTATTTTTTATTTTAAATTTAGATAAATCAAGATTATAATATTCTTTTTTAATTTTCTCTAAAATAACAGAATAATCTTCTTGTGATTTATATAACAAATAGAAATATATAACTAAATTATTTTTATCTTTATTTATAAAACAATTTATTAATTCAAAATTTTTATTTTTATATAAAAATTTTATAAAATCATAATTATAATTTGATTTGAAATAATTATTTAATGTAAAATTAATTGTTTTTTTATTTGAATAATAAATATTTTCAATATAATTTTTTTTATATTTATTATATTTTTCTTTATAATCTGAATAGATAAAACAATAACAATATTGTTTAAATAACATTTTTTAATTTAATTAATAATACAAATAAAAATCAATTCCATAGAGTTCCGCTTTTTTAAGATATACATTATTAAAATAATATAATAAATATCGTATATTATTTTCTATTTCTTTTGTTAATTCAAAATAATAAAGATAAAAATATTTTTTAATATCCATTTAATATTTTTTATTTTTAAATATTTAATTTATTTTCAAGAACTATCACAAAAAAATGAATTTATTTTATTTATATAAAAATTTGAATAATGTCTTCAAAAGAAGTGATGCGTCAATGGTTTGAAACTGTGGATAGAGAAATCCCAGATAATATTTCAACAAAGACATTCAAATCCATAAACTAATTTTTTTTTCTATATTAATAATTTATTCGAATTAAAATTAATTTCATCTAAATATAGTAATAGATTATATTTTCTTTTTTTGTATAGTCCCAAAAATTGATTTTTTTTTAATTAATTTACAAACAAAACCAAAATGTCTATCCCTAAATCATTCTATGAAGGTAATGAAATTTCAAGAGATGAATTAAATAAATTATATAGTTATGACCGTATGAGATATTTTGCCGAAAATAATAAAAAAAGATTTATTCAAATTTTGAAGAGTTTAAACAACATTTATTCAACAAATAAATATAAAACATATCAAATTCATTATGATTTTAAATATAATAGTGGAACAATGTTTATTAGAACAAATAATAAAATGAATATTCCATTAGATTTGGTTTTGAAAAAAAACAATGGTTTTGAATCCTATTTCGATTATAATAAAAGTATTGTTGATATGACATATGATTTCTTTAATATGATTGCAAAATACAAATTTGAAATTAAAGAAATTACAATTAATGAAATCCAAGAATTAGATGAAATTAAATTCACGAGAAATGAGGAACCGAATGGCAATGAGGAACCGAATGGCAATGAGGAACCGAATGGCAATGAGGAACCGAATGGCAATGAGGAACCGAATGGCAATGAGGAACCGAATGAAACTAAATCAGATTCCAGTTGGAGTGAAGTAAATTAAATTTTTTTTTCTTTATCAAAATAGAAATAATAAATATAATTTTTAAAAAACATTTTAGAATAAATATAAAAAAAAATTTAAATAAAATTAATTATTTCTTTTTTAATAAAAAAATTAAAATATCAATTCTACCGAAGGTGAGGGGTTTAAAAGGAGTAAATTCAGCTTAGCTGAATTTACGTCTAACGGGAATACGCAAAGCGTATTCCCTGAACGCTTGCGTCCCCTTATTAGGAGCAGGCTTCACATTCGGCGATTTCATAGATTTGAGAAGTTTTAACTTCTTTATTTTTTTCTAACTTTTCGGCGTCAATATTAAATTTGATTGCATTAGGAATTCTTTGATGCAGGTAATAGTTTAATGTTTTACATCCTTTTCGCCATCTCATCATAAGAATACTATGTAATAAATCATACATTTTATCTTTCTGAATATTTAAGAAAATGTTATTACTTTCAGTGTGGCAGATAAACGGGGCGCGATCCACACTCATTTGTACAACTTTGCTCTGTTTTTGTTCGAATACTGTTTTGTAAATTTCTTTCATTTCATCCGGAATATCGAGGTTCTGAACAGAACCTTCATCAATTGCTAATTGGTTTTTAGTTTCGTCATTCCATTGTCCCATTTCAATTAAGTCTTCAATTAAATACTTATTGGCGATCCGGAATTCGCCGTGTTGTGTTTTCTTTACATAACAATTACTGGTAATACATTCATAACATTCTGTGTTTCCAAATATTGCGCTTGTTGTTGCTGTAGGCATTAAAGCAATACCCAATGAATTCCTTACTCCATATTTAGCAATTCGATTTCTTAATGTTTCCCAATCATATCTATCAGATACTTTAGCCATTTGTCTTTCATATTTTGTTCCATTTTCTTTATATTTATTGTTCCATTCTTCTGTTCTTTCATTCCATAATTCCCATTGGAATTTGCCCTTACTCAATGGGGATCCCTCGAAAGAGGAATAAGCCCCATCCTTTTCTGCCAATTTACAACTCTCATCTAAGAAAATATAATACATTGTTTCCAAAATTAATCTATTTAATTCTTGTGCTTCTTCAGAAGTATAAGCAATACGCATTTTAAGAAATGCAGTTGATAATCCCTGAATACCAATAGCAATAGGACGATGTCTAATATTGCTATTCTTTGCATCCGGAATAGGATAGAAATTAACATCAATAACTTTGTTTAAATTACGTGTCATAATACGAATTGTTTCTTCAAATTCCGGCCAATTAAATGCCTCTTTAATTTCACCATCAAAGGCACTAAGTCGGCCATTAACAAATTTAGGAATAGATACACTTGCCAAATTACAAGTACCTACTTCGCCAGGTTCATTATAATCATCTGAACCCTCTGTATAGATTAAAATTTCAATACAAAGATTACTGCCTTTCAATACACCTAAATTACTCTGATTATTACGGGAATTTGCCTCATCGAGATTTAACATATAGGGCATTCCAGTTTCCAATAAACTCTTAAAGATATCATTCCAAATATCACGAGCCTTAACAACTGTTTTACGAAGACTATCATCTTTCTCATATTTCAAATATGCTTCGCGGAAATCATTTCCATATTTATCATATAAATCCACTTCAGATGGACAGAATAAAGTCCAATCCTCATTATTATCCACTCTTTCCATAAAAACATCATTAACATTAACTGCAGGAAAGATGTCCCGGGATCTTTCTCTTTCATTACCATCATTTAATCGCAATTTAATAAATTCTCGAATATTAAGATGCCATACATTTAAATAAATGGCAAAACTACCAGGACGGCGACCACTTTGATTAAAACTAACGGCAGTTTCATTAAACAATTTAATAAAAGGAATGGGACCGGAACTTGTTCCCTGTGTTTTTCTAATAGGGGCGCCTCTACTACGAATTGACCCAATATGAATACCAATACCACCTGCATATCTACTCATATGAGCAGTCTTATTAACCGCAAGTGTAATACTCTCTGTATTATCATTAACTTCAATAAGGAAACAACTCGAATTTTGTTGTCTCTCTGTTCCACTGTTATATAAAGTTGGAGTTGCATGTGTATAATATCCATTACTCATTTGTTCATAAGTTTTAATAATTCCATCAAAATCATCCCCATTAATACCAATAGAAACCCGCAATAACATATGCTGGGGTCTTTCAACCACTTTACCATCTATTTTTGTTAAATAACTACCCATTAAAGTTTTAATCGCAAAATAATCATACATATTGTAGTCTCGTTTATGATTAATAACCTCTAATAATTTGTTATAATGTTTAACAATAATAGAATATACATCTTCATTAATTCTATTGTGCTCTAACATAAATTGGAATACTTTGATTAAGTCTTTTTCGGTTTCTTTATGAAGATTACTGATTAAAATTCTTGATGCCAATTTAGAATAATCAGGATGATCGACAATACAGTTATCATGGCAAATTGAAGCAGTATATTCATCTATTTCTGATGTTTTCATATTATTTGTTAATCCACTAATTACATTTTGGGCGATTTTAGTCGCATTTACATTTAATCCATATGTTTGTTGTTTAATTCTATATGTGATTTTATCAAAGGAAACTTCTTGTTTAATACCATTACGTTTGATAACATACATTGTGTCGGTCATACTTTGTCTTTAGATTTAATTTTAAAAAAAATATAATTTTAATTTCAATTTCGAAGGGGCAGAATGCCCCTTTTGAACCCCTGAACCTTCGACATAATTCGAATTAAAATTAATTTCATCTAAAATACATTAATAGATATTGTTTTCCATTTGTGAAATGGACTTAAAAAAAAAATATAATTATTCACATCTAAAATCATTATAAAAATCCATATTAGTAGTAGATGTTTCAAGCTTACAAGGAAATTGTGTATTATTCTTATAATAATTCATTATAGTTTTGAAATTTAATTCTCCATTTAATATACTTTTATGATAATAAACGAATAATTCTTCCTCTTTATCATTTGGCAATGTTGCTTCACAATCTGTATCATAATACGCAATAAATTCAATTTTATAATTTTCATCTATTCTATATCCAATTGGTTCTGTTCCATTTATAATCAAACAGATACCGTCTTTTTTTGAGAATTCTATAGTAAAAAGAACTATAATACCCATTATAATCAAAATTATGTATGCAATATTCTCAAAACATTTATTTGAACTGGTCATCTTTTTTTTTTATTAAAAAAAAAATTCAATTTTCCTATCCCTTATTTTAGATAAAATACTTTTTAATTATCTTAAAATATAAATTAAAATTAATTTCATCTAAATACATTAATAGATATTATTTTCCATTTGTGAAATGAATGAACTTAAAAATAAATTTACTGAACTGGAGAAAGAGGCAATTAATTGTAAAAATGAAACAGAATGTTATATTATTGGAAAAAAATATGGAGAAAAAGAGGCAAGTAATATTTTTAAGATAGATAATATGGAATTATTATCTTTATCTAATATTCAGAATTCAACAAATATTATTTCGTTTGCAAACTCACTTCATAGTATAATTAATTTTTTTAACTCCTTTATTAATTTCAAATATATATCCTTTATCTTTTGGATATGTTTCTTGTACTCTTTTAAATACTTCAAAATTAGTTTTATATATATTTCCAGATTCATCCGTAAATAAATTTATTTCTTCTCCATTTACTTTTACTATTAAATTATTTTTTGTTTTAGTATATTCTATTTTAACTAATTTTTCTTTTTTTATATGTAAAGTTTTTAGTACATTTAAACCAAATTGTAAATAAATAATATTTTTTTTATTTCTATAATAAAAATTATTATAAAACATCATTGAATATGGATATGCACCAAATATACCATCTATTTCTAACTCAATTTCTAATTTAAATTCTTTATTTACATCAAAAATATCATCTATAACTTTTCCAATTAAATATTTCCTGTTTTCATTTCCATAAATTTTAGAATTATTAAAATCATTTGGATTATTTATTATAATTGTATCTTTTTTAATTTTTTTATAAAAATCTTTAATAGTTTCTTCTTTTGGTATTATACCACTATTTCTTCTAAATCTAATTGAATTTCTTATTTGTGCTCTTCTTTTATTTCTTTTAAATAGTCCTTTTTCATTACAAACCTTTTTTGATGTAATTGGTAATAATATATTTCTTCTATAACCAGATGGACATTTCCAACAAACTTTTCCTAATTTACTATATTTATAACCATCTGGGCATTTATGACATTCTTTTCTCTCTTTAATATAAATTGGATAATTACTTGGACAATCGTCTTTATTCTCAAATCCATTTTTATTACATAAACAGAGGATTATAGTTAAAACAAATGCTAATAATATTATTTTTATCATTTATAATTTTTAATTATAAAAAAAAATAAAATTAACTTCGTTGATTTGATAAAAAATAAAATCAACTTCGTTGATTTGATAAAAAATAAAATCAACTTCGTTGATTTGATAAAAAATAAAATCAACTTCGTTGATTTTATTCACATTTAAATGTTTCATCTTCATTAAATGATATATTCTTTTGCTTACAAGGAAATTGGATAGTTTGATTATAAGTATTCATAATACTATCAAACATTTGTTCTCCTGCTAAATTATTATTAATATATTTATAATGGAAATGACGAATATCAGTTTCATCATTTAAATCTGTTTCACAATCCTAATTGTATTTTGCAATAAATTCAATATTATAATATTGGGTACCTGAATTTGAAGTTGTTGTATAATTAATTGGGTTTCTTCGACAATTAAACAAACACCATTGGTTCCATTGGTTGCGATATATATCATCATTGAGATATATCCAGTAAAGAATGTTATATAAAAACAGCTTAATATATAAACTTCTTTTTTGCTATTGTTCATTAGTTTGAATTTTTTATTTTTAATTAAAATAAGTTAAATTTTTTTTTTGAATTGAAATAAAATTAACTTATCTTTAATAATAAATGACTATTTTATCTTTAATTATTCCTAATGAAAAAGATTTATTAGGTTTAACACTATTGCATAAAGCAGTTAAAGAGGAAAATATAGAGGCAATTAAGGAACTAATACTTCTTAAATTTGATATAAATGCTTTAACAAATTATAATAATTCCCCATTACATTATGCTTATGAAACGGGAAATTTAGAATTAATTGATTTGTTAGTTAAAAATGGGGCAAATACAAATAAATTAAATTATGCAAATAAAAAACCAAATGAATTATATAGAATAAAAAAAAAAGATAAAATCAATAGAGTTGATTCGATAGAAAATAAAAATAATATTTGTTTTATTAATTAATATAATAATTTATTTTTTTAATATTTTTATTTATTTCAATAATTATATCTTTATCTCTTGGATAATATTTTTGAATACTTTCAAATAATTTAAAATCATATTCATCATCAATAATATTTATTTTTGTATTATTTACTTTAATTATTAATTCTTTATTATTTTTAATATATTCTATTTTAGCAGTTTCAATATTATTTATTGTTTTTTCAAAAGATTGATTTAATATTATAGATAATCTATTTTTTTTATCTATTCCATTATAAAATAATAAATTATATGGATATGGATTAAATATTCCTTTATTATTTAATTCTATTGTAATAGTAAAATTTGTTTCAACATCAAATATATTATCTATAATTTGGCCTTTTAATTTAGTATTATCTTTTCCATATATTTGTGGATTATTTAAATCATCTGGAATAGATATAATATAATCAGCATTAATAAAACCAATTAAAAGAAATAGAAAATAAAATTTATTCATTTTAATTTAAAAATGAATTAAAGTTTATTTCAATTCTATCTTAATGAAGTATCAACTAATTGTTCTAGGACTACTTGTAAATAGTATCTTTGTTTCCTCTGACGCCCATAGTTGGTTAGAAAATCCTATCCCCCGTGATTGGGGTATTTTTGGTAGTGGTAATGAAATTGATAATGGCAATGTAGGTGGAGGTTGTCGTTATACACGTGCTGAAGGTGAGAGTATGACTTATGGTGCAGGTTATCATAAGTCTCGTGTTCATAGAGGTGATTACATTTGTATTCGCCATGCGGCTAATGGTCATCCAAATAATGCTGGTCGTGGATATAGTCGTGTTTCATTATCTTATGATGATCCTAATACTGGAGCTGCCCGTGATACTGAAAGTGATTTCAATTGTAATGTTATTCAGAATAATGTTGATTATGCTGCATTTGAAGGATTTAAAGTTCAAATCCCCGAAGATGCCGAACTTGGAGGTGCAACTCTTCAATGGTGGTGGAATTTTTATGGAGCTGGTGTAGATTTTACCTCTTGTGCTGATATAGAAATTGTTGATGATAATGAACCTTCCGATAATCTTGGACTTCCTCCTGGAACTAATTTACAATATTTTGGCAATTGTAGAGATGGGTTTGATCCTATTCCCTCTTTTAATGGCAATACATCACCTTTACTTAACTTACCTGAATGTTCAGGAAATTCAACTGGGAATGGCAATAACAATGAAGATACTTGTGAAATTAATGTAAAGATTATAATGGATACAAGTGATATTAGTGTTAATAATGTTGAATATACAACTAATTGTGAAGGAGACGACGGAGGAGACGACGGAGGAGACGACGGAGGAGACGATAATGGCGGAGACGATAATGGCGGAGACGATGGGGGAGACGATAATAATAATCCAACCCCAGATCCTCCAACTGGTGTTGGTTGTGAAGGTGGAGAAACCCCAACTTATCCTTATTGTTGTACAGATCAAGATTGTCCAGGAACTTGGTGTAAAATAAGAGATGTTTATCACGACAATGGTTTCCACATTTGTAAAGAATAAATTAAAATTCAAAATTGAAATTTATTTTTTTATTTTTTAGATGACAGAATTTAAAAAATATTGTTATTATTATTTGGAATTAAAAATTGAAATCAAAGATTTCATAAAAAATAATTATAAATTAATAATAAAATTTGATAATTTAATTTTATTTAAAAATTATGTTAAAAGATATAATAAAATAAAATTTTGTAATTTCTTCTTTAACAATCATGAGTATATGATAAAATGTAAAGCGTACAATATATTAGAAGAATATAGTGATTATTATATTGACCAATATTTAGGATATGATCCTTGGGAAATAATTAATTCTGGGAACATAAAAATATATAAAATATTTGAAAAATTATTTACAGAAAAAAAAAGATATAATATAGAAGGAATAATTAAAACAAAAAATAAAAAAATTATAAATTATTTTAATAATTTACTAAATATAGAAAAAGATGAAAAATATATAATTTATTTAATAAGATATGAAATGAATGAATTGCTAATAAAATATATAGAAAATAATAATGAAGAAAATAATATTAGATTATTAAATAAAACAATGATAATTAATAATTTCGAAATGGTTAAATATTTAACAAATAAAATTAATAAAAAAGAATATATAACAAATTTATATTGGTTAAAAAATCCTGATTGTTATTTTTATCTAACCCAAAATAATTTAATTAATAAAAAAAAATATAAAGATTGGATTATTAGTAAACTTATTTAATCGAAACAAAATTACAATCTTGACAAGTAATAATAATATTAGTTGCTTCGTCTGCCCCACGTAATTGTGCAGTTGTAACCACAATATTTTTACTACGACATTTTTTACAGAAGAATTTACTATTTCCATCTATCTTAGGTTGAACAGATGCTGATTGTCTTGCTGTTAGTTCATTAATACTATCTTTCCATACATCAATTGGCGCCAAATCTTTAATATCCATATTAATTAAATCATTAATATCATTTTCCCCTAATATTTCTTTCGGTTTTGTTCCCTCGACTTGTCCATCAGTATCTAAATTTGTCATTATAGAATAAATTAAAACACTATATTCATTTCTAATTTCTTCTTTTTTCCAATCGAGATAACCCTGTTTTTCTCCAATATTTAACATTGATTTATCATATATTCCTCTTTCTATTTTAACCGCAATTTTATTCGCCTTTGTTTTAACAATTTTATTTTTTAATAATATCTCATATATTGCTTCAAATCCTTTAAATCGGATTTCTTCTTCTGCGGTTTCATTTTTATAAAATGGATTAGTCATTTTGTTCTTTTAGATTAAATTAAATTTAATTTAAAATTTTTTCAAATTTGGAAAGAAAAAAAATATTTTAATTGTTAATATAGGCGATCAGGTTATCCCAATGTTCATTGATAACAATTCCTTGAAGACCACATACCTTATTTTTAATAAATTCTTTATTCTTAAATGGATAATGTTCGAATAAACATTTATCGTTATACTGACAATTAGTTGAATTCTTGCAGGGGAACGACTTAAAGTTCTTGAGTTTATCTCGGTTGTAATTAGTTTTCAGAGTATTAATATTAAACTTTAACTTTGCTAAGAGATATTTAATATCTCCAGTATATGTCATAATATAGTCAATCCTCTCATCTTCGGTCATCTTTGTAAATGACTTCTCAACTGGTTTAAAATCATCTACACTTGGAAGTTCTGTTGATTCAATAATAATATCAGCATAGTTCTTTGGTGTTTCCTCAATTTTTTTCTTTGGTGTTTCAATATTTCCTCCAGAGAATTTATAAATCTTATCAATAATATCAATTACATCATTATTTTCATTTTCTTTAATCATTTTTGCACATTCAAAAGCCTGTGAAATAATATCAAGTTTTTGAACAGATATATTTGAATTCTTTAAAAATTTAATTAACATCATAATATCTGTTGAATAAGGGGCGTCTGTTTTAAGTTTCTCAAAAAACATATTAAGATCAAATGGAATGTATTCTCCGTCATGAATATATTCTCCAATATTCATTTTTGTAAGAGCAAAGATATCAATCGTACCAGACATTTAAGAAGTCAAAAGTAAGTTTATAATTAATTATTTTTTTTTTCAATTTTAATGAGTTTAATTATAAATTAAATAAAAAGATATTTAATATATAAAATCATTCATAATGGCAAATTGGTATGTTATTCATGAATATGAAACTTATGTTGAAAATGAACCAACACATGCTTGGTATGTTGTTGGTAAGTATAATACAAAAGATGAAGCAGAAATGGTTGCATTAGATATGAACTATGATAAATATTGTACTGATATGCCAGAAAGATATAGTAATGTAAAAGGAAAAGATATAAGTATTAAAAAAAAATATAATATGGTGGTTACCACTCTTCAAAATATTCATAAAAAAGTTGGAAGTAAAAATCAATGGAGAGGTATTGGTTTTTATATTATTAATGATGAAAGAATTAAAATTAGAAATAATACCAAAAATATTAAAGATATTAAGAAATATTTATCTGAAGAAGAATTAGCTGAATTAGAGGAAGATGATGAATATTTCGAAGAAGAAGATGGATATGAAAGTGGAACAAGTACAGAAGAAGAAGATAATAGAGAACTTGAAAGTGGAGATGAAAGTGATACTAATAGTGTTAAGAGCAATGCGAGCAGTCGAAGCAACGCAAGCGGCGGAAGCAATGCGAGCAGTAGAAGCAACGCGAGCAGTCGAAGCAATGCAACAACAATTCCAGATGATGAAGGAACTGTTATTGAAGCAAGTGATGATGAAGAGTTTTTTTAAAAAACTCGGTAGAGCTTTTTTTAAAAAACTCGGTAGAGCTTTTTTTAAAAAACTCGGTAGAGCTTTTTTTAAAAAACTCGGTAGAGCTTTTTTTAAATTCTATCTTTAACAGGAATATAATCAATACCAAGATAATCAAAAATATCGCCCTCACTTTCTATTTTCATTTTTTTGCCCTTGTTATTAAAAAGTCCCTTTTCACTTAATTTCCAACCTTTTTTTTTAAATTCACCCCTTATCCATTGATTAAATCCCCCAGATCCAGTAAAATGCATTAAAGCCGGCCATAAATCTTCAATTGGTGTTAATATAAGATCTATATGTCTTACAATCCCATTATGATCTTTAATTAGTCCCATTATTTTGCTCTTTCCAACAGAATAAATACCCGCCATATTTAATTTATCAGCCAATTCATTCATAAAATCTTTTTTCATTGTATTACTTATTAATATATCTATATCCTTTGATGTCTTCTTTCCTCTTCTATAACTTCCAGCAATAACAACACAAACATTAGGGTCTATTTTTCTTGAAATACTTGAAATTTTTGCTCCTATTCTTTTTGCATCATTCCTATCTATATTTTTTAATATATCTCTATAATACTTTAAACTTAACTTTTGGGCATTTGTTAATTTTATTTCTTTTATTTTTCTTATATCACTTATTTTATTTATCTTATATGTATTTAATAATGCATCTATATTTCTTGAACTAAAACCTACTAAACGTTTTAAATCAGTTATCAATTTTATATGAGGATGCCGTCGCAATTCTTTTAATTTTTTTAAGTCTCCCGTATCAATTATTTCCTCTATCTTCTTATAAATACGTGCCCCTATTCTCTTCTTTCCCTTTAATTGCTCCGGTTTTCTTATTGGTTCTTTAATTGTCTCTATTGTTCTTACTGCATTTTTATAAGCATTAGAACGATATGTATCACCAAGTATTTTATATAAATATGAAACTTCCTGTAAAATATCAATTATTTTTTTTTTATAATTCATTAATTTAAAAATTGAAAAAAATAATTAATAAAATCCAAAATGAAAGCTAAAGACTATTTTGGATTTTATTATATTAAAAAAAATTTATTCAATGATTTATACAAAAATAGAATAAAATATGAAGATTATGAAAATAGAATTATTAGATATTGTATTTTAACTAATTTAAAAAAAAAATTAGAATATTTTAAATACACCTTAATAATTGATACTATGTTTAATATTATAGATAGTAATATTAAAAAAATAAATATTATTCCTTTAAATATTTTTCATAAATATTATCAAGATTTTATAGATCCAAAAATAAAAATAAATTTAATTTTATATAATAAAAATTTATTTGATTTATATTTTTTAAATAAAACAATTCATTTATATAATATTATTGAAATAAATAAATTAAGATTATTATTAAAAATAGCTAAAAATGATAAGAGTATTAAAATTAAAATTCATATTAAATTATATATGGAATTAAAAGAATATAAATATAATGAAATTAAAGATATTTTAGAATTAATGTGGATAGAAAATATTAAATTTTATTAAATTTAAAACCTGTAAGGAGTTTGTATATCTAAATTTTGTTCATAATATGGATTTTGACCATTCCCATTCCTTAATAAAATAATTTCCTCTTTTAATTGCTCAATTAATTCCTCTTTTGTTTTTTTTTGTTGAAAATTAACTTCCAATACATATTGTTGCCACCCAAATCTTGATAATCTTCTTAGATTTAGAATTAAATAGTTATCTAATCTTATAGAGTTTAATGTTTTAACTAATTCATTCATTGTTTTATCTAAATATAATTGATTTGTTAAAGGAGTATTGTCATCTAAATTAATTAAATTTGAATAATCTTGACTTGAACCTTCATTCGGAGCACATATAAATCTACTAAAATAATAATTGTTTGTTGATTTTTTTATAAAAAATCCATATAATTTGAAATTTTTTTTGGTAAAATATTGACTCATTCAAGATTAAATAGAATTTTTGTTTTATTTTAAAATGAATTTTATTCTGTAAATAAAAATGTCAATATCTATAACAATTGATACGAGAGAGCATGATTTAATTGCTCTATTTGATAAAGAGAATATAAATATAAAACAATTAAACATTGGGGATATTTCATTTACAAAAGACAATAAAGAAATCGCCGTTATTGAAAGAAAAACAGATAAAGATTTTAGGGCGTCATTGCGTGATGGACGTTATAGAGAACAAAAACAAAGATTAGAAGCTTGTTGTAAAGCAAAAGGTGTTATTGTTATCTATTTAATTGAGGGACATTATTTGGCAAAACCCAATAAATATGAAAGAGTAAATAATGATCAAATGCTTGGGGCTTTTATGAGTACAATGGTTAAAAGTGATTTCCATGTTTATCATGTTAATAATATAAATCAATCTGTTGATGTTATCAATAAATTAAAGAAAAAATTGGGCGAAATTGGAGATAAAAAAATAGAATATATTGAAACATTAAAAGCTGTTAAAGGGGCGAATGTATCCGCCGATGATGCTTTTATTTTAATGTTAAATAGAATACCGGGTGTTAGTATGACAATTGCTAAGGAATTAAATAAGAAATATAAAACAATTGGGGATTTAGTTAAAGATGAAAATGCTTTAGATGAATTAAAAAAAATTAAAATTAATAATAGAGCAATTAACTCTAAAACTTTACAAAGGATTATTGAATGGACTGTATGAATTAATTTGCATTAATAAGTTATTCGAGTTGGAAGGTATTTCATTTTCACTTGGATGAACTAATTCATCTGGAGGATTCATTTTACTTAGATGAACTAAATTCATCTAAATTAATCATTTCATCTGAATTAATATCATTTTGCATATTTAGATTTTTTTTGTAAATATGTTTCATTATTACTATCAACTATATTAATATCTGCACCATTTTCAAGTAATAATTTTATTCCTTCTTTATTACCTGTATATTTAAAACAATGTAAAGGGGTTCGACCATAACTATCTTGTTTATTTACATTTGCGCCATTTTTGATTAGGATTTCAATTAATTCTTTACTTGCATATTCTGCAAAATGTAAAGGAGAATTTTGTTTATTAGTACAATCATTTACATCCATTCCATAATCAAGAAGATATTTTACTACTTTTATATTATTACTATAACAAGTCCAATGTAAAACACTTCTATTTTCACTATCTTTTTTATAAACATCTGCACCATTATTAATTAATAATTCTAATAGTTCAATTGAATCATGCATATATCCTGCCATTGATAAAGGATGACTTGGCATCATATAATCTTTTCTTTCTATATTTACATTTGCACCTTTTTCAATTAATAATTTAACAATTTCTATGTTTAAATTTTTTTCAGTAATTGCTAAAAATAATATTGGATAATTAAAAAAACCCATATTAAAAGTCATATTACTATCTTTTTTATCTAAAATTAAATATTCATTATTTTTAATTAAATCTGGAACAATTGATTTATCTTTATTTATTAAATTTTTAATATATTTATTTTTATAATAAAAGAGATAAAAATAATTTGTAATATGTGAAACCATTTTTATTTAAATTAAAAAAAAAAATCAATTTTAATTAAGTTAAGCTTGTTTAACGGATAAGTTAAACAAGCTTAACTTCCACAAAAACTCCATCTTCAATTTCTTTATATACATTACCATCATTATCTTTTTTATATTCAATTCCATCTTTAACAAAAGTGGTTAAAGCCCCAACTTCTTCAGGTTTTCCACATCTGCTACCAAATGGCAAGAGATGATCATCTAAATTAGATGGATACATTTTTTCATCAGTGGGGGCACATACTCGACAATATCCATCTAAATTATTATGTTCAGAATTAATTTGGCAATCAACTGCCATTTCTTTTATTGCCGAAAGGAATTCATTAAGCGTTTTTTTTCTTCTTTCTGCTTTATTAAAGAGGTATTGATCAGTTGTTTCAGTTTCATTTAATGAGTCCATCATATTAACATTTTTAGGAGCAACTGCCATATAAATAAATGTTTGTACTTCTCTATCTTTTTTGGGTAATGTTGAATGACTTCCAGTTCGAATAGCACGACCAATAACTTGATCTAATCTATTAGCGTGCCAATAAGGTTCCACAATATGAACTTGTCTAACATTTTTAAGATTAATACCTTCAGCTGCAGTTGCAGTTGCCAATAAAACTCTAAGTAAATCCCCATTTTTATTTTCGGGCAAATTATAGATACTTAATATTTCTTTTCTTAAATTTTCGGGTGTATCCCCACTAAAAATGGCGAATGTATTTTTATCTGTTGTTTTAGAGGAATTAAAGTTATTCCATCCATTCAATTCCATAACTCTTGATAAAACCCCAATTCCCTCTAAACTAACAAACTGACTATAAACAAAAATATTTCCAGGGTATTTATTAATATTATTTAAAATTGCCTTAACTTTCGGCCCATATTTAGATAAATTAGTTGTTAAATCCGCTGTTGATATTTTTTTAAGTAAAACTCTATTATCAACTGTTTTACTTTTTATAATTCCCTCAGGTAAAGCGAAATCACTTAATTGCCGGGTTTTAGTTCTAAAAGTCGAATTATTTTGACGTTTAGGTTTTTTATTTATCATTTTTGTAAATTGTGTTTTAGAGAATTTAGATTTTCTTTCTTCATCCTGTTCTTGCGCCCTATATTTAACATATAATTTCCATTGATAATCACTCATTGGAACTTTAACTTTAATCGGCTTTAACTTCTCAGGGAATATTTCCCGTTGATCATCTAAAGTAGCATCATAATAACTAACTAACCCTACAATACGTTCTTGAAATATTTCTTTATTTTTTATATGCATTTCACCATCTTTTTCTTCAATAAATATTTTATTGAAATCATCATAATTTTCTGGAAAAGCTGTAACCAAATCTGTTTTTTTTGTTTTAGGATTTTTTATTGGAATAAATCCTCTTAACATATTAAACATAACACCTAATTCAAAAGGATCAGAAACAACTGGACTACCTGATAGAAATATTAATTTCAAATTACGGGCATTCATAATCATATTTAAAATCTTTGATCCATTCTTTGCCGATGCATTAATAACATTAACCATTAAATTATGAACTTCATCAATTATTAATAATTTATTATCTAATGATTTAACACCCTTAATAAAACGACCCATTGATTCATCACTTACACTGATTTCGGCGATTTTTTCTGCACTCTTTCCACTATTTGAACTAACAAATTTATATTTTTTATTTACTCTTTTATATAAATCTCTATCATATTTCTTTTTTTCATCTATTGTCATATTTGAATAATTATCGTCTCTATTAAACTCTGGAACAAATGTTATTACTTCTTCTATAAAATTAAGTTGAAGACTTTTTGGCAATAATACAATTGTATCATGCCCCAATGCCTCTGCAACATTAATCGCCGTTATTGTTTTTCCACTACCAAGAGTATGATATAATAATATACCTCTATATGGTGAATTATTCGCCATATATAATTCTAATAGTTTTTGATAACTAAATAACTCAAATTTACCTGTTGATTCAAACTTTGAAGCAATATTCTGTCCTTTCGGAATCCTATATTTTTCTAATTTTTTTGTTATTTCAATTGGAAAACTAGTACTATTCTGTTCTGGATATTTCATTTATTTATTATTTGATTTTTTAATTCCAGAAAAAGTATTTTTTCATTCCAGAAAAAGTATTTTTTCATTCCAGAAAAAGTATTTTTTCATTCCAGAAAAAATGAACTTTTTATTAATTTAATCTAAAATGGAAGATATTAACTATTCTGCATTGTGTTTTGAAATTATTTGTCAAAAAACAAATAGTCCGATACATAAAAGAATATATGAAACTTATTATCCATATAAAAATCAAATTAATTTTAGAGCTTTATTAAATTTTTATGATCAATATTTGATTAATAGATTTAATAATAAATCAAAAGATTTATCTGAAGATTTCTTTGAAGAACCAGAAGATCCAGATGAACATAATAATTTAGATACTTATGATAAGTTATTCCAAATAAATTGAAAAAAAAATTAGAATAGAAATAAATGTGTATTTATATTCTATTTTTATGTTCTATTTTATATATTATTGATCTATTTGTTAATACCCCAATATTATTTTTTCAAATGATAGAATTAATGATTTGGGGATTTTTAATTATATCATTTATTTATATGATATTTTTAACACCCTGTGAATTAGAGGAATAAATCATCTTGACGTTTTGCATCACCAAAAGATAAATGAGAAGGACAAATTTTTGACATATAGCCAAAGTAGAAAACAGATGTAAATGTTAAAATTAAAAGGGGAAGTGTCCAACATTCTTCAAGAACAGCGATTAAATATCCACCGACTAAAGCAGCCGTAATTGCCATAAGAATATAACATGTAGATTGAGAAACCATATTTATATTATCATAAGATATATTTTTTTTTAACAAAAAAAATTTATTTTTTTTAACAAAAAAATTGATTTTTTATTTATTTATATCTAAAATGAGACCAAAAGATTTATTTTATAAATTTTATTTTAAACATATTGAAAAAGAAAAAATAATAAAAGAATTAGAAGATAATAATATTATAAATGCTAAAGAATTATATATATACGATTCTATTGAGATACATACTGATGATGAAGATTATTATTTTGATTTAGAGTTTGATGATACTGAATTATCAATAATTGCATTAAATGAATTATTCCCTAAGTTAGAAAAATTAAATATATTTCATTTAAGTGGTTATTATAATAATACTGACAAGAAATATTTAAAAAATGTTCCTCCAAACTTAAAAGAGCTTTGTTTATTATTTGATAATAATGATGTAAGTAATGAATTTTTAGAAAAAATTGGAGATACAATATACACAGATAGTTATCTTCCTGATATGGAAGAATTTCCTGATAATATTAAAAATGTTTATTATGTTGATGGCGAGCATCATGATTTATATGAATTACAAAAAAATTTAAGAAAAGGTATAAAATTATTTGTTGAGGAATTAAATGTATGTATAACTAAATATTAATTTAAAGGGTGATTATCAGGATAGTATTCATCAATTAATTTTAATTAAAATTAATTTTTTTATTTATATTTATATCTAAAATGAGAACAAAAGATTTATTTTATAAATTTTATTTTAAATATATTGAAAAAGAAAAAATAATAAAAGAATTAGAAGATGATAATATTATAAATGCTAGAGAATTATATATATACGATTCTATTGAGATACATACTGATGAAGAAGGTTATTATTATGATTTAGAGTTTGATGATACTGAATTATCAATAATTGCATTAAATGAATTATTCCCAAAGTTAGAAAAATTAAATATATTTCATTTATGTGGTTATTATAATAAAAAAAATTTAAAAAAAAAAAAATATTTAAAAAATGTTCCTCCAAATTTAAAAGAGTTTCATTTATTAAGTTTTAACAATGATGTAAGCAATGAATTTTTAGAAAAAATTGGAGATACAATATATATTGATAATTATCTTCCCGATACGGAAGAATTTCCTGATAATATTAAAAATGTTTATTATGTTGATTACGATGGTACTAAATTATACGAATTTCAATCAATTTTAAGAAAAGGTGTAAAAATATTTATAGAAGAATCTAATATATGTATAACTAAATATTAATTTAAGCAACCATTTTTAATTTAAAGGGGCGATTATCAGGATAGTATTCATCAATTTGGATATCAGAATATTGATAATCAATTATATTTTTTTTATCTTTAACAGTTAATTTGGGAAATGCCCTTGGTGTTCTATCAAACAATTGAACAGTATCTTGCCAATGGGGTTCATAAATATGGGCGTCTCCAATATTCATATATAAAGTATCGGGGATTGTTCCCGTTGTTTTACAGATTAAAGAGAGTAATAATCCACAATGGGCTACATTCCAGTGAAATGCAACTGGGACATCACTACTGCGCAATGTTCCAATTAAACTAACATATTTATTTCCATCTTTACCCATCTTAACATAGAATTGATAATTCCAAAGACAAGGGGGCAAAGCACAGTTATTAACTTCATTTGGATTCCAAAGAGAAACAATAATTCGGCGACTAAATGGATCATTATTAATAAGATCAATAACATTATTTAATTGGTCAAATCCTTTTCCATTATAATCCTCTTTTGCTCCTTTGTATTCTGCACCAAAATGGCGCCAATTAAATCCATAAGTCGCCCCAACTTCGCCCACTTCAAAATTATTAAGTCCTCTTTTATCAAGGAATTCACGACTTGTATTACCATCCCAGATTTTAATTCCTTTATCCTGTAAAGAGGAAATAGTTGTTTCGCCTCTTAACATCCACATTAATTCTTCAAAAATAGCTTTAAGCCACACTTTTCTACAAGTGAAAAGAGGAAATCCTAATTTCATATCAAAAACAAAATTAGCACTAAATAAACTTTTTGTTAATCCATTACGAGTTTTTCTTTCTCTTTGATTTAAAATTTGATCTAATAGTTGATAATACATTGATTCCGGCGCAATTGGATAAATATTTGTATATTTATATAAGTAAAATCCTTTAACCATTTGATTCTCTGAATAATCACAATTAGAAAGATAATAATTCTTTTGGGGAATTAATGGGAAAAACACAGTACAATCATATTTTCCTCTAATTCGAGTTAAATAAATATTATCAATTTTATAGAAATCTAATGCTTCTTTATATAAATTAGAACCACCAATAATAAATACCTTTTCAATTTCTTCATTTGTATTAAGATAATTAATTGCATCATATAAATTTGGATAAATTATTGTTGAAGTATTAGTTTCATCTAATGTTTTACTAATAATAATATTTAAACGATTAGGTAATGGTTTTTTATTCATACTTTCCCAAGTTAAACGCCCCATAACAACGGCATTTTTATCGCCACTTGTTATTTTTTTAAATCTTTTTAAATCTTCGGAACAATTCCAAGGGATTTTATTATCTTTACCAATCCCATTAGTTTCATCACAAGCAACAATAATGTTAATCTGCATGACTTTTAATTTTATTAAAAAAAAAAATCAATTTTAATTTGTTTAGATTTTAAATTTCATAATTGGTTTATGGAATTGTTTATGTTTAGTTTCCATTGATAATCGGCTATTATCAGCATATTCTCTTTGTTTTCTTGTATTCTTGCCCATGATAATTTGATTATTATAACCATAATGATCTCCTGTTGGATTTGAGGGCAAAGGTCTCGGGCCAGCATCTGCAGCTAATCTATCAATTCTCATTTTACTAAGTCCCATATATTCAGTATCGTCCCAGATATTATTAGTGTTGGCACCTCCATTGCCCGAACGACCCCCAACAAATCCGGTTTTACTTAATCGGGTATTATTATGATTATCATTAATAAATTGTTTTGGAGCAGAAGATCCGGCATTTCCTTGATATTTTTGAGCCATTCCCTCTTTCTTTGTTGTAGGTGCAAATATATTATCCATTTCATAATTATTCTTATTTCCACCAACAATACCCCCAGTTCTTGTATCTCTAACATTCATATAAGCATTACTTGGATCTTTAATCGCCCTATTAACTAAATGTCCCCCATTATCATCTCCAATATTTGTGTAATTACCCACCTGTTGGAATGACACGTCATTTCCAAAATCTAATTCATTAAACATATCGGGCATATGTAATAAATCATTATTACCATTCACTTGTAATTGGGGCGCGTTTTTAATTCCAACTTTTTTATTTTTAAAAGCCCGGAATTCTTTTTGATATCCCATTGTTCTGTTTTCATGAGGCGCCCCTACAACCGGGAATGCAATATTTTTAACATCCTTAATAGAGGGATTATATACGATATCGCCACCTAAACCGCCCATATCATATTGCCCAGTTTGGGTTAAATTAATTTGTTTTTTATTTCTTGGTTGGGTATTTAATCCCCTCTTTCTTCCATTTTGTTCAGTATAAACTAATGGATTTGAACCACCAGTTCTGTCTAATTTAGTTGTTGAATCAACTTCGTTTGCAGTAAATAAACTCTTTGTTTTATGTAAAAAGGCTTTTATTCCCGTCATTACTGTTTTATTCTCTGTTGCCTGTTTGTTTGATGTTCTTATCTTTCCATAATCGCCGGCTTTATTCTGATTTCCTCTCATATTACCAATGTATTCAATTGAGTCTTGCTTTTTATCACCCTTATTATTTATCTGTCCTTCCTGAGGCGCATTTTGTGAAAATGCACCAAGTCCCGGAATAATAGTTGAAAAATCAATACCAAATATATTTTCTGGACGTTTTGTTGTTGATTCCGGCATTTGATGCATCTTATCGCCCTTACGACCAATATTATATCTGTTTAATTTGTATTCTGGTCTTACTTCTCCTTTTAATTCATCAATTGTATATTCTTCTGGACGATACCAAGAATGGAATGGACGAGCATCACCTTCCGCATTATAACCAATATCAACACCTTTTGGTACTTTAATTGAAGGAGTGGGAGCTTCAAATTTACGAGAATTTGGGCCAGTTTCATCCTTAAATCTACTACCTTGTGCCAATACATTGTTCATTACATAATTACGATTTGGTAAATATTCCTCTTTAAATGGCTTGAATAAAGGCGGATTTTCTTTTTTACTTGGTCTATCTAATAAGGGTTTTAAATTACGACCAGTAAAAGTATTTAACTTACTTGTATGTTCATGATCCCTTGGAACATGAGGCTGTTTCTTAAAATTAGGGGTCATACTTGTGTGCAATAACTTGTTATCACTAAGAAATACGTCATCATTTACTTCTAATGCTCTTGATGGTGTTCCAATATTGTTTAATTGTTGATAACCCTCTTTTTTTAATGATTCCCATTTACCCATTTAATATAATTAAATATAAATATTCTCTTAAAAAATTGATTTTATTTTAATTATTATTAGAGAAAAAGAACAATGGTTTGTATTGCAATTGGCTGTGATAATAACAATAAACTTGGATTTCAATTGTGTAATAAATGTATTGTTAAAGTTTTAAAATTTAGACCAATTAATCTGGATTCTCATTTTGATAGATTGAAAGAACAAATTCGTCAAAATAATAAATTGTGTGAAGGCGAAACAATGGATGGATTTTCATGTAATGTTATTATTCAGAAGAGTAGAGATAGATGCGCATCTCATTCTTCACAAACACCAGATAAAACATATGTTCCTGATGAACTACCCTTTGCTTTGCCATCCCAAATGGAAACAAGGCGAAAGTCTGCACCTGTTGCACCTGTTGCAATGCCTGCACCTGTTGCACCTATTGTAATTCCTGCACCTATTGCACCTGTTGAAATGCCTGCACCTACTACACCTTATTTGAACAGTAAAGAACAAGATCAACTCATGAAGGATATTAATGAAGCAATGAAAAATAGATTTGTTAGATTTAATCGCGAACTTGCTCATCTTGAAAAAGAAATTATTAACTTGAAACAAGAAAATAAAAGATTGAAGGAAAATAGTGAAAAATACCTTGCAATTACTCATCTAATTAAAAAAAATTAATTAAAATTGAATTTTTTTTTATTATTTTTTAAAATGGTATTAGAAAGTAAAAATTATTTTTATCTATTTTATTATGAAAGCAAATATATTAAAGAATTAATTAATAAAGATATAGAGATTTTTGAAGAATTAATTATAAATAATAAAATAATTGAAATAAAAAATGTAATCATGGTCATTCATTTTTACATATTGCAGCTATGCATCTTAATATTGAAATAATAAAATTATTAATGGAGCAGATATAAATATAAGAGATAATTACAATAGTACATCTTTATTTATTGCATCTGAATGTAAAGATAATATTGATATCATAAAATTATTGATTGCAAATGGTGCGGATATAAATACAAAAAATAATTATGGTGAATCAGTTTTACATGGTGCAACTAATTTTAATAATATTGAAGTAATGGAATTATTTATTGCTAAAGGAATAAATGTAAATATAAAAGACAAATATGGTAAAACACCTTTATATGTAGCAAGTGAATATAATGAAATAGAAAAAATTAAATTTTTAATTGCAAATGGCGCAAATGTAAATATAAAAGACATATATGATGAAACACCTTTACATATAGCATACCAAAAAAATAATATTGAAGCAATAAAATTATTAGATTATTAATCCAAAAAAATATTTATTTTTTTTTTAATTTATCTAAAAATAGAATAAATAATGGAACCAATTAAACAAGACATAACAGAGATTAATAAATCAAAACCAAAAGAAATTCCATTATATAAAATCTATAAAGAAACAAAAAAAATAAATAAAATTTTAGATAAATTAATTAAAGATGTTCATTTTACTTATCTTGATAAATTAAAAGATAATAAAATAATTAATGAAGAACAAATAATACAAGATATAAAAAAAGATTATATACAAAAAATTAAAAATGGCAGAAAAGATTTTATATTAAATCCAATATCAAATGTGAATGTTATTAATCCATCATATGAATTAAAAACAGAAGACGAAAAAGACATAAAAGAAATAGAAAAACATAATATTTCAATTGATAATAATTATATTGAAAATAATTTTGCCGAATATATAAAATATAATTTTAAAGATAGGAATATATATTCTGATTCAAATAAATATGAAAATTTTATAAATAATTTAATTAATAAATTAAATAATTTAAATATTAAATGTAATACTAGTATTTTAGAAAAAATACCATATTATAGTTATCGTTATTTTAATACTCTAAATAATGAATGCAATTTTAATGATATTCAAAAATTCGGTTTAATTTTATCTATTATTAAAAATTATTTAAAAAATGGAAATAAAAATAATGTATATAATAATTTAGATAAATATATTGATAAAACATTTGTATATATTTTAAAAAAAAATTTAGATATTATAAAACCAGAATTTAAAAAAGATAAATTTAGAGAAAAAAATTATAATTTATTAAATATTAATTTAATAATTTATCTATTAATTAATAAAAATCCTAATAATCAATTGAGTAAAAAATTAGATAAAGTAATAAATTTAATTACTTTAAGAATAATTAATTTATTTGATAATGTTGATTCTATATATATTATTCTATATATGCTTAAAATTGGATATAGGGATGTATTTAGAGAAGATTCAGATTATTTATTTGAATTAATTGATAAAATTAAAAAAGATAAAAAGGAAATTCCAAATGATGATGTTTTTTCATTTAATATTGTTTCAAATAAAACAAAAACAATTAATGGATTAAGAATGAATGAATTATATAATAATATTGAAAATTTTAATCCAAACAAATATAAAAACTTTATAGATGATAATATATTTAAAGAATTTAAAGAAAAATTAGATAAAAAAATAAATGAACTATATCGGGAATATTGGTTTGAAAAAAAATCATATATTGATAATATTTGTGATGTTTCATATAAAATAAAAAATGAAATTGATAAATGTTTATTTGATTTTGATAATTATTTATTTAATCATTTCTATTATCCTTTATTAATTCATAAATATTTATTTATGGATAACGATGTTAAAGAAGATATAAGTAAATTAAAAAGATTATATTTCATTGATAGATATTATAATTTTACTGGAAAATATAATAATTATGAAACAAAAATGGAATATATTTTAACTCTTGATAGATTTAATAAAGATAAATTAATTCATTTTTCTAGATTAGCTGATTTCTTTATTATTCTATTGTATATAAATTAAAATTTAATTTGTTTTTATTTTATTTTCAAATGGTTTTAGAAAGTAAAGATTATTTTTATCTATTTTATTATAAAAATCAAGATAGTGATATAACTCAATATGTTAAAGATAGTGATATAACTCAATATGTTAAACGTGGTAATAAAATTCAATATATTAAATATGGTAATAAAATTAAATATTTTAAATATAGTAATAATGAATATATTAAAGATGGTAATAAAATAAAAAAATTAATTGAATATAATGGAATAACAAAATTAGAGACTGTTATATATCTTGATGATATAAATAAAATAAAAAATGAACTATATTTTCATAAGGCAATAACTGAAAAGAATAATTATTTAGTAAAATTGTTAATTTCTAAAGGAATAGATATAAATATAAAAAATTTAGGTGGAACACCTTTACATACATCAATTATAGATAATAATTTAAAAGTAATAAAATTATTAATTTCTAAAGGGGTAGATATAAATTTAAAAAATCATTTTAGTGATACACCTTTACATACAGCAATTAAAAATAATAATATAGAAGCTATGAAATTATTAATTTCTAATGGCGCAAAATTAAATTTAAAAAATTCTTTAGAAAATACACCTTTACTTTTAGCAATTAAAAATAATAATATAGAAGCAATAGATTTATTAACAGCTAATGGAGGAAAATTAAACTTAAAGTATAAAATAAAAAAATTATTTAATTGTATTTAATTTTTATTCTACAATACATAAAAAAAAATTTATTTTTTGTTTATTTAATTTTTTTTTATTTATGAATAAATTTATTAAATTCAAAATTATTTGAATTTCGATTATTATGGCCATGATTATAACTAAAAGGAATTTTCAGTAGACTTGCAAGTCTAAACTGACTAAGCTGTTTAACTTGTTCATTAAACACATTGAAATTACTTCTATGATTGGTTTCCAGGAATTTGAAATGCAATTCAGTAATGAAATGGAATTCCATAAGATCATTGTGATTCATTGGAATCTCATATCCATTGGATTTATAAATACCAAAGAGACGTGTTGTTAGTTTATTAACTCTTTCATTAACGTGATCAACATCTTTTTTATATTGTGGATAGTATTGACAGAATTTAATAATTCTTTCACTATCCAAATTAAATTTCTCTTCAAGCAAAAGACGAATTACTCTATATTTAATATTTGGAACATTTCCCTTTAAATCTCTTGCCTCTTTATAACAACGAGTATCAACCTTGATTTTTGCTCCTGTTTCTTTGTTTGTAAGAATTAAACCAATCGTTTGATTCACAGTAATTGGCTTATCTAATTCTTTATTAATGATTTCATTGAATTGTTCAAATGTAAGATTTTCATATCTATTACACTGTTTGATACCAATATCATGATTAACATATTCAATTATATTATCCTCTTTAACTTGTGTTGTATTGACATGATAAATCATTTTAGTATCATAACTAACAATCATATGATTGTTAGGATGACACAAAACAAATGTATAACAATATTCTTTATTAAGAACAGTATAATCTAAACCACAATTTGCTGCAGCTTCATTGAAAAGAGTTTGGAAACTATCTTTTCCTTCCCAAGAAGTTCTATTAGCATCAATCTTTTTAATAGTAGATAAACACCATTTACCTTCATAGTAATATAGTCTAATAATTGCACCATCAATCATTGATTCAACATCATATTTATCCCAATTATTTTTAACATTTTCTTCATAAGCATTATTATAATCACTAATAACAGGAAAAGAATATGCAATTAACTGAGGAACACAACTGTCAAATTCAGGTGCTTCTAAAATAATACCATTACAATTGTTTAAAGCATCATTTGAAAAATCAGAACGCTTTTTATTGCTTGTTAAAGTAAAAAGTTTTCCGTCCCAATTAATATTTAAATGATAAGGATTTTGGTTTAATGTTTTTTTTAATTCATAGAAATAGTTATTGACATTTTCATTTGAATTTTTAATGTTCAGGCTTGTAATAAATTCAATAACGTTCATTGTTGAAATGGTTTTACTTTTGATAAATTAAAAAAAAAATAAACTTTAAATCAAAAATTATGAAATAATTTTTAGTTAAATAAGTATTTAAAATATTTATTTAATATATGGAGATATTAAATACTCAATTATATAGTCAAAAATTTAAAATTATACATATTTTTCAAATATTTTTAATTTTAATATTTACATTTGGTGCTTTACCAAATGAGATTCTAAATAATAATAAATCAGATTTTATATTAATACCTTTTGTATTATTTATAGTTTTATCTATAATAAATGTTGGTTTAATTTATTTTAGTGATTTTTATAGTGTTAATCAAGATGAACATATAACTATACTTGATATGCTTTCGATTTCAACAGTAATCTATATATCTATATTTATTATTGGAATTAGTACTGGATTAATTCTATCAGACTACTAATTATCAAATGCGTTTAATTTTATTAAATACTTATTTAAAGGAATTAAAAAGAAAATTATAGATAATATTATTGTATGTTTAATATTAATATAGAACCAAGTAAAGATGTAGAGAATTACACAATGAAAACAAAACACGAACAAATAGTTAAATTTTATGAAAGTAAAGATAAAATAAAAGAAAAGAATAATCAGATAAAAAAAACATTAAAGAAAAAAATAAAATCCAAAACATTAAATGAGAAAGAAAGATTAAATAATTATATATGTGAAACAGAAATAGAAGAAATAGAAAAAAAAAATAAAATTTTAGATGATGAAGAAAATAAATATTATTTGGCAACAATGAATCAATTTAAGAATTATTATGATTTTGAACAAACCAACAATGCAGATATTTATAATGAGTATTTACATATTCTAAAACCAACCTATTTTCCAAATATTAAAAAATATGACAATGATTTTAATTGGTGTAATAAATGCAATATGGAAAAAGAAGTAAGAAAGGTAGAAGGATATATTGTTTGTACTAAATGTGGTGTATCAGAAACAATATTAATATCTGATAATAAGGAAACATATATAGATGGAAATATTCCACAAGAAAACACAAATATTGCATATAAAAAACAAACACATTTGAAAGAATGGTTAGATCAAATACAGGGAAAAGAAAGAACAGATATTCCAAATGATATTCTTAAGAAAATTATTAATCAAATAAAAGTAGAGGGAATTAAAGATATTAAAACTTTAACAAATAAACAATTAAAAAATATTTTGAAAGAATTAAAATTAGCAAAATATTATGAACATATTCCTTATATTTTAATTACAATTGGGGGTAAAAAACCCCCTAATATTGATCAAAATGTTATTGAAAAACTGGAGAAGATGTTCAATGAAATTTTAAGAGTATTCAAAACAATTAAAAAAAAAGAAAGAAATAATTTTATTTCATATTCATATGTTTTACATAAATGTGCAGAATTAATTGGAGAAGATGATTTGCTTCAATATTTTCCTCTATTAAAATCTGATTCAAAATTAATGATAATTGATAAATATTGGGAACAATGTTGTGAAAAACTTAAATATGAATTTATACCAAGCATTTAAGAAGAAAATTTTTATATTTTTTTTTAAAATAAAGATTATTTTTGAAATTTCTCATTATTCAAATAAATTTCTAAATCATCACAATAACAATTTTTATTACAAGTAAAAGATGATTTATCTAATGTAAATGAATATTTTATATTTATTTTAATATTTAATAGATATAAAATATTATTTAAAATATTTTTATTTTTTATACATTTTCTTAAAAGAGTATGATAATAACTATAATGGTTATCAAAATTTTCTATATTAAAAGAATTTAATTTAATAAAATTACTATTTGATAAATAATATAAATTATTTTCTTTTATAAGATATGGTATATCTCTTTTTTTAATAATTTCAAATATTTCATCAAAATAATCATCTGTTATACAATTATCAAAATCATATATATTCATTCTTTCATTAATTGGAAAATGTTTATTAACAATATTACAATAAAATATAGAACGAGAATAATTCAATATAATTTGAAGTAAAACTTTCTTTTTTTGTTCAAAGTTAATTAAATACAATCCATATGGATTACATTTATCTTTTAATAATAAAAATGCCAGATAACTATAACATTTTAATTTATATATTTTTTTATATTGTTTATCTTTATTAATTTCTAAATTTAAATAACAATATTTTTTAAATGAAAGCATTTTAAATAAAAAAAATAAAAAATTCAATTTTAATTAGAATTAAAATTAATATTTACTAAAATATAGTAATAAAAAATAAACAAAGTTTATTTTTTTTTTCTATCATGAACAATTAATATATCTATCCATTGGCTAAATCCAGTTATAGATATAATTATCTATAACTTTTTTAATTAATTGTATAAATATAATTATCTAATCATTTTTTATTTTTATTTTAAGAAAAAAATATTCGAATTAAAATTAATATTTACTAAATATAGTAATGGATTATATTTTCTTTTTTTGTATCATGAACAATTAATATATCTATCCATTAGTTAAACCCAGTTATAGATATAATTATCTATCCATTGGCTAAATCCAGTTATAGATATAATTATCTATCCATTGGCTAAACCCGGTTATAGATATAATTATCTATCCATTGGCTAAATCAGGTTATAGATATAATTATCTATCCATTAGTTAAAACCAGTTATAGATATAATTATTTATTAAAATCGCCGCACTTTTTGCCGAAGGCCAAGGAGGGTTTAAAAGGGAACTACGTTCCCTTCGCCGAAGGCCATTTATTGAGAAAAATATAAATTTGGGCTTTGCCCAAATTTATATTTTTCGATGTGTTTATTTAATAATATTTGCCGAAGGCCAAGGAGGGGGGTTAAGGGGGAAGTTAATTTGGGCTTTGCCCAAATTAACGACATCGGGGATCAACTTCGTTGATCCCCTCCATAGGTTCCCCCCCCTCTGCGATTTTCTAATTAAAATTATCTTTTTTTTATATTTCATAAATGACTGAAAATTCAAATAAAATTTATTCATATGAAGTAGATGAAGAAGTAAAAAAACAGGTTGAATCAGATTATAAAGGTCTTGATCCAAATAATGATTATTTAGATAAGGATCCTTTTATTCATAATCAAGAATATACTATTATGTCATTCTGTCAGCCCCAGACAAAGGTTGTTCAACAAGCAGAAACTTTATGTTTTTCTTATTTCTTAGCCGAGGAAGTTGGACGTAAAGTTTTATCTGATATGCTTTTAAATGAAGAACTTGATGTTGAAAACACTTATCAAACTTTATTTAAACGATATGTTGATTATAAAAAGAATAATAAAGTTGCTTTACGTAATCGTTTAATTGAACAATTTGGTACTGAACCTCGTGTTGATGCTATGGTTAAACCAAGAGGTACTTATAAAAATTTAACAAAGGCAAAAGCTGCTCAGAAAAAACTTGCTACTTTAGATGGATTTCCAACTTATATCAGTTTAACTGGTGGTTGGTATCCAACTAATCCAGATAAGTTTATTCATACTGAACATTTCGATAGTGCTGAACCACAAATGAATAATATTATTAGAGGACAAAAAGAAGAAGCCGAAAAAGCTAAACGCTCTCATGGACTTCGTAAAGATATTCTTGAAAGACAAGCTAAGAAAATTGCTGAAGAGATTAAAGAAGATAATAAACTCCGTGTTGAAAATGGTGAATTTGATGAAAATGATCCCGAATTACCCAATGTTATTCGAAAGGATACAACTAATCTAACAGAAGTTGTTGAAAATGTTAAAGAAAATAAAAAGGAATATGGAAAAGATACAGTTGAATTAGATTTAGATGTTCCTAATACAGAAGATACTAAACAATTGGCCAATAAAATTGAAATGGCCGCTGAATTACCAAAATAAATGATTAATAAAATTAGATTTTTAATAATAAAAAATTGATTTTTTTTTTAAATAAAATTTAAAATGAAATTTAAAGAATATTTTTATCTATTTTATTCTATTAAAAAATCAGCAAGATATTCATTATTATATAAAATTGGATGTTTTAATCTGTTAAAGATAGAATTATATAAAGATAAAGGTATTTATTCTGATCTATTAATTAGAGATAAATTTCAAATAATTGGAACAAATGAACATATTAAATTATCTGATAATCTATTTAAAAAATTAATACAAGAGAAGAAAAAAAAACCTTTAATTAGAGATGATTTTGATACTTATAATGATAATGAAAATAATATAAATATTGAAAGTGTTCAAGATTATCATAAACGTCATCCATCTCATCATTTTGAAGAAGAAAATAGAATAAAAAATATTTCAGATGAAATATTATATTTAATAAAAGATAATAACATTGATTTATTACTTAAATTTAAACCAAGTATAAAAGATACATATCGTGATATAGTTGAAAAGTATGGATATTATGGAGATTATCTTAAAAAATTAGAATATAATAATTATATTTATGATTTATGTTATATTTCATTTATAAAATTAATAAATAAAATGATTTTTAATTTAAGTTATGAGAATTTTATGAAATTAAAAAAAAAATATAAATTACATAAAATTTATAGTTATTGGGAAGGATTAGCACCACAAATATTTTTACCAATTTATTTTAATGAATTTAATATTTTATCTGAATGTATAAATGATTTTGAAATTTTAAAAAAAATATCTAATTTAAATATTGTTTTTGTTGCAACACAAGATAATCATAAAAAAAATTGTTTGTGTTCTCTTTTATATTTAACAAATAAAGATAAAAAATATAAAAACTCATTACATAGTTATTATCAATAAAATTGATTTTTTTTTTTGAATTTTATTTAAAAATGAAATTTAAAGAATATTGTCATCTATTTAAAGAAATAAATAGTAATAAAAGATTTAGATTACTATATAAAATTGAATGTTTTAACCAATTAAAAATAGAATTATTTAAAGAAAAAGATATTTATACAGATTTATTTATTAATAATGAAGATATTTTAAAAACAAATAATATAATTTTTAAAGATAAAATTAATAATAAAAGTTTATATATACAATTATTATTTGATAATAAAATTAATTTAAAATTAGATAATTTATATGATATAATTGATAATAATTATATTTATCTATTCGATGATATAACATTTGAATATACTTTGGAAGATTATGATGAATATTTTATTCAAATAAGAATATTAAATAAAGCATTTTTATTAAATTATAAGAAAATTGAAAAGTTAATCTTAAAAATTATAGAAAAATTAGATATCAAGAATATAAAAAAAATTGTAAATAAATTTAATTCAATTAGTAATCGTCAATATAGAGATCTTCATTCATTTTATGAGTATGGTAATAAATATATTAAGTATAATAATGAATTTATTAATTATAATTTTTGTATAACAAATTATGAACAATTAAAAAAAATAAATTTATTTAAAACATTAGAATTTTCAGTTCAAAATATAACAACTCATAAAAAAGGATGTTTATGTTCTCTTTTATATTTAACAAATAAAAATAAATTAATTGAAAAAAATAAATAAAGTTTAACTTTATTTATTTATAATAATTCTACTTTTTCAATATCATTTGATCTTTTTCTTCTTTTTTGTTCTTTCTTAATTCTTTCTATTTCCTTTTCCATTTTTTCTTTTTTATTTTCGTAATTTATATCAAAGTTTTTCCTATGATACTCCCATAATAATGGATGCCCCAATCTTAAATTGGGATGTAATTGTGCTTTATAATGGAATACAATTTCATTCATCTTATCAGATTGTGATGTTTTATGTATAACTAAAACTTTGTAATTACTTGTACATTTTGAATGGACTTTTTCAAATGCTTTCTTTGATTTAAATCCATTTACATAATTTGTATAAATTGTTTTAAGATCATTTTCATTGTTATGGCGACAGATAAAAACATAATCAATATTACTACGCAAAGCAGGGGGAATACCCATGGGGGTTTGCATAGCAATTATTGTTGTAATATGAAGATGACGACCATTCATAAAAATAAAACGCATTAATTTATGTTTTGACCAAGAGTTATCATATAAACAATCATCCAATAAAAGAATTGCCCGCTTATCTACATTGCGATATAAAGGATCATTTTTAGCTTTTTTAAATATATCCTTCTGTCTTTTTATAAAATCTTCTAATACTTCTGGTTCATAATCATTTTCAACCATTATATCTGGAACAAAATCAGAATAATGATGAGTACTTTCCTCTGTTCCATTTATAACTTTTATAATAGGAATATCCCCGATTATAGATAAAATATGTTTAATCAATGTCGATTTACCTGCACCACGTGGGCCCAATATAATTATAACTTTGCCTCTTAAATCATGGATATATTTACCTGTTTCTGGGTTTTTCTCATAAGGATTAAATGTTTTTATCTTTACTCTTGAAGCCATTTTAATACTTACTTTATTTTATATATTTATAACCTAATTATTATCGCGGAATTCATATATTGTTCCTGTATAATATAATTCATCTTCATAAGGATTTATTAGATAATAATTGTTTAATCCTAGTATAACGTATAAAATAACAAATATATAAATTGTTAATTTAATTACCTCTTTTATTGTTATATCACTTACTATATTTGATACTAATACTATTATTACAACAGTTAAGAATAAACTTAATATTTCTACATTTGTTAAACACTTAAATATTGTTTCCATTAATATTTTTGTATAAAAAAAATAATATTTATTTTTTAATTTAATAGATAATAACTTTTATAAGAATTATTATTTATAACTAATATTTTATTTTTCTCTAAACATATTTTATTATACATTTTTTTAAATTCATTTCCATTATCAACTTTTGAAATAAATATATAATCTATATTAGATCTAAGCCATGGTTTAAATACAACAAATTTAGGCGAATTTATAAAAATTGTTAGATTAAAATGATGACCACCATTAATAATAATAAATTTTAATATTTTTTCTGTTTCTAATAATTCTATATTGTTTATTAAAATTTTTAAATTTGTTAAAGAATTTAATTCTTCTTTTCTTGTTTTAATAATTTTAGATAATAATAATAAATCTCCTTTTGTATTAATAACAATACAATCTTTTTTATTAATTATTTTTTCACAATTTATATATAATATTGTTTTTTTATCTAAATCTAAATTAAAATATTTTATATCCATACTAAATAATAAAAAATATTTTTCCATTTTCAATTTAAAGGAACTAATAGATAATTATATCTATAACCGGCCTGAATTAATGGATAGATAATTATATCTATTCCCATTTTCAATTTAAAGACCGGGCCAGGATCCAAGAGGGCATTCTGCCCTCCCTTGAACTTGTGATTTAAATGTAATTATACAGTGAATTAATAACTGTAAATCAAAGTCTTTTTGAGTTAATTTAACGATCTATTTAAAATATTTAAAAAGTTTTATAATTTTTTTTAAATTTCATTACCCAAGATAAATTATAAAAAACATTTAATAAAAAAAATAAATTTATAAAAAAAATATTTTAAAAATTTATTTTTTAATCTTAGAAATTATATTATAAATTTTATAATTCATTAAAACATTAGAGGTAATTAATGTACCAACACTAACTATTTCATTAATAATTTTATTATCTGTTTTATTATTAAGATAATCTTGTGTATTTTTATATGCAATTAAAGACACCGAAGTGGTAATAGGAGAAATTAAAATGAGTTTTTGAAGATTATTCATTCGTATTTTTAGATAAAATTAAAGTTTTAAAATAAAATAAATATGACTTCAATTTTGTCAAAAATTAAATATCATAACACGTTTTATGTTGAAAAAGTTATTTATCCTCTTGCCCGTAAGAAATTTGAAACATTACATTATGGAGCAAAAAGAAATCTAAATAATGAACAAAATAAAGGAAATTTAACAACTAATAAATTAAAAGAATTACAAAAATTATTATCAACAGTTCCAGAATGGAAAAATAATAAATTACTTGATAATGATTGTTTAGATTTTATTAAAATTAGTAATGAAAAATTTAGTATTGATATTGGAACAAATAATTATGAATTAGTTGAAAATCTATTAGATAAAATATATTGTACAATTGCAGAAGAATTATGGAATAATATAAGTTTATATAGCGAAAAAAATTCTAATAAAACTTATGAAAATAATATGAACACTATTAAAAAAAAAATAAAAAAAATTATTGAATATGAATTTAATAACTATCATTATAAAAATAATGATTTATTATCTTCTTTAATTAATAATAATCAAAGTGATGAAGAATATATATTTGAAAGTGATTTAGATGAATATGATACTGAAACAAGCAATGAAGATAGTGATGATGAAATAAGTATATCTGATATGAGTGCCAATGAAGACTTGAGTGCCAATGAAGACTTGAGTGCCAATGAAGACTTGAGTGCCAATGAAGACTTGAGTGCCAATGAAGACTTGAGCTCCAACAAAAACTCAAATTATAATATTAAGGTTATTGATATTTTAGATGATGAGATCGAAAACATAACAAATAATGAAGATAAAAAGATAGAAGTTAATAATGTTGAAGAAGGTTATAATAGTAATAATGAATTGCCTGAAACTTGGCCAATTGATGTTAATGATATTAAATTAGAAGAAGAGAATGTGAAATTAGATAAAGAAACTTCTGATAAAGAATTGGATAATGAAGGACTTGAATTGGATAATGAAGGACTTGAATTGGATAATGAAGGACTTGAATTGGATAATGAAGGACTTGAATTGGATAATGAAGAGCTTGAATTGGATAATGAAGGACTTGAATTGGATAATGAAGGACTTGAATTGGATAATAAAAAACCTGAATTAGATAATGAAGAAATAGAAGTTGATTTAGATGACAATGTATCTGTATTATCAAAAAAAACAAAAGAAAGTGTATTTGATAAACCAATAGTTAAAAAATATAGAAAGAAACGATCTACTCTAAAATCTTAACATATTCTTTAAGGGCATGATCATCCCAAGATTTTTTTTGTTTTCCACATCTTTTAAATAGGTTAAAATATGTTTGTAATAAATTTCTTTCTTTTTTGAATATTTTATCCCCTTTAAATATTAAAGGATTTCCACAATGAGTATAGAGGAATTTAAATGGCAATAAAGGAATAGGATCATCATTATTAACAATTCTATAACAATCCGGAACTAACTTATCAAATTCTCTTTGAAAAGATGTATTACCAACTCTTGGACTTCCAAATGTATAACAAGATAATGTTTGAATATTAGGATAGTTATGTTTAATATCATAAGCACATAATGTGGCTAATGCCCCGCCTAAACTATGACCAATACATATTACACTATTTGCCTCTAATAATTCCTTCTTAAATTTGTCATATAATGTTAAATATTGTTTTTTGAATCCCCTATGAACTCTTACAAATGACCATTTATTATGATTTATTTCATTTATTCTAACCTTTGCAAATTTTAAATTGTATATAACGTCTTTCACATGTTCTGTACCCCGGAAAGATAGGATTAATGTACCATCCTCTAAATGAACGATATACATCTCGGCATCCGTTTTATAATCAAATATGAATTGGAATTTTTTAACATTTGGATAATCTATTGTTTCTCTATTTGTTTGACGAGCAATATTCACCGCAAATTTTAATTTTCTGGCTAATTCTTCGTTCATATTTTATTAGATGAATAAAATATATCTTTTATTAGATGAATAAAATATATCTTTTATTAGATGAATAAAATATATCTTTTATTAGATAAATAAAATAATCAAAAAAAAATGAAAAATAATTATTAATATTTAAAATGATTTCAAGTTTAGTTGATTTATGTGTTGTTAATATTATTTTAAATAAAAAAGATACATCAGAATTAGGTTCAATTAAAAAAGATATTAATTCTGTATTTAATCAAAATGAACTTTCTTATTTATCATTTGATAAATTATTTGAAATTGCATTACGAAATAAAAGAAAAGATATTTTATCTTATTTAAAAAAAAATTATTTCAAATATACTACAGAAAAATATAAAAATGAATGGAAAATGACAAAATCAGGTAAATATAAATCTTCAATATTTACTTATGATCCTATTACAAATAGAATTGATTTTTTGTCAAAAATTTGAATTAAAATTAATTTCATCTAAATATAGTAATAGATTATATTTTTCTTTTTTTGTATCATAAAAAAATTGTGCCAAGGAGAGTTTAGAAATCAGACATTTTCATAGTTTTGGGTCGTTTTTGTCTTTGAACTTTAGTTTTAATTGTGGCATCTACTTTACCTCTTTGAGATTCAAATGCTTTCATTGCAGATTTAACATCTTGTGAATATTTTGAATCTCCAGAACTATCAATTTGAAATTGTTTAGGATCAGGATTTCTTCCACCATCCATACCCATTGCCCAGTCTGGTGTATCTCCTTCTGGATCCCAGAATGCACCTTTTCTGTATTTAAATTGATCATTATCTTTTCCTTCATAAGGTGATTCATCTTTATCTATATCAATATCTGCTCGTTGATATTGTTCTCTTGCTTGTGTTCTGGCGTATTTTTCTGCATTATTTTGCTTATTTTCGTTTTCTAAAATTAATTGAAATAGTTGAAATATTTTTTTTCCTTCATATGCTTGGATTCCTGATCTTTCTTTCCTTAAAACAGTTGGTGTTCCTCTAATACCTTTTGGAAATTGTCTTTTTGCTTGAACATATTTATCAATATTAATGAATTGGAAATATTTTTTTAATTGAGGATATTGTTTAAAAAACTTTAATATTTGTTCTGATCCTCTGCATTTTGCTGACCAATATAATTCTAAACTCATATTTTATTTATTTAAAAATAAAAAAAAAAAATTATTTTACGAATTTAATTGTTCTAATACAATATTATAAATAATACGACAATCATTACATAATCTTCTAAATTGTGGGGGCTTTAATCCAATACTATTCGGATCATCAATTGTTTGATTATTACATATTGTTATTTTCTTATTATTTGTTAAAACATAATGAAATGTACTTCCATCATTTGATTTAATATAATATGTTTCTAATTTCATTCTTTTTATTAAAAGATAAAATTATTTTAAACCAATAAACGAAAATTGAAAAAAAAAAATAAAAAATTAAAAATAACTAAAATGGATACAATTGATACTTTAAAAAGATTAAATCGCCCTGCTACATCTGAATGGACAAAAGTTCAAATTAAATTCTGTTATAAATGTGACAATGATGTTAGTAATAATACAAGTAAAACCTTCTGTCCTAAATGTGGTATATCTTTAACCCTTTTTAAACCTAAATAATTTTTTTATTTTACAGAATATATAATATAAATATGTTTGATGTTTGTGTAGTTGCTTTTTTAGCTGCTGTTATTTTATACGTTCTTTTATTTAATTGCAAATGGAATTTTGAAGGATTAGCTCCAATTTCTATAAAGAGCACAAATCGACAATTCCGATTTGATACAAATAATACTCTTGGTTATGCTGGACCAGCCGGCACATTAGCCGGGCCAATATATAGGGGACTTTTTTAGAATAAAAAAGATTCTTATTTTAGAATAAAAAAGATTCTTATTTTAGAATAAAAAAGATTCTTATTTTAAAAAATAAAATTTAAAAAATAAAATTATTTATTTTAGAATCTTTTTTTTAATTAAAAAGATAAACAATAACTTTATCTGAATAAGGATTAGTAGCATTTGCAATATGAATAATATCGCCAGTATTTAATTCTCTATTTTCAACAATATCCATATATCTATCAGTTTTATATCTCTTTAATCTGTAAAATGATCTTTTGAAATTTCTTCCTTTAATTACTTTCTTATAAAGAGTATAATTATAATTAAGTACATTACCAAAAAGAGGAATTATGGCGGCAACACCAATTGGATACCAATCATGTGTTTCTTTATGTGTTTTAACTCTTAAAGGGGCAGATACATAATTCCTTTGAGTTGCATTATAGGAAACATAAGAATTATTCATTAATTTAATGTAATATTTTTATTCTAAATAAATAATAATGGATAATCAATATAAACGTCCATATATTGATTGCAATTATAATGAAAGAAATCGATCAAATTTATGTATTCCGGATGTCTGGATTAAAATAGGAAAAGCCGCAAAATATTCAGCATATAGTAAGAATATAATAACAAATTATGAATTTACATTGGAATCAAATGTAGCAAATAATATAGCCAATAATGGTATGTATTATTATAGAATAATTAGTAATGAAAAAGCCGCCCCAATTAAATTAGTACCGAGATTAACTCCTGTTTTAACTAATGATATAGTACAGGAGAAATATCCTGATATTTATTTCTCTAACCAAATGAAGGGATTTTATAAAATTATTTTAAACAATTCATCTAATAATGTAAATAAAAATTTATTTGGATGGAATTATAATATGGGAAAAGGTAGTGTTATTAATAATCAAACAAGAAATTATACTTACTAAAATTGAAAAAAAAATTAATTAAATTACAAATCAAAGAAATGACCAGTTTTACTAAGGGTTTTAAACTTCCAGAAGTTAATGTTGCTAATAAATTTGAAGATGAATATAAAGAGAAATTAGATACTGCTTATAATAAATTCATTGATCTTGTTTTTGATGATGTTGGAAATAAGATTAAAAATGCTATGGAAAAAGGTCATCAATATACTAATCTTTTAACCTGTAAAATCAGAGAAAACTTCATTGATGAAGAGAATAAGATTAGTTTTTATGATGTTATTTCTATTAGAAAAACTAATGTTTTCCAAACAAAAAGTGTTAAAGCTTATAACTATTTAAACTATACTTCTATTTTCACTAAAATTGATGAAATTTTTAAGAATATTGATAAAGATAATAAATATAAATTAAATTACTATTACTATATTGCTAACAGAGAAAAGTATCTTGCTATTGAAGTTCAATGGCAAGAAAATGAAACTCATAAAGATGGAGTTGAGAAAAGAATTAAAAATCTTGGTAATCCGAGATTTAAATAAATTTTAAATTTTTTTTTATTCAAAAAAAGTTTTTAATTTTTTTATTCAAAAAAAGTTTTTAATTTTTTTATTCAAAAAAAGTTTTTAATTTTTTTATTCAAAAAAAGTTTTTAATTTTTTTATTCAAAAAAAATTGATTTTTTTTAAATTAGAATTAAAATGACAGAATTTGACATTAGAGAAGATGGATTAATTAATCCATGTGGTTGCGATACAGTTATGATTAAAGATTGTGTTGATTGGTTAGCACGATGTAAGAATTGTGATGAACATTATATTCTTAATTCTAACATCACACCAGATATGACAGAAGATGAACTTGTTAGTGGTTCTTTATCTCTAATTAAGAAGATTAATAAATATAAAGAATTTTATTATATTACTCTTGCTCAATTGGAAACACTTCAAAAAAATATTGAAATAAAATTCCCAGAATATGAAATTACAACAGATGAATTAATTAAAAAATCAATTATTAAAGAATTATTGTTAAGAATTAAATCAATGACAGAAGATGTTAAATCAACAAATAAAAAATTAATTATTCTTGAAGAACAAAACACAAAAAAGAATAAAGAAATTATTGAAAAGGATTTGAAAATTAAATTTTTAATTGTTTCAATGGAAGAATTTAAAAAAAGTGGAAAACATTATAAAGATGAAATTAAACAATTAGAATTAGATAATAAAAATTATAAAAAGAAATATGAAAATTTTGAATTAAAAAATAGAAAGTATCAAAGCGAAATTAAAGATATTCATATCTTTATTAATAAATTAAAGAAAAAAATTGATAGTGGAAAGAAAGAAATTGAAACAATCCAAAAAGAACATAAAAAACAAATTGAATCAATTCAAAAAGAACATAAAGAAAAAATTGAATCAATGCAAAAAGAACATAAAAAACAAATTGAAGAAATTCAAACTGAAAGTAAAGAAAAAATTGAATCAATGCAAGAAGTAAATAGTGATTTACTTGAAAAAATGAATGAATTGGCACAACAATATTTAGCTCTCAATAATACTAACTCTCATAATTACCAAATGGCAAGTAATTTGAATGATTTATTGAGATTGAAATGCCAAACAGATAATTATTATGGTTATTGATTTTCTTTTTTTGTAAATTTTTGAGCATTTAAAATAATTTTTTTTAAATCAACATTAACTTTATATTCTTTATTAATATTATCTTTTAAATCCAATAATATTTTTTTAATTTTTTCTTTATCATTTTCATTTATGATTTTCATAAGAATAATATATAAAAATAATTTTTCCGTTTTGAGATATTCTCTATATAATTTCGCATACTTTGCATTCTTAGTCGCGTCTCTTGGTGTTCTTCTCATTTTTTTGAATATAATTATTATTTTTTCAATTTTTTCTAAATATCAAAGAAAATTGAAAAAAAAATATTAATATCTAAAAATGCTTAGCAAAGAAGAAAGATATAGAATAAAAAATGCTGAATCAGCAAGAGAATATAGAAGAAAATCAAAATTAAAAAAGAAATTTTTATTGAATTTTTATAAAACTATTCAAAAAGCTAATCCAGAATCAACTTATCTAATTTCTCAAATAATATTTAATAAATTAGATGAACATCTACTTGATTTAAATAGTTTTTTAAAAGAAATTAGAAAATTTAGTTAAATTCAATAATTTTTAAAATATTAATTAAATTTTTTTTTTCTTGATCAGACAAAGGAACAGATATATTAATCCCGGAAATTAAACTTTCTTCTGCCGACAAACAATATTTAAAAATATTTTTATCTGTAATTTGGATTAAAAACCACATAGTTTGTGGAAAACAATCACACATATTATTGTTAGTTCCACTCATAAATTCCATGGGCATACCCCTATATAAATCATTAAATGTATATTTATTATTACTATTTTCCTCTATAATATAATTTTTATTTTCTTCTTTAATTGTTACAATATTAAATTTTCCATCAAATTCTAAATCTTGGAAACTAAACTTAAATTCAATCTCATATTTTCTTTTTGTTCCTAAAAAATATGAATTTTTAATTTCTGAATGTGTAAAGATAATCATTATTTATTCTTAATTAAAAAAAAAATCAATTTTAAAAAAAATTAAAATAAATTATTTTATTTTATTTTTTAATTAAGAATAAATAATGCTTTACTTGCTCTTGATAAAGCAGTATATAAACATTGATTTCTATATTGAACATTCCTATTTTTAATTATATCTTTATAATCAATAAAAACATATTTACAGGTTGATCCCTGTGATTTATGTACAGTTGTACTATAATTATAAGTAATAGCCGGATCATAAGTATTAATAAATTTATAATATCTACCCCATAATTGTTTAGACAATTGTTTATCGGCGTTTGATTTAGTTAAAGAGTATTTATTACTTGCACTGGTTGCCAAGTTAAATGCCTCTTTCTTTTTAATTTTATATACTTGATTCCCGGTTTGTTTATATATTATATCTTTACCATCATCAATATATAAAACATAAACCTCCATTTCATAATTATCGGCAAACTGTATTTTCGCCTTCTTAACTTTATCAACAATCATTTGATCACAAGTATATAATGTTTTTTCATTCCTCGTTATAACAAAATCAGTTGCTATTAATCTCTCGCCTTTACAATACAATTCCTTTGCATCTTCGCCATATATTATTTTTCTTACAATATTATTATTTTCTTCACTTGCCCTATTTGTCCAAGTTAAAATCATTGTATCTCTCTCGTCTTTATATAAAGATATTGCTTGACTAATCCACTCTGTATGATCCCCAAATCCAAAAACTTTATCAACAATAAATGGTTTAATATTTAAACTATTTTCCTCTATATTTGTTCTTAAATACTTACAAACTTTCTCAATTGCCCCGTCATTTCTAATAATTTCCTTTAAATCAAAAGAGGGAATATGATGTTTAAATACGGGACTTTGTTTTTCATTAACAGGGGGCAATTGATAAATATCACCTAAGAAAATAATTTTTATATGTTTATATTCATTATATATATCTTTTAATTTGTCATATAATAATCTATTAATCATTGAACTTTCATCAATAATAACAATTTCACATTCTTTAAACCTTTGTTTGGCCTCATTAGAATGATATGAAGAGAAATATTGTTTCCCCGTTGGTGATATCTGTTTTCTCATACCAAGAAAAGAATGTAATGTTTCAATTTCTATATCTTTATCTATTTTCTCCTTTAATATCTTCTTTGCCTTATGTGTTGGTGCACATACATTAATGTTTTTATTTGTATTACAGATGAATTTAGAAATAATAGTTGTTTTACCTGTGCCGGCCGCACCTGTTAATAAAAAAATACGCTTTTTTTTATTTAAAAATTCATTTAATTTATTTAAACAAATTGTTTGTTCCTCTGTTAATTCCATTTCATCTAAATAAAAAAAAAAATTCTTTTAAAAAGAATTTTATGGTGAATAAATCTGAAGTTTATAAGAAACACCAGCAACTTCAATATCAATATAACCGGCACTTGCTCCAGCTGAACCAATAATACTTCTATTGAAATTAACAACACTAGAATTATCGCTTTTTCCTAATGAAACATCGCCATTTAACTCAACATTTTCGGCAGAAAAATCTCCCTTTATTAATTCAGATGAAGAACTATTTCCAATAATTAATTTATTATCATCTGTATTAGCTATTCCGGCTCTATAACCAACAAAAACACAATTATTTCCAGTATTAAAAGCACCAGATTGCGCACCAATAAATGTTGATTCAATTGTATTTGTTGGAATATTAAATCCTGCACTACGTCCAATAAATACATTATTATCTCCATCTGTTACTGTTGCCCCTGAAAATTCTCCAACAAATGTATTAGCACTCCCATCAGTTAATGATACACCTGAATTATTGCCAACCAATACATTTCTCTGTCCAGTTTGTTAAATTCTTTCCAGCACCTGCACCAATTGCTGTTGTTTGTTGTGTTGATGCTTCTGGTGTTTCTTTACCAAGAGAAGTATCAGTTGCACTTAATGATAATCCATCCATCTCAATATTGCCATCTACCGCAATATTACCCTCAACAATAATTGTATCACCATTAAATGGGCGAATTCTATCGCCTATAAATCTTTTACTCGCCTGAACTGTAATGCCTCGAAATCTACTATTTGCTAAATTTAATGATGACATTATACTATATTACTCTATTTTTTTGAAAAATAAAAAAAAAAGATAAAATTATAACTATCTCGTCCTACACAAGATATTATAATTTTATCCTCTTTTACATGAGGTGGGATTCGAACCCACGTGGGCATTCCGCCAACAGATCTTAAGTCTGTCCCCTTCGACCGCTCGGGCACTCATGTAATATGTATTATATTATTCTCTTTAATTCGAATTTTATTTTAATTAAAAAAATAAATTAAAATATTTTTTTTAATAAAATAAAATGACATTTATAAATCATAAAAATCATATTGTTTATGAAAAAAAGAAATTATATATAACAACAACACACAATTATTTTGATAATATATATGAATTTAAATTATTCTTTCCAACAGATGTTTTATATATAAATAAAATTATTATAGATATTGATCAACCTTTAACTTTAAATTGCGGATATATATATAATAATTTATTAATAGAAGGAGAGAATATAAATAATAAACAAGTTTTTACTTTTGCTCCTAGTATAATGGAAAAAAATTTTAGAATGGATAATAAAATATTTTTAAAAAATGATGTAATATTTTTATCTGTTTTTGATGGTAATTGTCTTTTATTAAATTCCAAATATCCAATAAATAAAACAGATATAAAATATGAATATATTTTTAATGATACAAGAAAAGATAAATCAATTATAAATATTAAAAATAGTTTTCCATTAATGAAATTTGATTATCCTTTAATTAGTATTAAAGCAGATGGGGATTTTATTTTATGTAATCCATTAACAAATAATTTATTTTATTCTATTAATAATGAAATAAAATTTGAAAAAGAATATACAGAATTTGATAAAAAAAAATTCAATGAAATGAAAGAAGTTCTTTTAAATGATAATTTAATTAGTTTAATAAATGATAAAGATAAAAATTGTATAACAAATAGTTATATAACTTGGTTTTTTAAAAATGAATCAAATAAAGAAAATTTAACTTATTGTATTGAATATTATAAATTTTGGCATTCTATTGATGGTAATATATTACCATATGCAATTGGTTCAGTTGAACCACCAAGTCAAGATATTATTAATTATTTTGAAGAAAATAATTTACTCTAACAATTTTTGGCAATATTCTGTATTTAATTTATAATATTTATCATTATAAATTAAATCAATTTTTTGATAATTTTTATTTTTTAATTCATAAGGATAATATTCCATATCAAAACAAAAATATTTTTCATTATTTGTAAATGATTTATGGAATATTAAATTTTCATTATTATTTTCTATTTCATATATAGAATATAACAAAAATGTTCCCTTTTTTATTTCTATTTCTTTAATTATAAAATTTTGTAATGAAATAATTTCAATTGTAAATAATTCATATGTTATATAATTTTCATTATTTATTACCTCTATTGTTGTTTTATAAACAGACATTTATTAAATAATAAAAAAAAGTTCAATTTTAACAATGATCGCATAAAAATTTGAAGAACTTAATTTTAAGTCCAGGAACTAAATTTGTTAATTGATAAATTTTAATATAATTATGTGTTGTAATAGAAACTTTATTATTGCAACCAATCATTTGACAAGTTATAATTAATTTATTCTTATACATTTCATAAACTTCAAATGGAATAATTAAATCCCCATTTTCATCTTTATCATTAATTTGATCTGGATTCATGTTAATTAATGTATTTGCACATAGATCTTGTAATGATTTAATTTTTTTATATTTAATTATTTTTTGACTATCAATTAAATATCCCCAAAAATTATCAGGTAATAATGTAAAATTATATAAATTAAAATTATTATATCTCAAAATATTTTTTAATTTTGCATTCTTTTCAAAATAAATATAACATGGATCTAATTCAATCATTAAAAATCCAATATTTACATTCTTAAATATTGTATGTTGTTTAACAACATTATCACACCAGATAGAAATATTTCTAATTGGTTTCATTTCAAAACTAATATTATTTAGATTAATTGGATTTTTATTATTAACAATTTTAATTATTCCTGTTAAATAACTAAATGTCATAGAAGAATTGCTTGAAATATTAGTATTATTACAATAAAGATCAATAATCCATTTAAGATTAAAGAAAGTTAAATCTTCAACAGGGCAATTATTAATTACTAAATAACCGATCTGATTTTCTTCTGATTTAATACTCTTTAATTTTAAATTATTAACTAATTGCAATGATCTTAAAGATCCAGAAAAATTTTGATTTATTTCTTCTATATCTGTTTCAAACAAAACTATTTTTGTTAATATAGAATTATTAAGATAATTTGGAAATCTCATAATAGAACTACGAATTGTTATTTGTTTAATTGTTTTAGATAAAATAATTTCTTCATCTAAATCCCCAATGTTTTTAACTGTTAAACTTCTACTTCCTGTACTTTTTAATTTCTTAATTTCATTATGAATTTGATCCTCTGCTTTTCTCTTTGGCATTTGTTATTTAATCAAAAATCTTTCATTTTTTTTTGATTTAAATAGTTTTAACCGATTTATATTAATGATTTTTTAAAAATAATAAAATGGTTTTGAAAGGAGAATATAAAAAATACTCTGATATTTATAATGAATTAAAAGAAAATAATAATAAGATTGTACTATTATATCAATTAGGCAAATTTTATGAAATATATGAATTTGAAAATGCCGGCAATGCAACAGAAATCGCCGATTTATTAAACATTCAAATTACAAGAAAAAATAAGAATAAGTCAAAAGAAAATAAGGATAATAATCCGGCAATGTGTGGTATTCCAATTATGTCATATGATAAATATATTGATATTCTATATGATAATAAATATACAGTTGGTGTTGTAAATCAAGAGGGAGAAGGTAAGAATGTGAAACGATTACCAGTTATAATTCATAACAGAGGAACAAATCCGGATTATATTATGAAAAAAATGGATTCAAGTAATACCATCTGTTTATATTTCGAAACAGTAAGAAATAAAATTAATATTGGTATGTGTTGTATCGATTTCTGTATTGGTAATATAGAAGTTTATGAAATTTATCAATCAAATGAAGATACACAATATATTTATGATGAATTAGTTAGATTTGTTAAAAGTAAATCGCCATTAGAAATTAATATTTATTATAATAATGAAAATAATTATAATAATCTGATTAAAAGTATTTCGGGATTTAACATTAACCAGATTAAAGAAATTAATAAGAGTTTTATTAAAATTTCATATCAAAATGAATACCTTAAGAGAATATATAATTTGGAAAGTAATATTTCTTCTATTGAATATCTTGACTTGGAAAAATATCCGTTATCTTGTTTGGCTCTTGTTTGTGGTATTAACACTGCATATTCTCAAAATGCCGAAACAGTTAAGGGACTCAAATATCCAATTATCTGGGAAGAGAGTAATCATTTAATTTTGGATAATAATACAATTGATCAATTAGATTTAATGGAAATTTACAGAATAATTAATTTTACAAAAACTAAAATGGGGGCTCGTAAATTAAAATATAGATTATTAAATCCCATTATTAATAAAAAAGAGATTAAAAATAGACTAAACAGAATAGAGTATATTATGTCTAATAAGATAGATTTATCTATTTTAGAAGAAATATCAGATATTGAAAGGTTGTTTAAAAAAATTATTTTGGGTACAATAACATTACAGGAATTTGGATTGTTTTATATTTCTATCTGTTATATTTATAATTGTTATGTTAAATTAAATAAATTTAAAAAAAAAATAGATATATTACCAAAGAAAGATGAATGTAAAAAATTAAGAGAATTAATTGCTCATATAGAAAAAACATTTGATATTGACGAATTATTATCAGGGGATATCGAAATTTATAATATATTATCATCTAACTTTGAGCAAGTAAATAAGTTAAACAGTTTAATAACAGATAAGATTAACAAAATAAAAGAAATTAAAGACACAATTAAATTGCCGGATAATAAAAATGGGGATTTAATCAGAATAGAAAAGAATGAAATAGATGGATATCATTTTGTTATGGGGAAAACAATTGGGGCGCAAATTAAGAAGTTAAATGGGGATAAATTTCATTATAAAATATTGACCACTTCTTATAAAATTGTGGGGGGTTCATTAACAGATATTACAGAGGAAATTAAGAAATTTGAGGGGCAAATTAAGAAAATAGTACGGGGCAAATTGGATGATATTTTATCTTTAATCCGGGAAAAATATAATAAGGAATGTTTGAAATTTATTGATTTTATTAGTGAATTAGATTTAATCGAGAGTTGTGGCCAAGTTGCTAAAAAATATGGATATTGTAAGCCAATTATTATTTCTGGAAAAAAGGGAGGTAGTGTTAATGCCGTTGATTTACGACATCCTTTAGTAGAAAGAATAAGTAATTCCATCTATGTTCCTAATGACGCAAATATATCGGGACCCGACTTAGGAGGAACCTTGGTTTTTGGAGTAAATGCCAGTGGAAAAACTTGCTATATTAAATCAATTGGGATTAATGTTATTATGGCACAGGCGGGTTTATATGTATCGGCAAAATCATTTGAAATATCGCCTTATAAACATTTAATGACCCGATTATCAGGAAATGATAATATAATGAAAGGCGAAAGTAGTTTTGAAGTTGAAATGATAGAGTTAAAGAGTATAATAATGAGGAGTGGGGCTTATACGTTGGCATTGGGTGATGAACTATGTAGGGGCACAACAAATGAAGATGCAATTGCAATTGTATATTCGGCTATAAGGAAAATGAAAAACGATGGAACTAATTTTATCTTTGCAACTCATTTACATAGTTTAACAGAAATGGATAATTTAGATAATATTAGATTTATTCATCTAAAAGTTAAAATAGATAAAAAGGGAATTATTTATTCAAGAAAGATTGAAGAAGGCGCTGGGCCGAAATTCTATGGAATTGAAATAGCCGGGGGTATTGGATTGCCTGATGATTTGATTAAAGATGCCTTAATGATTAGAAAAAAGATATTAAATGAAAAAATAGATTTAGTTTGTACTAATACCTCTAAATATAATTCTGGAATTCAAATGACAGAATGCGAAATTTGTAAGAAAAATTATAAAGAAATTGGATTGGATACTCATCATATTAAATTCCAAAAATATGCTGATGAATATGGATTAATTGATGGACATATAGATAAAAATAAGGGCGATAATTTAGTTGTATTATGTAAAGAATGTCATAAAGGGGTTCATAGAGGTAATATTGAGATTAAAGGATGGATTAATAGCATTGGAGGAAAAGTATTAGATTTTATATCTTGAGTTATAAAAAATTGAAAAATTTTTTTTTAATAATAAAATATCAATGTCTAAAATATTAGCAAATTGGGCGTGGATTCATTACAATTCACTGAAAACAGAAGAAGAGAAGAAGGCGTTTTTGGCGAAACTCAAAAGTTTTGACAAAACAACAGAAGAATATGAGAAGTTCATTTTAAATTTTAAATGAACTTTTTTTTTTCAGAATAAAAATTTTATTATAAAGTAATGAGTAAATCGGATTTTAAATGCGAAGAAACAAATAAAGACGTTATATTAACAAATTTTTCAAAAGACAATTGGAAATGTAAAAAAATATCATTTAATGAAGGACATGCCTCATTTGGAGAAATATATAGAGTAATTAACAATGAAGAAAAGAAAAGCTATATAATTAAAAAAATAAAAATTGTAGATGATAATACAGTGGAAGATGATGATACAACAGAAAAAGAATTTTTAAATGAAATAAAAATATTAAAAAGATTAAATGATTTAACACCAAAAATAAAGAAATGCTGGATATATACAGATAATAATAATCAAAAATTTGGATATATTGCTCTTGAAAACTATTGTTGGAATAAAAAAAGAGGAAAATTATATAGAGAATGCGGAACATATGAAAAATATTTATATGAAGTATTAGATGAAGATGGATTACTTAATAATGGAGATATAACAACAACTGATTTAAAAGAAAAACTAAAAAGAGAAAGAAAGAGAGTAAATATAGATGATATAAATAAATATAAAGATAAAATTGAGGAATTGAAAGAAGAAAATAATACAATTGATGATTCAACAAAGTTAAGAGAAAACAGAGATGAAATAGAAAGACTATATAAAGAATTAAATAAAATAAATGAAAATAAAAAAACATTAAAAATGTTATCAAGATTTAGAAAAAAAAGAAGAAGAGCAACATTTTTAATTTTCGATAAAATAAATAAAATACATGAAAAAGGAGTTTATATTAATGATATAAGATTACCAAATATAATGTATAAATATTCAAGTAAAAATGGATATGATTTTACATTAATTGATTTTGGATTATCAAAAATATTTAAAAGAGAAGATAAAAGTAATAATTTAATTAATAGATTAAATGATTATTTAAAATGTATTTATGAAATGTATTATGATAGTCCAAATTTGATTGACATTGAAGATAGAACAGTAAAATTAAAAAGATTTAAAAATAGAGAACCAGAAATATATGATGAGTTAAAAGAAATTTATAAAAAATATAAAGAAAATCATTCAAATAAAATAAAGAATGATTTTAATTATTATATAAATTTAGCAAATGAAAAATTAAAGAAAAAAGAATACTCTTAAAAAATTGAAAAATATTATTATAAATGAAAAAAAGATGAATATTCTTGAGTTCCCTAATCTTTGTGCTAAGAATTGTTTTCTTAGAATTCCTCATATTACCAAACAAGAAATTGATTATTGGAATAATAATCCAACTGTATTTGAATTTAATCATTATTTTCTGATTTTCTTTGAAATTGATGAAACTGCAAAAATCCCATATGTTTCTGTAAATGTTTTGAATAGAAATATGAATAACATTGATGGGATCAATTTTAATCTGAAAAATATTAAATATGAATTTATAATTACACTTCCTGAAAATTTCCATTGTCGAAGGTTTTATGAAGTCAAACATAAAATTCCAAGAAGTAATGATTATTGGGAAATTTATGTTGGACATATTCCATTCTTTACAAAGGGCAAGAGTAATTTTAATATTGAGCCCAGAGATTATGAAATTGATGAATATTATTATTTTACATCACATTTAAATAATTTGATTCAGTCAAATTATGAAGAATTCGAACATATTCCATACACTTATATGTATTCTGTTTGGATTCAAGATAAACTTGAAACAAATAGATTGATTTTAAATAGAAATAGAATTATTTATAAACTCGAAAGTGAGGAAAGTTATGAAGATTTTAAAGATCATATATCATTTCCAATTTCATCAGAAGAAGATGTTACGAATTGGAATAGAAATCCATTTGTTTGTGAAGAAAATAAATTTGTTGTTTTCGTTGAATTTGGGGATGAACCAGATATTAGAATTAATCATAGACAAACATTAAGTATTGATATTCCTGATGAAATTACAACAGAAATTATACTTGTAATTCCAGAAGCTACATCTGAATTTAAACCTGGACAAAGAACCTGGTCTGGTAAGAGATTTATTATTCCGGCTGATTTTATTCCATTCTTTTGTGAGAATGTAATTGATCATAATAATGATTTGTTCTTTACAAATGATAATGCTGAATTGTATTCTTGGATGTTTGAACAACATATGTATTGTTTGAAAAACAAAGTTAAACCAATTGATATTAATGAATTTATTAAAAAAAATTCTAATTAGATTTTTTTTATTACATAAAGAGATAAGAAATTTGATTTTTTTTTTCTTTTATTTTTAAAATGAATATAAAAGAGGCAGTATTAATTATTCAAAAAAATTTTAGAGGATATAATTATAGAAAAAAAAAATTACCATTAATATTATATTATATTCAAAATTATTTAAAAAATAAAAAAATTATTTTAGAAAAAAATAATAATGATGGAAGAGTAAATAGTATTATTAATGAAAAAAAAATTATAAAATTATTAAAAGAAAAATTTAAAGAAAGAATAAAAGAAACAAAAATTCGAATGTGGTATGATATTTGTGTTTATGATTATTTATATGGTTGGATACCAATAAATATTAAAATAACAACAACATTAAATTCTGATAATATATCAAATCTTACATCTTGTGTTTATAAATATACAAACTTTGATTTAAATTTGAATAAAAAATATAATAATGGTGAGATGAGTAAAATTTTAATTAATAAATTAAAAAATAATGAAATAAATAATAAGTTAAAAAAAGATTATTATTTTATTGTTTTAAATAAAAATAATAATGATATAATTATTAATAGTTTAAAAGGTATTAATAATATTACTTCAAATAATAATAATTTACCTTTTCAAATTTGTTGGAATAAAAATAAAGAGTTTGAATATAAAAAAATAGATATAATAATTAAACAATTTATATTAACAATACAAAAACCTAAACCAACTTGGCAAGAATATTTTATTGAAAATATAAGAAAAATTAAATTAGATTAAATTATTTGGAATATAAGAATTTGATATTTGTCTATGACCAATTTTAAATCTATTTGAAAATATAAAATTTTTTTTAAATTCATAAGAATTTAAATAATTTATAATATTATCTAAATTTATATTTTTTTTTGGTAGAAGCATAATTAAATTACCACTAAAATAATTAACTTTTCCTTTAAATGCTATATTTTCTTTTCTTGAAAGATTATATATATAAATACAATCTTTTTCTAAATTATTTTCAATTGTTTTAATATTTCTTGGTGCTCCCCATTCAAACCAATTTTTTTCATTAAATTTTTTAATTTTTCTTTCTAATAATTCTTTTTTATTTTCTAATAAAAATTTATTTATTTCTTTATTATTACTTGGAAATTCTTTAATATAAATAAATTTTTCAATATTATTATTGCCAACTAAAACATTTATATTTCCAATTTTATTATTTTTATATATTTTATCTTTACCACTGACAATTCCAACATAAATATTAAAATAATCTTTAAAATTAAATTTTTCACTTAATTTATTTTTATTAAATGTTATTAATCCAGAATTATTAATTATAAAAAGATTTTCATTATTATATTTTACAATTTTTTCAATTAAATTATTTTTTAAATATCTAAAGATTAAAATATCAATGGTTGCATTTTCAAATAATTTTTCATTATGTGGATGATATATATGAGTAAATGAACCATTTTGAATCATATTTTCTAATAATTTAGATGATTTTGTTAATTTAAAAAAGTCAGATGGAACAATAAATATTAATTCACCATTATCTTCTAATAATTCATAACATTTATTAATAAAATCTAAATAAATATTGCCATTTTTTTTTTTGATATATGGAGGATTTCCAATTATTGTTTTATATTTTTTTTTAATATTATATTCTAAAAAATCCCCATAAATAATTTTATTTTTATCTATACATTCTAATAAAATTATATTTTTATCAATTTCATACATATCAAATTCAATCTTTAAATTTTTATTACTTATATATTCAATTAAATCCCCTCTACCAATTGATGGTTCAAGAATAGTATCTGGATTATTTAGAATAAGATTAAATAATCTTTCTTTCAAATCAATATTTTTGGTAAAATATTGTCCTAATTTATTTTTCATCTTATTACTGATTTTATATAATAATTTATTCAATTTTAAATAAATTTTTTTTAAACAAAAAAAATAAATTTTTTTTTCTTGACATAGTTTATAAATATAAAATGGCTTCTGGTCTAATTCAATTAGTTGCTGTTGGTGTTCAAGATGAAAAACTCACCCGCGACCCAGTTATCACTTTCTTCCAATCTGTATATGATCCTTATGTAAATTTCGCAATTGAATCAATTGAAAACACCTGGAATGGTGTTGCCGATTTCGGACGTAAGGTACAGGTTGATCTTAGCCGATCTGGCGATCTTGTTACTAAATGTACCATTGAAGTTGATCTCCCCGAACTTCGCGACTGGACTGGTACTGGTCAAGCTGGTGTTGCCTGGGCTCCCAACCTTGCTCACGCTCTTGTTCAGGAAGTTTGTGTTAATATTGGTGGAGTTGATATTGATCGTCATTACGGTATGTGGTGGGATGCCTGGACTAACCTTACCCTTCCCGCTGAAAAACGTGTTGGCTACAACCGTATGATTGGACAACAGAATCTTGAATATGTTGCTGCTCCTCCTAACAGTTCCCAAGTTAATCCTGCTCTTGAACAGAGTGTTGCTGTTGGTGGAACTGTTCAGACGAACCAGGTTACTGGTGTTTCTCTTCGTACCACTGGTAACCAGACTTGCAAGAACTCAGTTGCCGCAACTGTAATTACCCAAGTTGCTGATCCCCCTGTTCTTGAAGAAACTGAAGTTGATCCCACTGTTGTTAATTATCACCCTGCCCAGAAATTATTCATTCCTCTTCGTTTCTGGTTCAATTGTGATTGGGGACTTGCTCTTCCTCTTATCGCCCTTCAGTTCCACCAGGTTCGTATCCAAGTTCATTTCCGTCGATTTGAAGAATGTATTGTTCTTTGCCCTGGTGCCAGTGATGCTGATACCCCTCCCACTGTTGCTTCTAATGAACCCTCTAACCTTTCCCCTACTACTGGTTCAGTTCGTCCTCTTAGCATGGTTGGTTCAGTTCTCTGGGTTGATTACGTCTATCTTGACAATGATGCCCGTCAACACATGGCTCAGAACCCCCATGAGTACCTTATTAAACAACTCCAATACAATCAAGGAGAAGGTATCGGTACCGACAAACCCCGTATTCGTCTTAACTTCAACCACCCTTGCACTGAACTCGTAATGTTCTTCCAGGAGAACGCTGCTGTTGTTCGTGGTGAATCCGAAAATGGTGATCTTAATGATACCGCTTCCATATATGGTGGAAACCAATGGAATTGGTATGCTCAATTCACTCCCAATTCCCCCACTGATGCCACCAATGTTGGTGCCCAGCCAGTAAACACCCTTAAACTCCAGATGAATGGACAAGACCGTTTCGCAGCTCGTACTGGTGATTACTTCAACCTTGTTCAACCATACTACCACCACTCCAACATCCCCGTTGAATCCGAAGATCACCTTGATACCCGCTACCGTGGTCTCCTTGTATATTCATTTGCTCTTGACCCTGAAGAACACCAACCCCAAGGTACCGCTAATGCCTCTCGTCTCGACACCATGACCATCATTGCTTCTCTTGCCAACATTGGCAGTGGCAATGAAGGTGTTGCTCACGTATTTGCCGTCAATTACAATTTCTTTAGAGTCGCCGGTGGCATGGGAGGAGTAGCATTTGCAAGTTAACTTGACATACTTTTTATAAAATAAAAAAATAAAACTTACTAAAATTGAAAAAAATATTCTTTTTTTTTCAACTTCAACACGGAAGAAAATCGGCATGGAAGCTTTATTCATTTGCAACAATTGCAATACAACATATGAAACTCTTGATAATTTTCCTAATTATAGAGAAAAAAAATTAGATAATTGTATTAAGTGCTGTAAATCTGACAAAACAACTACAACTGTTAATAATCCGTTGCCTAAACCAGATGAAAATGAATTAAATAAATTTCCAAGAAGATGTTTTAAAGATAAATGTACATTAAAACATATTGAACAAAATAAAGAACAATTTATTGGTGAAAAAGGAATAACTAAATGGTGTTTAACTTGTAGAACTAAACAAAAGGAATTAGATGAAAATAGAAAAAATAATAAAGAAAATATTAAAAAAAGAAAAGAAAAAGATAGAATTAGACATATTAATTTAATGGAAAAAATTAAACAAATGAGAAAAGAATGTGAAGAAAATCAATATGTTTGTAGTGAAAAAAATTGTAAAAATCCTTTAACTAATATTGAAGAATTTTATAATAATAATGATGAAAGATTTTATGAACAATGTATTGATTGTAGAAAATATAATTTAGAAAAAAGTAAAAATTATAGAGATAAAAATAAAGATAATAAAGATTATAAGAAAAGAGTATTTTTACTTCATAAACTTTGGAAAGAAAATAATCCAGAAAAAATTAAAGAATATAATGAAACAAGAAGATTAAATATTAATGATAGGATTAAGAATTTTATATATAAAGCAAATAATAAAGGATTAGAATGGAATTTAGATAACGAAACTGCAGAATTTTTAATGAAAATGCCTTGTAATTATTGTGGAGAAATTCCTAATCTTGATATTAAATTAGGAAGTATTGATAGAATTGATAGTTCAAAAGGTTATAATAAAGATAATGTTTGTTCCTGTTGTTATATGTGTAATATGATGAAAAATAATATGTCAGTTGAACAATTTATTAAAATTATTAGACATATAACAACATTTAAATTTAAAGAAGAATATCCATTTTTAAATTATAATTATAATATTGCTTTTGATACTTGTAAAGGTAATCATTTAACATATAATATTTATAAAAATAGATGCAATGAAAGAAAAATTAATTTTAATTTATCTGTTGATGAATTTAATAATCTTCTTAAAGGAAGTTGTTATTTATGTGGTAAGACAAATATAAATGAACATAAAAATGGTATTGATAGAATTGATAGTAATAAAGATTATGTTATAGATAATTGTAAAACATGTTGTAAAAGCTGTAATTATGTTAAAAAAGAATATAATTTAGATAAATTTTATAATAAATGTTTAAGAATTACTTTATTTAACGAAAATTGAAATAAAAATATTTTAATTTTAAAACAAATGGATACTAAAATTTGTACTGGTCGTACTTGTAAAGGTAAAAAAACCTTTTCTATTGAGCAATTTAAAGTAGGAGATAAAACTTTTAAAACTTGTCAAAAATGTAGAGACAAAGGTAAAGAATATTCTAAAAAACAAAAAGAAAATAGTAGAAAATCAAGTAATAAATATAATGAGGTTCATAAAGAAGAACTTTTTATTAAATCACAAACTGATGAATTTAAAAGAAAAAATGTAATTAAAGCAAATAAAAGTAGAAGAAAAAAAAATTATTATAAATATTTAGAACAATATAATAATGGAACTTTATTAGAAAGAAATTTTAAATATTTTCAAGAATTATATTTTGAATTTGTAGATGATTTTGTTATTCCAGAAGAAAAAGGAACGCATCCAGAATATTTAAGACTTTTTGGTAATGATTTTTAATAATTTTTTTTATTTTTTAAAGATATATTTATCTTTAACATTTTCTTTACAACTGAATTTGATACTCCACCCATGCCATAGATAACACAGAAGAAACAATAGAATTCAGTTGTAAAGATATATTTATCTTTAACCTTTGTTCTTTACAACTGAATTTGATACTCCACCC